TCACCACATATCATAATCGGTTAAATCAATAGTATCATTAGTGGCCCCATTGGTCACCTTGACAACACAACCTAGACTTGTCGGAGTAAAACTGTAAGTATATGCGCCACCAGACGCACCATAATACGCTTCGCCCGAATGCTCAAGATCAGTGCCCTTTTGAGCCTCCATAACCTTGAGATCTTGTTCTTCTCGCCACGCTTTCAGTTTTTCGTACTGGTCTTTATCTAATTGGAACATTTATTCCTCCATAAAGTTTTTGAACATCTGCACAAGTTGCAACTGTTCCCAAGGAAATTCATTTCGACCAAAATGCCCGCCAGCGGCCGTAGCACGATAAATCGGTCGCCGCAAATCAAATCGGTCAATAATGGCCTGTGGCGTCAAAGGTACATTCTTCCAAATAAACATACCCAATTGCCGATTGAAAGATGACTCGGCCTTGCTAATGACATTACGAGTCGTATCAATTTGTAAAGAAACCGGTTGCGATACACCGATAGCATAAGCCACTTGAACCCTGGCCTTATTTGCTAACCCGGCTGCCACAATGTTCTTGGCAAGATGTCGAGCAGCATAGGCAGCAGAACGATCCACTTTCGTTGGATCTTTTCCACTAAATGATCCGCCACCAATTGGACAATCTGAACCGTAATTATCCACAACAATCTTACGGCCACTCAATCCAGTATCAGAAGCCGGGCCACCAACATTCCATTCTCCACCAGGATTGATTAGATATTTAGTGTCCAATGAAATCCAAGGACTGCCAGCCAACGCTCTGGGAATCAAATCCTTAGAAAGATATTCAGCTACCTTCTCAACCGAACTGCCCGGTTTGTGCTGAGTGGAGGCAACAATCGTATGAATGAATTCGGGTTCCCCTTCGTCCGAATATTGAATCGTCACTTGACTTTTGGCATCCGGCAACAAAAAAGTGGAATCAGGAAATTCTTTTCGATCCTGTTCTAAAGCATTGATAATTTGAAATGCCAAATTATGTGCCAAAGGCATATAACTAGGAGTTTCATTACAAGCAAATCCAAACATCATGCCTTGATCACCTGCGCCAAGCTCTACGCCTGCCGTTACCGCACGGGCAATTTCCGGCGATTGCTTGTTCATTTTATTCAGAATAGGAACGGTTTTGCCATCAAAACACGCTTCTGGCCGGTCATACCCAATATCACAAATAATGTCACGGGCAACCTTTTCAATGTCCACATGACATTCAGAAGATGTTTCTCCCGTCAATAAAACCAAATCCTTCATAACCGTGACTTCGCAAGCCACACGGGCAGTCGGGTCAACAGCAAGATAGGCATCCAACACACCATCGGCAATTTGATCAGCAACCTTATCAGGATGACCAGCCGCAACTGCTTCGCTTGTCCAGAGATAGGACATCTGAAATTCTCCTTGAAAAACTTGGGGTGTAAATAGAGATTGGGCTACCAGATAGCAACTTATCACTCTACCTAAATTATAGCCCAGAAACGAGTGCATGTAAACACGAAACTCCACCCGGCCACGCCGGGTGGAGTTTCGTGGAAAAGCAACTGCAAAGACTTAGGCAGTCTTCTTATGCTTGGCCAAATGGAACATGCGGGTTTCGCTGTCCTTGACAACGATATGAGACTTAACGAGTTTGCTCAACTCATTGCTCACCATCGTGTTCAAGCTGGCCGGTGTAGCATCCGTTTTGTAACCAGACTTCACGAATGCCTCAACAATGTCGCCGTGCTTACCGCCTTCGGGCAACGTCTTGAAAATATCGATCAGAACTTGGCTCTTGGTCTGATCATTTTTTTCAGCCGTTTCCTTTTTGGCCTTTTTGGCGGGCTTGTCCTTCTTGGCGGGCTTGCTCACCGCTTTTGTTGCAACCTTGCCTTTTTTGAAAGCATAGCCACAAACGCAATTCACAGAACGAGCGGCAACATAAGTTGAACACTCAGGACACTGCTTGCGTCCCTTGCCACTGGTCTTAAATGTGGCAATCTCACCCTTGGCCTTAGCCTTGACCTTCGACGGCTTGGCCTTGACCACCTCGGCCACTACAGCCTTGGCCACATGAACACCCGCAGGACGCCCACGCTTTACATGGGCTGCTTGGCCATTAGAACTTTGGAATGAAGCAATGTTAGAATCCAATTGCTCCAACTCCTCCTGCAACTCGGCTCGCCGTGTGTACATCTCAGCGGCCTTACGACACTTTTCCGCAGACATCGGAAATGCAGAAACATTACTCATAGAACTAAATTTTCTCCTACCCCGTCCAGGGGAGTCGATGGGCAACCTTATGCCCGTAACTTGTAAGTTTCAACTCCCTTTGAAACCAGTAACGTAACAACCAGGACTAGAACTATCCAGATTATACGCAGGAATAGACGAAAGTAAAGGACTCAAGAATGGATTCTGTATATGATCGCATCCTAAAGCCTTAATACATAATCAGATAAGACTTATAAAATTTTCTAAGATTTAGACCATTTTGTACGTTCTAACTATTGATGGATTCCCCATTTCACGGCTTCTATGGCATCAAAACCCTCGTTTAACGATGGCCTTATGTATCGAGCCGCATGCTTATTGGCAACCATCAACCAATAGTCATAAGAATGACCTCTTGTATCTGCATTTGTCCTTCTTTGAGCATGAATCTCAGGAGCAAACACTTCGAAAACAACGGCATGCACCGGAACATCTAAAGCGTGCCCAATAGCTATCCATCGGGCTCTACTTTTATCATTTATGTCCAACCCACGGTCAATTACCACGTCTCTTCCCATTGCCACAGCCATGTGCAAAATATGGTCCTCAACTGACTTGTATAACGGTTTCAAAGATTCGTTATACAGAGTATAGATGCCATTGTGAACTGCGTTCACAATGGCATCATCGTTCATCACGATCCAGCCATCTGTTGCTCGCTTATTAGCATACGTTGACTTACCACTAGCAATTGCGCCCACCAAAACTTCAATCATTATACTCTCCCTTATCTGCACAACTTCCATTCAATGAATTTATCATTTTCTATAATCATCTCATAATATTGCCAAGGATCACAATAGGTTGGACTATATGGATTTGTAGGAACTTCTGGAGGGGGAGGAAAAGGTGCTGGTCCAAACCATCGTTGCCACCAAGGTAAATTACTCCATGCATCTTGCAACATTTTGGCTTTTTTAAGATTATCATCATATCTCTCTTGAATTTTTGCAAATATCACTTCTATTTTATCTTTTAATTTATTATGTTCTATTTGCCGACGACACCAATTGCAATGTTCTCCCCACTCGGCAGTTGAAAAAATTCTTCTACAATATGGACATTCTCTTTGCATGGTTTTACATCATTAAAACGAGCCATTAACTTCTCATTCTATGAAATTTAGGCCGCACTGTCAACGCAGGAATTCAACAGCTTGACTAAATCATCGTGGCAATAACCTTTGTCCATTACATAATGGACAATTAACTCCATATCACATGCCGATATAGTACAGCGGGAACATAAAGAATCGAGATCACACAGATTTTCTCGACGAACCATCCATGCGGCAGACAGAAGTTGATTGCGGTCGCAACTGTCAAAGACCCGACCACAATTACTGCATGTTGTTATTCCGTTTATTAATGGGGTGCCTAATCGGCGTCCACAAAATGGGCAGTATATCATTCAAAGATATTTATGCTGCCCATGTTTAATTTTTAATGGCAAGAAAACGATACTAATGACCCCTACAGTCAGAAAAACGTTTACGCAACAAGAAAAACGATCACAAACAGCCCAATAACAAGAAAAACGATTACGAAAAAAGCCCACCCCAGCTTTCGCTGGGGTGGGCTTCGAAGGAGGACGCCTTCTAGTGACTACTTAGCCGCCCGTCGCTCTTGATTTCGGGCAATAATCTTCAAGGGCTTCTCAATGTTTTCCTCACCCTGTAAAAACGCCTTAATTAACGTCTTGGCGCAATGCAGGTGATCAAGATCGTATTGAGTGCCATCTTCGGCCACACCCTTATTGTCAATCAGGGCAGTAACCGCTTCCAGCCATTCCTTTCGCACCTTAACAGCCGTCAAAGGTTTGACATCGGTATCGCCAGTGCTCTTGGCTGCTTTATCCAAATCTTTGGCAATCACCCGATTGGTCCGCTTCTTAGCCGTTTCTTCTTTGGCTTTTTCGTGATGCTCGATACGATCCCGAGTTTCCGAAAGTTTTTTACGGACCTTGGTGGAGGGTTGTCCCATTGCGTCGGCCGCACGGGCTTCACCATCCAACTGTTCTTCTTCATCCTTGGCCTTGTCAATCTGCTCGTCGTGCTTCTTGAGACTAGCCTGGATACGAACGGCAGCTTCTTTAGAAGCATCGCCCAACAATTGCAACCGATGGCCCACATCAGGAATGGCAACTAATCTGATGGCCACCGTCCGATTGATCTGTTCATCGCAAAAAGCGTTGAAACATTTATCGTCCAATTGCAAGATTTCATCCGTCTGGCGCAGCCAAGCAACGCTTTTGCTGAGCACCCAACGGATATAATCGTCATCTTTCTTACAGTGTCGTAAGTGACGGACCAAAGCAGCCAAAGCACCTTCCCCAATGGACTTGCTTTCTTCATTGCTGCTAACGGCATGTTTAAGAGCCGTATCGTCGTCCATGTCATTAATATGGCAGACAACGTACTCATACACGTTTGCAGCCGGTTCCCGCTTGCCAGTAGCCGGATTGTGACAATTGGTATTGTCAGCACGCAATTTATCAATACTGCGTTTGCGGCGACTGCCACCGATCAATTGGACCTTCTTACCGTCCTTGATCCATCGACAATCAAGGGGATGTTTTAGACCCTCGGTGCAAATGGCAGCCCGCAAGCTGTCCATTTCATCCCTGGAGCCACCCAATCCCATTTTTTGAGTGCCATTGGCAATATGACGAGGATTTTGATAAACGAATTCTTTGGCGTTCAGGTCAAACCCATCGTCAGCGAATTCAACAAGATCATGTCTCACCTTATACACATCATCAAACATGTGGATGATGCCCTCTGGCAAGATCTTCTTGGACGGCAATTTTACCGTTTCAGTTTCAACAGACATTCCAGATCTCCCTAAATTGATATAAACCTTCCTGAAAAATTCCCGAACATTCTTCGTTTTGAACGGAATGCCCTGGAAGACGATAAACACGCTGCTCGGACTGAATTGTTAATCCTCACTTTCCGAGTATAGCGATTTTTACGATCATGTCAAGTCGGACTCATGTGGCTTTCCACGTTTGGCATTTGACGCACGTTAGATAAACTAGGCAAATTGCACAACATGCGTCCTATATTCCTTTGATCGCAAGATACGCCATAAACAAAAGTCCTAGAACAATCACTGAACCCATTAAGAAATCCATCGGTCAATCTTTATTTTTTAGAAATCCTGAGTGACATATACATTATTAATTAATGTAAACTGTACGTCTCGTCGCATACAAGCTCTTTTCGTTGATTCTTGGGCCAATTGTTTGTGATAAAAACTCTTGACAACTCCCTCGATGGTCACTATTGCTTCATCAGTGCCATTCTTATGGATGTATAGTGTAATTTCCCGCAAGTGAGAATCTTTTTCCATGTCCCTTTGCAGGGCAACTTGGAGTTCGTCCATTACTCCATTTCCTTGATTGATGATATTTCCTATTATTCGTATTGAAAAATTTTGAAAAAAGCAAAACGCACTCAGTTTCCAGGCCCCCGAACCGGTGCAACGGCGATGGAATTATACTCCAAACATCCGCAAAGCGGTAGTTCGATCACAAAAGATCTCACCTCAACCAAGATCTGGTCGTACTTCGTTTACAAGTGCTAAGTGCCATAGTATAATTCTTGCAACGGGTTTCAGTCAAGCCCACAAATTTACAAGTTTACCCAATGGAGTTTACCCAATGTACCTAATGATCCAAAATCCCGGCTTTTCTCCTCCAGAATGCTACACCGTACTAGGTGTTAGTACCACCCGAAATGCAGGTGTCGATGGAACGATTGGGAAATTTGGAAGTGGCAGTAAGCATGCTGTCAACTTACTTCTACGACACAAACTTTCTCCGATCATCTATTGTTCCAATCTCCGTTTGGAATTCTGTACCGAAAAACAAACCGTCAACGATGGTCTCGGCATCACCGAATTTGGTGGCGTTTTTTGTAAAATGAGCGGTAAAGATCTAAGCGGTTCTCAAATTAAACGAACCAAAGATCTAGGCTTCGTTCTTGAATACGGCACCTACGACTGGACCGAATTGGCAATGGGCCTACGGGAATTTGTTAGCAATGCCATTGATCGCACAATCCGAGAAGATGGCGAATTTCAAGAGGCCATTAAAAGCGGTCGCCTCTGCGTTAAGCTAGTAGAAGATAATCAAGTACGAGCCAAAGAAGGCTATACCCGTGTGTTCGTGCCACTCTCGCCAGAAGTCCAGCGATTCTATGGAGAACTGCCACGACGATTCTTGCACTTTTCCTCACCGGAACTGCTAGAACAAAAGATCCTGCCCAAGGGTGGCCGCAATCTTAGCACCGGTCGTGGAGCCATGATTTATAAACGTGGTGTTTTTGTTCGAGAAGTTGTAGATCAAGGACACCCTTCGCTCTTCGATTATAATCTCAACGATTTGGATCTTGATGAATCCCGAAACGTTGATGATTACGTTGTACGAACACACGCTGCTTATGCTCTACGTGATGCCGATGCTAATATCTTGGCTACGGTATTTAAGAGCTTGACTGCTATGGAACAAATCTGGGAAGCGACTTTCAATAAATATGATTTGTCGCCATCTTGGGATAGCACCGCTAAAAAAGAAAAGCGAAAGGAGACCTGGAAAGCGGCTTGGAAACAAGCAGTTGGAGAAGGTATTCTTTGCGGTGACTCGCAATTTGAAGCCGAAATGGTTTCTAAAAAGGGTTACGAAGCTAAAGTCATCAAGGCCACCAGTTGGGTAACTGCTGCCGAAGATCACGAAGTAAACAGCAGCGTTTCAATCATGTCGGCCTTTGAAAAGGAAGGTCGAGAAATCATTCCTGCCACGCCCGATGCAACGAAAGCCGTAGATGCTGTATGGAGTTGGTTGGAAAAGCACAGCTTTACTTTCAACAAAACCAAACCGTATGTCAAGTGCTTCCGTGATAAAATGGAAGGCGGTGGTCGTGTCCTTGGATACTACTCGCCCGGTAGCGATACCGTGATGATCAACGAACAGCACGCCAGCGATGGCCAAAATAAAATGCTGCTCAAAACGGCCTTGGAAGAGATTACACATTACGTAACCAATGCCACCGATATGTCACGGGACATGCAAGATTTCATTCTACGACTTGTTGTAGAGCAAAACGTGTAGATTAAATAAACCGCCCGGCCAAAGGCCGGGCGGTTTCGTTTTTACATCCCATATCTTCTTCGCTGTTCTTCTTCTCTTGCAACCAACATAGCTTTGGGCATCCACATCCCGTCATATTCTTCCTCGTATCCAGCAGACTTCATAATACTAGAATACCATCGTTCTCGACGTTCTCCCATAGCGATATAAGAGACTCCAATTGCATATTGAGAAAGGCGTCTAAGAAAATCTCTAAATCGTTGAGCAAATTGAAGAGTACCTGCTCCCACTTGTTTACGAGTAGAGATTGATGTATCCATATCTCGGGAGCTAACGTCGGTTGGATAATATCCTCGTCGCCATCCAAATTCTATTTCTAATTGCGGGCTAGCACCCAAATATGGATCTTGTACTGAATAAGCAACTATGTGCAAATAGCGATCTGCCGCCATAATTTGTATTCCTTCTTCATCCACGTTAATGGCATGTTGAGGGAATGTTTGTTGTAATATGCGACCAGCTATTTGAATTGCTTCTTTAGAATCTTGCACAGACACCGCACGTGTGGGTGGGGTAAACTTTGCTTCGTCTAATTCAATTAAATCTCTAAATCTCATGCCGTTTCCATAAATACATAGTATAATATCTATGGAGTCGGTCTATGAAAAGTTTCTATGAAATGAGTCAACAAGTGAATAACAAACGTGTTTCTTATACAGCGGTCGTTTTAAGCACAGCCGAACAAGCTAGATTGGTGGATCAATACCGGCATTTAATTCCAGCCGATTGGGAGGTTGTTGCACACCACATGACTATTAATATGGGACCAGCGGTTAATGGACCGGCAGCTACTTTAGTAGATGAACCATTTACTTTGAAAGTACATTCATTTGCTAGTGACAATAAAGTAATGGCTGTTGGAGTAGAAACAGATGCTCCCAGCACAAATGCAACTAAACACATCACCTTAGCTGTAAATAGAAAAGGTGGTGGAAAACCGTTCCACAGTAACCAATTGGTAAAATGGGAACCTGTTGCTCCATTTGAAATCCACGGAAGCGTACAAGAGGTATAGAAAATCAGCCCGTTCAACACAGGCTGATTTTTCTACTTTCTATTATACAATCTTAGCCCCAAAGATTTTGCGAACACACTGTCACTGCGGGCACATATGCCCCAGCAATTGGGTTGCACAAGAAGTTAATCTTCGGACATTGTGGATAGAATAATCTCCAGCATACGTATTTTTGAATTACGACATCGCCATGCATGTTTCTGTGAACGCATTTGAAAACTTTATTTGTTCTACAAACATAGCCGCCTTCGTCAATTTGAGGATTATAAGACATGTGTGTTCTCCTTAAAGTAGCAAGATTTGCTTCTATTGTATATATTTACTACTAAAGGATTTTTTAACTAAATTTTTCCTAAACGACCAATATCAGCCACACATCGATCATGATTGCTTTCCATGATCCCTTTTGCTTTAGGATTAGTCTTCCAAACCTCCATTAGAGTAGCCTCTCCTATATGTCGAATCCAACTATTACCAGAAATACCTTGTGTGTATCCACATTTTTTCATACGGGCTGCCAACTCTTCGCTTTCATACCACGCAAACGGATACGCTTTAATAAATCCCCCTATGCGTTTGAAAAGTGTTCTAGGACAAAAAGCGCAATACAGTGGTAAAACCCCTTCTCGTAAAATAACATCTTGAGTTGGTTGATTTTTTGACCCTTTTAATAATGTATTATAGCCTTCACCTGGATTGTCCGTCCTTGCAGACACCATTGCCACCTTTTGCGGCTGTAGAGCATTAAAAGAATCGATTAACTGTCCTAACCATAATGGAGTTTCTGGAACCGTATCTGAATGCATAATCACCATCCACGGAGCTTTGGTTTGCAAAAATCCCGCTTCCAGTGCGCCCCCAAAACCCAATTGTGATTTATTACGGATACACATAGTTTTTGGAGCTTTGGCGAACCCATTAATAAAATGTGTGTTGGGAGAATGATCATCAATCAAACAGATTTGATAATTGAATCTTGACCCCAAGCTTCTCCAAATACCTTGACAAAGCTGATATACTCTTTGATATTGCCCATGAAAGGGAATGAGAATGTCTATCGGATATTGAGAATATGCATCCTCTTTAACCATTGGTGTTTGAAAAATTTTTGCGCCACCTGCATCTTCAGATTCTACCATTTATTCCTCTGTTGTAAATTCGCTTGTCGCTGAGGACTCCAATACATCTAAAGGAGGTTTCGATAAATCTGGATGAGGTTCTAAAGCAATACAAATTTTGAAATATTCATATCCTGCCGTATCAAACTTTTGCATTTGATCTGCTAATTTCAAAGCCAATTCATTTGTATTAACAACGTTACAATATGTCAATTGTGGGGTGGTGGCTGCTATTTGTTCTAACTCTTCATTGGCCTCTTCACCAATCGTACAAACTACATAACGAATATCTAAATGTCTTCGTTTACTTTCTGCTGTTGCAAATCGTATACTACCCACATTAATGATGGATGGTTGATCTAAGATAATAAACATCATCTTTTCTAACTGATTTTCTAGTTCAAGTTTCTCAAGTGCTTCAATTGAATGAATTACACCCTTTCCAATGTCAACCCTTCCACGTCTAACCATACTAACAACAGAGGCCGCTCCATACCTTTCGTGTGATGATGTTGTATCGGATTGATACCAATAACACCTATCTCCAGGCTCCATTGCATAAACGATCTTTTGAATTTGTCTTTTAACTTGACCGAATAGTGTTGAGCTTACATCCACCACGAAAGCCAAAGTTATGGGCACTAAATTTATTTTTTTCATATCTACCTTTATTGATTCTTTGTCTTTTTATTTTATTAAACTGACGAATAGGGTGGCTACAATCTTTCAATGGATGAAAAATAGTGGCCTCTGGAAAATGTTCTGTCTCTGGATCGATCTCTGGAATCCATCTCATGGGATATTTTCTGTATCTGCCTGCCCAATATGGACCAAGAAACGAATATCGTTCATAGTGTGCAAACTCTTCCACCTTACCACCAAAATGATGGGCTAGCGTTGGATATAAATGCTCTACTATATCGTAACCACCCTGTATATCATAATCTGGGAAGAATCCGCCCGAAAATGAATTGGTCCAAGTTAAGAATCTATCAAAGAAATTGATTTCTGCAAGCTTTCTAAGAAAATCACCTCGATGGAACAGGCACGCCCCCAATAGGTATTTACTGCCATCGAACTTAGTTTTCATCATAGCTTCTAATAAAGGAAACTTGATTTTCCCTTCTCGATAATCATTGCCCAACATCCATACGCCTCGTTGAGCGGCACTCTCCAAATCTTCTTTGAACGCCGACGACGTAAAAAGAACATCATATTCGCAAAAACAATACCAATCCATATTGGGCCATAGTTTCTGAGCATTCATCAAGCCAAACGTAACATTACGATATGGACTCTTTGGTAAATTATGATAAAACCCCTGTAATTTAGCAGCGGGCATTTCCATATTAGCCGCCCAATCCCAGTGAGCGCCATCCACCATTACCATCACCCTATCGCCCACCCATGTTCTAATAGAATCAAGGGTATCCATGACCACTTCTGGACCAGTGTGTACGCTTAAAATAGTTGCAATCTTCATAGTGTAATAGAGTATAACATACTCAATTACAGTATGAAATATGATATCCTAATGGTAGGTGCCGGTATTACGACTGCCACCCTTTGCGCCAAACTAAAGCATAAATACAAAATACTTGTAATCGAAACACGTCCATACATAGGAGGTAATTGTGCCGATTCGAAAATAGGCAATAACTACATCCAATTACACGGATGCCATAATTTCCATACACCTGACGTGTCCATTATAGACTTTCTATCGAAATTTACCACATGGGATGATGTCACGTGCTTTAGCGTAACAGGAGAAATAAAACAAAATGGTCAAATCAAAAGAGTGCCGTTTCCATACAGCCAAGAAACAGAAGCGATTACCGGCACTCTCAATGAACAAGAAATTATAAACATATTTTTCAAAAGCTATTCACAAAAAATGTGGGGGGCACCATTCGAAATGCTCCCTGAGGTTATACGAAAAAAGGTTCCAAAGAAAACTGGAGAAAAATCGATATACTTCCCAGGACACATTCGAGTACATCCAACAGATGGATATACAAGAATGATGGAAAAAATGTTCGATGGCGTAGACATGCTATTAAACGCAGATCCAGATTATTGGAAACACATTCCCGCTGATCATATTTTTTATTCCGGTAGGCCCGATTTGATCGTTGGTGAAAAACTGCGATTCCGCAGCGTTAAATTCGAGTGGAGAAACGAAGAATGGGATGCAGATACCATATGCGTCAATTTCTGCCATGATGGCACGCCATATACCAGAAAAACTAGTTATGGCATGCAATACGGCATAAAATCTAGAATCGTTTCCTATGAAACGCCATACGAAGCCGATGACGAAGTAGATCCGTACTACCCGTATCCAGAACAAGACTTTGAATCCATAAAGGCCAAAGTGCAGTCCCAATGGCCCAATCTGCGTTTGGTTGGTAGATTAGGCACTATGGAATATATGGATATTTGGCAGGCAGTATCGGAAACATTGAATATTTCTAAAAATTATCTGCAAAAATGATCCAATCCTTCCATTATCAAATGGATCAGGTAATTGGCTGTACATTACAAGATGCGAGAAAAGAACTCCTGCAATCATACATATTGCATGATTTTATCTCACACAACTCGACAAAAACTACGGGAACAACTTACGCCCACAGCAACGCCCACCACAAATGGATTTGTCACATTCATTATTCCGTCACTTAATAGACCATCTCTTCACACAGCAATACAATCTCTTTTGCACCAAACAGATCAAAATTGGAAGTGCATAGTAATTTTCGATGGATTAGATCATGAATTAAAAATATCAGATGCCTTAAAAGATAAAATAAAATTTGTAAATCACGAAAAAATTGGAATTGCTGGACCGGTAAGAAACGCAGGCTTGCCACTTGTCAATACCGCATGGACTGCATTTCTTGATGATGATGATGTCTTAAAACCAACATATGTATCTTTTCTCAAACAATATGCAAATGCCGATCCGCAATTAGAAGTAATACATTTTACTATTGAATGGCCTAATGGTTCATTAGAACCAAACCCAAACCAAAGTGTGGACATAAATTGTGGAGGAGTGTCTTTCGCTGTCAAAACTTCTTTGATTATAAAACACAATTTACAATTCAACTCTAATCGTTTTGGAGAAGATAGATATTTTTTCGTACAATGTAGGGATTTGGGAAAATGCCTCGTTACTTATAATCCCCAATATCTTGCTCTAAAAAGATCCGAATGGCGTACCGCTGATAATGCTACCACATTACAAATCCATACCCCAATTAAACTTATATGATTTAGAGATTTATTTATTCGTTCTAAAATAATAATAATAAATTGGTCGTTCTATAAAAGTTTCTTTTTTCAAAAACGGTAATAGGCGACTAGAATAGTTTTGATCTTCTCCAAATGACACATCTGGAAACCTGACTGCATTGACAAATTCTCTTTTGACCGGATTCAAATGATTCGGATTTCTGTAATATCTCATCAATTGTGTGGTATCATCATGTTCTTGCCACCAATGATCATACTGAATACTATGTGTAGCATGACCATTAAAAATATTATCCATATAATACTCTAAAGTAATACCCACCACATCCGGTCTATCTTCTATGGCCTTCAAAATTGATTCTACATAATCGTTTGATACCACATCATCATCATCTACATAACAAACATATCTGCCTGTAGATTGACTTAGTAATTTATTTCTTTTGGCTCCTATGCTTATTTTTCTATCATCGCTGTTAACAATCAACTCCACACTGGAATGAAGCTGCGGTCTTAAACACTCTTCCAACTTTTGCAAACACGGCTTTCTATCTTCCACCGTACATACTAAAATAGATAATTTTTTATTACTTATCTTCAACATGGATATTGTTCCCATGATTCTAACTTGCGATGCAACCCATCTTCAAATTCTGGCATTACCCATATCTTTGCCCCTTGAGATAAAAAGGCTGCCCACATGGCAAAAGTAGATTTCGATAATAATTGCAATTTGAATTTAGACATAAGATATAATGACGTAAGACAACATGACTCATTAATAATGAGAATTGTCGCACGTGGCTTTGGTGATAGGGTATTGAAAAATTCACATGCTGCCGTATAGTTATCTGATAAGACATACGCCTTGCTACTCAAGTTGCATAAGTATCTAGCAATAATATCTTTATTGCTTTTTCTATTGGTTATATCTACAAAATCTCCACTTGATCCCAATCTTAAATGCATGCAAGGACACGAAAAATCTAACGACTCATATTTTTCATCAATGCTGGCTGCAATCTTGCTATTGATTGAAAATGATTTTATTATATTTGGCAATTGCTCCACAAAATCAAAATTCCAAAACCCACAATTGTATATGTTACGACTATGTTTTTGAAATGAATCAAAATTATAATGACAAACACCATGCTCTATATGTTTATCAAACGGAATTTGATACACAAACTTAATGTTTGGGAAAAACTCTTCAATTGGATATTTTGGAAATAAGTGGCCACCGAACGGCTGATAAATTTTAGGGAAAAATGCCGCTCCTCGATACGCCATTAAACCATCGTGAGCTTTGCCCATATCTATAAATGCAACTTCAACTTTGCACCCATTCTGATTGGCTATGTGTATACCATTAGCGATAAGACACAAGATGTTGCCAATACCACAATTAAGTATAATAGATACAGACGATTTGACAATTTTTAGCATACATATATGTATGTATGCCATATCATTCTGCTTGTGGGGAAACCAATCAAAATATACCGTAGGAGCCATTCGCAATGCCCAATTAGTCTCTAAAATCTATCCTGGTTGGGTTGCCATATTCTACATAGATGATAGCGTTGACACAACTGTCGTCAACGCCTTAAAAAACCTTAGTGCGCAAGTAATATACGTCCCCATCACGGCTAAGGAAATGATGCCTCCGATGCTATGGAGAATATTACCAGCCAATACTCCTGATATAGAAATATTTGTGGTTAGGGATTGTGATTCAAGACTTACCAAAAGAGAAAAGGCTGCGGTGGATGAGTGGTTGGCATCCAGCAAAGGATTTCATAGTATGCGAGATCATCCTTTGCATACCGCAAAAATAATGGGTGGCATGTGGGGCATGAAACACAATTGCGTTCCCAACATCGTAGAATTAGCTATTCAAGCCAATCTTCCTCATCGTCGTAATGCCGACCAGGAGTTCTTAGAAAATCAAATATACCCACTCATCAAAGACAACGTAATGATACATGATGAGTTTCACGAAACCAACAAGCCATTTCCCACCAAAAGAATAGGCCGTGCATTCGTAGGAGAGGTAATTGACGAATTTGAACAACCCAGAGAAGAATCCAGAGCACTAATAAAACCAAAATACATATTGTTATGATAATATATCATCATCTTGGATTGGGCGACCATTTCATGTGTTACGGATTGGTACGACATTTTGCAGAACAAGAAACCATTCAATTGCTTTGTAAAACTCACAATTTACCAACCGTACAACAAATGTATAGCGGTCACAATATAGAACTCATTCCTGTTGCTGGAGACCAAGAGGCCAATGAACTATTACAAAATTGTTCTGCCATTAAACGAATAGGATTTACAGATACATGCAACACAGGAGATTTTGGAAAAGAATTTTATAGACAAGCAGGAATACCATATGACACTAGATGGAAATACAAAATCAACATTTCTCCACCCAAGCTTATTCCGGGCGTAAAAGGTAAAATTATCATACATGATAAAAACGAGTTCACAATACACGTAGCAGGCACAAGAATACATCACATTAGTGGCTGGACTCTATTGGATTGGTCGTACTATGTTGAAAACGCAGAAAAAATATATTGCATCGAAAGCTCAGTAAGACAAATGATAGAGTTCCTAAACCCAAAAGGCGTGCTTTATTTGTATAGCCATAGTGGACCTAAAAACATTGCTAGCCGACATGTTTGGAATACATACGCTAACGGCTCCAAACGATTATTTATTTGATCGTCACTATGAAACCACCCCTAACCTAAAATCTATAAATGAAATCTCTGCTTCTGATTTTTCCACATTGCTTGCTTTCAAACGCTTTCTAATTATGGGATCATTAAATAACACCTTATCCATTTCTTCCGTAATCACGTCTTGTTGCAATATTTTTAATCCCGCCTGTTCAAACAGCGACTTATACTCCTTCGAAGGATGGGCTATCTTAATCCCATTATCAACCACGCATTGCATTGATGCCAACTCTTCGCTGGTGAAAACCATATGCGAATAAGCCTTGTTGAGTTGTTTGTATAAATGACCGCCATGACGTGAGCACCACGGATGACATCGCATAATCACAATGGTATTAAATTTCACAACACTTTTTATTTTTAACAGAACATCCTGAACATCGATAACATGATCTATCACATCATATAATAAAATCAAATCATATGGAGCTTGCTTCAATACGTCTTCCCAAGAAGTGGTGGCCACATATGCTCCCTCACTAGGCACCCCTGGTGTAACAATATCATATCCCATTGATATTTGCGCACCGCTTTCAGCCATTTTTTTAGCCACGTGACCCTCTCCACATCCAAAGTCTAAGACTTTCAAATGGGTCAACAGATTCGAATCTCCAACAAACTCCTCAATAATTGCTATCGCTCTCTCTGTTTTATCTTGCTCAGATGTATCATCACAAATCATGGCAGAGGCTACCGCTTCTGGCCAATCTGATAATTTACTTTCCAAATATTCTATTTCCTCTATTGCCGATAATGTCTTTCTGCTGTCTTGTGTTCTTATTACTACCGGATCTCCATCGGCAAATTTTATAATTAACTCTAATGGAGCACAATCTTCAGAAGAAAACGCCCCCCAAATCCCCTTGGCCTCCTCCGGGACGGGGAAGTTTATCAATACTTTTGCTGGATCATCTGTTGGCACCACTACTGCCGACCAACATCTGCCGTGAGGCCATTCATACCACCATCCTGCGGTTCGTTGATCATCAACCGCTCTAATAGTCACCATCCTCGGAAAAGATGATATTCCTTCTAATCTTATTTGATAATCTTGCAAATGACCAGTGTCGAGATTATTGGGATTAGTTAATTTTTCGGCTGGTCCTAAAAATAATGCCTGCATAATGGTGATCTCCTTATATAACTATATAAAGAATCTAACTCATTTTTTAGTAACACATGGAAAGAACTCTCCTGGGCGAGGCTCAACATAGCGTAATCGAGCGATCCATTGCCGATGTTAACCACCTAACTGGCAATACGGCAGAAGTGGGGGTTTACATGGGTGGAGTAAGCAAGTTTATTGCAAATCATTTACCACATAAAAAACACTACTGTTTCGATACTTTTACTGGTATACCGAATGCCCAAATAGGAATAGATTCCGACTTACGCAATGGAGAATTTTTTTGCCCTTCTATAAAAGAAGTCATATCATATCTTTCCGCATCCACCAATATTGTGATTTGCCAAGGTTATTTCCCTAAAACAGCGATTGATATTAAAGACAAATTTTGTTTAGTTCATATCGATGGCGACACACATCAAACCACAAAGGATAGCTTAGAATTCTTCTATCCAAAAATGGTTGTTGGAGGACTGCTCATTTTTGATGATTGGCATGGACCACGTTGCCTCGGTGTGGCAAAAGCGATTACTAAATTTATGGTGAATAAACCCGAACAAATCGTAACATCCGTACCTGCCAGCTTGGGCGGTCAATGTATTATTAAAAAGTCCATTAACGTCTCTAAATTCTTCCTATAAATAAAAAAGCCCACCGGCCGAAGGCCGGTGGGCTTTCACTAAAGTTTTACCTAGCTATTGAAAAGACCTTGGTTGCGATCCAAAACTTCTTGGATTTGCCGCAAAGCAACTGTAGCTGCATCGGGATTAATGATGCATTTATCCAAACTGCCATAATGGTGCTCAAGACATTCTAAAAGCAGTTGTTTAATTGCATCTTCGTCGGGTGTGTATGGAATAGGCGACGACTCTCGATTATACAAAACTTCCAATTCACGCTCCTTCTCCGTGGCCCACTTCATAATGTCATCTTCGGTCACTTCACCACGACGAATGGCCTTGAGATGTTCTCGATTGAGTCGTAAATCAACATCACCGGTAGACATAATCTGACCAACTTCGTCTAGCAAACGAACCAAATGATAAGCAAACTTCGTATCAAATTTCTGAGTTTTGACTCGTTCGGCACGTTTAGAGCCTTCCACCATCTGCTGGTAAAGACTGTGATATTCAGCCAACTCCTCGCCGGTCAAAACACGCAATTCAGAGTCTCCTGTTCTATGACCACCTAAAGCACGAAACTCAACTTCAGCTTGAACATCAGTCAGCTTCATCTCATGGGAAATACCATGTTCCTTTTCCCAAGCACGAACCTCATCCAAACCAACATGGCTCTTGGTCTTGATTTTCCCCATTTGCGCAAATGCATACCCTCGAAAAGTATGCCACACCTTCTTGCTGAGAAAAATCTTGCGACGATCACGAACCATCGTACCAATTTGCGTTGTGTGTAGAATGCAATCTTGCGGCACATAGAGACTATCAACCATATTTGGATTTCCCCCCATAACCAACTGGAAATATTTTATGATTGAATAGATTTGCAAATCGTAATTGCGACCTTTGCCACCCATTTCATCCGGGCAGTCGATGTGGTGCTGTTGAAATTGTTCAAACCGCTTTTTCTGCGTTCCGAAGCCAAAAATTTCCCCGGCCAAATGCGGGAACACCATACTTTTTGGGGGTACACACCAGCCATAAATATCCATATCAGACGTATCACTAGATACACCGTAGGCAACCGAACCCATAATCACTTCAAAGTGAACATTATCCGCTAAAAAAGTAGGCGGTCTGATCAACCCCTTATCTTCTAATTTTTTCACTACGCTTGGCATTTTGCCTCCTTCAAAACTTTACCATACTGAGACATTCGTATCACATTATACGACAATCCCCGCCGCTTGTAAAGCACTAATCTTCCAAGTGCCCCACAAGCCTTGTAGCATATTCATTGATCTCATTTATGCCCATAAGTAAAAAATCTATTTTGTTCATTTGGCAATAGTTCTTGAGGCCAACTATTTTTTCTTTATTATTGCCATAATCCCACAGACTCTTGGGCTTCACCTCAATCATTCGTGGACTTTGCTCACGATAGTACACCATGAAATCTATACGTGTAAATCGCTCAATGCCCTCTTTGGTTTTGTATGACACATAGAATTCCTCTAAAGTAAATCTAAAAACACCTTCGTCACTAACTAACAATTCACACAATCTCTTTTCCCAAGAAGAACGATAAAACACCCTTCCGCACTTATCGCTTTCAAAAAAACCATGCATATGATATTTGTATCGATTACAAGTATTTTTCGAACCCGCTAAACCCCTACTCACGTTCTTTCTGAATACTTCTCTATACGCCTCATCTCTTCCATCCCATTGCTGTTGACATCTCAATTTGTGTGCCGCTCGTTTTTTATCATCTGATAACAGCGATTGACGAAATGGATTTTTGTCTCCGTTAAAATCAGCATGATTTTCCGACATCACATCCCTAGTCTCTTGATTATGAGCCTTTCCATAGAATGGATTATTATCTCCAAGCATACGATCACGATGCTGTAATTTCCACTCCTCCGTATGTTTGAACCCCTTCGGCCTTCCTATAGTCTTTCCAGTAGAATAAAACCCCTTAAATGTCGTTATTCCCAATTGCTTGATATAATTCCTAATGGTATTTTTGGAACAATCCATTATCTGCATAATTTCAAAAATTGTCTTTTTCTCACCTACCAGCTTTTTCAACATATTAGTGTCCATACTAATATATAAGCGTAACCATTAAATTTTTCACAATAATTTCCCATCCATTCATATAAATCATACGTAACGCACATCCATTGAACTTGACACAAGATTTGAATCATGCTACAATATCGTCATGCACCAAATACAAGAAGAACTATTGGAACAACTGGCAGACGAGAATCCTGAAGCCTTATTAGCCGATGGATTCGAGAATGCTATTCTCGGCATTTGCGAACGATTCGGGCAGCCACCTTTAATAGCTTACGACTACGGCAAATGTATTCAAATCCTCATGAAAGACATGACCGAAGAAGAGGCCGTCGAGTATTTTGAATACAATACTCTGGGAGCCTGGGTTGGTGAAAATACACCTGTCTTCGTCAGAACAATGCCATGAAAAGACCACCATGTTCTCATCGATGCCGATGGAGATCAGGCCGTAACTGCCAAGCATTTAGCACATTTGGTTTTTCTGCTTGGATTAATTTTGCAAGCGGATCAGAGGCGTTTGCCCATTTTTTGTATTTTTCCGAATCATCTAATATCTGGGGATGATTCAGATTCGTAAGAATTTGCAAAAGCGTCTTTCCAAGACGCTTTTGCCTTTTCCAATGGCTGCCCCCACAGATCATATTTGGGCGGTGGTGGACTCCACCATTTGCCAAAATTAGGATCAATCGGCTTTTCATCTTTCTTGGGTGGTAGCTTTGGTGCTGGATGGTGAACATCATATCCGTGTCTCAACGCCAAATCGCTTAATGTCCTAAAAGCTTCCGTTATTTCTTTGAACTTTTTAACGGCTTCTTCAGGATTTTCTGGTCTGCGATCTGGGTGATATCGAAACACCAGATGACGATATGCAGCAGCGACTTCCTCTTGCGTTGCCGTTCGAGGAATTTCTAATGATTCATAATAGTCCATACAACCTCTCCATGTTTATTTATGGAGAGATTATGTGGAAATTACGCAGCCGGTGTATCATCTATTGGAATGATCTTCACTTGAGGGAAGTTACCTTTTTCAGTAACTAAGACTGCCACGCTTAATGTGCAGTTTTCCTCTTTGAGAATTTCATTAATTTTTTGAATGGTTCGATCCACTCGATTTTGCTGTTCTTCCAACAATAATTTTTTTGCTTCTGATGTATCCATGCCATTATTATAGTGATTATCTCACAATTTTTATCCTACTGCGAATAATTTTCATTAAATCTTTTTTAGATCCATTACGGAATTTATGTACAGCCAATTGCGTGGCTCTTTGTCTCAACCAAAATGATGGTCCACCAGAAAGTGGAGATGGACCAAAATAACAATTAAATGTAATATCAAATGGACCGGTACAAGGTGACAAATATCCAAAAGACACCATTGGAATCTTTAAGTTTGTGCTACAAAGTATTCCTGAATCGTTAATTGATATTTTCCCCATGTAGGTTGGTGACAACGGATCAGAATCTATTATTAATGGCAATGCTGTTTGATATTTACACACTTCATCGCACTTGAGATTACTAAAATAAAACCTCCAATTACAAGAATCATATTCACATGACAAATACATTAATGTGCCCGCATAAGAAGACGTGAAGCTCATATATGCATCTGTTATAAATGTTGAAGGATTGGCTAAAGTAAAAGTTGGCAAGGTTGACCAACATCCCTCTCCGGGCATGGGATCAATTGATGTCGCTGTCATTTGCACGCTAGCTCCATCGATGGCAGACCACGCACTTGTGCAACACGACAAATCTTTAGGTGAGCAACACGTAGGACAACATTGTGCCCAACAGCTATCTGGCGTAACAATTGTCGGACAATCAGCCTGATCAATAAACCCTGAATCGAAACCACAATCAAATCCTGTTAACGCCATAATAGTATGTAGAGACGATAATTCCAGGATTTAAGGTGATACATAGTCTTTATGGGACAAACTGCAAGAACTCAAACTGATTTATATGCTCACCTGCCGGATCAACAAACGCAAGACATATCTCCAGAAGATGTAAGAGATATTGTCGCTTCTTGGGGGTATGATAATAGTGGCACACCACCCAAACAAGCTATAAGTGCGGCCGATAGAAAATTATATGCCACAGGCGGTACTACAGTTGCAGCCAAATGGGACAACGCTGATGGCGATTTGAAAAATGGCGATGGCAATTATTTTATTGCTACATACGGGTCCGGTGGATTTGGTACATATACAACTTTACCTGCTGGAACCAATCCTGCCGGTCTACTGTATGCAACAGATGTTAATGCAGCAAACACCAGCGCTAATCTTACTTGGATTCCCAACACAAATACTTTATCTACAACCAACCTTAACGTAACTGGCTTAACAGCAAACACTTTTATATTTGCTGGGGCAGGCGGAGCACTCACTTCTGTGGCTGATAGTCGTGTCACCTGGAACCCCATCTCTTACACACTCACTATTAACAATTCGTCTTTAGCTATTACTACTGGCAATCTTACTGTTACAGGCGGAACCATATCTGGACAAACAGTATTTACTAATACTGCTGGCACTCCTTTCTCTCCGGGATCAGTTATTTTTGTAGGAAGCAGCGGATATGCAACAGAAAATCATGATAACTTCCATTGGAATAACTCGGGTGGCAGCTATGGTTTAAGCATTGCCACTGGTAACCATCCAAATCCCTCTACTAATGCTTTAACCATAGGCTACATAGCTTCCTCCACTGTGCCCGCTGGAGCTACCAATCTGTTTACGGTTGCTCAAAATGGTGACATAACCTTTATGGGTGACATGACTGGAATAGTTCGTGGCACATATTCTGCCGATAAAGACAAAACAACATTTTCTTGGAATGGCCAGTATTTAGGCATTGGAAATTTTGCTGCTGGTAATAGCCCTGTTTCTCCAGGCAAACAATTAGACATATTCTGGGACTGTAAAGATCCAGGAGATTGGCCTGATAACGACCTAAACGCCCCTTACTACGATGGCTCGAATGGTTGCTTGAACTCCGCTTCTGTGCGAATCACAGGCAATCGAGACGACCTTCTGCCCGTTGCAATAGAGGTAAAGAATCTTAACGATTGTGATCCAGCCGAAACTAGACCCGATGATGATATTGCTGATTGGGGAACCGCACATGAAGCCTTTGTCCGGGCTGGCATTTATTTATCTGTTGGTAGAAGTACGCATGGTGGCCAAATATTTGCCACAAAAGACTACAATGTAAACTACGGAATAGCAAATGGATTAAACATTAGACCAAATCTTGGGGGACAAGACGTAAGCATTTGTGCGGGTTACCCAGTAGATGGTGCTGCCTCTGAACCCACATTACTCGTTCACCATAATCAGTTTGTTGGAGTTAGAACCAACACTCCAAGTCAAGTCTTTTCGATAGGAGATTATGCTACCGCATATGGAGCCCCAGAATCTTATCTTACAAATAAACTAACTGTTGATTTAGATGGAAATCTTCTCACCATATCGTCAATTACAATTGGTGATAAATCCTTTGCTGGAAACAAGACTGGATCTAGAATAGGTATCGGATATTCATACGTTTACGGTGGCGGCAAACTTCTAGATATTTATCAACCACGGGATAATAGCATCAATGATGAAGGAGATCCTCGTTGGCCTTTAAGTGACGATAACCCTCCTGCATATGATGACGCCTGTGGGTGTTCGTCTTCTGCTTCGGTTAGAATAACTGGCAATAGAGAAGATAAAAAACCAGTTTTCTTGGAAATCAAAAATCTAAACAAGACAGACCCACTTAGCACCAGAGACAGCCATGACAAAACCATAGATCTACACACAACACAAGAAGCTTTTGTGCGTGCTGGTATCTACATGTCTGTCGGGATCGACACCGATGGCGGTCAATTATTTGCCACAATGGACACCAACACTCCCTACGGAATAGTTAATGGACTAAATATTAGACCAAATAAAGGCGCACAAGATGTCAGTATTTGTGCGGGCACATTAGTAGAAAGTGGTGGAGGAACCGAACCCACCCTAATGATTTACCATAATGGAGGAGATAGTCTTCTCAATGGAAATGTGGCCGTAAGAGGATTAGCTCCACCCCAACGATTTACAGTAAATCCAACATATTCATTTACTGTCAATCTCAATGGCGACACAACCACGCCTCACCTGTTAGATGATTTTGGAGTTATTTTAGGCACTCCTGCGGGCAATGCTTCTATTTCACCAAATCGCCTTAGAACATTAACAGCCAATGACGGAAACACTGCTATTGGAGGCAAAACAGCATTGGATTGGCACGTTCCAAATGCTGCTATTATGCGAAACACATCTCTGGCTACAAATAACATTTTGCCCGTTACTGAATCGCATTATTCAACAGAAAATTCCTACATTGCATCTATTTGGAATCTCAGTGACTCACTTAACGATAGTAAAGCCTCAAATCACTTTACCATGAAAAATGGAGTAAATGCAAGCTGTAGTCACTGGAGTACAAATACCCGTATTAATCCAGACGAAAATCCAACCTCCTCTACTGGTTCACAAATGAAATGTGCTGGAGCTAGTTTAGACTTTGTACCAGTTAATCCCGATGATAAAAAAACTTGGCTATATGCCACATTGCCTGACGCTGATATGATAGCAGCAGGTAACACCAACAGTGCAAGTTATACACATTGGTGTTGGTCTGTTATGGGTTGGGCCTACATACCAACTAATAATGCCAGTTGTCCAATATTTTATCTTGGTGGCGTACCCACATATACTCCTCCGTGGGCCTATAGCAGTAAAATATACGTAGATGTAGTAAATGGAAATCCAAGATACAATATGGAAAGTTATACATCTACTAGTAGCACAACACTTACAGCAGGATGGCATCATTTTTGTCTATGTTATGGATTTGAAAAATGGATAGCTGGTTCGCCCAACTACGCCTATTATAATGCAGCATTATATGTTGATGGTGTAATAGTGTCAGATCCAACCAAAGTAAACTCGCAAGGCTTACCCGCATTACACACTGCTCTTGCGGGCGATTGGGGAACAGGGGCGGGTGCTGCTACGCACATAATCGTTGGCAATGGACCTATGGTTAACGGACCCGTTGACAACATGCTGTTTGAAGAATGGGCTATTTATATTGATAAAACCACCGGCCCTCCTAGTCATAACGGATACGACCTTGGTGTATATCCCATATCAAATGATTACATTGCTAGTTTTGCAGCTAATCCCACAGTGCAACATAGCCAATCAAAACAAGTGTATGATCCGTCCAACAGTAGAATTATATTGGGACCATATAGTGCTACTAATCCAAATGGCGGCACACTATCATTCAAACATCCCTATCCCATTCCTGGATTTGGTTTAATATCAACCATAACATTTGCCAATGCGGGTTCTGGCTATGCAGTCGGAAATTTACTTTCTGTTGTTGATGGCACGGGTGTGGGCGGATTTGTAAAAGTCGCTTCTATCAGCGGTGGTGGAGGAACCGGTCCCGTTACCAGCGTAACAATAGATCATGCAGGCATAAACTATTTGGCAGGAGCAACATACTCAACAACCGGTGGTGCAGAAACGGGCTGTCAAATTATATTGCCAAGCACTACTGCAACCACCATCAATTGGGACACTGGCGGCAATATTCAAACCATTACGCTAACCAGCAATACAACATTTGCCTTCATCAATCCAAGTGATCCTCGTAACTCTACAACTACCGCTGCTAATCTACAAATTATTATAAAGCAAGATGGAACAGGTAGTAGACTAGTTACTTGGCCAACCATTACTTGGGCTGGTGGATCGGCTCCAACGCTATCTACTACAGCCGGGGCTGTTGATATAATCGATTTGTTGTATGATGGAACAACTTACTATGGAAGTGGAAAATTAAGTTCTTCAAATTTACTATATGAAGATTTAACATTGACATCAACACATAAAGTGATTTTCAATGCCGCCACCGAATATATCAACAGTGCTAATACTGGATATTTAGATTTACATAGTGCGTCAGATTTACGCATCACAACCGGGGCAAACAAAACCCTGGCACTTCAAGTCCCTGTTTATAATGATTTACCGCCATTCCCACTCAGCATGGCAAGAACAACCGGAAGCACTAAACCAGATTTAGTCGCCTTCAACGGGACCACATTATATCAACAGGAATTTGCATTAAATGCTGAAGTACATGGAAACACAGAAATAACCCATGAATATAAAGAAGGAACAGATATTGAAGTTCACATTCATTGGGCTCCTGGAGGGACCAATAATAATGCCCGTGGAGTAAAGTGGCAGTTTGATTATCAAATAGCAAATATAAATGGAACTTTTACTGCGGGTTCTACCCTGTCTGTAGACGTAACCTTGGATGCTAATGTCACTGCTTTTACACACCACGTTTCTGCCATGACTGCAAAGATTCCCGGAAGTGGCGTAACCATTGGAACACATATCCTGTGGCGAATAAAACGAGTGGCCACTACACACGTTAACGGCGCACCATCAACCGCCCCATTTGGAATCGCATTGGGAATGCACGTGGAAATAGACACGATGGGTTCAAGAAATTGGTATTCAAAATAAACTAAAAGCCAGGAGCTTCCCATTTATCTTGGGCAGGGGATCGCCTGCGAAGCGGCGATCCCCGCTTCGTTGAATCAATAAACTTTGGATTCTCAATAATGAAATACTTGCCCTCTCTCTTATTGGGATATCCATCCCTCAAAAACCTTTTCATTAAAGTGGCATAAAGTCCCTGTCTATTCGGCTCGGATGCTGTGAAATATAATGACTTCCAACTATTCTTGTTACAAAACTCTTTGATTATTTTTATCACCGTAGAAAAGACAGCAAATGCATCCCCAGTTCCAGTAACCATCGTGTCGCAATAACCATCATCATTCCATAAACAGAAATCTACATGATAATCATGCATACTCCATTCTCTTTTGAAATCTGATATGGCCCCAAGATGCTCCATACTGGTAAAACTCACCTGATACTCTTTGTCATCAATATTAAACATCGCCTCATGGTCATTTACCCATCGAGATGCTCGTACCGCCGTCATTGTTTCAAAAAAGTCTTTGAAGTTCATACCCTATTTAGCAACCGCTAAAGAAAAAGCCCCACCCGGCTTTGCCGGGTGGGGCTAATTAGAGAAATGCTTTTCCTCATAAAACTTTATTTTGTTTTTGAATTTTTGAATTCAGAAACTATATAAGGTTATGGACAAATTAATCATATTAGATAAAATACAATTTGAATCTGCACGGGCATCGCAATTGGTGGATGTGCAGTGCCCTGAATGCAGTAAAAAGTTTCAAAGAAGAAAGAACTACATCAAAAGATCCAACAGTAGTTTCTGCTCACATGAATGTGCTAACAAGCATAGAAGCAACAAAATAAAAATTTACTGCAAACTATGCGGCAAAGAAATTATGTTATACCCCAAGCGAATAAAAGCGAACGGTAATTTTTGCTCGCAATCATGTATTGCTAAATTCTATCAATTACGCAACCCAAATCCACGAACCATAAACCCCATTACAAAATCGCAATATGACAAACTAAAAACACCAATGAATCTTGACGAATTTAACATATTGAAAGGCAATGATCCCGTGCCACTTGTGTGCATTGCTTGCTACAAACCATTCACACAAAAGAAACAACTTATATGCAGAGCCATCGAACAATACTCCAATGTTGGCTATTGTTCCAGACGATGTTGCAATGCCGATAAAAGCACATTAGTGCAAATTAATTGCGAAGAATGCAATAAAAAAATATTAAAATACCCAAGCCAAATCATAAAAAACAAACACTGCTTTTGTTCTTACACATGTGCTGCAAAATTTAGAAATAAAAACAAAACAACTGGATGCCGCAGATCAAAACTAGAAGCCTTTTTAGAAGCCGAAATAAAAAGCCGCTACCCGTCGCTCAATATGGTTTGTAATGAAGTACACCTTCTTGGTGGATTAGAACTAGATTTCTATTTCCCCGATTTGAAATTAGGAATAGAATTAAATGGTATAACTCATTACGAACCGATTTATGGCATAGATCGCCTTACTCGCTCAAAAGACAGCGATAAGAGAAAAATGATTTTGTGTTATGAAAAAGGAATTGAATTAGCAGTAATTGATACATCGTCTGCTAAAAACATGACTGTTAAAAATGGAGAAAAATTTTGGAATGAAGTAAATAACATTTTATCGCCATTAATAAAAACAGCCACGTCATGTCGCACATGACGTGGCTGTTCATTTCGACTATTACAAAATCAACCTCAATTCACCCTTCATAACAGCCTTAATGTTACTAGTCTTCTTGCCAGTATTATGGTCTGTCACTCTGGAATCAATGAAATTATATGTTCTGGTCTTATCTCCTCTACCAGCGTTTGCAAGTGATTGCTTGCGATTGGCATCGTATTTAGCAGCCATCTCTTTCAATCGTTTCTCATTTACACGGGCTGTGATAATTCGCAACGCATGTTTGCGATTCTGGTGTTGATCACGTCCATCGATGACAACCGTGATGCCGGTTGGCTTGTGTTTAATACGAACGCAAGATGCCGTCTTTTGGCGATGCTGTCCACCGGGGCCAGTGCCTATCATAGTGGTTACTTCCAATTCTGAATCTGGCAATGGCATACAATCCTGCTCTGGTGGCAAAGGAAGAACCGCTACTGCTACTACGCTAGTATGCCTTCTACCCTTGGTTTCTGTAGGCGGCACCCTCTGACAGATGTGCTTGCCAGATTCGTTCTTGAAACTTTTACCAATACCTTTGCCAGACATTTGCACTATTTTATGCCCAAATGAAGAATGTAAAATCTCTGCTTTGAAATTAAGAGACTGAACATACCTAGCATACATGACAAGAAGCTCGTCCACGAATATTTTTGAGTCCTCTCCTCCTTCGCCAAATTGTATTTCAACGACGATCTCATGGGCACTGTCTAAGCTAAAGACAGCCCGGCAATCCCTTCAATTCTGCTTGTGGTCTTTCATTGCTAAAGTAACCTCCGATTGTGCTTGCTCATGGTTTTTCTCCTTTTGGTTAGAGCAAATAAAAAGCCCACCTTCTGCGCAGCAGAAGGTGGGCTTGGGTTTCAGCTATCACTCGGCATATCATTTTCTAAAGGGACTTCCCAATACATTTCTGATACTACCGCATCAAGATCTGTGATCCAGGTTTTCCAAGAACTCAGAATCTTGCCATTTGTCTTGAACAATTCAAACCGAGGCTTGAATGGTTCACGCATCAGCTTCATGTGTGCCTGCTGCGGAGTACGATTGTCCTTGCGTTGATTGCAACGAATGCAACTAACAACACAGTTCTTCCAAGTCGTTTCTCCCCCGTGAGAGCGAGGAGTGATATGGTCGATGGTCAATTCTTCCGTACCCGGCTTTGAACCGCAGTATTGACAAGTGTAATCGTCTCGACGATGAATTGCACGCCGAGAAAACTTCACACGCTGATTTGGCAGCTTGTTGAAACTAGTCAATAATACGACTTCAGGCACACGATATGCTTCACGCACACCATGCAGAGCCAGTTCGCCCTCTTGCGGACGCAACTTACTCCAATCTTCCCAAGTGTAAGTCTGGAAGTTGGCAAACGGATCAATGATCCTAGCTTCTGGCTCTCCATCGTCCTCACGAAATAGCAATCCCATCGCCTCTTTAACCGTATCAATACGGTGAGGTGCCCAGGACTTGTTCAACACAAGTACCGGCCGTTGCAGTGATCGTGAATTCTTTCGAGCTAAAGTTACTGTCATGATCTTTCTCCTTCCATCTTATTTACACCTAGTATCCTCCTTTTACCTGTCCATCGGTGCTTAGTGAACAAGTAGCGGCGGGTGGAGTTGAACCACCTTAAACTCGCTTATGAAACGAGCCCCTAAACCGTTCGGGCACGCCGCCATATTATTTGGTTATATTGTCGCCTTCGATTTTATCAATCGAAAGTTTGTATAGTTCTGGAAAGAATCTATGAAGCCACGGATATGGCCCAGCCTTTCCAGCACGGATACAAAACAAACACAGGCAACCACTTTCATGTTTTGAATCATTCATAATCATGCTTTTTATTATACTACAAGTCATTCATCTTGTAAAGGTATTTATTGACTCCACACTCGATAAATTCCCTTCAATTCTTTTCTCGTCTGACATCTCGGTGTCGCTTGCTCACCTAAAATGCCATCTATCACCTCTGCCAACTCGGCTAATCCACTGTTTCTATTAAGATCCTCCTGTGTTAATAATAAAGTGTTGGCCGAATCTATAAAGTCAAGAAACTGCTGATGTATCGCTTCCGGCACCTCTATGACTTTAGTCTTTTTATCGCAAGGGAAGATGCTTAGTAACTGGATCAATTTTGTCCACATAGTCTGGTCCTATCGCCAAAGCTGTCGCCGTTGGCACTCCGCTAAATTCCGTCCTACCACTGTCAATGATTAAATGAGTTTCCAGGCCAGCTTCTTTAGCCTTTAATTCCAAAGCTTTTAACTCTTCCTCATTTTCTACCTGACAAACAACCTTGGCATAGGATGCAGCAATCCAGTCCTGTTGGGCTGGCGTAAGCTTCACTATGAATTCATCTTTTTGATTTGCTAGAATCTGTGCCTGAATTTGCCTACCGATAAACGCACAAGCGGCGTGAGCCGCTTGTGCGTCTTCCTTACCTCGGCGCACTTTCAGATCACGTCGTACCACTATCACTTGTTTTGTATCTTTTTCGCTCATGATTTAACCTATAGACACAGTATGGCCTAACAAGGTTCAGATGGAAAGTAAAGATTTCAGCACCTATTTGTCAGAAGGTGGTGCTAATATCAAGAAATCCCTCACAGGATGACCCCCACCATTGAAGTGTCGAAACAACGCTTCTACAGAATCATAGTCGTCTATGTCCTGCATCCGTTGTTCCAAATCTGCATCTGGCAGCAGTGAGAAAATTCTATTGAAGAAATCAAGCATGATTCGCTTATTTGTTCTTTTGGCAAAAAGATCCGTTATTTGTTCGGGATCATCTTGCAATGCCTGCACCTGACGAATAATCTTGGCAACCTTATCCTTCATGGCAGATGCACTATTAGCTTGCTTGCTTTCCAGAAATTCTATAAAACGCTTCATGCATTTATATAGAGTGGGCGTGACAGGATTCGAACCTGTGACCTTTGGTACGTGAAACCAACACTCTAGCCAACTGAGCTAAACGCCCTAAGCACCCCTCTTAAACGAGGGTTTGGCAACAGGCTTAGGATTCGCCGCCAAGAACGTGGGATTCACATGATCTACCACATCTTCTTGAGCTAGCTTGTCAATAAAGCTCTGCTCTTTCCCGATTGGAACTTCTACGGCATATCTCATGCCCATTGTGGACACTTTTACACCCCAGATTCCCAAATCTTGCAAACACTCTCTCACAACTGATTCGCTTATGGTGCTTTTGAATTTAACAAAAATTGTACTGTAAGCCATATTATGAAAACATTCCTTTAATAAGATCGTAGAATACTACGGGCCACTGTAAAGAATACTTAGTAGCGAGCGGTATTGCCGCCCACTCTTTAGCAACTATCATCAACATGAAGAAACATGTAATGTATCCAACTCCATAAATGCCAGCTATCCAAGCCAAAATATATAACGTACTATGCATAAGTGGTTTTTGTTCCGTCCCCATTGCTATGGGTTCGGCAAGCGTGGCCTCCACTGCCCATTGGAGGCTTGGGCCTCTGATGCTCTATATACCCGTCCCAACATACATTTTTCTTCAACTCTTGTGCCGCCCTTTCCGCAGATGTCCTATCATAGAAGTATCCTATAATAGTATAACCACTCCACCAATGGCCGGTCACATGCGAATGAACATATTCAACTTCTGTGTCAAACGATGCTAAAACATTTTTGACTGCTCGCCTGGGAAACCACAATGGCTGAACCGTTACCGTCACCCAACTTAAATTCGATAACTCTAATCCATCCACATTCACATGCTGCTTATACATAAGCTCATTAGCACGTTCAACAGCCTGTGCCTTTCTCTCATTCTCATAGTCGTCCATAGTGACTATTTTGGAAGACACCCTCACATTTTCCAGTGGCGTGGGTTTGAGCGGAATATACGGAACATGTATGGGTGAAGCAGTCCACGGTCGTAAGTAATCTAAGGTGCCTGCCCTCTCATCAGTTTTAATCCTTAAAGCCATTTCCTCGACCGTTATCTTATTCGTATTGGCCCATTCACGCATTTCCTCATCCGAAAAGGTGGTGGGCTTAGGCTGCCTAAGACCGCTTATGATATTTTCAATTTGATCATTTGAAAAAATATCTTTTTTAGATTGAGCAACTGCTTGCATCCTTCGCAGCATCTCTTTATTACCAACCTTGCCAATCACTTCTGATAACTGTTTTCTTGCTGGCTCTTTACCAATTCCAGCAAGTTGCATCCAAACTTGTAAAGTTTGAGAATCAACCTCTGTAGTGACAGAAGGACGTGGCTCCGAATAATCCCTCATTCGAGTGACAGGCACAATGTAATCTTTTATATCTGTATGATCCGCAGCGGCATACTCGGCTGCCAATCTAGCCCGATGCAATTTAACAGCCTCTTCTACATCTTGAGCATAGTCAGGATGTTTGGCCTTCATAACACGGTCAAATATCTTTTCGGCTTCTGCGACTACTCTAAATGTTGCTTCGTTAGAGGCCATAATTATTTCCAGTACGCCCAGTAGGAATTGCACCTACGACCCTCGGTTTAGATTATGGGGCTGACTTGCCCCTAAGACCGATGCTCTATCTCCTGAGCTATGGGCGCATTAATAAAACTCATCAACTGATACGCAATCTTTTATTCAATTTATCGATTAACCGGCATGTATAAACATCTACTTTAGATTTTATCGAATTGATATCCCACATGTTTTCATGCAATTCTATATGACATGTATGACAAAGCAAAATACATTTTTTTAATTCAGTGATAATTTCTGACCATTTTTTATAATGTATGTTTGTCATTTCAAACATTTTCGTTTCGCAATCTATGTGATGAAAACACATCCCCTTATCACATCTATTGTAACCACACTTAATACACTTGCCACCTTTAATAGAAACACATTTTGCTTTCAAAGCGTATCTACGTCTTTTAGTATGACAAGAATTACATATCTTACTGGTTCCTCCGTGCCGCCTTTTATAGGTAAATTGCCTTCCGCAAATATCACATTCACAACCAAGTTCCTTGTGTGGAATTTCTAATTTTTTTGTATTATGCGTTTTGAATGGAGAACATTCAAAACAATATTTTCGTCTTTGCAGATTACGTTCTTTACCATCAATCTTCATCCTAAATGGAAATCGATCTCCACATTTTTTGCATATTGGCATACAACTCCTTAGCGTAGATGTTAGTACATACTCTACATATGCATCTACGCTATATTTTACTAATAGGCTCGGCAGGACTCGGACCTGCGACCCCCAAATTATGAGTTTGACGCTCTAACCAACTGAGCTACGAGCCCGTAACTTCTCACACCAGCATACCAAAAAATTAATCTCAAGTCAACTCTTTTAGAATATGCTAGTTCATACAATCAGTCACGACCATCCCGCTATCATTGGCGGGGTATGTGTTCACGCATGTAACTTCTTTAATGCTCTAGAAAAACTCATGCCTTTGGTGCGAACCAAATTCGTTCCTGGTATGCGTTTTGAGCTTACCGCTCAAAACGCCGATGTACACATTAATCTAACGCTAAAAGACTATTGGGATCTTCTCAACAATCCACAATTCAAAGGCAAGAAAATTGCCTATCCTGTATTTGAATGGACGAACACTGAAAATTTTCCTAAATTATTCGAACAACACGATCAATTGTGGGTGCCATCGCAATGGCAAAAAGACAATATTATTAAAAGCGGATATGATGCTAATAAAGTTAAAGTCATTCCTGAAGGGGTAGACCCGACCGTATTTAATCCACAGATTAAACCTAATCGAGAAGTGACCAAAGTCAACAAGTTTAAGTTTTTGTGTGTTGCCCGATTAGACGTTAGAAAAAGCTTAGACACTCTTCTTGAAGCATTCATAGAAGAATTTACATATCAGCCAAATGTCATGTTAATGTTAGCTCCTATAACGCCCAACACTAAAATCATTTCACACCCTCAAATTGCACATATCAACACAGTGGTACATCACGAACAACTTAATAGTTTGTATACGGCCTGTGACGCATTTGTATTACCGTCTAAAGCCGAAGGCTGGGGACTTCCCATCTGTGAAGCAATGGCGTGTGGACTTCCTACCATTACTACGAATTATAGTGCCATGACTGAATTCTGTAATGAAGACACCACCTATTTTGTCAATCATGAGCTAAAAGAAATGCCAGATGATTGGAATGGATTAAAAAATCCTGGTATGTGGGCAATAGCAGATAAGGCTCATCTCAAACATCTCATGCGACATATTTATGAAAATCGTGAGGAGGCCAAAGAAAAAGGACTAAAGGCGTCTAAGCACATTCTTGAAAATTTCACTTGGGGTATGGCTGCTCAAAAGGCAAAGCAAGCCTTAGATGCGATTTGACCAAATCCTAATATTGTAATACCAATAAGTCCCATCCTTATATTGATTGGCATCCCAATCCATTTCGATATCACCCTCGAATTCAGAAAACTGTGGATTCTGAGTGAAGAACTCGTCCCACAAATCAATAATAGCCGTATCAGATACAAAAGCGGCCCCTTGAGTCCAAGTTTCTAGCCATTCCTGCAACTGCTTCACCGCACCGTCTATCGTATAGTTGTCTATCCAGTAATTCTTCATACTCTAGATATGCATATTACTCACAACTCATGTGTTCTAGTAGAACAAAATGGATCTAATCCCTCGGCTATTAGCATTGCTATTCCAGGCATAATTGGTTGAGGCAATTCGTCCCAAGGAGCCCAAATCCACTCAACACACTTAGTCGGCTCGATTACTTTGGGCTTCCCCTTCTCCCAATCCACTACCATGAAAATGGTTAAATAATGTTTCTTTTCTTTTGGAAAAACCACATTTTCTAACCACCAAAAAGCGGGGTTGGATATGTTCAATCCCGTTTCTTCTAAAGTCTCACGAATTGCCGTTTGTTCGAAAGTTTCCCCATACTCCAAATGCCCACCCGGAAAACCCCAAAACCCACAAGCGTGCTTGCTTTTACGCTTCCCAATTAAAACTTTACCTTCTTTTTTTATAATCGCAGCAACCCCAATCATTGGGCGAGGGATAGAAGCCATTTTATTCTCCTTACAATGCAGAAGCCTTTAATATTTTACGACATTCCGCTACCGTTAATGTAATCTGAACTGTACATTCAGGTGGCCAATCTGCATTTGTGCAATTTGCCGCCTTGTACTTAATAGCCTGAGCAGTAATTGCCAAAGCCTCATCTCGTAACGTCTTCTTGGTTACCTTTTGCAGCTTTACCGCTGTTTTCTTAGGAACCTTTGTACTTTTGCGAACTTTTGTCGCAACTGCTGACTTTCTCATGATATGCTCCTATAAATGGTCTACATACATAATAGCATAGTGAAAGTTGATCAACAACAGGAAAGTAGGGCGTGGTGGAATCGGACCACCTTCTGTACCTTATAAGAGTACGGTCCTGGACCATTGAACGAACGCCCCAAATGAAGTAGATTCTACTCCAGAGTAGAATTCCACTACAGACTAGAACGCCACGTCTTTGGGTTCTATCAATTCTGGTGGCTTGGCCAGCATGCCTTTACCCCATACAAATTCAAGAGAAGTGTCTATTCGAGGCAAAAAATCTTTGCCAAAGTTTAATGGCTCGCCAGGATTGGGATTAGAAAGAATGCCCTTACCCCACTTAAACTCTAAGTGGCGATTCTTCGCAGACATATACGTAATGGCATCAGAGGCCCAATTAATTACGTCAGAAGATGGATATAAACCCATGCCTCCATACCCCATTGGATATAAACCCACTCTAGATCCAGGAGCAGATGCACGTTCGACTAATTGCAACCATTCTTTGAAGTTCATGCTATTATTTAGCATTTATTTCTTCAATTTAGCAATCAAGTCTTCCATTACTTTCTGTAATTGAGCCAATTCTTGATTCATGGCCGCTACCAATTCATCAGCCATAACCTCTCCCCTCTGCTCAACTTCTTGTGCTTTCTTCAAAAACGCATCCATCGTTTCATGCAAGTGATTGAGTTGATCGCTTACCTTGATAGTAAGTTGATCCGCCACCTCTAAAACCTGCTCGATTTTACTCGCAGCAGTAGTTTCAAACTGACTTGCAATTTCCTTGATTTTGGCAAATAAATTGTCGAAAAGTTGTCTTTGATCGTTCATAATAGCCTCCTGTTTTATATATGCTGATGGCTCCTTGCTTTTGCCTAAATACGCACTAGACCAATCCAGCTTATTCTCTACATCTTCATCTTTATTTTCACGTTCATACAATGAAAGGTGATCTCCACTAATAATCTCCACCTTTATATCCTCAGCCGCCAACCGATAGTCCGTATGCTTCCCGTGATCATAAACACGGAAAAAATACTCATGGTCGAAAATATTGTAGAGAATATAACCCTTCACACCATTAGCTGGCTTTTCAGTCACGATAATCTCCCATGTAAATAGAGCCATCCTGCCGCAAGCGGCAGGATGGCTCCCCCAACAAGAAAGGAACCTACTTCTTCTCTACCCCAACCGTTTTTTGTTCAGGCTTGCCGTCTTCCCCTATCGCACAAAGCTGTCCCGGCCCCGTGTATACAACGTAAATTATATTATTGACTACCACCTCTCTGAAATACTCTGGCTTCACTTCAATCAACTGTGTGTTCCACTTTGATGTCCATTCCACTCTAAACATTATACACAAAATTGCAACTAATACAAGAGTCTGTATAGACGACAATATCTTTTGCATGATTATTCCTTTATTTTCTTACTGGCCCCGCATATATACCTATACAATGCCAGTATGAGGAGACTAAAAATGATATGCAGACAATGCCAGGAAGATCTACCAACCGAAAAATTCTCAAAATGGAGAAGAGTGTGTAAACGATGCCGACATAAAAACCAATGGCCTCGCCACTATGCTAAAAACAAAGATCAGATTCTTGAAAAAGGTAAAAAACGAACCAAAGCAAACAAACTCCAAGTGATTGATTATTACAGCAATGGAACTATGAAATGTAACAGATGTAACATGAATGATATAAGAGTGCTAACCTTGGATCATATTAACGGTGGCGGCAATGCGCATCGTAAACAAGTTGGAAACTCTACTTATTTTCGCTTAATTCAACAATACAAAAAAACTAATCAATGGGAAGATGGATATCAAGTATTGTGTATGAACTGCCAATTCATTAAAAGATGTGAAAATAACGAATTGAGAAAACGCAAAACCGATTGATCAACTCCAAGAAGCCCCATCCCGGCGAAAGCCGGGATGGGGCAATCGGATCACTCCCCACTTACTTTACACAACAAGTATCACCATCGCCATCACAACACTTCTCTTTATCGCTATGGTGATCGCCATCTTTATCTTCTGGCGGTTCACGACCTTCGGCCATTGCCTCGATCTTATTGAGGATCTTACCAAGTTCCTTTTCGAACTTTTTCTGTTGACCCTCGAATTGTTTGCGAGCCGCTTCCATCTTGGATCGCAATTCAATAGCCTTGAGGATTTGCTCCTTGGCCTTTGCCTTGTTTTCCTTAACTCGCTCTTCATTAATTTCCTTGAGTGCTTCACTCAACACAGTCCTGTCAAGAACGGACTTGGCAGGATCAAACCCCAGCACACTTTCAAGTCTCTCTGCTTGCGTTGCCATTACACAGTCTCCTAATGTGGTAAGATTGGTATTAACCAAAGCCTTACTATATCATTCCGTCTTGAAGATGTCAATAAGGGAATTCAAAACTTGATCAGCCTGTTCATTAAGATGAGTTGCCTGTTCAATCGGCACCTTAAATCCAGGCAAGCTCTTTTCCAATTCGGCCAAATCTTCATCAATTTCTTCAGCTAAATTCCGCTCGCCAGTCTGGAGATTGGCTTCATAAACCCAACTCTTTAGATTCATTGTAGTGACCCTTATTTCGCCTTGAGGTTCGTATTGTGCCCCCTTGTATGAAACGGCAGGAAGCTGCACGGGTTCATTTAATTCACCAATATCATACCACAGCCGCTTCTCGCATAGTTTGCCAACATAATAATCACGACATCTGCTAATAAAAGTGCTTCGCAAACTGGTAACAAAGATACCCACACGTTCGTGTCGGTCGGCCTTCTTGTGTTCCCGTTTAGCCACAGAACGAGCATGTTTAATTGCTCTGGCAATCGAGTCTACAAGCTCTCTACGGGTTGGCATTTCAATTTCTCCCATCTGGGGTTGAGATTTTTCAATAAATTTTGTTGCTGAAATAACCATAGAATGTTTGTTATTGAAAGCCATAGTTATTTTATCGTAATCTGTTAAGCTCATGCCTATATAATTCTATGGAATTCAAACAGTGGTTAATACTTCAAGAAAAAGCAGAGCGCACTTCATCAAGGGTGCCATTATATCCACCACAATACCATACGAAGCAGTACAGCCCATTATATCATGCTCCCTATACTGCTGATTATGCTTATTGGCTGCATGCTAAGATTGCTCCCTACACCTACACTGATTATCAAAAGCATTTTGGAGGCACAGACGAGCCACCCAAACCCACTTGGGATGTACACAATCATGACACTCCTGCACATGGGCATACCGTTACCGATAAATTCAAGTGGTCTATAGCCAATTAAGCGTTACAAAATCAAAGCTAGCACAATCATCTCTTGGTCCAGATCGGGACCAAAAGAAACATTGATCGCAATGGCAACTCCAAGAGTAATTTAACCAAGACGATTGTTTTTCAGGAATTGCACGCCGAATGATTTTCATCTTGTTAAAACAAAAATGATTATCAAAATAGAAAGCAACACAATGATTACATCAATGGTATGATTGAGAATGAAAGATTTCATAAATTTCCATGCCTTGCCAGTTCTTGATCAAATCGAGATAACAAGCGATGAACCATCAATCTCTTACACTCTTTATCCTGTTCGTTTCGACCCCACCACATTAGAACATCTGGACGCAAATTTTGCAAGTCCTCTGATTTCACCTTAGCAAAGACCGCTCGTTGCACATCAGAAAGTGGATATTGACCAGGACCAAGATGTCGTTTGCATCTCCACTCGTCACCAGAAAACCACCACTGCAACCCTTGTAAAATGTCATTTGGGTCCATGATTATCTCCCTGGTTTTTTCGCCAACACCCAGACTTGTGCTTGACATACAGGATTGTACGTAATTTTACCATCCTCTGCAACCTCCAAATGATCTGGCCACCAATGCTTATTGAACATGTACTCCATATATTTGAAATTTCCCCAAAATCCACATTCGCAAATTTCAAATCCACATGATGTCATGATGGCGCACAAACCAATAGGTGTAATCCCCCAAAAATGAAACGGCATTAAATGTGGAATACAAACAGTCGGTACACTCGTATATAAATGCCCACCCGGCTTGAGATGCTCAAACAATCTAGTAATAGCAACAAATGGATCATATAAATGTTCTAGCGTCTGATTAAAAACAACTAAATTATAATTTTTCTTATCTAAAGATAAGGTGTGCAGATCGTGTGCTGGGTATGATGCAACGGTGGTCATTCGATAATCAAGATACTTAATTTCTGGATCTTCGTCGCACGTACACAACAAACCTTCACCATGTTGAATATTGTGTTTTACAATCCATTCTTTGAAATCACAAATAGATATAAAACGACAGGCATCTCTCCCCTTCCAATAAGTTCGCTCTTCATCCGTTAGAGTTGACGAAAGTAATTCAAATCTTTCGAAATAAGCAGAATCCTTTATAATATGCTTTTGATAAAGATTATAAATTTCTTCGTTTGATAATAATCTCATAAGTACCCTCCCCTAAAATCGAAAAAATTTTCTATTATTTTACGATTTCGACTCATTTATAGGATAACAAGGCAACCGTGGAGGGAGTCGAACCCACATGCGTCCAATTACTCTTTCAACGCTTTAGGAAAGCGAGGAGATACACGGTCATGATTACTAAAGTACAAATCATAGAAGATATCCGCAAGATCAAAACCAAAACTGGCAAAATACCATCTAAAGTTACATATGAAAAAATCGGCTCACATTCTTTGAAAACAATCAAGAAATTATTTGGAAACTGGTCAAGTGCTGTCTATGAATCGTTGGGAGTAAAACCCCTCATATACGCTCGCCGCCCGGTCGTGACATGTGCGACATGTGGTAAAGCCACCAAAAATTCAAAGTTTTGTTCGAGTTCATGTGCGGCGTCCTATGGAAATAGAAACGCCAACGGACGAAAAATTGGCAAAAAACGCAAACCAGGATTTTGCCGCCTTTGTGGTGAACCGTGCCATTATCGCAAAAAACGTTGTGAATTATGCAAAACAAAAATCAAAACAGTCGATGGTACATACGCCGTCATTGAAACTCTTACTAAACAACAAGCATCCACCAATGATACGCAAAAATACAGAAGAATCAGAAACCATGCTCGTATCATCGCCAAAGCCAACCACCTGTTAATAGAATGTTTCAAATGCGGCTACAACACGCATGTCGAATGTTGTCACAAAAAGTCTATCAAGAGTTTCGACAAAGACACACCAGTAATAGAAATAAATGATCCACAAAACCTACTGGGTCTCTGTAGGAACCATCATTGGGAATTCGATAATTTAACAGAATTCCACAAACACGTGCTGGCTATGTGTGATGTTTTGAAAATGCCTCTGTTATCGACATCGGCATCCTGTTAACGCATTGGCTACACCGCATGCCTTCTCAATTACCCAGCAATATAATAACAAAAATTATCACTCCTATTACCATCACAAGACAGCCTAGTGATTTACACTGTTGTGCGGCCACAATGTTTTGCACTTCTTTATTAAACTCGTCTTCTGGAATAGCATTAATGTGTAACCAATACGTAAGTTGCGTTTCGGTTAAATCACCTTGCAAATATTTAATTGCCAAATCATATGCTGTCATTTTTTACCTAATGCCCCCCCCTCTTTATTCCCTTGCTTTCTCTTCCATTTCCACGGTTTCTACCAGCAAACGTTCGAAATCAGATCATATTTTTTAAGAGCCGCTACTGGGAATCGAACCCAGGTATCTACATTACCAATGTAGCACATTTCCACTATGTTATATCGGCAACATTACGGCAACATTGTAATATTTAATGTTGTTTCTTCACCTTTTGCTGGTTCCGGTTCTTTCTTATCTTCTTCAACACGAACCAATCGCCACGGAAATATCCATCTCCATAATTTCCTCAATCGCATACTCAACGGCAAACTTTCAGGACCAGCAACGCCTTTCATTACCAACCACACCAAAAACAATATAACAGAAATCAAAATGAAGCTTATACAAGCCGCAAAGAATTTGCCCACTTCCATCTTGAGCCCCGGCATAGGCTGCCACAACAGTTGTTCCCAATTCTGACCAGTGGAAGTAAGAGTAAAACTAACAAACGGCATAATCAAATTTTCAGAAATTGATTTTGCCACATTATTCAATGCAGCACCGAGAATAAAGGCCACAATGAAATCAACCATTTGGCCTTTGAATACAAGTTGTTTATACTCTTTGATCTCTTTTTCAAAATCTTCTACGCTGATAAAACCCTTAGCCATACTAACATCCCCTAACTCCGACTCCTCCGCCTCTTTTATATGATAGTCTACCATTGCTAGAAGCTCGTCGATAACAACCTGTTTTTGGTGGTTTTGGGGGTGGCGTTGGACAATTCTTACCACAGCCACAACCGCAACCACCACATTGATTATCTGGCTTGTATTGACCGTGTGACATTCCAAGCCCCTTCCCCGTCACTGATGTTGCACTCATATATACCTCCTACAGTATATATGAATTGTTATCCTCAAAGCTAACCCCCTCCGTATGGCGTCCCATCCGGGTTCATCAGTTGCACCGGATAGATATTAGCTTTCAACTCCTTGACTTCTCCCAAAACTACACCCTCAGCACGAATGTAACCGCCAGGGCAAAGACTGGTAAGTTCATTTTCCAAAAGAGCCTTGATCCGTTCTACTTCGACCGGATTGGTGGGCACCAATGTAAAACTTATTCTAAGATATTTTGCATTCGAGTCCATGTAATTCTCCAATAAAAAGTCCTCGGCCGACAAGAAGCGTAGAGACGCCATTCCCTTTCGGGAAGTTATAGCCTTCACGCACGGACCCTTTCAGGTTACCGCCGTTCGAAACGCAATTAGATCTCCCCTTCGAGAGATCACCGGATTCAGTCGAAACTTACCGGCTTGTGCTGTCGCTTGCAGGTCGCCCTGTTTTGCTACCTTAGGACCATCATTGATGTAGTCCCCACTACATTCGGCCGAGGACTTTGTATAATATAGCAGATTGTCAACGTTTTGCAAGAGGAGATGATGCAATAGCAACGAATTCTTGCCCGAACATCGTATCTTCAAGGGTGTACCGATATCCTTTAGGCTTCACGTATCGATCAAGCATCGCTCGATACAATCGTACTCGACTCGGTTCCTTGGCCAAGAATTTGATTATCCTGGGATATACTTTGTCTACGTATTCTCCCACCGCATTTGCTACTGTAGCGAATACTGGAATTTCGTCCCCCGTACCCGTAATACCATGTGAAGAAAGCTCTTTCGGTTTCATCAGTGTAAAACTCACATCTGTGACGCCATCATGGTGATCGAAATCGATATCATATTCTTTCCGATTGATCTTAAAGCTTCCAGCCCAATGTCCACCACTTTTTATTTGCCATTGAATCGGCAAAGGATTATCAAACAATTCTAAGAATAATGTGAAATTCATCTTCTCACCAACTTCCCTTCCTTCTCAAGCTTTGGCACCAATGTGGGCTGCTTTTTATATCCCGTCCAAAGAGCCCATATAGGATTGTCTTTAGGAGGTCGAGAAGATTCATCGTCTGACAATTTTTCTAAATATGGTTCGGCCCACTTTCCAGCATACCATTGGCCAACCGATAACGGAACTTGTGTTACATCAGGACGTTTGAAATAATAATACTTCCAAACCCCAAACGCATCTGGCGAGACGTTCTTTCTATCAGACACGGCATAACCACCATTCGCTGTAATCTCTTCAATCATAATATCATAAATCAATGGACCATATCCTTTGGTGGCATCTGATTTCTCTATGACATACATTGACTCGCCACTAAGATTTTTAGACTTATAGGCTTCAGCAGCACCATGAACTGGATCTCCGTCTAATAGAACGGTAATCTTGCTGCCTTTGTTTGATACTATGATGACTTGCCCTTGTGGGGGTTCATTCATCATCGCTTCTAGCCACTGTCTGAATTCCATAGAAGTATTTAGCTTCTATAGAATAAAAGTGGGCGTTAGTGGAATCGAACCACTTTTTCCACCTTGTCACGGTGGTGTCTTGCCACTAGACCAAACACCCTAAAAACATAAACTTTCGATTCCGCCTTCTATCATTTGTCTCAATCGAGTATTACATACATAAATCGTGCCCGTTCCATAAAGCATTTTACCTTTTTGCTTACCTCTCCAAACACCCTCTCTTGGTTTATAACAAGTAAACTTTCTAAAATGATCATCTGTAAGCTGAACGATTTTTTCCTTCCACCATAACTTCAAATCACTCTCCGTCAGTTCATTTGCTGGATGGTAACCCACGGTAAATGTCATCTTAGCTAAATAACCGCCCTCTGCCAACCATCTTACTATCAACCTAATCATACGATAATCAGCATTTGCAATTGCAAACACGTTCTTGTTTTTAGTACCCTCTCCCCAATACAAAGCACATATCACTCGAAAGTCAGCATCAATTTTTGCACGTTCTCTACCCTCTTGTCTGTATTGCTCAATGCGAATTACAGAGTCTAAATGGTTGCGGTTATTGGCAGTGGCAAATTTAGCAGAAAACTTTTCTCTATTCAATTTAGCATTAGACTTTAGCAATGCAATTTGTTTATCACTTAATTTAACATTCCTCACCCATGTAGAAATGGAACTTTTTGGACATCTCAAAATTTGAGAAATTTCTCTAACAGATTTGCCTTCTGATCTTAATGCTATGGCTTGATTTTTTTCGTTTAATCTCATTTTGAACCTCCGATTAACTACATTTATATAGTATCGGAAGTTCAAAAAAATATTTCAATAATTAAATACCCGCAAAATAATACCACACGCCTTTAATGTCCATCAGTTCCACATCAGAACCTACTGAAGGAATTGCATATTCACAACACCCCGTTGATCCGCAATCGCAACCACAGCTTAAAGGATACACCCAATCGGCCATCCCCTCTACTTTTATTCCACCTTTGTGATCCGGGTCATGATTATCAATGACTTTCATTATTCCACTCCAATTCCGTCTTTTTACAAACTGTACAATATTTAACACCTTCCATGCTCGGTTTACTACTGGTAACTAGCGTACCAGGATCTCCGCACTTCTTGTTTCGTTCTCTTGCGGCTAATTGCTCAATAAATTCCCGCAATTCTTTAACCGGCCCATCAACTAAAACAGGTTCGGAAATTTGTATTGCCAATTGGCTATTAACATGAGCTTGAATCTGCTCTATCATTGAATCAATTGCCGGAATACCCGGTGCTGCCATATTTTTATCCATAACATTCCTCTAAAATCTGAATCCACTTCCGAATACCCTTTGATGTCTGCTCCATTGGATGTAAAAATCCGGCCGCATGACAGGCTTGCTTGTGAAAATCTAAATCACTTTTCACAGCTTCATTCTTAGCATATTCTTTTAATAACAAAGAATGATTACCATTCCAACCCTCGGCTGCTGCTATCGATTGGAACTCTAAAATGTCTTGTTTTGCATATTGTTCTTGAAATTGCCACATAATTGTCTCCCACTTAATATAGTGGAAAGACAATAAAAGAGCCCCCTGTCGGAATCGAACCGATACATTTTCACGTTACGAGGGTGATGTACTGCCATTGTACGAAGGGGGCATTAGAAACGTGGCATAGATGGTTGCCTGGGCATCTTCGGAGCCTTTGGTGCCTCTGGAGTTTTTAATAATTTATCGATTTCCGTTTCATTTTTCAAAACGTAAACATAACAGGCATAAATGGGTAAATCATTAGGATCTCCCTGTTTGCCCTGAATTTGTCGATATTCTACATCCAACTTCGTTCTTGGATCTGTGTCAAATCTAAGAAAATCCTTCAAATTACTCATAACCGAATTAACAAATCCCGAACTGCCTGTAATACGAAGACCATCTTCACGGAAACGAGTGCCTGTGTGATGCTTAGAAATAGGGGATGGTTGCAAAGGTAAATTCGTCTGCAACCCGCTCCAGAATGTAAGAACATCCTTTCGACGTGCCTTCCACGGCTTTGGCATGCCGTCACGCATTTCTTGTTCTTCTAAGTAATCACTGAATGTCATGCAAATATATAGAGACTCAATTCGTAAAAATGACCTATATAACAATATGGCACTTATGACATTCAAAGAATATTGGTCTCAACAAGCGATTATCAACGCTCAACATAAGAAAATACCGCCATGTGCAATTTGCCATAAAAGAAAAGGCGAACGCACCATTCATGGCGAATGGGTCTGTCTCAAATGTCGCCCATTCAATAAAAAGTAGGCCGTACAAGAATTGAACTTGTTCCTGCGGTTTCGAAGACCGTTATGCATCCGGCACACCCACAGCCCATTTATTTTCTAAATTGCCAACTAACTATCGTTCCCCTATGCTCATTTACTACCTGCCTAATACCCCTCTCTAGTTTTAATATGGCTATTTTACAAGATTCGTCTACATGGTCTTGAATCATCGGCTGGTATTTTTCCTTATAAGGAATCCTCATCATTACACAGATGCCAACACTAATGTCAACTCTGGTCCTATTCCCCTCTCTAACCATAATCAGAGCCGTATCATATTGTTTAAGCATTCGTACTGGTTTGGTCAAACCAGTACGAATGACCATGCTTTCTTGATCGATACGAATCTTATTGTTGAGCGCAATAACCGATTTGCTAAGCTCTGGATCATAAGGACGAATTTTCATTAATACGTCCGTATGCACACACCATTGCAACGGCCTAACTTTCTTTAACTCAAAATTGGGCTTCGCCATCTCTTGAGATATGACCTTCCCAGAGGTAATCTCCACCAATTCCGTTGAAGCATTGCTACGCACAAATACCTTGCGTACCGTATCATAATCATCATTCAAATAAAACGATGCCGACCGATTGGCCGTAACCGCACATTCAGATGATACTAAGTCTAAGAAGGGTTTCGGACATATAATGGCCGAAACCCCTATGATACACAATAACACAACAGTTGATAATACAAAATATCTCATAAGAGCGCCTAATCGGAGTCGAACCGATACGTGAACCTTGGCAAGGTTCCAGGCTACCGCTACATCATAGGCGCAAATGTTCTTTTTATGTATGCACGTTTTATTAAAAAGTGCGAGGGACGGGACTCGAACCCGCAACCGTCTGGTTGGAAGCCAGATGCTCTAGTACCAATTGAGCTACCCTCGCTTATTAAAGACCCTTTAGCATCCCACGAAAAATTCAATTACGAATGTATATAATTACATGAAAACATTAAGCGAATACATCAATTCTTCGGACCCCTCGGATTTAATCAATAAGTTGTTCGAAGCTCGTCAAACAACACATGTACTTCACCTTAAAACCAAATCCTATGCTCAACATATGGCCCTGGATTCGTTTTATGGAGACATTCTTGGCTTAATAGATGAATTCGTAGAAGTCTATCAAGGCCAATATGGCATAATCGATCAAGCTAGCAGCATTTCCGTAGACAAGAGTGCTGATCCGGTTAAATACCTTGAAGAACTATGTGCGTTTGTTAAAAAGGCCCGTAAAGCATTAGCAGAAGAAGATACTCATCTACAGAACATTGTGGATGAAATTACTGCCACAACTTACAGAACCCTATACAAACTGAAGTTCCTTAAATAGCCAACCGTTTGAAGATATATTCACATACCGCTTCGGCAGTGAAATAGTGATGATATAGTTTTCTAATCTTCTTTTGCTTTGCAGCAATCATCTCTGGCGTATGACTGTCTAAAATCTCAGGAAGACGATCTATATCTCGAACATTAATGCTTACAGCCAATCCAGACCAATCCAATATTTCTTTATACGGCAACCATTCAATATCATCCCATACATACACCGGAATTGCACCCATTCCCAAAGATTCATACAATCGGAAAGATGTTCTCCCGTAACCCCGTGGACATAAAGAAAACACAGATTCATTCAATTGTTTGAAAAATGATTCGTAAGGAAGCTTTTCACTAAACGACCAGTTGGGCCGCATCATGGTCATTAATTTACCAACCGCATGACCCCTGGCACTTTCACATGCCATTATCGATCCCGTAAAACACAATTGAATTGGTCGTTCAATGTCTTTCCTTTGATAAGGCTGTAAATCCTCTTTCAACAATGGAATTGGAATGTTACCCACTCCACCAGCCGCAAATACCAACACGTCAGCCCACTTGGGAATAGACTCAAGAATCCCATCGTCATTCTGAACAACTGTGAAATACTTCTTGTCTTGTCTCAATGTCTGATTGAGCCATAACGTAGTCCACAGAGGAGCCCTAAAACCATTGGCAAGATAATTGTCGGTCCAACAAATAGGAATGTAGATCCTATCGGTTTTTACGCCATGCTCCGCATAATATTTCTGAAAAGCATTCTCAATCCACGGGCCAGAATAGCCAGCCCACGTATGCGGCGGAGCCTGTGTTGGAACTTGCAATTTTTCTACCATAGAGCGGCTAGGGGGAATCGAACCCCCGTCATCAGATTGGAAATCTGAGGTAATACCATTATACGACAGCCGCAATGGACCTCGCCCGGAGGGCGAGGTCATCTTTTTCCACTCATGGTGGATAAGTCTAAGAGCTAGCGGTGGGTACTGCCCCCACTTGATCTTGTTTACAAAACAAGCCCATGACTTTTCTGGCACGCTAGCATTAGCCCAATATAATCTTCAACATCTTTGCCATAATATCGGCCTGTTGAATCAACAAAGGCTTCAAATCTTCAATCATCTGTTCGTAATTCTTTTCACAATTAAGATGAATCTCTTCGCCTTTATATACAACCTTTAGTTCTTTAACTTCTTCAGACGGTCCTTTATGACCCAACAGATCTTTAACAGCCATACGAACCTCATCTAACTGCAATCCCAAGTTGACCAACACCTGGGCTGCCACGCCTTCGCTCTCTCGTACCAATCCTAACAAAAGATGTTCCGTGCCCACATGATTGTCATTCAAAAGACGAGCCTCTTCCATTGAATATTCAACCACCTTTTTTACTCTTGGTGTGTGTGGCAACTTGCCCATTGTGACCATATCTGGCCCTTGTTGGATTAATTTTTCTACTTCTAGTCTAACTTTGCGAAGATCGATATCAAACTGCTCCAACACATGAGCAGCAATACCCGATCCTTCTTTTATTAGACCCAAAAGAAGATGTTCGGTTCCAATATATTCGTGATTGAAACGCTGGGCCTCTTGATTGGCCAGCATCATAACTTTTCTAGCTCTATCTGTAAATCGTTCGTACATAAAAAATCTCCTTAATAGGTCACGTGGGAATCGAACCCACATTTACACTTTTAGAGAGTGTTGCTCTGAGCCAATTGAACTAGTGACCCTCAGTGGGCGATACAGGACTCGAACCTGTAACCCCCTCGGTGTAAACGAGGTGCGCTAACCATTGCGCCAATCGCCCTCAATTATCCCTCTAGCATCCGTCTACAGTGATTGCTTATCTCTATAACTTCTGTCATTTCTTGCGGAGTCAACTCTATCCCGTTTTCGGCTGCCTCCATTCGTAAGCCACTCACTGTCGCCGTTGACATGTCTCCATGTTTCCACTCGCCACGCTCTAGTGATTCACTCACTTGTTTCAATAGCCGTATCATAGCTATGACACCCTTGGCAGCTTGCATCCTATTTGGGTATGCATTGCGAAACTTTTCATTATGGAGTATTCTTCGTATTTTTCTTTTGTCAGTTGATGATAACATATTGTTCTCCACATTATAATAGTGACCCTACGGGGAATCGAACCCCGATTTACAGATTGAAGGTCTGTCGTCCTAACCGTTAGACGATAGGGCCATAATGGGCAACCCGGCTCTGAGACCGATCTACTCAGGGAACGTATTTTTTATCGTGGTTTCGCTGACCACCGGTTTTCAAACATTTTTGGTTGCCCAAGTGGGCGGGGCAGGGCTCGAACCTGCGACATTCGGAGCGTAATCAAGCATACACCTGATCCGTTTTCCGATGCTCTGCCAACTGAGCTACCCGCCCTAACGCATTGTACTCCAATAATTATTTCCATCAAAACACAATGGAAGCTTTAAGGCAATACTAAAAGCCCCACTTCCTGAAAAATTTGATGACCAATAGTATTGCACACGAAATCCGACACTTGATCTAGAAGAATTTGTGCCAATACTCACTCCACTCAAAGACCATATTTTCATTTAATCGTCTGCACATTCGTATTCTGTTCCACAACTTTGGCACATTACTCCACTCGGCATTCCCAAGAACTCGCCATCATCGTCTTCTTCAATGCCTAAATCGCTTCTCATCTCTGCCATTTCTTCTTCTGTTTTTTCAATGCGTATCGCACGTACAAAGTTTTCCTCTCCGCACGCATCGCAGTCCCATACAAATGCTGGGTGTAAATATGCTTCCATTGTTATCCTCCCCGTTTGGCCACACTACAATAGTATGATACATTCACACTATAGCTGCCAAGTTGTGCCTTTATACTGCAATGACCGTTACTACCAAATGCTGCTGAACCAAAACAATTGCCAGCACTATTCACAAAAGCCACTGCACACCATTTATATCTTGATTTAACACCTAAAGGATGTACCATCATTCTCATGTTATTACCTTAGTGGAGACTACGGGAGTCGAACCCGTGCTCTTCTGATTGCGAACCAGACGCTTTCCCAATTAAGCTAAGTCCCCATGAGATTTATGTATAATATATTTAGATAAATCAGTCAATGACAAACCTATATTATTCTTCTTATACTAGCTTGATGTCGATCATTCAACCATGCAGATTGTAAATTGCTACCGGCACTCCCCCATAATATAGACCTTTTAGAAAATCCAGAATGGACCCTATTAAGCCCATAAGCCCAACCTGCTGGAAAATGTTTTACGGACCACGGTACACGCCATCGAGAAGACCGCAAGGACCACATGGAAGGTCTAAATTTCATCCCCACAGCCTTCTTTTTATAGATGTGTGTTGACCCGGAGTGAACCCGGATGAGTGTGTGGCCTCGGCCGCTTCATAAATTTTATGGATTGCAGTGCTGCCACTATGAGCAAATCTTGAATTCCAAGAATAGCCGGGCATGTGGTTTCCAACTGACCAGCAAGCTCGCCCACGTGCCCAATATGAATTATGAAATTGCCACAGCGGTCGATGAAATGGTTTCAATATTTGTTACCGCCTCTCCATTATGTGAATTACCCCGCCCCTAAAGAGGGCGGGGCTTCCGTTCCAATCAGCAGCCCACTCAAAGCGGGTCTTATGCCAAGACAAACGGCTCTCCCTGTATTCCAACAGGGGTTTATACCTTCATGTGAATATTAGTTGCTGCGTTTTCATCCCTATCGTGATTAGTGAAGCAGTTCCAACAAGTCCAAGTCCTATCAGTAAGTTCCAAGTCCTTGTTCTGCCAACCACATACGGAGCATAATTGCGAACTTGGATACCATTTATCCACTTGTCGCAACTCACGACCATACCACTCGGCTTTGTATTTTAACTTTTGGAAGAACGAGGAGAAGCAAGCATCGGCTTGCTTCCTGTGATACACCTTCTCCCTCCATCGCTCAATTTTACGAACCTCTGGGTCTGCGTTCCTCAACATATCACTTACACAAAGAGTTTCAACGACAATGACTTGGTTCTCGTCAATTATTTTTCTACTTACTTTGTGTTGAAAATCCTCACGAATGTTGTGAATGTGCTGCTCCAACTTGTTTAATTTAAGGTATGCTTTCGCTCTACCTTTGCTGTCTTTCTGTGTTCTATTCTTTGCTTTCGTCAAGAACTTCAATCTGTTTCTATATTTTGTTTTTGGTAGTGGGTTCTCATACTTTGTTCCATCGCTGCCCACTATTCCATGAACATTCATGTCCAATCCAATAGTCTTATCAGTAGTTGGAAGTGGAGTCATTACCTTGTTGGCTGTAATGCTCACGAAGTATTGTCCTGCTTTATTCTTGGAAATGGTGGCAAACTCAATCTCGCCTTCAAGTGGTCGGTGGAGGATGATGGGGATGCCTTGCTTGAACTTAGGAATGCTCAACTTACCATCAATGACTTTGATATTCTGTAATACCTTGAATGATTGTTTGCCGTGTTTTTTCTTGAAACGAGGGAAGCCACATTTACCTTTATGTTTGCCTTGTGCTTTTAATTTAACCTTACGGAAGAAGTTGTCATATCCATTTTGTAGTGCTTTGGCTGAGTATTGTAATGCTTGACTTCCTGCTTCCTTCAACCAGTCGTATGTTTTCTTTAACTCTGGGATAGATGTAGCATTGTCATAGTAGTTCAATGATTTGTTCTCACCTTTATAAGCATTGATGCGTTGTTCAAGGAAATGGTTATACAAAAACCTCACACAACCAAAATGTTTGGCGAGTAGAACTTGTTGTTCCTCGGTGGGCATCAACCTATATTTGTAAGAAATTAAGGTCATTTTGCTCCTGCGGGCATTAATGTTTTGTTCGTTTGATTTTCAACCCAATCGTGTATTAACAGTCGTATCGCTTCGCTCATATTGAGGTAATTACCATCGCACTTATCCTTGAACTTCTTGAATAATGTCGGATGGACACGAATAGTCAAACTATGTTCAGCATTTTCTTTTGTCATACACTTTATATAGTGTTGCCTTACAATTTTTTCACAACAAAATCAAAATTATTTTTTCAAGCCGTTTTCAATGGCTTTTATGCCGTTTTAGAGGGGAAGGCATTAGACCAAAGTTATTCAGCGTATGTCTAACTAAATTACATTATGACGCCTTACATCCCGCTACCCTAAAGAGGTTTGCCCTGTTCATTCGGTCGCTCGCTGACGCTCGCTTCCTCACTCACAGAGCAAACATTCCTTCGGAATGTAGGGGTTTTACGGCGTCCCAGATAAATTTCGGCCCGACAAGGATGAATGCATGATGTTTTCTCAGGCTCTACCGGCATCGACCAGTGTGTTGTTACACCAAAGGGCGACTATCCGATGTGGTCGGCTTCCCAGCATCATCCTCATTCTAGAAATGAGGGAGAGGCTGCACACCCACTCTTTGAATGATGGCTACTTCTAGGCCAACATCCTGGTTGTCTTAGCCTTTTGCAAAGCCCTTACTTCCCACTAAAACACCAAACAACTGCAAACGCAGATGAGACGAACTTCACTTCTGTTATGTAGTCCCACTCGCATTCGAGCCGAAAGTGGAGCCACGGGGAATCGAACCCCGACTTCAGCCTTGCAAAGGCTGCACACTCCCGTTATGTTATGGCCCCAATTTTATTGCATCCATTGCATCGTGTGCTTCTCCATGACAATTTCTGCACAGCAAATCGCACTTGTCTAATTCCTTTTTTACTCGTTCAAAATTCCACTGCTTCACCCAATTGCTGTTAAATTTAACATCCTTCTCGCCAGGATCTCTATGATGAAAATCCAATGACCTCAACGATTTATTGTATCCACAGACTTGACACTTGCCACCCTTATAATCTACCGCACGCTGTTTGTGTTTCCTAAATCTTGCCACACTGCGTCTTGAATGACACCTTTTACATAACACATGCGATAATCTTCCATCTCCTACACTGACAAACTTACTCTTCTTTGTTTCTCCACAATCCTCACACAAATACCCGTATTTTTTGTTACCTACATGTTTATTGGTTTTAATGCCATGTTTTTTCAACCAATGTTTTATAGTGCTTTGACTTTTGCCACATTCACTGGCTATTTCACGCTGGCTTAAATTACGATCTATGCAGTTTTGTAAAAATGTTTTATCCATGACATTATATAGTGTCATGGCTCATTTTTTACAAATTATTTTATCCCAAATGAGCTAAGGCCCCATTATTGCTTTGAATCACTTACATCCACTTCAATCAAACTCTCTGCCACAATTCCATTGTTCTGTGCAGAACCAACAATTACTACTTTCTTGTTTAACATGTCTCGTAAATATTTGCAAGTTGTATTCTGTGCAAATTGAATCTTTGTAGGCGGCGTTGAATTAGGCCAACCAACAATAGCTACATTGATTTGTTTGCCACCACACGTTACTTCAATACTGCCATCACCATTCTTTGTCCAAGGATTCGAGTCCCTAGTAAATGTACCAACCCATGCATTGGATTGCGACACCATTGTCTGTTGTACCACAGGCTGAGTTGGAGGAATCGTCCTATGCTTCTTGTGCTTATAGATAGCAACCACAAGAATGGTTAACAAAAGTGATGTCGCTACCATGAAAACCCAAAACTTCACTTGATTCAACATGTTTCACCTATTTCAAAAAATATGCAATCATGAAATATACTAACCAAATCACCAACATGGGAATCACCCAAAGCAATCTAAATGCAGGGGTGATATCAAAATAAGTTGATGCCCGATACGGTCGGAACATAACTCCCAACAGTATAAGAGTTAAAATGATCGGAATTGCTATCGCACTCACAGTAATCGTCATTTATCGCTTTCCTGTGCTGGTAAAAAAGTGGAGCCGAAGGGAGTCGAACCCTTAACTTAACAATGCCATTGTTACGTGATCCCGCTTCACCACGGCCCCGTTAGCTGTCCACTGTATCGAAATGTGTCCCAAGCCCGACGCCCAGCTAGGCAGCCGTTAGGTAAGTATCGTACAATGGAGACTTGTTCATGACCAAGCCTATCCTACTAAGCCGGTGCCGAAACACCGTCGTTCGTTCCTTATTTATCCTCTTCCGTCGTTTTTGATTCCGACGTTGTTCCCTCTCGCATTGCAGTATACATGGCTGCTTCACCACGCAACATACTAGTACGAGCCCGAATATCATCCGAATCAGCAGAAAAACCCATCACAGATGAACAAGCCATCAATTTCGATTCATACATGTCGAATGCTTCGGCTCCACCTGCCGCATAAGTTACACCCTGAAGTGTAATAGCGGTTTCACAGAACTCATTAAGCAACATTCGCTTGCCTCCGCCACGCTCGGCAAGCTCACCCCAAAAGGCATTTTCAGAAATTTTGTGTTCGCCGCCTAAACATTGAAGAGAATAAACATTTACGCCCATTTCCTTCAACGCCCCAACTTCAACCCGCCAATCCAGGTTTTCAGTATTTTCACAATAATTAGGTTCATGCGGAACATCGTCACCGATCATAACCAGCACTCGACCAGTTTTCGCACCATCCGTCCAACCCAAATTGCGGGCCACATGCAGTGCCAATTCATAGCACTCAGGGGCATCACCACCACTTGTATTTGGAGCATTGCGAATAAAATCAAAGATTGCTGCACGATTATCTGTTAGAGACAACGAAACAATCTTGTTTTCTCCATCGCAATAATCGCCGTGGGCAATCAATCCGATCTTCAAGCCCGGAATGTCTTGAAGCATTGCTTCACAAGTTTCTTCCAAGTGTTTTCGCACATCGGCAATTGCTGGACGCATACTCCCAGTGGTATCGAAACAAAATGCCACTTCTGTAGCATTACCAACACGATCCGCTACTCTGTCTTTCTTTTCTTCACTCATTTCTATTTCCTTGTAAAAGTGACCCTACGGGGATTCGAACCCCGATCTTAGCGCTGAGAACGCTATGTCCTGACCATTAGACGATAGGGCCATTATACTGCGAAAGATGTTACTTGGCAAGAGCAGGCGTGCGAAGTGCCGCCAAAGCCTTGGAAGGGAACCACTGCTGAATTCCTTCGTCCTCTTCAATCTTCTCGTAACCTAATGATTGAAGCATACTTTGATATAAACCGTCTCTTCTTGGACCAACAGGATGGTAAATTACAATAACTGAATAACTCACCAATTCTTTGAAGAAATCTCGCATAACATGCATGAATTGGATGGAACTTCTAGATACCTGTTTCCGAACAAGATAATTAGATTTTTCCTTGTCACTTACATCTTCATCATCTACAAAATCTGGATCTGCCCAATCAAACATCACCATTAAAGCAGGGACTTCTATTTCACCCACCCATTCAGCTTGTATGACAAAATGCAACTCTCTTCCATCATCTACGTCTACACGATAAACACTGCCACGATTGGCCTTAGCTGTGGGATTATGCCATTTACTGAAATATTTGTTCAGCAAAGATTTTACAATTCCCATGCCACGGGCATCTGGATGAATGATTTGTGCAGCCGGGGCAGCAAAAGCTTCTGTCAATGTATACCAATATGAGAATCTCATAAATGTATTTAGCCTTACTTATATAAAATATGGCTACAATGCACATCCCTAACGGATATTCCGGCTATACAGAAGACTGCGTAGTAGGTGACAAACGAAGAATGGGCAATCAAATGCACATGATAGCAGCAACTTATGCTCTATCACTAAATGTGGGGGAACCCTGTGAACTCCCACCCTGGGCATTTGCTCAATACTTCCCCAATTTTAACAGTTGTATAACTACAACCGATAACCCATCCATTGAATTCATTTACAATGAACCACCTTTGTGCAAACTCAAACTCACGCCCGAAACCTTTCAATACATTCCAAAAGTGAAAAAATTGAAAATTTGCGGTGGCTTTGAATCAGCCAAATTCTTTGAAGGTAGAGAAAAAGAAATTAAACACCTATTCTGGATGCCTACCCAAGAACACAATGCTTGCGGTATCCATGTCCGTCGTAATGATTACTTGCAACACGATTTTATCATTAAACTCACAATGGATTATTACACCGATGCGATAAATCGCATCGGTGCCTCCAAATATATCGTGTGTTCCGATGATGTAGAATGGTGCAAACAAAACTTTGTAGGACCACAATTTGAATTCCCCAACGGAACTCAAATGGAAGACTTCGCAACCCTCATGGGCTGCGAACATTTAATCAATGCCAATTCAACATTTAGCTGGTGGGCTGCCCTTCTCATGAAACATGAGAAGGGTACTGTGATTGCACCTAGACACAGTTATCTTGGATTCACTGGCACCAATGATTGGTACAAAACAATTAATACCAATTGGACATTGATTAACACAATATGAGAGTCAGAGTGACAGGAATCGCACCTGCGGCCTCTTCCACCCCAAGGAAGCGCTCTCCTCCTGAGCTACACTCTGATAATCGGAACGATTGGATTTGAACCAACGACCTTCTTCCCCAACGGAAGACGCTCTAATCTGGCTGAGCTACGTCCCGAAGTTTTGTCTCTAACTTCGTTACTTGATCGTGAATAGCTTGAGACATAAGATATTGAGCATCTAATGCTGCTTCTAATTCTTTTTCCCTTGATACGTCCCTTTGAATTGCTATCCACCCCACAAGATTGCCATCATCATCTTTTGCTGGATAAATAGAAAGTTGTACCCAATACGTTGATCCGTCTTTTTTATAATTTTCAATGACGCTCGTTACAGATGCGCCAGCTTTCAAACGATTTTTCATTTCTGTACGTTCAACGTGATCTGTACGGTCTCCCTGTAAAACTCTAGGTGTTTTACCGATCAATTCTTCACGTGTATATCCCGTTAAACGAGACATCGCATCATTAACAAAAATGATCTCTGGTTCAGTTGGTTCATCCAATCCAGATTTTGTTACTACAACGCCTTCTGCGGCATGCTGAATCGCTTGAAATAAAATATCTTTGATGTCCATACTGTATGTATCGTTGATAAATGAAAATCAGGTGCAGAAGCCGCATGCCACACTCACTCCGCCCTAAAGAAATCATCGTAACCATTTTCTTGCACGATAACAAAATAAATGTTATCGTGCAAGAAAATGGTTACGATGGAGTTTTTACACAGAAACTCTAACTGTGTTCCGACCGTCGTACAGTCGAGGTGAGAGGATTTGAACCTCCGAAACCTTCCGGTCCCAAACCGGACGCTCTGCCAGACTGAGCTACACCCCGATAAACTATACTAGTGCTTTACGCACCGCTTTTCTTTCTTCATAGTGAAGAATTCTATGGCAGTTTGCGCACAACACCTCACACTTTGCTATTTCGGCAAGAATTGTTTCTTTTGACAAGCCATGTAACACACCTTCCGAAATATTGAATTCTTTATTATCTTCGTGATGATGAAATTCAAATGTTCTGAAATCCTCATTGGGACATCTAACACACTTCAATCCCTTCTTCAATTCTTCAAACCACTCTGCAATATCACGCTTCCTAGCAGTCTTCATTGCGACGTAGCATTTATTACACTTCCACCTGCGATACGTCTGACCATTGGAAATTGCAGCAATTGGAAATTCTCCTATTTTCTTCTTATCTCCGCAATATCTACAAATCCTAGTCTTGGCATCAGGACGATGATCACAATAGTGCTTTGTCCTCAATCCAAATTTTTTCAATAATCTGCTGACCGACGATACGCTTATTCCTAAGTTTACCGCCATCTGCGGAGCCGTCATCTTCTCTTCTATCAGTTTTTCAATAATTGCTTTATCCATACCATTATATAGTAAGGACATCGCAATTTTCGGGACCAAGAAAATTGGTCCCGAATAAAATCAGGGCAATGGGAATCGAACCCATAACTCAGCCTTCCAAAAGCCGCATGTTACCGCACACACTCTGCCCTAGCAAACAGTCGGAGTTGCAGGATTCGAACCTGCGAAACCTCTGCGTCCCGAACGCAGCGCTCTGCCAGACTGAGCTAAACTCCGAACAAACAGTGGACCTTATGGGAATCGCACCCATCTGGATTTCTCGGTGCAAGCGAGACGACCACCCTAGCAGTCCCAAGGCCCAAATTTCTAAAAATTCTGAATCCGATAAGGATTCCCAACGAATACGAGTGCGAGTGACAGGATTTGAACCTGCGACCTCCATAGCGTTCCCGGCTACCACGCCGGTGCTTTGGTGTTCCAATCGGGCAGAACTTCACTCACAAAAAATTTTTTACCAACTGGCCTTGACGCCATTCTCTGGAAAGTTACAATGTTTGCAGTCGGGAGATTTTACGAAAAGCGGTTCCGCTCGGCGGGAAGGCTTATCGAGGGAATAGACCGGCGTTTGGCCTTGCGGCCGAACGCCGGTCTTTTTTGTTTAATACACCACCCAAAAGATGTGTTTGAGCCCCCAAATTTACCACTTTGTTGATAGTCTAACTAGGGAATTGATTCTGACAGCGAATGCTGTTATAATTATTTTGTCAATGACCACTAGATTTTACCCCTATGAACCGATAGAATGTCATGTTGAGTCATGACATCCTAGTTCTCTTTTATGAAAGGAATTCGTCATGGCCGCTCTAGGAAAGGACGACCGGAAGCGAATGGTCCTGCAAACCATGCAGGGAATTGTCAACGAGATTGAGTCCAAAAGACTTCTTCTTGAGGCCATTTTGGAAAATCGACCGGAGCTTGCCGATGAAGTTTACGGCAAAATGCATACGCTTCAGTCGAATCTCGATAGCATCTTTTTGATGCTTGAGTACGTAGAAGCTGAATGTCCTTGTACGCAAGGTTCGGCTTAAAAATTATCGAAACTGTTAGGGCCACAACCATTGGGTCCGCAGTTTCCCTTATTGCCATGAACTGGGCAATTGGGGTTACCGCATCCCTGCACTCCTTGTGCTCCTATTCCTGGTCGTAAAATTTGTCGTCCTGGCAAGATATATCCAGGTCTCTTAATAGGAGTCGGTTCCGGTTTCACGCCAATAATAGGCTTACGTCCAGGCTTTACTGGTTGCACACCTTGATTATCTGGAGAAAGTGGCTCTTCCAATTTAGATGGATCTTTTGGATCAACAGGCTTAACATCTGGCCTATAATCGCCAATGGGTTGTTGTCCTTCCATTCTTGGTTGTTGCCAATCTGCGTTTGCAGCTTTTGTTTTGTAGTTATAAGCTCCAAAAATTGCCACAAACAAAACTAACACCGCACACACTAAACCAACAGTAAGCTTTTGCATAAAACCCCCTTAATTTTTTCCATATGTATATAGGTATACAATTTTATTTTTCAAGTGACCCCAGGCGGATTTGAACCGCACATTCTCACCGTGAAAGGGTGATGTCCTGACCAGATTAGACGATGGGGCCAAAATCGGGCGTTTTATTCGTGTGGGGGTCGAACCCACATGTCCCGGCTGAACGCCGAGAATCCTATCCATTAGATCAACGATTCAACGCCCTGATACAAAATTCGTGTACTTTGAATTTTGCATGTATCAAATTGTTTTAGAATGCCCACCCATCCCTTCGGGATGGGTGGGCATTCTAAGTAGGCAATGAAGGAATCGGACCTTCGCTTCCACCTTGTAAGGATGGCACACTTCCATTATGTTAATCGCCCATGCGGCTATTTCATTTTGTAGAGGATTCGAACCTCTCCCTCCCGGCCAGCGGGCGCACCGAGACCACGCATGCACACGAAACTTCCTAGCCTAACGTAACGTTTACCTTTTTAATTTTTGCCAATAACCTCTTGGCGGTTTGTCTATTTTGTATCCACGACACCATTTTTCAATAGACTTATCTGAAACTCCGAACTTGTTTGCAAGCTGTACAGTTGGTATCTCCCACACCAATTTACACAACTCTTCTCGGCTCGGTCTTTCTACTCTGCGACAGGCAAATTGCGCACATGATTGAGAGCAATATATTTGATCTTCACTTTTCGTATTGTATTCTCGACCACATGAAACACATCTCAATGTTAATATCGGTTTAACCAACTGTTGCAGCGCTTCTATTTTGTGTTGTCCAAAATGAATTTCCCGATGACACCTACAACACACTAAGATACACTTACTAATTTCGTCAACAATTTTATCCCAACTCCATTGATAAATCATCTTTCCTGGATCTCCACTTTTTTTGCTACCTGGATCAATATGATGAAAATCCATTGCTGCAAAACATTTGTTATACCCACACATGCAACACTTGCCACCGAAATATTCTACTGCCCTCTGCTTTTTCCTCCGTCGTGAATTTATTCTAGATATACTAGATTTTGGTTGCTCCCGTCCATCTATCACCGCAAATGGCTTGGTTAAATTCCTAGTGTTGTGTTGCCCAAATGGCGAGCACTTTAAGCAAAACATTCTACCCTTGAGATTATGTTTTTTGCCATCTAAAACAATCCAATAGGGAATGTACTCACCACATTTTTTACAAAGTCTTTTCATAATTAAACCTCCATTACTTATATAGTAATGCGAGGCTTAATTTACGCTACAATTTATAAAAATGCCGAAAAACAGCGACGACGAGAATCGAACTCGCCCCTTCAATTAGACAGATTGAAATGCTAACCAATACACCACGCCGCTATTATCGACCCAGGGGACTTGCGTCCCCTGGGTCGTTCACAGACATAGGGCATACAATATAACCAAATTGTCAAAGATCGAGGGGTCTGCGAGGTCTTCCCGCCAAGGTCGAGCAATCGCTTAAACCATAACCCGATGGTTTTTATTTAGTATCCCCGGTTGGACTCGAACCAACGACTTCTGCCTTCGCAGGGCAGCACTCTTATTCCACTGAGCTACGGGGACAAATATATTCAAAACTCCAATAAAAAAGCCTTCCTTAAATTCCTTTTGGGAACTTGAGGAAGGCTTTTTCTTCTCACTCAGGTTCCCTTTTTGGGGGCTCCTGAGTGCTATTTCTGCGATCTCAGGAGCAAGTGGTATCGACGGTCTCCGGGCGTTCTGGGCGCACGGCGGCGGGTCGTCCGTTTCCGGCGACTGTCGCTACTGCTCGCTCTATCGTCCTGAACATCGACATCATTTTGCTCCGTTTACCCTTAGACGCACCATGCGGCCAAAAGGTTCACTAAATTTTTAGGCAGAACATCTGCCTCGTAACAGTATTATACGCTCGCCAATCCAAATTGTAAAGGGGCTGAAAAATTTTTTTCTTAGCCTAACCTACGGGCAGCCTCAAGAGCCGCCACGCAATTAGAGCTAATTACAGCAAATAGATCATCTGGATGGTAGCCCGGCGTCCAGACTGTTTTGCCGCTAGAGTGCCAGACTTCGGCTTTTATGTGACATCCTGCGCATAGGCTAATGCCATTCTCTGGCACGTAACCGCCATTTATAATTTCGTGCCGATTGATAATGTGGTGTGCGTCTCCAGCCCGCACACCACACATACGACAACGATTATTATCTCGTTTGAAAACAGCATTAACAAATTGCTGTCGAACGAGTTTTTTATTTGCTTTTGCCATTGAGTTCACCATTGAGCTTAGACACACGCTCTTTGAAACGACCGATCTCTCCATTGATCCATTCCAATCGTTTGGCTTCTTCTTCAAGCTGCCCTGGAGTCAAGGAACACCACTTGGCTTCATCCTCTTGCTGTACACGGGCGGATTGAACAGCCAATTGATCTTCAACGGCTCGATTGGCAAGCTGCTGTCTCAACTCAACATTCTTGCGTTGCAAATTCTGCAATGCTTCGCTTTGCACACGCACGGTATGCTTCGACGTTTTGATTTCAATAGGCTGCCAGTAATGAAAATACACAAAACAGGCAATAGAACTAAAAACAAGATACACCAACGTTCCAGAAAATAGACGCTTCATCTTATCGCTTTCTTACAAATGGGTGAGAAATTACCAAAACCAAACACATTTTACTAGAGATTCAAAACCATGTCAAGTATGGGCACAACTAACCTCTCGTTGCAAAAATTCTAGTGCCTGCTCTTTATGCTGCCGTGCCCGTTCACGACTAATGCCTAATTCACTTGCTATTTGTTTCAGATTCTTACCTTGTAAAAACCAACCAATCAACGCTTGTTTACTCCTAGCTTTAGCTGGCGGGATTTTATCAAGCAACTCATGCAAATCCATACGAGCCTCTTGTTGTCTTCTATCTCGTTCTGAATCGGAATATCGCAATAGACATTCAATAGATTCATTTGGCATAGCGTATATGTTATGCGATCCTCGTCTTGTGCGATTTCCTCGTTGCTTTAAGATGTAACCCCTTATGCAATAATATGCATAAGTAGAAAACTGCAACCCACGACTGGGATCAAACCGATCAATGGCATGATAGAGTCCCTGAACGCCGTCGCTAAACTCTTCTGTTTCTTCCAACGCCTGACCTGGGCGTAGTGACGCATGTTTGATCACTATTTTTGCCACAAGCCCAAGATGATCGACAGGATTAATTTGCGGATTATGCCTTACTTGGGTTACCACGGAATAGTTCCTTTCTATATTTCTACAACCCACGGCTGATGAACCATTTTGTATGATTCATTCAATATTGACACATTGGTTAAGATAGAATGTGCATTTCTCCATTCTCCACGGGCACAATGAATGTGTCCAAACACTACCAACTTCGGTTTTATTTGTTCAATTCTCCAAGTCAAAGATTCCGAACCACAAGCCTCTCCTTGTTGATTCCGGTCGCCATAGTATTTCGGTGGACTATGACAAACAATGACATCGACATCATCGGGAATCAAGTTCCATTTCCCCATCAATTGATGCTCATCTAAATTAAATGCCCAATCATAAAATTTCTTCTGCCAAGGTGTGCCATATATCTTCAACCCATTAAACATTGCAAACTCGTCTTGCAAATAAGTCCAAGGAAGTTTAAGTCGCATTACGTCTTGAGGCACTTCATACATCGGCCAATCATGATTGCCAGCACATGCGAATACTGGTTTATTGATTCTATTAAGCCAACGACGAAAATCTTGGTCAAGCCAAGCAAGTTGTCGTGTGTACGCACCATGATTGCAAATATCGCCAGCAATTAAGACGGCATCACATTCGGGTAATGGTTCTGGAAGATGTCCGTGCATATCGGACATACACGCAAATTTCATATATCACTCTCTAAAAGTTCGTGCAGGCATGGCCAACTCTTTCTGTTCTCTAACAGCCATTTGTGAATACTATTTTTAGTATTCTTGCCTTTTAGGCTATGACCGCTTGCCAATATTTCATCTACAACTTTTACTATATCGGCATCCGTCTTAGCATCCATGAGCTTATCTTTCAAACGGCTTTTTTCAGTAATTTTGCTGGTAGATGTGCCATTAAAAATACGACTGCCGTCACGTAATTTAATACGAGAAACGTCTGAAGGCTCTCCCTCAGCAATCAGCCAACCTTTGAAATTTAGTCCGTTCATACAGCCCTTCTCAAAGTAATGAAATGGGTTTTAGGGGACTGTTTAGTGATGCTTGCGAACCCACAAAACCTCGGTCAATATGGACGTACACCGGAGAACCGATCTCCACATCCCTCTTTTCAAATTCATTACAAGAGCGGGTGAAGGGATTTGAACCCTCGACATTCACGTTGGGAACGTGACGCTCTGCCAACTGAGCTACACCCGCAAAATTCCAGCGTGGATTTTAGCATGACAATTCCTACACACCACAACACACTTATCTATTTCTTTTTGCACTCTTTCCCAAGAAAGGTTTTTACCACAACTGCCTAAACCAAACTCTTTATTATCACTGGGATGATGAAAATCTAAACAACACGCTTCTTTTTCAAAACAAAATTTACACCCTACGGATGATTTTATCTTATCTACTTTTTCTTTCCTATCACGCTTAAACAATCTCGCTTTTTCTATGTAACCACTCTTATCGGCTAAATAATACTGATGGTTTGCTACTGTCTTACAAGATTTACACCTAGATTGCAGTCCATCACTATGCCGAACGTTTACATAAAACTCGCTTGCATCTTTTTCTTCTTGGCACTTAAAGCATGTTTTTCTCATGCTTTATATATGCTTCCCAAATCAACATTGTTTGGGAATCACGCCCGCATTTCACTATTTATGATAGTATGCAAAATAAAAAAGGCCCTTGGAATTGCTGCCAACGCTGGCAGCTTGCAGAACGGAAGGGCAAGTTACCGTCCTGCGAATAAAAATTCCAAGGGCCAAGAGCCAGCCACTTAATATACTACAATCGCCACCATTTGTCAAGTGAGTGATTCCAACTCGTCTTCGCATATTTCTCCACCCTGATACGGGCCATCACCATCTAGGTCTTGTTGCTCAGAATCAAACTCTACCCAATACGTATGAATTTCTTCCTGAGTATCTGCATTTTTGCAGACCCGATAACAATCTTCTAAGCGATCACCTTCTTCAAGCAATCCCTTGGGAAAAGGTATAACGGTTCCAAAGAACCCCTCTACCCACATGTCCGATAGGACTCGCACCCTATCTCCTACTTTGAAAGTCATAGTACCAACGACTCCTTGTTAAGAAGTTCTAAAATATCTACCACTTTAGACGGCAGAGTTTTCTTCACCTCTTCGGAACTACGGAACTTATGATTAAAAATCTTCGGCTCCTCATCCTGATAACGATCTGCGTAATACGCTACCGTAAAACGATCTAACCCCGTATCTTCTGGAGAAGCCACTTGAATCCATTCATTGTTTTCTATTCTGCCTTTACACAAAATTTCTAACTTTTCATTGATTGCTTCTTGAAGATCAAATTCATCAAAAGGCAAATCGGCCGCTTCTTGCTGAGCCGAATCATGACACAATAATTCAAAAACATCAAATACTCTAGTTGCTGTAATCTTCATGCTTTCACCCACGGTTGCACATTTTCTAAAAATTGTCGCACTTTGTCCAGATCAAGTTTCTGATCATCTTCGGAACGAACCTTAGATTCCACATCTATCCATGCAAAGTCTGGAGCTACCGATTCCAACTTCTCCAAAACACCCGCAACATTATCTGGTGATAACCCTCCCGCAAACCCGCAACGATTCATAGAAACTTGCTGAGGCCACTCTTGAGGCAATATACCGTGCCCACTAGAAACATCGTACATTGGGGCTACATTCGTCACCTTAGATGCCGCCAATACAACAGGGTGATTTACATCTTCGACCTGAAGAATAATCTGCTGTTTTACTTGCAAGCCGGGCTCTTGTAGACCAATCAAGAACCGACCAATATCAAGCCGATCCACCTCATGACTGAAATTTATTTGAAACCGTTTGAACATCGGCCAAAAAGGAAGCTCGTCAAAAATTCCCCATTTGCCTTTACAAACCTCACGCATCCATTTATCACAAATGTGGCCAGAGAAACGAATCGGAATTTTCGCCGCCTCTTGCATCCATTGTACAGACGGATAGCGTGGCGTCCCAGGCTTAGCCTGACTCAATAAAAGTCCCCATTCAACGAACGGAAACTGTTGTGAGAGCAATTGCAATTGGGAGGGCTCGACACTTTGGTCTGCTCCCGTTATCGTTACGAGGTCTAATATTTTCTTTACCATAATCTTCCGCCAATAATTCTCTCATTTTCTTTCGTGCTCTATTCACCCTGGATAAAACCGTGCCCAAAGGAATATTCAAATGAGTAGCCACCTCTTGATGCGTCCATTCCATTACCGCTACTAAAAGTAATGTCTCTTTCATATCTTGTGGCAAACTGTCTAGTGCTTTTTGTATGTTGCTTGAAAACTCATGATCCACATAAGAATCATTTACGCCAACTTCTAAATCCTTATGATCTCTTAATTTTGGAAAAGGTTTTAATCTAAATAAATCCGTCATTCTACGACGTAATATTTTTACCAACCATCCCATTCCAGTATCGTCAACATCCCGTAACTGAAAATCTGTATTTCCCGACCAAACAGATTTGAATGTTTCTTGAACTACATCTTCTGCCAAGTGAGATTGGCCTAAAGTGCGATAGGCTAAACGATACAGCCTACCACTGTGTAATTCAACCAATTGATTAAATTGCTGTACTTCCACCCTACATTTCTCCCAGCTTGACAAGCCAACGATTAGGAATGTCTATCTTTTTGACAGGAATTGTCTCGCCACAGGCGAGACAATTACAAGTATATGGCAACCGATGTCCAGAATCATCGCATTGAATGTCTCCGCATTCTACACCAAGAACCGCACAACATTTCGGACATTCAATTTTGATATGGCTATCATGAATGATCCTCATCCACATTCTCCTTCATAGCAGTAGGTTTACTTTCGTGCCCAAAATGGCCAAAGCCATTTGCTTGAATATCATCGTGTTCAGGATCATCAACCAATCTAGCTGCTTCGTTCGTTATGCGACCCTCAAATACATCGGCCACAACATCCGCAACTTCATAATAACCTAATGTAAATAAGTACGTGTTTAATGCATTGAACACATCATCACTTGCCCATCCCCCTGGATCATCGACAAACCGATTGCTATCGATAAACTTTTGCATATCCACTCGCCATTCAGGAGTGGTTTTCTTAGGATGTACAAAATAGGTTTCTTCCCGACCTTGATTGGTACTCAACCGAAGGCAAAAGATCCTTGCTCCAGTTGCGGAAATTTGTTGAAAAACTTCGTGCGAGTTCATGTTTGGATTCAATTCTTTCCACTGATTGTTCGATTTTTTCATAATTCTGCCAATCTATCATCCAATTCAAATGGATCACCGGCATCGGCCATTTTAATTTTGCCTTCCTTTTGCCATAAAATAACCGTATTGCTTCTAGCAATGGCAGGCATGGCATTACATTCTTCAGGAACGGTATAAGGAATGTGACCTTCCATCATTACCGCTTCTTCTGCATCGGAAATTTCCATCCCCACCAAACTATCCAAAAACAATTTTTTCATGTCTGTTCTCCTTTCGCCAGACATCATAGCACATTTGCCAAAAAAGAACAAGAGATGCCCTCACCTACTAGTTTCCAGATAGTGAATGGCACGATTCAGGATGTAAGCATTTTCTTTCAGCAAACCAATGGCTGTATTGCAATTCACACACAACAACCCTCTTACTTTATTGGTTTTATGGTCATGATCTACACAAAATCGTTTTCTTTGTTGCCCATAATTAGTCTTTCCTGTGATCCCCCCATCACAAATAGCGCACACCCCATTTTGCAATTGCAACATGTTTTTGTATTCTTGGAGTCCTATGCCATACACACGCATGAGATCCAAATCGTCTTTACAATCATTGCAACTGGAATATAAACCATCCTTGAACGCACAATGCACAATGAACTCTTGTACTGATTTTACAGCCCCGCACTTAACGCATTTTTTTAATCCATTCTGCGTGTGTCCATGAGCAATCGGACACTCCCAACCACAACTTTTAATGAGCCCTCTTGAAACCTCTCCACATTTCCGCTCTATTTGTTTTCCGCAATCACATTTGAAATTAGCCCACTGCCTTGATTCGCCACGACTCACCCTGAATGGACTTGACACCATAGTCAAATGGTTTCTTTTATCCCCCGGCTGCATGATCCACTCATTTTCTGGAACACCTCGCTTTTCTTCTGCCATAAATAAAAATCCTCCTCGCAAATGCCTATATCTTATATAAGCATCTGCGGGAGAAATTTTATTTCGGATCTTTTAGGAATTTACCCGCATCTACCAATTCCACCACCAATTGCATTGTGGTTGATAATATTGATAGCCCGGCCGCTGATAACCCGATGGTCTACAAACCGACTGCTGGTAAACCGGCTGCTGACAAACCGACTGCTGGTAAACCGGCTGCTGACAAACCGGCTGCTGACAAACCGGCTGCTGGTAAACCGGCTGCTGACAAACCGGCTGCTGGTAAACCGGCTGCTGACAAACCGGCTGCTGGTAAACCGGCTGCTGGTAAACCGGCTGCTGGTAAACCGGCTGCTGGTAAACCGGCTGCTGGTAAACCGGCTGCTGGTAAACCGGCTGCTGGTAAACCGGCTGCGATTCCCATTCCCTCACCGGCCGAATTTCATGAACATCCTGATGGGTATACGTCTCTCGCAATCCATTTCTCCACTCATGAATTGGCAATGAGCCAATCGGGTTCTGTTGAACCGGGATTGACTGGGCTACTACCGGCACCTGCTGTACCGGCACCTGCTGTACCGGCACCTGCTGTACCGGCACCTGCTGTACCGGCACCATTCCCATCGATCCTGGGGTATATGCTTCATACCCCTGCCCATACGCCACCGAACCAATCAACAACACAACCAACGTAACCAAAGTCTTCATAGCACACGATCCTTTCTTAGAAAAAACAAACTTCCTGTTTAATGTGCGATTAACAACACCTCAATCTGCTTCAGCCAATAACTGAAGTCTACTTTCATCGCTACAGCCGCTCCAAGCGCCGTAACTGTTACATCCAACAAGAAGCCAATAGTCCAACCGATAGCTTTCATGTTTCAGTTATCGTCACTTGGCTTCGGCGTCTTTAATCTGAATGTAAATTTTCTTGGGGGCATTCTCAAAATATTTGAACAACGACGGACACAACCATCCTTCTTGCCCAACCTGTTCCCAGAGATATACGTTCCCACCCATTTCTTCTCGAACCCAAGTCAACTCAAACTCCGCAGTTGGAAATGGTGTTTCCGAAAATAGCAGTACAAAGCCCGCCTCTGGATTTTTGATCCCCTTATGTGCTGTAGCTAAATCAATCAACGTATCAGCCCCAGCTACGAAGGCTTCACGATATAAACCTACGGCAGGATCATCAAAAACCCAGATGTTTTCCCACTTGTACGGTTTGATTACGGCAATACTGTTACTCAATTTCTTTCCCTCGCTTGTTAAAACTTGTTGCTCACCCTGCGAATATTATACTCTGTGATTGAGGGTTGTAAACTAGAATCAGTAAAAAATACTGAACCCCCGGAGTGGCGTGTGTAGAGAATTGCCTGTAAGGAATAAACCTTACGACAAATTAGAGATTTTGCAAATTAAAAACCAATTGCTGTTCTAAATTTTTTTCCAAAGTCTTTTCTAATTTATGCACACCCGCTTCAATTTCAGAAACTTGTGTTGATAAATTTTTCCATCGTCTATCTTCTTGAACATGGCCTTCTAATTCTTGTTTGCTGCGTACTCTATATTTCACAGTAGATGCCGGTTCCATTATTACCCCTATTATGATTAAATCATCGCCAATAAATGTATATACAGTATCAGGAAAAAATCTTGTGAGATATCATGAACGATAAACCCACGCTCAGCCAGAAATATGAGAACACTCAACGAACTCTACAATCTGTAGTGGAAACACTCACAAGAGTTGACGTGCGGTTGGGTATTTTTATTGAAAATTTGGCCTCTCTGGAAGAGACTGTTAATTCCAATAAAGAAAAAGCCGACAGTTTGGGTATTCGCATTGCTGTCATTGAATCAAAAAGCTGTGACAGCCTTAAAGATTCAATTAAAGAACTAAAAGACGCCGTTAAAGATCTAGACGAACGAGTAGATGACTTATCATCATCTCATCAAGAAATAAAAATGCTATCAGTCAGAAGCGATAGCTTGTGGAGCACTGTAGGCACCATCCTAATTAAATTATTTGTGCCTATTATTATAGCTTTAACCACAGCCGCTATCATGTACCATTTTAATATTAGCAAAGGCCCTTAATAAACCGGCTCGTCCCCAAACGATAAGCTCATTTGGTTTGGAGCAGGACGATATGGCTCAGGTGGTGATTCTACCACACTAATAATTTCACATTGATAATCTGCGTCGTACTCTTCTTCGCCTACATAACTCCAAGTCTTAATAGTATCGGTATAGGCCATCTCTTCAACCATATCCTTGGCTTCATCCTCATCCTCAGCTTCAACAGTTACAGTGGTTCTTTCTGTTAAAGTTACTTCTGTTTTAGTTTCTCTTTCGATTTCAACCTTAAAATTTGGCATGGTATTAATCTCCTTGTCCGTATCATACCACACCAATATTTCTTAATCAAGCCGGATCTTTTGGGATGCGATGTTGATTGTTTTTCCACCAAGTTCTTATTCTCTTAGCAAGTTGTTCAATCATCTGCACCTTTTCTTCTGTTAAATCCTGAGGATTAGCTGGGCCTCCTGCAAGGCAACCCGTGCAATTAACAATGAAACCCGTGGCATACAACTGCTTATTAAATACCTCGGCCTTCTCCTGCATGCTTCGAACTTCTGATTTTAATCTTCTGTTCTTTTCCTCTAAGTCGGCCAAATGATGAGCCCTAGCAACTTGCTTTGGCGTCAAATAATGATTCACCAATCTCTCGGCCTTTTCCGCACGCTCTCTCCATTCATAATACTTTACAAACCAATCCTGACTGCTCTTTTTCCAAAACTCTACTTGATCTTCTGCCATAATAACTCCTTATTCATTAACAACACCATATTTATGAAAATATCTTAACGGCCTATATTTCACTCCATTGACCCAAAAACCCCATTTACGATAGGGTCGGCCACACAGGAGCAAAGTCCACGCACCCTCCTTCGATATATCCAAGTAGTGCCGTTTGTCTGCCTTGGAAACCCACCAACTCCCAGCCTTCACTTCAAATCTTCCTTCTGGCGTTACATTGGTGTATTTACCCTTCAAAATAATTGAAATGAAATCACAAGCATGATCATGAAAGAACCGCTTGTCGTCGGACCTAATCCAATGGTGAATTCGTATGGTAAAACCAAACAATAGTATGGTCCAACGATACAAATAAGGTCGCCCAGGCTCACCCAGAGCTTCCTTCCATCGAATCTGAAAAATTTTTCCAAATGGTTTCATATCATTCTCCAAAAGTCAGCGGTGAAGGACTCGAACCCCCGACCTCCGTGTAGTAGGCTCTGATACCCGGTGTAACTCGCTCCTGCTGCATTTGCAACCACAGCAATCGCTCGTAAGAATTCGTATCTTCGCCATCACGGTGCTCCAACCAACTGAGCTAACCGCCGTCAGCCGGAAGTAAAGGATTTGAACCTCTATACCTACAACTTGCGTTGTAGTGCTCTAACCAATTGAGCTAACTTCCGTCAACGAGAATGGACTTGAACCACCGACCTCCTACAGGTTTTGTAGGTGCTCTTTCACTGAGCTACTCGTTGTCAGCCGAAGGTAAAGGACTCGAACCTCTATCCCTACAACTTGCGTTGTAGTGCTTTAGCCAATTAAGCTAACCTCCGTTGATCCGCCCGGCTTTGCCGGGCGGATCTTACAATCTTTTACTCCTCAAAATATTTCTTCGCTTCTTCATAAACTGCATTCACGGAATATTCCAATTCCTTGTAATTCAAATCAATCCACTTTCCATCGCTCTTGCGAGCCATGCGATGCAAATTAAATTGAATCCCATGATTAACGTCATCAGGATTTGCTTTAGGCATACGGGCATTCTTGTATGCTGCAATAATATTCAAATCATCGACAGCATTATGTAACACTCTGCCCGGTCTGGGAACAAATACTGAGCAATATATCGGTTCCGGGATAGGCCGATTGCTCCGCACTTTTTTATCAGTCTTATTGAGTCGGGGTTCCCAATAGAACTTATTCTTGGGTTCTTTTACATTCCAGCGATACCAACGGGCATAATCTTTCAACGTCTGGTAATACCACTTGTGAAGCTTCTTGAGCTTCAGATATGTTTCGTAATCACACGGATAAAATCCGTATTTACCTTCATTAACCATTTGCATGACAGCACTCATTTTCTTCTCCTTCATAAAGTTGTTCAGAAAGTTCATCAACACATTTAATCTCTTCATCGGGCACCTCCTTCAAAAGAACTTCCTCTGCCTTTTTGTAGATGACCGTTTCGACCACTAATCCGCCACAGACCGCAGCTTCTAACGCACTGAGATCAATAGATCTTATTTTAGCTTCTTGCACCATATCGACCAAAGAAAATGATCGCACAATTTCCCATTCTGCACTGGGATACCCGCCAAGAGCATTGGCAATGTTCATAGCGGGGAAACAGTCAGAGCATCGCAAAGCGATGGCTTGTTTTAATTGTGCATCTGTGATAGGACGTTTTAATTCAAAAGTCATGCCACACCCCCTTGAACGCAATCAACGTTCCGAAGGCATTGATATTTTTGAAAATGGCGACGAGAATCGCCTGATTGGGGTTCTGTTGCAAAAGCCGTCATTTGACCATCAAGGTCAGATTCAAAAAACGGTTTGCATTTAATGCCGAACCCAGAGATCCGTCTTAGAGCATTGATAAGCTGTTCTTCGTTACGAACAGACAGGGCAACCACAAACGGGTGATCGCCATCAGACGGAATAAGAGAATTTCGAGCAAGCTCGATAATTGCGTGGGTGGATTGAACAACTTGCTGCGGAAATGAAAGATCCCTACGAACAAAAGTGTAAACATAACTGTTTACCGTTTCCACCTCATTAATCTACGTAAATCCGCTCATGTGCATTTTTCCTTTTTCGATAATCATTTTTGTTTTTGTAGACCTGTTCAGTATTCGGGCATATAGCCTGACAAGGGTTGACAAGTCGTTCTTTGGGAGTAACTACAAGTTGCTCAGGTGGATAATCCACACTCCAAAGCCGGTGTCTTTCGACATCATACGTATTATACGCTCGTCAGCCCAAAAGTCAACTCCTGGCCAAATAATTTTTCTGAAGAGCGTCCTTTGACCACAATTTCCCCTGAACGAATCCATGTCGCACCATCTTAAAACGATGGGTAATCCAGCGATTATCCTTGCTAACCTTGATGTAAATACCTTCCCGTGGTTCCTTAGTCGTAAATGGCGACGGTTGGAGAGTGAACTCCTCAATTTGGGGGTAATTCTCTACTGGGCCACTCCAAATCAACGGCACCAAATCAAATCCACAGACAGACAACATCTCTCTGGCTTTGTCCGTCCTTACGAACTGCCCTTCGGCATAATCATAAAGATCATAGGCCACAAACCAGCCGGGTAATTTATCGTACTCCAAACCATGCTGGGCCACCATCCACTCGCCATAAACAGAAGCGTTTGGATAAACCCCTTCCAGAGCCTCAAAAAAATCCTGATGATCGTAAAACCAATTCCAAATCGCAACAAATTGTCTCTTGGCTGGAGTGTCCTTTTGAAAACCCTTCTTGAGAATGTGATCCCGATTACGAATTACCGGATGTCCATCAATAAGAGCCATACCACAATTCGCACCATCGATCTTCTCCTCAACATAAACATGCGGGAGTTGAAAAATGATGTCAGCGTCGTTTGCCGTTAGGTCGCCTCGCTGAGTGTTTGGCTTCCAAGGTAAATGCAACGTCCGAGGAAATTCCGGCAATTTGTGAAGGTTCTTAGGTTTCATTTTATTGATCGTAATTCATATCGTGGATATCCCACCACCATTTCTACCATTTGATGCGAATATCTCACGCCACATATCGGACAACGATATACGCTACGTTCCTTGTTGTCGTAAAACATCCGTATGAGACATTTCGGACAAAAGCAAGTGTATCTCGGTCGTTTTAGTGGATTCTTTCTACTCATTTGATTAACGCTGGATTGGTGGTGACCACCAATTCAATCAATTCACGATCTGTGATTATTACATCTGTTTTTTCAGGAATTGGATGATACTTCATTGTAAATGGCTGATTGTCTTTGCCGCCAAAGAAAATCAGTCCCAGGGCACGCAACATGCCCGTTACTTCTAGTTCCGTACCGTCCCATGATATAACATCCATGAGACGATCCAATCGCACACATTGATATCCCTTGATTGTTCCTGGTGGGATGTCTTTCAGCGTAGCTTTCAGGCTTTTAATTTCATCTATGTTGGTCGTCTTGGCCTTAATCGCCGGTTCTATTTCGACCGCATTAAGATACAATTCTAGAAACTGTTGCTTCAAATGGAACAAAAATTTTGGCACCTGTTCTTTTTGATAGGTGGTAATTTCTCCACCCATCAAAGCTTGCGGCCTAAATCTAACCAATGTGACGATTCGTTCTGGTGTTAATTCATTCTTAGGAACAAATGGCACACCAGAAATAAACAAAGAACTGTGCTGAACAAATGGCACTGCCTTACACATATCCATGTGTGCATATGGCAAGTAGTAATATTCTCCAATTTGTTGCATGCCACATTCATATGCACCTGCGGGCAATTTATATTTTACTGCGTCCTCTTTCATGACCTTGACTTGATCACGATAGCTTTTAGCCCTTTTAGTCGGCGTTTTCTCCTGGCTACACTTTCCATAAATGCACCTCGACAACATACAAAGGTGAATACACTTGCCAACATTAAGCAATGGGCATTCGCCACCTTCTAGTGAACAATAATATGTAACAGCAGTCGTCCGTTCGCTTTTCTTCTCAGCTTCACGAACCTGGATTCCTAGTGTCTTCATTAGGGCTTTCCATATATCCGGTGGGAACAGTTTCAATAACCTTACGATGAATAATGCTGCCTTTACGAAACAAAATCCTTGGCACAGTTCGGCCAGGACCAGTCCAATAAAGTGCAGTGTGAGCAATCCTTATATGAGGCGACATTTCCAAACGCTTACCAATATCCCAACCAACCTTACCTCTCCGATGTGCCTTTTCAACATATTTCTTGTCGCCAGTTTCATCAAATTTTGCACGATCTCTATTTAAGACATCGGCTGTGATTACATCTGGATCGTTTTCCAATAAACACATGCAACAACAAAGCTTAATACAATCTCTTTGCACATCCTCTGGTATCACCACGCCTATATTAGCTGTTGGTGCCATAGGAAGATCACTAATTTCCTCTTCTAGCGATTTGCCCTTCCTGCATGAGAATGTACGATATGTATAAACTCGCTGACCAAGGCCGCTATCTACCATTCTGACTTCTTCACCGATATCGATCCAAATAGACACACCAGATACTTTTTCTGACCTTATTTCGTCTATCTTCGCCATCATAATCCCTTGAACTTCGAATTTTTCTCCTTCAAATTCAAACTTCAATGGATTGTTTTCTACTGGCAATCTCAGAAATAATTCTGGAATGGGCGGCTGCATAAAACTAGCATCAACAGCTAGATTTAATTTCAATAATGGCGGTACGATAGCTGGCCAAATACTGTAATATGGCTGATGTGCATTATACCAATTGGCCTCCATTCCCAATTGGGTATAAACTTCATTGTGCCGTCCGCTATATCCCGTCATCAATTTGCAATAAAAATCAAACGGCTTCAATGCATGAGCATCATGATCGCCCACGTTACGGTAGAATTGATAGATTGTTTGATATTCATGAAATTGCATTACCGCACCGTGTCATGGTCAATCCACTTTTTATCGATCCACAATTTTCTTTCTTTGTATGGCTGTTGAACAAGCACATGAACTTCATTTTCATTAAAGTCTAAAATTTCACAATCAATAGATTGTTTGCTACGACGATGAGCACCCGTAAATGCAGTTGCATTAATTTTAACTGTCTTGCCTTTTTCTAAATCCATAAATTCTCCAAAAGTAAACACATAGCCCGTTTGGTGGGACTCGAACCCACGACATGCGACTTTAGAGATCGCCGCTCTAACCAACTGAGCTACAAACGGTCATACGACCATTGTACTACCGCTTAGGAGGTTTGTAAAGCGACCCCCGTTCGACCATCCTACGCTTGCGTTTCTTGGGAACTATTTTTTTGGCATCTCTCACTCTTTGTCTTGCCCGCTTCTGACAAGCATTTTGAGCCGGAAGGAACTCCCTGTGTTTACTGACAATATCCCAACAAGTCCGACCATCTTCTGTTTCGGTCAGTTCGCAGGCAACATATTTTGGAATAATAGCCACCCCTTGAAAATGAGATCGCCAAGTCACTCTGTATTTGCCCGTTTGATCAAGCCAATTCTTCTCCGTCAAAGTGTCGGTCGCCAATGTCCAAGTTAATGTAATCATTTTATTTCCTTTCAGTGGCCAAGACAGGAATCGAACCTGTATACTCTAAGTTTGTCGCAATGGCTTACTATGAACAAAGCTCACGCTTTGGACCCCCAACTCCACCTAAAGTTTTACCATTAATATACTCGGCCCACATATATATTTCAGGAGGGTTTCATATGATGATATTTGCTATTCTTATGTTGGTTGTAGGTCTTTTACTTTGTATAAAGGGTAAAGCGGAACAGAAAAAACAAACTGAAAAGAAAAGTTTTGTGGTACTATTAACCACATTATTTCTTGTCTATTTGTTCCCTGGTGCTACGCTAATAATCATTGGGGTCATCCTGCTCGCTTTAATGTTTGGCGGCATAATGCCGTTCTGAACTATGTCCCTTGATAGACCAGCACTATTTTTCGGGTATTGTCGTTTAACCACTCTACATACTCTTCTGGCCCAAGACATTCTATTTCTTTTGGGACTGCGTAGACTCCGCCGTCTTGAGGAAAAGCAAGTCTAAAATACGGTCGCAAACCAGTAGAAACCTCGCCATCTTTCGGACCACCGACAAGATGATACTGGTAAAAGATACAATCTTCGTAACCATCTAAACCTTCGCTCATGATATATTATGCTACGAAACCCATTGTTTGTAAAGTCACGACATGTAAACAGCACCGGCTCCAGAAAATGGCACTTGATTGTTTTGTATGGCTGAAAGAGGTACGGGTTTAATCACCATTGTGCCACGCATAAACTTTGGTAAATTAAGGTTTATTTGTTGCAAAGCCATCTGTGCTTCTTGTTTGGTAGAATACATTTTATTACGAAAAGCATCATTCGGAGTGAAACTTGCCGAATCATGCCTGAAAATACCGTAATACGTATAAATCTGTGTGACTGTAGGTTTGGTCATACCCTATTTAGCTATATCACCAAGGAATCTTTTCATCAGTTCTGCGAGTTGCCGCCTCTACAAATTCACGATATAAAATTTTTGCATCTGTGAATGTGCCCGACAATTTCAATTTATTCAACAACAAATTACGTCTAGCCACTACTTCAAAATCAAAGAACCACATGATCGGCATAAATGGATTTACAAACACAGAATCATTAGTGGCCCCGGCAACCCGTGCATCTACATCTTCATACATCAAATGATTGCCGAATTCGCCCTCGACCGCAGGGATAATTCTCGAATGAATGTGGCTCTTGCGTTTGGATTCTTTCATCACCGCACGGCACGTCCGATCATAACTCTTAAAACAGTCCATGTTTTTAGTGAGAGCACAGCATCCAAGAAAACCACCATCTTTAATAATGCCAGCCATATTCTCCAAAGCACGATAGTGGCACACCCCTTCTTCAGTCTCCGCACCAAATCCGATACACACAAGATATTTACATGGAATATCCAATTGCGCAATAGCTGACATCGAGATAAAATCTTCAAGAACAGTACCGCCACCAGTTTCGTCACCACGCATTAGCGAATCAACACCGCCATCAATTAGAAAAATTGTAGAAATTTTGTCTTGATGTTTCTTCAAAATCTCTTCGTAACCACGGCGTACAGTTTGTACACCTTCCCGACCGATCAAATAAACTGGAACATTTACCTTAGTAGACAACAGATATTCCGGGTCATCTCCCGGCTGTGCCACCCTAGAAAATATTCCACTTTTACTGGAATAATTTGCCATTGCCTTCACTAATGTTGGCCACTCATAAAATAATGGCAAACCACCACATATATCATACCCACCACCAATACCGGCAAGCATAACACCACCTGAATATGCTATCCGATCTGCAATGGGACCAGGAATATTTAATTGGTTAGGCTTCGTCACTGCCATTCTCCCTTAAATAAGCAACCACTAATTCCGCAGCTTCTTGACTTGCAAAAGAGCCATCTGCTTTACTAATTTCAAAAGGAGAATAACAATGAATTAACCATCCATTCTCCCGAAGAATGTCATCACGGGACTTTTCTCGCTTGGCCTTAATTTCTTCCAAAGTCGGCGGCTTGTGACCTACCAGCCACACATATACATCTTCTGCCGTGTGCTGCAATTCTTGTCGAGCTTCTTCAGCACGATCTTCATATTCCCGTTCTCTTGCCAACTCTTCTTCAGATGGTTCGTGATCCCAATGCGGAAATTGTAGCCACGTTTCACCCAGCAAATTCAACGCCTTGTGAATCAGAATATAAACCTGCCCTACATCGTGAGGATAGGCATTAAACGGACTAATTTGTCGGCCTTGCATTTTATTGTCCCGCTTGCATTGCCATGAAATACGCTTGGGGATTGGTCAACATGTGATGTCGAGTCCAAGCATTGCCCAACACGTCAAAACATTTTGCTTCGTCTTTATAACGATAAGCTTCATACATTTGAATTGCACAAACTTCGTGTGGCATCTCGCCAACGGCTGTACCAAGACCAGGACATAAAACAGATTTGAAGTCATATTCCTTGGCCTTTCTTAATACAGCACGAAAAGCCAAATAGGCATTTGTTGTATGACCTACATTTTCAGGCACCCGCATTGTAGGCGCACTAATTAAATAGGGAATCGGCGTATCGGCCCGAGTGTTGCGAATGTCGATTACCTCAGCATCACCCACAAGAAGCTCACCAAAATGCTTGGTGTAAATTACTCTTCGCAATTCTTCCGACATACCCCAACCAAAATATTGTGAATACACATAATCGATCCCGCCATCCATGAAACCGAAACTTTGTGCTGGCGACACAACTGCATCTACACGCATGTGTTCGCCCGGTGCAAAAATATCACCGTGCGATACGTGGACATCCTGGCATCCTTCGAACACTTTGTTCCATGCCGCAATCATTTTAACATTCAAATCTCTCAAATAAATCTGCATCTTTAATCCTTTCTACTTGCGCAATCATACATTGTGAAACTAGACGAATAATATCCGGCCTTTATCTGACGACTACGGATCTCTCCATTGGTAGTCAAGCAAACGCATCGACTTGAACTCCAAGATTTTGACTCCCACTCCCACCATCCAAAAATCGTTTTCATCAGTCGGCATCCCACATGGGGTCGTAAGTGGACATTGCTTTGCCGCCATCATAGAAGCCCTGCTCGTATGCTTTATATAAAAGCGATACCTGCGGATCTTCCATGTCCACAAGCTTTCCCAAGGTCTTCTCGTACCATTTTTTGAAATCTATGCTACTGACTCTAAAGCCCATTGTTTTATTCCCGATCTGGCATTATACCCCGCAGCATCGGACCCTTCGATAGGATGATGCCACTTCCGAATTTGGAATTATACGCATTGTACACTTCGTCTTCCAACTCCATTTGGCAAACAATGTGATCAGTCCTTACAACAATCTCATTCCCTTTACAAAAAGGGGCGAACGGCATCATGCCCAATGAGTTTTCTGAAATGAAAAACTTAGCAGGATTTTTGAGAGATACTCCACCCGATTCAATACCTTCCGTCACATCGGCAATGACATCTTCACCGGTAATCAACTTTACATATTTAACAGCCATTTACTTCTCCTTTAAGGTTATGATATACAATAGAGTGAATTACCCCGCCCCTAAAGAGGGCGGGGCTTCCGTTCCAACTAACAGCCCATCTTTGACGGGTCTTATGTCAGGACAAACGGCTATTCCTCGATTCCAGCGAGGAGTTATACCTTCATTGCGAATATTAGTCGCTGCATTTTCATCTCTATCGTGATTAGTCCAGCAATTCCAACAAGTCCATTCTCTATCGGTAAGTTCCAAATCCTTGTTTTGCCAACCACACACCGAACAAAGTTGCGATGATGGATACCATTTATCTACTTGTCGCAACTCACGACCATACCATTCGCATTTGTATTTTAGTTTTTGGATGAACGACGAAAAAGAAGCATCATTTTGTTTTCTGTGATATGCTCGTTCTCTCCATCGTTCAATTTTCCGTGTTTCTGGATTTTGGTTCTTGAGCATTTCGGCTACTGACAATGTTTCTAAAACTACAACTTGGTTCTCATTGACAATTTTAGTGCTAACTTTGTGCTGGAAATCCTCACGAACATTATGGATATGTTGCTCAAGTATATTCAACTTGAGCCATGCTTTCTTTCGTCCTTTTCCTTCTGCTTTCGTTCTGTTCTTTGCTTTTTTCAAGAACCTCAATCTTTTAGCATATTTTGTTTTAGGAAGTGGGTTCTTATACTTTGTTCCATCGCTGCCAACTATTCCATGAACATTCAGGTCTAATCCAATGGTCTTATTCATTATCGGCAGAGGAGTAATTGTGCAATTGGCTGTGATACTAATGAAGTATTGCCCCGCTTTGTTCTTGCTAACTGTGGCAAACTCAATCTCGCCTTCTAATGGACGATGGAGATATATTTCAATACCTTCCTTGAATTTAGGAAAACTTACTTTCCCATCTTCAACTTTAATATTTTGTAATACCTTGAACGATTGCTTGCCGTGTTTCTTTTTGAAACGAGGAAATCCTTTCTTTCCTTTCTTCTGCTTCTTGATGTTAGCGAAGAAATTATCGTATGCGTTTTGCAATGCTCTGGCTGAATATTGTAATGCTTGACTTCCTGCTTCTTTCAACCAATCATAGGTCTGTTTTAGTTGTGGAATACTGGTGGCATTATCGTAATAGTTGAGAGTTTCTTTTTCGTTCTGATATTTATTGATACGAGTTTCAAGGAAGTGATTATACAGAAATCTTACACAACCGAAGTGCTTGGCGAGTAGCACTTCTTGTTCGGCTGTTGGATTCAATCTGTATTTGTAAGAAACTAAAGTCATTTGTCCTCGTTGTCTTCCACATACTTGACTACTAATTCCTTGACTACACTGGAAATAGATGCGTATTTCCGCTCACAGATTTTCTTAAACCGCTCATACAAAGTCGGCTGAATGCGTATCTGTAATTGTCCTGTGTTTTGTTCTTTATTCTCCATACACTTTATATAGTATGTCGCCACAATTTTTTACGACAAAATAAAAATAATTTTCCCAAGCCGTTTCAACTGATTTTCAGCCCATTTTGATGGGAGAACATTGACCAAACTAAATCAGCGTCAATCAGTGGTGGTTTTGACTAATTTCCATTATGACGCCTTACATCCCGCTACCCTAAAGAGGTTTGCCCTGTTCATTCAGTCGTTCGCTAACGCTCACTCCCTCACTCACAGAGCAAACATTCCTTCGGAATGTAGGGGTTTTACGGCGTCCCAGATAAACAATACAATTTCACTCAATCCACGTATAGCCTACGGCTACTTCTGATTTATCGACATTACACGCCCTAAAAAACTTCGTACTGCATTTATCGTGAGGACAAATTCTAATTGTACGATCCAGCTTTTTAGCTTTTTCTTTAGCTTTTTCTAACAATTGAGAACCATATCCACGCCGTCTATGTATGGGAATGATATAGATGTATGTCTTTACGCCTTTACTATTTCTAGAACGATAAAAGTCCAACAGTGCCCAACCAACAAAAACTCCCCCAACATACATAATAATGGCAATATAAGAGCCCGCCTTTCGTCTATCAACCACCTGACAGGCTTCTCTCATAAAATCTACAGCGCCATGCCAATTGGGTGTATGACGAGCAAGCAATTTACGAAATACTGGATCTATTTTTTGTAAATCTTTAATTTGCCATTTCATAATTACTTAGCCAAGAGTCGCTTTTGTTCAGCTTCAAACTCAGCCTTGGCCTGTTCAAACTTACGACGAGCAACTTCCAACTGTCGCTTCTTAGCTTCTTGTTCCCGACGATCCCGACGACGCTGTTCTGCCAATCGCACCTGCTCCAAACGAGCTTTTTCATCGGATACTTCCGTGGCTACTGTTGTAAACTTAACAATACTGGGAATATTGGTATTACCTGATTGTTTAGCATAATGAGTTACAATTGCACGGGCATGACCCAACTTGGCTTTTGAATACAAACGGGCCTTAGTAAGGTTATCAACCCAACCCTTATCGGTCCTTTTGTTAAACCACTTACCATCAGTATTACGAATGGCATAGACATCCATTGCAATCTGAGGAGCAGCCGGTGCAGCCACATCAAAGGTTGTTCCACAGCCACAATCACATTGCGAACCATGTACATTCTTGGTAATATCATCAATAACCGTTTGAACAGTAAGACCAAGCTCACTTGTCACTTCTAGGTTCTCCATTTTTTCTCCATATTGTAAAACATATTCCCTCAACGAAGGCTCGTTGCCACGCTGCCCACTAACGTAATAAGCCAGCCGAGCCCTATAGTATTCTTGCGCATGTTCTTCACGTAAATTATAAATTACACCGTCGTCAAAACAGACATGAATGCCTCCCACATGACGACTAGGAATTCTTATTTCCATCACCTTCATTTTTATGCATCTTTTCTTTTAGAGAAGTTGGGTAAGTTTCAGGATGGCCCCAATCAATCATGGTCCAATCCTCATATTCAATAATTCCGACCTTCTGTAAGACCGCAATCAATTCTTCCTTAGTGTTAAAATATCCAGTCCAGCCCTGATCACTTTTTGTAGATGTTCTCCACTCACCATCGGCATGAAGGCAATAACTAAATGGTCCCTCATGAAATGCCCGCTGTAAATCCCAAGTCACTAAATCATTCCAATAACCCACTGAAGTAATTTCGTGAATGGATTTCAAAGGAAGCGGCTCAGATCTTTGCCGCATAGCATGAAACTTGCCGTTCAATTCTTCAGGATCATCTGGCGTGTCTGAATGTTTTTCGATAATTATTCTTTCCATACAGAATACGATATCAGAAAATTATGAAAAACACAAGATCAAGATCTTGGCGGTGCCCAAGTACCCCGTTTGCTCTTAGAAGAAGAATGATCGGGATGCCGACCACTGATCATATATGCTGCCCAACGGCCCGCCACACCCGATCTACAAGCCGTTACATAGCCTTCCGAAAAACACTCTCTCCCTCTGCTTAAAATATCACTTCCATTACTATGATGATAATGCCAGACAATTTTCATAATTTTTTATTTTAGGAGGCATAGATACGCATTATGGAAAACAATAACGAAAAACCAGTCGAAGAAGTCAAGCAAGACTTGGCACCAGTAACCGAAGAAGTAGTTCAAGAAGTGGCTCAAGTGGATGCTCAGGCAGAGGCTCAGGCAAAGGAACAAGAAAAGCAAAACCGAGTAAATGAATGCGTTTCAACGGTTAATGCAGCAATGGACCGATTCCGTTGCCGCTTTGATGTTTCTATGCATGTTACAACCCAAGGGAATATTCCACGGGTCGTAATTGCACCTATCGACTAACAAGCCAATACGCTCATTAATTAAAAAACCCACCCGGCTTTGCCGGGTGGGTTTTATCGATTTGCCAATCTTACGGGGTAATTGCCTGTAAGAAATTGCGAATTGGTTGCCCTTCAACGTAATACTTCGGATGCACGTACACCTGTGGCGAACGGTATCCGTAGTACGTCGGCGTAGAGTAATAATACGTCGGCGTAGAGTAATCATACGTCGGCGGCGTATAAACCGGCATTGGGTAACAAATTGGCGGCGTATAAACCGGCATTGAATAATACGTGATCGGAGGCGATACGTATACCGGCAATGTTTGATAATAACACTGCGCCGAGGCCGATGCGGCAAACAAACTCATCAAGACCACACCCAACAAAACAATCTTTCTCATAATACAACTCCTTTGTGACTTCTTTCCATACTCTCTGGTCTCCCAGAGAAACAACACCATTATTATAGCACGAAATGGCTAAAAAGCAAGCCCGATTCGGCAACGCCGAATCGGGCTTGTTACAAACGATACAACCGCTAAAGTTACGCAACTGCTGGAATTGCCACCGGAGCGGTCAACTGGTCGATGGCCTTACGGATCATCGATTCCATTTTGAAACGCTTGGGAGTGCCGGGTACAACCGTCAGCAAATCGCTATGACGGATACCAGCCTTGCGCAAGCAACGGCCCAAGCTTCGATTCCATGACAAAATGGTTTCTACACTGTGACCACTCCTAAAGCTAACATCGGGCCAATCAAAAGTCACACCATCTTCGTAATGGGCGGCAGCGGCGATCAACACCTTGCCTACGGTACGATTGACAATGTGGGCCAAGAAGCGTAAAATCCTGGCATCTACTGCCGAAATCACATCGGCACTGTGAGGGGATGCAACGGTTGGTGCAGGAGAGACAGCAGCACTGGTTCTACGAGCGACTGCTATAATCTCTTCTGCCCACCGTCGCTGTTCCTCAACGAACGGATCGAACGAAATCTGCGGCATTGCTTTTCTCCTTATGCCGGAATACAGGACGATGCAAGCGGTGCTTGCTACTTTCGCCTGTCTGCATATATTCTACGCAAGCCACAGGAGGAAGTCAACCCCTGCACACATCTGTCCTGTCCTGTGTGGCGAAAAACGCACGCAACAACGCCGCCATAAAGCCATTTCTGGAAACACTTTGCATCCTTTTCATGTATTTTTTACGAAGTGTTATAAGCCTGTGCTGTCTCATAGCCAGTGGCGTGTTTACAAAGGTAGTGAGCATCTCATCGGTGCTCATCAATTTTGCCCATCTTGCCCATTTAGGTGACATTGCCATGAACATAAGACTCACATCGCCTGGGAATCGTTCCGACTTCTCAGCTAAACGATAGATCGATGAAAAAGTTTTCCAGGCCGTTCGTGCATCTAAAGGCTTACGGCCATTGGCTTTGATCTCGCTGTCCAAGTGATTCGATAGCAATTTGTTGATACTCATTTAACATTTCCCCTTAGTTTGACGACTATATGGGTGGCGACCATCGCTTCCCTACTAAGACATACGCCACGTGTTATTGGTTATTTCACTAGGCAAAAAAATTTCACTTTTTCTGAGCGGGCGACCGCCGAAGTGGACCAATGGAAGTGAGGGCCACACTAGGAGTACGCTATGTTCTGGACAAATTTTCAAGAAAAAGTTTCGAGCGCCATGATTCACAGTGATTCTGATGCCGCCATGCTCAAATTGCGAAATCGAATCAATCGACTCGCCAGAATGGAACAGTTGCCCTATCCAGTACCACCATTCCTCATAGATCGAGAACTGGCATTAATTGCTCAAGCTGCTGTAGAGAAACTTATGTTCTCCGAATTTGATTACGATACACTATATTAAACCAAAGGAGAATTCTCATGAAAAACACTAAAGCAGTAGAAAAAATCAAGAGGCCATTCTGGTGGTCCAAGCGAGAACGTACTTATACCGTAGAGGAAATTGCTGCCTTGTTGGCAGCAGTGAAAGAGTTCAACGCAGGATGCATCGATGTCTTACTCGATAAACATGTCGATAAGGTGTACAAAGAATGGCTTGCCAGTAATGGCTAACGCACAAGAAACTGCCCGGCCTTGGCCGGGCAGTTTCGTTTCTATAGCATTTTTACTCGTTGTGATTTGGGCACCACTAACAAATCTTCGATCTCTTTTTCATTAATCACAGCAATCCTACACTCTTCATCTTGATATCCATATGACAAGATCCATTTGCCATTTTTGTATATTACTCCGCAGGGGAACACGCATGCTATGCCGTGCGTAGGTCCAATCATAATAGGATCTTGTGTTACCTGTAAAATGTTAAACTTTTCATCAAAAGTGCAACATCCTACCGCATATCGTTTATAGCCATCAAATCTATAACTTGAATGAAAAAAGGAATAAAACTTATTATCTTTCCAGATAGGAGGACAACCACCGCTGATTGCAATTGAACCGTATTTCCAACCTTGGAATATCGTGGTTGAATTAAAACTTCGCAGAACTTGCCAAATACTATCTTTCCATATAAGCACTACAAACGATGGATGATGGCTATAGACCATACACAAATGATCTTTTATGATAAATGGCACCCAATTTTTTTCATTGCTGGTAATTTTATTAAATGGGCATTGTGCGGTAGCTTTACAACGGCCTTCTATATCAACCACTGCTTGCCACACTTGAGTGCGAGCGTAATCATGTGCCTGACTTCTAACAAAAAAGACCCACAATTGATCCTTCCAACATATCAATCTTGGGTCTTCTTGTGTGGTAGCCCAATTATCGCCTACCAAATCAATCATGCAAGGGTTGCTTAATTGAAAATTGTCATCAAGTTGAGCCATCCCCAACCTGCTAGGAAACCCAATTCTATAAATCAAGATTGTCTTATCCCAGATGTTTATGATTCCAGGATTAAAACAAGGCGGCATGTGATCGACAAGCAGAAGTGAATAAAGATCCAGCTTATGTGTTTCACCTTTACATAACAACTCATCCACAAGCCGTTTACCCCACTTTAAGACCGATGTATGAGTATTTACTTCTTGCTCGGATCTTTTCTAAAGCTGAATTTATCGAAGCCTTTGGCCGCAGCCAAATCTTTATCAGAGACTTCAGGAATGGGCCGGTTAGGCATTGCCATGCCGCCCAAGAACATAGAGATTTCTTGGAAAGCAGTAAATGGCTCGATCACCCGGAAAAACTCAAACGGCTTTAATTGTCCATCATAGACAAACTTCTTGTCACCGTGTCTACCCTCTTCACAACTGGCAATAAAAATGGGGCATTTATGTTTAAGGAAAATGTGCCCAAATGCATTCTGCTTGGCTTTCATTTCCTCAAACCACTTTTCAAAAGCATTACGACAAAGTGCAGCATCCCAATAACGATGGTGCCGACTGTGTTTGAGCGGATACCGATATTCTTCCAATACCTTTTCCCTATAATTAGCCTCCATGTAAACATCGACATCTTCAACATTGTGACAATAAGTGTTGTGCCCGCAATTGACTACAGGATATATCTTGCCACAAAATCCTATAGTGTATTGGCTCACAGAAGGATCAGACATTCTCGACCACCAACTCCAACGACGATGATAGGCAATCATCGGGAACGGATAATCCTTGGTTTCCTCTTCCACAGCTTTACGTAGGTAAAGAAGCGTCTGATCCTGACCGGTAGCCTGGACGGCATCGTAATAATCGTGAAAATCTGAAATAATTCGCATGTTATTTAATCACCACATAATTCATGCTTAGTAACGAAAACATCACCACAAAATGCAAAAATTGATCAAAGGCAATGGTGTTCCAGAATGCTTTGTCCAAATATGGATTCTCTACCTTCTTCCTGCCGTACCACTGCCAAATTAGTCGATCCTGTACCGCATGGGCAACTGCGTATATCGATAAATAAACCGTAGCCCACACCACATTAAAAAGAACAAAAGCTGGAATGGCGAACCCAGCAGCAATAATCAAAGTGTGCGAGATCAACGCCCAGTAATTCTTGGACTTGTTGACAGCAACCCATCGTGGCTGAAGAATCCAATCAAAAAAGAAATGCTGAAAAATGACCAGCAAAATAATCCATAGACTCATTTGTTTTCTGCCTTAAATTCCTCAACCCAGCGATTAACCCTTCCTGTTGCTTTATATAATCGCTGAATCTCATACAGTATCTACCATTATACCACACTAAATCAATCTTGTAAACTGCCCAACTAGATAGAATATGCTAAGTTTTAGACTGTTCCTTGAAGCTACTCGACCCATGATTACTAGCGTCTCAAAATACGCTGGCACCGTTTGGATAACGGTCATTATTAGAACCAAGAAATACGTCTACCACTGCTACGATAATCCAAGAGTATGGCGAATCGTTCGGCAAATGAATGTTCAAGGTGCCGAATGGCACGCCCTGAACGCACTCAAAAAAGAAGCTGAATCTTTTGAGATGCACCCTATATAATCCGAGGAGAATTATTATGTTACAAAGTTTTAATGAATGGTCAAATTCCCAAATCAAACTTAGCTTCCAAGAAAAGTACAATATGCTACAGCAAAGACTGAGCACTTTGCAATCATTGAAACTATCAGCAGATGCCAGTCTTAGATCGGCCGCTGGTGGCATGGTCGGTTATGCTGTCATGGGTGGCTGTGGATGCTATGGTTCTGATAATCGATCCGCAGAAGATCTAGCCGCTGATGTGGACCTTATGTGGGCGGAACTCAAAAAAGAAATAATTGCTTCAGTTCAAGAGCAGAAAAAAGCACAAAAGGTTAAGTTGAAAGATACAAAAAAATGAAAACATTTCTAGAGTGGATGCAAACATCTTTTTTAAGCGAAATACACAGACAAACCATGACGGGAAATGATTGGTCCAGCCCCGTCGATTGGGCCGTAATCGAAGATCACCTGCGAAAAAACACTTGTCAAGAACGAAGGCGATATGGAAATTGCACCCATAGAAAATGCGAAATTGGAGAGAGTTTAGCTAATATTGCACGTACATATGATCTTGGAGCAAATACTAGCAATCATGAAATCGATGTCATGATTCAATTCATACGATCTAAAACATGCGGCCCACATAGATCTACAGGACAATGTAATCATGCCGCCTGTGGATACACCACACATTTAATTGATTGGCTAGAAAAACAACAGCATGGACAACAGAGACGAATTGCATAAATCGCTTACTATATTAACGCATGGAAAATAACGTAGTGTTAAATGGTAATTGTATCGATCTTGCAAAAGCGTTTGATTTAGAATCCATTGATCTTATTCCCACCTCTCCACCCTACGCCGAACAACGTGGAAAACAATACGGCGGCATCCCAGAAAAAGAATATCCCCAATGGACAGTAGAATGGTGCAATGCGTTCCGAAACGCCTTGAAACCCAATGGATCTATTGCCATCGTAATCCGACCAAATATTCGACAAGGAGAAATATCGGACTATGTTCTACTCACACGTCTAGAAATGCGCAAAGCAGGATGGATCGAGGCTGAAGAACTGATATGGATCAAACCCGATTCTCCTCCTCTGGGCCACATCGGCAGGCCCAGACGAGCATGGGAAAACATCTTGTGGTTTTCCAAAAATAGAAGACCGTTTTGCGATCCTAAAGCTAATGGTCATCCCAGTGATAGAGTTGGATTTGAAAGTATCAAAGGAATGGGCGATTATAAACGCAGCGGATCAGTCGCTAGAAACGGCATCGCTCGCTGCCGAGACTATGTAGAAATTGGTACGGGAGCCGTAGACAAATCACCAGAAAATACACACCCGGCTCAATTTCCAGAAAAATTAGCAGCTTGGATTGTACGACTATTGTGCCCAAAAACCGGTGTGGTGGTAGACCCGTTCGTTGGCAGCGGTAGTACACTTGTGGCCTGTAAAAATCTCAACCAAAACGAAGATTATAACCTAAAATATTACGGAATTGAACTGCGAGAGGATTACTGCCAAATTGCCCGTAATAGATTAAAATGAAAAAAGCCCGCCAAACTTTGTTTAGCGGGCTTTTTTGTTTCACGCAATCGTATCATACATCCCTGTGCTCATGCAACATTCTCTTTGCGAGACCGGGGTTTCACCACAATCTGCCGGGGTTTGATTTGCAACCATGTAGACAACTGCTTGCAAAATTTAACGACCTCTGAGCGGTCGCCTCGACATAGATCAGGACAAATTTCCTTCACATCATCTTGGCGTTTTAGAATCTGAGCGACGACTTTTTCCATCTTCGGCAAAACCATCAATTTTGACAATTTGGCCGTCAAAATAAAACCAAAGAAACCAGCGCTCTTGGTGATCTTCATTACATTGGCCTTCCCCGCCTCCGCTTTAATGGAAAGAATCAAATCGCTCCAATATTGAATAGCTTCAACCAAAGCATCAGTATTTTCAGGAGAAACATGCAACAACTTCTTGCTTGGCAAATTGTTTGCAATGGCCGTCGCCTGTCCCCGCTTACTATACAGATGAGGGAAATTCCAATCTTCAGAACCCCGATCAATTGTGCTCAACGACAAAAGCATACTGGACACTACCGTCCATCTCTTGTCGCCAATTCTTGCCTTACACTCATCGCTGAGTCGGTCTTTGATCTCATCCCAAACTTTACCAAATATCAAATTCGGGTTTTTAATTTTGTCATGCGTCCTGTGATTCGTCACAGAATTCATCTTCATATAGCTCTCAAGGAACTTCTCAACAACCCTCACAGAAACCTTGGTTTTGTACTCCGCATCGGTCATCTTGCCATCCACATGACGCTTCAGAAATCCATAAAAACGGCTATGCTTATCGTTCATATGCATGCAGCCGTTCCACAATCCAATTGTCAACTCTCCAATAACATCCTTGTCCACACCCGCTTCAGCGCTTTCGGCCGTAACAGGAGCCACATGCCCATCCCCCCGATTATTGGCGTAACTAAGCACCTGTTCAGAAATAATCCAATTCAAAATTCCGCCAACAGTGTAATCGCTACCAACCGTTCCGGGAACGGTGGGAACATCGAAAATCTGTCTCGGAACCAGCTTGACTCCAGTCAAATCTATGTCAAAAAATCTCGCCATCATCGTTTCCTTTCTTCTTGATCTCCGCTGGTAACGAGTAAATTTTGTACCATCACCAAATGGTATCTCGTTACATCAACTGTGGAAATTATAGTCTAGCTACCGGCGATTGTAAAGCAGCCGGAATAACCGATTTCCTAGAACATCTGTATTCTACGTCCACTTTTTGAAAAGTCAACCGTCAGACAGAAAAATGCGTTAAGCTAGAATGTTTAGCGAACATAGGCAATCAACATATTATACTACAATCACCCATAAGAACTACAAGAATGCCGCTCATCTGAATAGAATTTCACTTCTTACAAACCACCTGCTGTTCTTTCCCATCCAAAACCATGATGCAGAATCCATGCTTCCACGGCTGAAAATGCAATTCTATGTCCCCATATTTGTAGATGTTTGGGACTCTATACTTCCTGCTAGTGTTTTTACTTATGGAATCCGGCTCGCCCAAAAGACGAACCACATCCTCCCGATATACGCCCAATACCTGTTCCCACTGCTGTACCCGCTTTAGCTCATCTATGCAAACCAACACTCCGTTTACAAAACCCCTCCAACGGATATAGTCTACATCTGTTGGTCCATACAACCTTGCCTGAGTTTCCCCATGCAACTGATAATTTTCTAAAATTTTAAGAAGTGTGTTCATCCCGTCACCGCTGGTTCTAAAAGTTTGTCATCCAACTCTACATGCAATGGCGTAGCCGTTCCTTCTATAAAATAGACACAACAACATATCGGTACTTTAGGAGCGGTATATGGGCCAAAATTTCCAACGGATGGTGAACAGCAACCAGAAGATCCACTACAACCTACCGTACCCGTCGTTTCGCAGTCCTGCCTCTCAACGTACTTCTCCACCGTCATCTTCGGCCCACCACTCTTCAATATGACCACATCACCAATATCAAATTTTTTCATGAATTGCCTCCACTACCATCATACCTAAAACATACGTCAATTGCAATACTATAATGATGTCATGTGACCACAACTTATGCTTTACCATCGTACCAAACTGGTCATCTTCATAAAAAAATTACTCACCCAGAATTCAACCACCTCTTCCATGTTATCGAATTGAGTATACTTAATAGCAAAATATGGAATCCCCAATGCACGACAGGTCTCACGTTTAATCCTATCGCTTTTTTTATTTCTAGCCAATTGCTCCGCCCCAGATTTCTTCGTGCTACCAAAGCTGATTGGCTTGTAATGTTGCTCTCCATGATATTCCCACAGACACATCTTGCCGCTAATTGTAACTTGAAAATCAAATGGCAGGTGTTTGATCATTTTTATATTCGGATGTTTATATTGCGGAATGCAACTTTCTATTTGACCAGTCGCTATATATCGTTCTATTATAGAACGAAGTTTCTTCTCGCCCTTGGATTGTTTACAGTGCGGACACCCACACCCACGATCCTTGGTTCTATTATACAAGGTTGATAACCAGGATCGCTTGCATTTCGGACACTTAAACCAACATCTTCTCCCAGAGGTGGCAACTACATCATACGGAGTCAATGGAGCGTTTTTCGTCGGATGCCACTGAGCCGCTATCTCAGAATATAAAGTCGCTAAACAATTCCCCGAATAAACCAATCTATTAGCACAATATGGACACCCGCAACCTTTCCCACTAGGCTGATTGTCACCTATTCTACTCCTCAGGCTTGCCAACCACGATTGTTTACACACTGAACAATAAAACCAATATTTGCTAGCAGAGCCAGCCACTACATCACACGGAGTCAATGGAGCGTTTTTCGTCGAATGCCACTGAGCCGCTATCTCAGGATATAAAGTTGCTAAACAATTCCCCGAATAAACAAGTCTATTAGCACAATACGGACATCCACAGTCATCTTTTCCTGTTCTTGTGGTAATGGATGTTCGCCAATCCTGACCGCATACCGAACAGTGAAACCAAAATTTTCTACTGGAACCAGCCGTTACATTATGCGGAGTCAATGGAGCGTTTTTCGTCGAATGCCATTGAGCCGCTATCTGGGAAATCAAAGCCAGTGGAGCGTTTTTCGTTGGATGCCATTGAGCCGCTATCTCAGGATGTAAAGTCGCCAAACAATTCCCCGAGTACGCCAAATTGCCAGCGCAATATGGGCATCCCGAATTTTTTGATGTTCTATTGGCGATACGAACCTGCCAGTCCTGCCCGCATTCCGAACAACAAAACCAACATTTTTTATCAGAGCCAGCCACTACATCATACGGGGTCAGTGGAGCGTTTTTCGTTGGATGCCATTGAGCCGCTATCTCAGGATGTAAAGTAGCCAAACAATTCCCTGAGTACACCAATTGATTAGCACAATATGGGCATCCATTACCCTGTTTCCTAGCATAGACAAAAGCCTGCCAGTCCTGTCCGCATTCCGAACAATGAAACCAACATTTTTTACCAGAACAGGCAGTAATATCGTATGGGGTTAATGGGGCGTTCTTCGTCGGATGCCACTGAGCCGCTATCTCGGGATACAAAGTTGCCAGACAATTCCCCGAGTACGCTAATTGACCAGCACAATATGGGCATCCACTGCCTTTTTTCCTATTATAGATAGGAGCCTGCCAGTCCTGTCCGCATTCCGAACAATGAAACCAACATTTTTTACCAGAACAGGCAGTAATATCGCATGGGGTTAATGGGGCGTTCTTTGTCGGATGCCACTGAACCGCTATCTCGGGATACAAAGTCGCCAAACAGTTTTCAGCATAAGCTAATTGACCAGCACAATATGGGCATCCACTGCCCTTTTTTCTACTACAGACATTAGCCTGCCAATCTTGTCCACATTCTGAACAATGAAACCAATACTTTTTACCAGATCCCGGTGTAACATCGTATGGAGTTAATGGAGCATTTTCCGTCGAATGCCATTGAGCCGCTATCTCGGGATACAAAGTTGCCAAACAATTCCCCGAGTACGCCAAGTGACCGGCACAATATGGGCATCCCCGATTGTTTGCTGTTCTATTACCAAGACGAGCCTGCCAGTCCTGTCCGCATTTCGAACAATGAAACCAATACTTTTTACCAGAATAGGCGGCGATATCATACGGAGTCAATGGAGCGTTCTTCGTCGGATGCCACTGAGCCGCTATCTCAGGATGCAAAGTCGCTAAACAGTTTTCAGTAGCAGTTTTTTTACATTTTGTACACATGCCACAATTATAGCACAAGCACCTAGCTTTGCAAGGCGAGTGGGGCAAGCATATATAATTTTATGCAATTTAGACTTTGGTTAGAAAAACTGGAAAATACATTCACGTATAAGATCTGCCCCAATAATAAACGGGGTGATCCTCATGCGGAATATAAAACCTTCCACTATAAGGTCTACAAGAACCCCACTAAAGAAGAACTGCTCGAAGCCCTTAAAAAAGAAAAAGAAATAGGCTCATTCGAATTCCCTGATCATACCAATATGGAACATGAAGTCAGAGGAATGGTCATGCATAACGGCGATCTCTATATCTGGGCTGGAACTGCTTGCAATCATCCAGATATGGAAGGAATGGTCGGTGGCGCAGCAAGAGTCGTCTTCTATATCCTCCAAGACCTAAGCCTGCGTGTGTGGATGGACCCCCAATCAACACACGTCATAGAAGAAAATCCCCACTATAGAAAAATGATGGGGCAGCCGCCACTAGAACCCGGCACGCCTAAATCAAATTGGCAATATACCGCACCATCGTGGGAAGATGCCGTCAATAGAAAAGCCGTTCCAGGTGGACTACGAAAATTGCCGTATGAATCGGTTCAATGATTCGGTTGAATTTTGGCAATTACACAATTATACTTTGACGAATCTTTCAACCATTTTTTATACTGTGACTCGCTACATGTTTTATTCACGCATGTCAATCGATTAATCCAAAATGCTTCCACTACCAATGCGGACATTTGATCCGTAATGTCCAACACTGTCATAGTAGGTGCAACATTATTATCAATGGCAGCCGTCACCACTAATACACTGGCAGACTCGTCTTTGCATAAATGACATTCATATCTTTGCAATGGATCTTTTGTCTGACCGATGTATCGTAAACCACATGCTTCCAATTGATATACATATCGCACATCTGGACGCATAACAATACAATCATGCCCAGCAGCGATCAAATCATCGCTTAGTTTTACCAATGACCTAGATCGATATCTAAATTCTGCGTGAGGATACAAACCCTCAGTCACACCATGCGGAGACGGTTTACAACCCAATAATTTATTGTAAAAATCCGTTCGCTGCGTCGGAGTATACTTGTGTTTCATTTAGAAAAATTGCCGTATGAATCGGTTCAATAAAGCTCACTCTATAAAACCCGGAATCCTAAATGGAAGCTGATGCTCTGCATCATAATATTCAAATTTGGCTTCGTCGCCAGAAACCGGCCTGCGAAATTGCCAACGGTCATTGAGCCGTAAGGCAAAGATTCCAAGCTCATTGGGTACATCCCACAGTTGCTCGTTTGTCTTTTCCCCATCCACATACAAATAATCTACATACTCTGGTTTCATTATCTCACTGTGCGGAAATATCACCATAGCATTTTTGAAAATACTCACCACAATACTATAATCCATACCCTGTTCGCCCTTGCGAAACATCTGATGCATTGTTCCTTTACACAATGCTGTGTTCCACGCCGCTCCTGGTTTACCTTTACCATTCTTGATCTCAGGATCGAAAGTAAAAACATACCCACCTGGAAAAGTTATTCGCACGTCTCCGCACATTTCACCACACAAAATAAATTCCCATGTAGCCGTTGGCACCATCTGTTTTACCAATTCAAGAAAAGCATCAATAGCCATCATGTTATAATATGCAGACCTATACACACTAAAAATGGGACGCACCATGCCATTAGCTGATTTTTTCGTCTGCACCTTTCCAAATATCGCATTTTCTATAACTGCAATTTCGGAACTCAAGTTGCTCCAAATCGCATAGTTCAGCCAATTGTTGTGAAGAGCACGACCCATATTTAATAGTCTGTCTACGAGCATCCTGATTTCATCAGCTTGCGGATCTTCGGGCCACCGATTGAGAATATGCCTGTATACACCCCACCACATGCTACATTTATCAAAAGTATTCTTACAAGCTCTAGCATTAATTTTATCCATATCCCAATTATACGGAAAAGCCCCACTCGCCGCAAGGCGAGTGGGGCAAATTACTGCGCACCGTAATACTCTATTATCACATGGCACACCCACAAAGACATTTCTTCAATAACAAATTCGTCTGTCACCCAGAAATCGACAAAGAAAAGAAGATCCTCAAATTCATAATCTTCGATCCTCTAAATAATGTCCACATCCAAGAACATTACGAGGAAGCATTCATCGATTACTACTCGGCACCAGATTTAATCCTTCCTTATATGGACGGCGATACTACTAAAGATGAGTTCCTACGCTATAGCCGCACAACTTTCAAAAATTTGCGACTCATTGATTGCGAAGAACTATTCCCTAATGATCCCATCACTGTCGTCTTCTCATTCGATGAAATGATCTATCAATGGATCGGATACGATGACCCATTCCACTATAGCGATGTGCCCCTGGGTAAATATTCCGGCCTCACCATAGAAGGTATCGAAGCACGTAGAAAAAAGAAGTGGAATCTCGGCCCGTTTAAGAGGACGGAACCGGATTATGTGATATGAGCGGTCCCGGTTTTCTTCGCTCTAATGCAATGCCGTAATTCCTTACCCACTTCTTAATCGAATTATCTCTAACGCCATATTTCTTTCCTAATTCGACATAAGTGTGCGACTGCAATTCTATCATCAATTGCTCTTTACTTGGCCGATCCACTACTTTCCTCTGCGCTTTTTTAGCACATTCACCATCACAGTATTTTTGTTGATACCACTTTCTTCGAGACTCTTTTTTACAAAAAGCACATGTAATTGTCTTAGGATACATCTTTCTGTTTAACACCATCCGCTCTGATCGTAGTTCTTGATCTAATTCCCAATGCAATTCTTGATGACACGTAGCACACAACAATAAACACTTATCCACTTCTGCTTTTTGTTTTTCAAAGGACAATGATTGACTGCTAATCCCAAAGTCTTTTTGTTCTGGGTCTTTGTGGTGGAAATGATATGCGGGCGGAATTCTTTTGTTATACCCACATGTCTCACACTTGCCGCCTTTGTAATCCACTAGTTTTAACTTTGTCCTATTTCTCCAATTCATTACTGCCATAGATCTTTTATTCATACCCACACTCCTTATATTAACAACCATTGTAATATATAGGAGTGTAGGTTCAAAATAAAAAGCCCACGGAATAAATTCCGTGGGCTTTAGCTAGTCCCGGAGGATTTGAACCTCCACTAAGACAGTCAAAGTGTCTTGTGCTACCGTTACACTAGGGACTAAAAGCTGTAGGGGTCAGAATCGAACTGACGTAGGCTTCCGCCACACGTGATTAACAGTCACGCCGAAGTACCAACACTTCATCCCTACAATAAGCGCCCTCGGTGGGATTCGAACCCACGACCTTTAGCTTCGGAGGCTAACGCTCTCATTCCACTGAGCTACAAGGGCCAGCCGGATGCTCTACCATTGAGCCACACTGGAATGAATAAAAAAGCTCCAGCGGAAGGACTCGAACCTTCAACTGTCCGGTTAAGTACGCCCTCGGGGAGTCGAACCCCGAACCTCGACATTAAGAGTGTCTTGCTCTGCCAATTGAGCTAAGGACGCATATAAATTTTTCAAGCTATCCCGCAAGGTAACGCTCCTTGTCCCTCAGATTCAAATTCTGATGTGCAAAACTTCTACACCACGGGATATCATTCAAGCTGGGCAACTACGATTTGCACGTAGCACTCTAAGTTCAGAGCTTAGTGTGATTGCTGAATTCACCATTGCCCAATATATTTTTTCAAGCTGCCGAGAGTCGATTCGAACGACTTCCTTTTGATTAACAGTCAATTGATGTAGTTCCAACTGCATGCGTTGCCGCCAAGGGTCGCTGAAACTTTCATTTTTTATGCTACCATTACACCACTCGGCAATGTTTATTTCAATCCTTTCATGGTCCCACCTCGATTACCAAAGCAGTTCCATTGTGCTTAACAGATTCAACACAAAGTTCTTCGGGATGACCCCACACATCAAGTTCACCTTCGTGAACTTGATGTGTGCCGATTACTTCGGTGCCATCGGGCACATCGGCAATCAAAGCTCGTAATTCTTCAACCTTCATTTCTTCACCTTCTTCTTGTACCATTCTTTAGGTTTATGGGGCGGGAGCATAAAAACTCTCTCGCCCGTTGGCTGCACTACAACACGTACTACAAACCTACGACCGCATGTGGGGCAACGCACTCTTGTAGGGCGTTTAGCCGCACCGGCCGGAATTAGCGGTTTGTTGTCGAAACTACATGTGGCGTTCATGTTTTTAACTCCAAGTGAGACCACGGGGATTTGAACCCACGACCTACCTCGTTAAGAGCGAGGAATGCTGCCAGTAACACCTTGATCCCATTAATGTTTTATGCATCCCAACCATGTTCTGTCCAGCGAAACGTACCAGATCCAAAAGCGATGTGTGGAAAACACATTATTTCTTCAACCTCCTCAATTACTTCTTCAACTTCCTCAATTAGCTCATCATAATCATCTTTCATCTTTATCTCCCAATAAAAAAGCCTCCCCCAGGCGTTGCCTGGGGGAGGCTCAATCTTTGTACGGAATAGACCATACCCCAGGCTGCGCCCTGGAGTTGATTTCCAGAGCGGTTAAGGCTTCTGATTATTCCGTTGCTTACGAGTCATTGTTTTAATCCTCACTGTATCTATATTATACGCTGAAATTTTCGTTTGTCAAGTCAGAATCTTTCGAATCTACCGTATAGACGCATTGGTTCAGGAAAAGGTTCACTAACTGCTCCAAATTTCGTCTGGGGCCTCGAAAAGCTTTTCAACCTCTTCCCGGCTGTTGTGCTGGGGGCAAAGGTTCCAGCATCGCATCTGAATTTCGGCATATAACTCTGTCCATTCCCCGCAGACTTCACATTTGTGCTGAACATTCTCCCAGGCACCATTCAGGTGGAGTGCATGATCGAGGAGGTATGCCCGGTAGCAGGCTTGGGCTTCTTGGGCCGTATCGTGGCCGTCACCGTGGTGCTTGTCTTTGGTGGCCTCATTTGCTGCTCGGTAGCTTTCACTGATCCAATTATCGTTGGGCAACTCATGATAAACCGAACAATATCCCACTGGCCATATCTGGCCATCATTCATGCAAGTATAATCGAATTTTCCATCTTTTCTTTGTCTGGCTTTGAAGTAGTTCATATTTTTCTCCCTAAATGATAAATAGTAATATGAAGACATTTCAAGAATGGTTAATCGAAGTTCATCCCGAATCCGTAGATGAAGGATTTCTTAGTAAAACTCTAGGCGGATTAGGCATGGCTGCGGCATTAGCCACTGGAAGTGGGATGTCTGCACAGGGAGCCGAACCTGTAGCCAAGCCAGCTATTGCGGCTGAGGCAGGAGCTTCATTCCATGATCCATTTACTAATCAATGGGTCACAGTCAAAGACAGTGAAACATTTTCTTGGAAAGATGGAGTGATGGCTAAAGTGATTCCAGAAAAAGGAAATCCAAACATCATTCATGTGAAATTTTTGGTAATGGACGGTTCTCCCATAGCTCAAATTTTAGAAGACAATCCTAGCAATATGGCTCAGGTGTTTGGCGGTAGAATTAAAGCTTCTCACATGTTAGTATTACAACCGCCTCCTGGTTATATGGGCATGGTGAAGTCTGTGCAATTTGAAGGTCGCACAGAAAAAGAAGTGAATGGCAAGCCGGGCAAGATTTATAAATTCACCAGCACATCGCAAAAAATGACGCCAAAGCAAGCGATGATGATGCAAAGACAAAACTAAGTTCCGGCTACTTTTTCCATATCTGCTTTGCGATCACTACTAATATCTGAGTGTGATCGTGGCGTCCAACCAGACCCCTTAAAGATAAGACCGACACCACCGCTTATAAGCCTTTGCAATTTATCCTTGCCGCATTTTGGACAAGTCTTTTCCGGTTCGGCTTTAATACTATGAAAAAATTCATGTATTGATTTGCAATCGCTGCATTGATAATCATATGTTGGCATGAATTAAGATAGTATTATTTTGGCTTTTCAATTCCCAAGGAGGCCAAATAATCTTTAAGTTCTTTAGCCTCTTTGGGAGCCAATGCGACAATACGATCACCCAGATCTTGGATGTAATCATCAAATCCTGTAACTATTCTTGGATTTTTAGGCGGCGGAGCCTGAATCACTTGAGTTTCCATATTGTTCCTTCCAATTTAGATCGGCCAGATCCTCTTGACGGGTCTGATCCTTCCAACATCTTCTTGGATTACCGCACATATAGCAAGAGCAAGATTTTAGATGATCTGCTCGTTTGGCGGCTGCGTCTTCAAATTCTTGATTTCTCGGTTCACCCAATCGCCAACTATTGTTAAGGCGATACACTCTTCGAGCCTTGGCCTTCATTCGTTGCGAATCTAATCGTCGTTCTGCTCGTTTTGACATTCAATTCTCCTTCTTCTATATTTATGCATATGATCATATTTTTTGGGGGATAATTTGGGGGCAGCATACTATATAACTACATGAAAAGAAAATGCTCTACTTGCGGAAAAGAAAAAGAACTCAATGCTGATAATTTTAGGCCAAAACTAGATCGTCCTGGAAAATCAAGACTATCTTACTCCTGTCGCCCATGCCAACAAAAACGACAAAGAAACATGCGGCAAATAAAAAAATCTATAGTGTTTACAAAACTCTCCGAACAACTTGGTTCACTCTGCCCCATTTGTGGGTCGCCAGCGACCGCCATAGATCACAATCACCAAACAAATAAAATAAGAGGATTGTTATGCATGTCATGCAATACGGGATTGGGATGTTTTGCGGATAATATTGACAACCTACGACGTGCGATTGTTTATCTAAAAAACAATTGTGAGTTAGGTGAATGGGAAGAAAAAACAGGCGGTAAACTGTTTTCTACCTGATCACGATTTTCTATTGTACTCCAAACCTCTCTGATTGTAAACTAGTAATCGCTTCTCATAGTAAATCTGGGGGTAATGACCAATGTGCTACCATTCTGCATGTGCCTCACTTCGGAAAATGCCTCCACCCACAAAAGCTTACCGGACGTACTTCCTACTACAAAATAACCATAAAGGTCATCTCCAGTTTCTCCCGCTAACCAATCCAATGTAGACGAATAAGTAGATTGTGCTACCCCATTTGAATTCAAAGCTGCGTCCCCCCAACCTGATCGCAACAATGTTTTTCGCTCATACCCGGTAAAATCAGCTTCCGAATAATCATCTACTGTATCCGTCAGCATCGGGATGTTATTGTTATTGTAAAGTCGTACCGATAAAGTCTCATCATCCACCAATGCTATTTTAAGACATGTGTTTAATAAAACCAGTTGACCCTCGGTTGGAATAATTAAAGTCATAACAACTCCTGAAAAAATCTACTAGTATCTAGTATATATCGATAGGAGAAATTATGGAAACCAAAGAAGTAAAAGCCGAAACCACAGTGCATCCCGATGGACGCATCGATGTTAACATATTGGTGCCCGGACTTACAATGCAACCAAAATTTAACTTTGGTAACCAAGAACCCTCAGAAGAGCAAAATCCCAAACAGGAATAATAGGAGCGTATTATGGCTAGTGGCGTTTATAATATTTTCAAAGCTGAAATAATGAAAGGCACTTTTGCTTTACTGACTGATGAGATTCGAGTCGCTTTAATGACTTCTTCACACAGCTTCAATGCAACACATACTACATGGTCCAATGTTTCTACTAATGAAATAACAGGTGCCACGGCCGTAGGATATGACACCCCTGGTTTTGTACTAGCATCCGCTGCCGTTACTGTGGATGGTGGAACCAGAGGTAAATTTACCGGTGCTGGCATTACTTGGTCTACATCTACCATTACCGCACGACATATAGTTCTACATGATGTGACGGCTGGAAACAGACTTATTTGCAGCATAGATCTAAGTACAGACTACATTTCATCGGCTGGCAATTTCCAAATTACTTGGGATGCTTCTAATGGTATTTTAACTATTACTTAATTATCAAGTTGTTTCCAAGCAGTGCCATTATAGCCATAAAAGTGTTTATCGCCAGTATTGAAATATAAATCGCCAGCAACTCCTGATGGGTCTCCGCTATAACTACCTATTGTTAATAGATTATTGATTTTCATGTCTCCGCTTACCAAAAGCTTTCCGGTATTATAATCTTGCGACATAATCTGCAATGTAGAAGCTGGATCTATATAAATTTTACTCAAATCGGATGTAAGCGACATTGACCCCACCGCTCCAGCCGTTAAAATGTTTACATCTTTATTGCCACATCGTAGCATAGTTGCTGTTGCATTAATCATGGGAGTAGACAATGGACTAGCATCAGTCTGTATTCCAAATTCATAAGTAGTAACCATATTCCCCATGAAAAATACTGTTGGACTACCATTTAACTGCCAACATGTCTGACTTGGAGCACCCATTCTTGCTAACACATTATTTGTAAATATGCCCACCACTCCATTACCAGATAGTATCGAAAATCCGCCTAAGCTTACGCTCATTAACTTAGCATTATTCACAGTAGTGGTTACAAAATGAATCCCATCCGTTGATAAATTCAAAAATAATGGTATGTTTGCTGTAACATCACAAGAGGCATCATTGACAGTTAACGTGTTTGAAGCTCCAGACACATCATAAGCATCAATTGCTACGCCACCTACGCAAGAGCCCCAATCGATTCCAATTAGTCTTAACAAACCACCTGTGTATCGCACCAATCCCTTAGCTGCTCCTAAAATAGAAGCGCCTATTAACGCACAATTCTGTATTGCCGTTATGGCTGATGTAGTAAACAAATATTCATTTAACACATTGCTTGTATTTAATTGAATTCTAACTGACGTTTTATATGAAGCCCCAACAATATACACGTAATCCTTTAATATCATAGAATCTTCTACAAATACACCTGGACCAATGGATATTGTATATCTGTGTGTTGGTCCAGCGTCATTAATGCTATCTAAAGCACTTTTAACCGAACTATAATCTCCGCCTACCTTTGCCACTATTATGATGTGATCATCTTTTCCAGTAATGATAAAATAATCCGACTCAACGAGATGTTTACCAGCCTCCGAATATCCTGTAAATGTTCCGACTGCTGTGCTGTTTTCTATATGAAAATCCATTGTGTTATCATCGAAATCTACAGCCTCCATTCTAGCATATGGACTTACACCCGTGGTATCCACATAAACACCCTTACTCCAATTATTGATTTTCATGCTACTGCCAGCAAAATAACCACCTTCTCGAACCCATACTCCATATGATTGTGGAGCACCCGATGAATTGCCACTTATTGTAGCTCCTTGCATTGTCAAGACAGCTTTGGGACCATCCACCACTAGTCCAGATTCCGGCACCACAGACTGATACTGTATAAAAGTGTTTTCTGCATCTATTACTGACTCGTAATCAACACCCTCCACTCGTATAGCATGCTCTTCACAGTCTACAAAATCTACATATTCTAAATACAAATATGAATCTACACTCGGAGAATTCATCTCAATTCCAATGGCACAAGTGTCGAAACTACATTTGTGTATGGTAATCCAATCGCCTATATCCTCCAAATATACACCAGATTGATTTGCACCAGCATTTGCAATAGTTATAAACATCAAACCACTACGATTACTAAGCTGAAACACATGATGAGTATCCGCATCCGGTTGAATCACAGTCATATCTTGTTGCCAACCCACAATATAAACAAACGAAGGCACCTGTAACAAAGGCTCAACAAAAGTTCCTGGACCTACATTGATTAAATATTTGTTGTCTTCGGCTGCATCTCCTAATGTGACAATATATGCAATGGCATCTGCTAGCGTCTTAAAATCGCCACCTTTTTTAGCCACCACTACAATGTTGGTATCTCTGTTAGCAACGAAAAAATCACAAGGTTTACACACAGAATATTTCAACCGATCAGCACTTCCCACAAATTGACCGGTGGCTGTTAAATTATCTACCAAAAAATCCATTGTGTTGTCATCGAAATCTACAGATTGAAGCTTTAAGTATGGAGTGGTGCCAACATTGTCAACATACGCACCTATAGCCCAATCTTCTATTCTGGCAGACGATACATTAATATAACCACCATTTGTCACCCTAATGGCATTACCCACCATGTCTTCTGAACCATATAGTCCCAATCCTTGAAAATTGGCTTCTGTTTTATTGCCACTTATTAAAATCACATCTACTGGGGGATCTCCGTCCGTATAGTCCACATACACATTTTCAGCGTTAAAAAAACATTCGTCCAATCCCAAATTTGTACATTTAATAGCGTGTTGTGTGCAGTTGGAAAAATCCACATACTCCAAATACATTGATGATGTAAAGCTTTGCGTTTCATGCAAAACTCCAATATAACAATCTTGAATAGTGACCTTGTGCATAACAGTGAAATAGCCACAGTCATGAGAATAAATAGCAGCATATCCTGATCCCGCTCCCTGTAGTGTCAAATCTACCATTCCTGCCCTATTAGACAGTTTTACAATATGATGATTCACATCATCCGGCTCGATTATTACAGCATCAATATGCGTACCTTTTAAGTATACAAATGGCGGCAAAACCAATTCTGGTTCTGTATATGTTCCAGGACTAATCCTTATTACGTATCGCCTAGCAGAGGAGCTATCTGTAATGTGGGCTATGGCCGCTGCAATTGTGATAAATTCTCCTCCATCTTTCTGCACATAAAGAACATTCGGCCCCTCTCCCGTTTCGGAAATGGATAAATCTTCCCGCAGTGCCTCAAGGATTCTTGGATACCATTGTTGCGGATTAAAACAACCAAGTTCTGCTTCGGTCGGTGTTGACATACGATTCCCCTTTGCTGTATTTAGATTAACCAAATTGCATTTTCTGAACGATATATAACCTTGAATCATATTCTAAGGTCGAGGATGCACAATGAAAGTAGCTGTAGAAAACTTATTGCAAGGAACCACGGCAGCATATCCTGGCTCCTACAGCCAAACTGCCGTCAATTTAGGCTCTCTTATTCAACAAAAAACTGGCGCAACTGCCCTGGATAAATTTATCGGCCCTGTACCTATTGCTCTTGCTAGGCCGATGGAAGAAAGCACTGCGATTCCAGTGTTTTATCCTCACATCATTGCTTGGAGCAGCAATATTTATTGGATATTTTTAGCAGAGGCCACAACTACTGGAGCCGCCACCAGACGTGTTATAGCTTACACTTATACCAAATCTACCTCTACGTTTGCTTATAAAGGATATGTGACTCTTACCTACCCCACAGGAAGCACTCACACTATTCAAGGACATAGAGTAGCATATCGTACCTTTAGTACAGGCACCATCTCCTCTGTTACCAATGCTGCTCAATCTGTTGTGACTGGATCAGGCACGGCATGGGTTACCAATAAAATTTGCGGTGGTGCCAGAATAGGCTTTGGCAGCACAGATCCTACACAAATATCAACATGGTATTACATTGGTTCTGCCGTGGGTACTTCTGGAGTTAGTGGAGAAACTACCATTACTCTCACTGGCACCGCCCCTTCTTTTTCTGGAAGCTATGTAATAGAAGAATTAACTATTATTCACGCTAATAGAAATGGTACAGCTACTTCTGCTGGGTTATTTGTCATAAAAGGAATAAATTGGGATGATTTCCAACCAGCGGGCCTTACCATTTTATCGGCCACTACCGTTGATTTAGTTAAAGCCTGTTATTGGTTGAAAGATGCCGCTTCACCAGCCATGACAGCATCATGTGGCATTGGATTAACCACACCTACAGATGCTAACACACATTGGATTTATGTAATCAATGCTGACGGTGCCGCATCAATGCGTGTGTATAAATACAATATTAGACAAGCATTGACATTAACCTCTGGTGCTATGTTGCTTCCTGTAACCGCTGGTTATCAATACACTTCTTGGTTCAAAACTGGAGCACAAGCAACCACTGGTAACATTAGTACAACCAACTGCTGTCGATTAATGACTTTGAATCATGGTCCAGGGGCGGGAGTTTCCTGTATTTATGGGGCTACTGCCTCTAGAGTATTTCGTATACCAGAGTCCGCAGTAATTGATTCCGGCACACAATTTATAGCAGATAATATGGTAGAACTACCTCCTGGCTCTGTCAACACATTTGCCGCAACTGGTGGTTTAACATCAGTAGAGGATTCCTCTGTGTTGGATAGACTCTATATTACGGCTGGTAGCGGGCAACGGCACTATTGTACACGATATAATCCTACCGCAGCTACATGGGATATTGTCTGGTCTAGTGATAACAAACAAATCGATCAAAGCACAGCCAGTACAGAACTTCAACCCTATCCTTCCACTGTTGCTGGTGGTTTTTCTATTTGGGCACAAGCTGGCTTATTGTTTGCAGTAAGAAATGGTCAAAATGCTCAAACCAACATTATGTACGCCTTCCCTGCGGGTGCCCATTGGGACTTTGCTTCAACTACCGGACAGAGACTTATATGCCCTGTGATGAGCACGGTAGGAGCCACTAGATTTTATCGTCTTTATATAAATGCCGAAGAAATACTAGGAGGAGACAATTTAGGAATTGCACCCGAGCCCTATAGAGCTTATATTCGCACAAGCGGAATTTCTGACGATAGCGGTACTTGGCAGTTAATCAATGATACTGGTGACCTTACTAGCATTATACCCGGATCACAGATTCAAGTAATGATCGAATTCAAAACTCTTGGCATGACCTGCGTTCCCGCTCGTATTTTTGGAGTTTGCATTACCTACGAAGATAACTCAACGGATAGTCATTATCAACCATCTGTCAAATGGTCAGATAGACTCAACAAGAAATTTGCATGGAGATTTGCAACAGCCTGGGGTGGAACCGTACCAACTCTTACTGTAAAACTATACGATGCCGTCACTGGAAATTTATTATTAACAGATACCACTGCCGCACAAGCCGCTGGTACTTTTGATAAAACTACCGATGATAGCAATTGGGTAACACCATATAACACAACAGACAAAGGCAACGAAACAACGTACATTCGTTACACGCCTTCGTCGTTAGCCGACAATGTTAAGGTAAGAGCAATTATCACACAATAATTATGGCATTACAAGCAATAGAAACATTGATGTCAGGGGCAACCTCTGTTTATCCACTATATGATCAAACAAAGATTAATATAGGACAATGGATAAAAAGCACATACGCATCTACCGCATTAGGACCACAACAAATATGCGTTGGTCGTCCTATGGAAGAATCGACAGCTAATCAATGTTTCGTGCCTTGGATTGTACAATGGACAAGTGATGTTTATTACGTATTTTTGGCAGACGCTACAGGTGGTGCAGCTACCAGAAAAATATATTGTTATAAATATGTCATCTCTAACAACACCCTTAGCTTTCAAGGATTTGTCACTCTTACATTTCCAACGGGTGGAACCCATACCATTCGTGGTTTCGCAGTAGAATATAGAACCTATAATACAGGTACTATTTCATCAGTATCAAACGCTTCTCCCTCTATAGTTGCAGGTTCTAGCACCGCTTGGACCACTGCGGGCCTTGCAGGTGGTGCTAGAATTGGATTTGGTTCAGCATTAGACCCTTCTGCTATACCCAAATGGTATTACATTGCACAAACCATTACCACCTCGGGAATTGCTTCTGACACAAGTATTACTTTATCTGGGAATGCCCCTTCTTTTTCTGGGGTTTACATGATAGAGGAATTGCGAATTATCGTAGCCACTACTAATGGTACAGTTGCTCAAAGTGGACTATTTGTAGCAAAAGGCTTAACATTTGATGATTTCGCTTTAGCAGGCACCACTATTGCCGCTGGCACCACATTTGATAATACTAAAGCTGTTTATTGGCTACAAGACAACGCCACAATGACTAATACAGCCGCATGTGGAATAGGATATCAAACAGCAGCAAGTGCGACATCTCAAACAATTTATGTTGCAAACGCTGATACCACTACCTCCTTAAAAATATTTCAATACAATGTACGAATCGCACTTGGAGTAATGACTACCGGCACTTCTGCTTTAGCTTTTGTCCAAAAAACTGGCGCACAAGCCGTTACAGGAACCCTAGCACAAATTCAATCTTGGACTCTAGCCAATCTAAGTCATGGTCCTGGAAACGGCGTCTTATCCATGTATGGACTAACAGCTTCTAGAGTGTTGCGTTGCCCAACTACCGGCAGTGGATCAGCCTATATTACTAGCGGAAGCACAACATTTATTGTAGACACTAGCACAGAATGGGCACCGGGAAAAATACTACAAGGCGATACATTTGCAACCACTGGGGGTATGTCTTCCATTGCTTATGCCGACACCATTGATCGATTGGCTATTTTCAATGGATCTGGTCAACGATCTTATGTCACACAGTACAGTCCCACTGGCGGCAATCCACCGTCCACTGGTTTCGATCATGTCATGTTTCTAGATTCTAAACAATTAGACAAAACAACAAGTTTTGCTATGAATTACCATCCAAGCAATACTGGATTTGCTTATACTGGCAATATAAAAAACGGCATGGCCTTTGTGTGCCGTAGCGGAACCGCTGTAGATTCTAATATCTTATATGGATGGCCACTAGGAGCCCATTGGACATATGCTTATGGAGTTGTCGCCTTAGGTCAAAACAGACTTGTGACCCCAGTAATGAACACTACGGGAGCTAAAAAATTCTATCGTGTCTATGTAAATTTTGACAGAGATAATTGGATACAGACTGGAGATTTTGGAGCATTTCCTGAACCCTATAGAATATTCTATAGAACATCGGGAATATCAGACAATACAGGAACTTGGCTTCCCGCTGGTCCAACTCGCATTCGTGCTGGAAATCTCACTTCTGTGACTGCGGCATCGACCATTCAATTTATGATTGAATTTAGAACTATTGGTATGACTTGCATTCCAAATAGCATTTTTAATGTATGTGTATTATATGAAGATGGAAACACAGATAGTCATTTCGAGCCATCTGTTTATCGATCCTCTATAAGCGAACGCAGATTTGCTTGGAGATTTGAAAATCCATTTGAAACCGCAGTTCCCACACTTAATATATCTATAGTCAATGCAGATAGCGGCAGCGTGCTATTAACTGATAGTACCGTCGCTAGTGCTAATGGAACATGGGGAAAATCCACAGATGACGGAGCAAACTTTATCGCTTATGGTACATTAAGTGACAAAGCCAATGAAACAACCTATATACGATATACTCCAACCTCACCTACATTTGGTGATAACACAAGAGTAAAAGCAATATTGACACAATAAAATGGCCATTACAGATATTTGTTTTTGCGAAAATGATAATCAAAAATTTATTCTAGAAATCCCTCAAGGAAGTCTAGGAACGCCAACAGATATTGTATCAGAAGCCGGTAGTGACACTGGTCCATTAGTAGAAGAGTTAGTGCAAGTCATCACCATTATCAATCAAAGAAAATTAGTGAGGTAATCATGCGTGGAGTTTATACAGCACAGATAACTATAACCGGTGCTCAAGCAGCCAAAACCTTGGTCTATATTCAATCTCCAAGCACGTGCGTTGTAGAAATATTAAGTGCTAGCTTGGGCAATGCCAATCTAGGCACGGCCGAACAATGGAACATAGGATTATTTCGTGTAACAACCATTGGATCACCCACTGGAACCACAATTACACCAGAAAAGCATGAAGTCGGAGATGCAGTATCAGCAGCAGGAGCCGCTACAGGCGTTCTAGGCAATTTAACCGCTGAACCCACAACCTACTCATCTGTTGCCATTGATAGACAGGGAGCATCAGATCTCGCTGGATACCGATATGATCCCATTCCCGAAGAAAGACCCATTGTTCCTCCTGGCGGTGCCATTGGACTAAGATTATTGACTGCCACTAACGGTCAATTTACGGCTAATGCTCAAATTATCTTTAGAGAAATAGGATAACGTCCTTATCCTCCTAAATACAGTGGGAGGAAACGGAATCGTGTCAATCAACTATTATCGCATAGGAACAGTCTATCCAAGAACTGGATTACGAGTACCGTATCCTCGCCATAAGCGACCGGCAATTGCTGCATATTTGCCCGGACCCACGAATGCTGGTGTATCTCCCAGTGCAATTAATAGTTCTATTGCCACAGCCAATCCCACCATTGACACCGTTAGAAATGTAGATGTTACAGTTGATACAACCGCATCTATTGCTGAAACCTATGTGGCAACCATATCTGCTATTAGAAACGTATCTATAACCGTTAACACCACCACTGCCGCATCTGCCACTAGCGACCCACAGATATCCACTATTAGAAACGCATCAATTGCATCTGATACCACCAACATCACCACTGTTAGTTATGCTCCAACTATATTGGCAGTAAGAAATGTAGACATAAATACAAATAGTGTTTCTGCCGCTTCCACCGATCACTCCGTCACCGTTACCGCTATTAGAAACGTAACACGCCAAGCATTAACAAGTCAACTTGATGCCTTAGCAAATGATGTTGCTGTCACTACCACAAGAAGCATAAATGTAACAACTAATTCCGTCACTTCTGAGACTGCCGTTGGCACTGTAATCATATCAGCCATTCAGAACGTCTCGCAAACCGTCTCTGCAACCACGGCTGCCACTAATACATGGTCACCCGGCATATCAATTACTAGAAACGTATCTATCTCTTCAGATACCGCAAATGCAATAACGGCAACTACATCTCCAACAATTGCTACAGGATATGGCACTATTGCAACTGCTGATTCTGTTAATGCCGCCGCATTAGCCACAACACCAACAATCTATACTACAAGAAGCGTAGATCAAACCCCAATCGCAGTTGACGCCACAACAGTCGCAAATAATCCATCCATAATTACCACAAGCAGCACCAGTGCGACAGCTAACAACGTTAATGTCTCGGCTACTATTACCGTTCCTACAATTACCGCTACCAGAAATCCTGTTGTTACGCCAACAGGGCCATCCGCCACCGCTTCTACATTTGATGCCACCATATCTGTTACCGTAAGCGTTACTGCCTATGCAACGGCTTCATCTGCTACGACATCGACTCATACGCCAACAACAATCGCCCAAAAAAATATTACCGCTACACCCGCCACCGTTTCCACAACGACCAATACGCATGCTCCAACCATTAACATCTCCCTAACTGTTTCTCCAACAGCTTCATCTGCTACGACAGATCCTTGGGCAGCCACTATAACCACTACAAAAAATGTAAACACTGATCCCAACACTATTAATTTAACATCACACCCTGGCACGCCTCTCATTACTGTCACTACCAATGCATTTGTATTTGCACTGTGGACTGAATCCTATGCAGAACCACAACTGCCAATGATTTCTTCTAGCCAAACAGCTTTCCCCGCACATGTTGAATCATATGGTGAAACATATACTCCAACTATATTGGCACAAAGAAATGTTAGTGTAACGACAAATTACACAACCTGTGATGCAGCCGCTTACTCCCCGACGATAACGGCCATACGAAATGTAAATGTTATACCAACAAGCGTATCCACTATTACAGATACAACAGTGCCCTATGTGTACGTAGAAGCCATTCCTCCTAGCGTATCGAGCACAACAACAGCCCACAACCCTCAAGTAACAGCAATTAGAAATGTTGACATAATTCTCGAATACGTCACGGCAGAATCAACTGCGTATCGTGCTGACTTCTCTACATCAAACATATATTATGACAAAGGAAGAAATGTTGCCTGTAAAACATATCTGCCAATAATAAAAGCTTCATTTACAAATCCAGATGGATATTATGTCACACGTACTACCACCACCGCACACGAAGAACAGCCTTATGCAATTCCAACATTGGTACTACAGTTATTAGAAGCAGAGTCCGAACACATAGAAGACCCAACCCCCAAAATTATTGCAATAGAAGAACAAAATCCCGATGATGATTCTACGACATCATCTACACAGACAATCAATCGCAATATCAATAAGCTCAAAAAGTCAACTGTATTCCCCGATCCTGAACCCTATATAATTCAGAGGTAAACATGAGCGATTATACGGCAATATCATATGGTGGTTGTGTGTGCGGCGGATGCGCAATCGTTACTTTCACTGATTCCATTACGCTATTATTTGGCGTTGGAGATACCTTATTTGTGAAAAGAACCGCCCAACTTAAAGGGCAATTAGAAAAGGTATGGATCAAACGAGTCGATGTGTATAAAGATGCAATTACCCACAATCAAACAATAGTGAGATTTATAGACAGCACCAATAGAATATGGCGGTGTGAAGAATTAATCCCCTATAGTACCGCAATTTCTACGGCCTCTATCGCTCTAGAAAGACAGTTAAGATCTAAAAGCATGTTGAAATGCTCATAAATAACTGGCCAAACTGATCCCAGCCTGTTGTGCCCAACGAGCCATAATGTTAGTCGGTTTTTGCTCAGCCTTAGCGTTATAATTGCCTCTCGCTTGAGAAATGACATTGGACTTATTAACTTCAATTGTTAATACTTTATGTTTGCCAGAATAATCTTCCAATTCCATAGTCCACATAGAACAACGACCAGAAGAGCAAGAATGTGCATAGCTTCCTCCACAATGATGCAACGCCCGACCGTCAGCCACCAATTCCTTGTGGGATAGCATCTCACGAATCGTCCAAATCTTGCAGTTCTTATTATTGGATTCGCCTTCCTGCATTTCAAATCCAGGTAAACCACACGACTGCCAAACCGAGTTCTCACCCTTCTTCTCTTTACCCAATTTACGGTGCCACGCAGCGACCGCTTTCAACAAAGCCTCCGGGTCTCGATTCTTCATGCTCAGGTTCGGTTGTTCCGGCCCACGCTCTTCAACAACACCAGGACCAACAAAAATACGCCGTCCAGCAAACCGTTGATTCTGCAAATAATCAATGATCGGACCCACATGTTCCGTGTCCAACATCGGATTAGCAATAAACCAGCGAAGCACGCTCATCCAGAAATCTTCATTGACGAAATTATTTTCCAACAAAGTACCACGAATAGCATTTGCCAATCTAGCATCCCCACCCAATGCATAGATTTGCCCCCAACGAATCGCCGCCCGAATATTATAATCATCCGGGGCTTTCATGAAGTGATGGGCCTCCATCTTGGTTATAGGGGTTGGCAGATCAATTGCCTTACGAATATTATACCCCAAACCAATATGAATAAACCAAAGCTGATGTAGCAGGTTTTCTTCAAAGAATACCACATCCATGAACTTCGGAACAAAATACTTCGCCAATAAATGGCGAGCCAAAGATGTAAACTGACGCCGGGTGTTGTGACTAGTCGGCTCCCAATCCTCCAAAGGCCGAATCCAATCCTTCTTCAAATTTGCCAGAGTAATCAATCCGGTCAATACAGCCTTCTTGCCAACAGCAAAATGAATGTCCTCGCCCACACAAGATTGAAGTTTAAGAGCCAATTGAGAAATGGTCTCCCGCAAGGCGGGAGACCATTTCTCTTCTCGGTGTTCCCAATTTCCCAAAGCACGAAGACCAATTGGCAAATCCTTCCATTCGATCTTCCCATCGAAATACATTTTAATTGTCGTAGCCGGATCTCGAAACTTTCTTTTGGCGAGCATGGCGTCAGCCGCCATGCGAGTAATGATCAAGGTTTCATCACGGAATTGTTTACCAGTCTTATTAACATTCCGACTAAAACCGTGTCTACGGCACCATTCTTTATACTCTTGTACAGACCCCAAGCCCAAGCGTTTAATGTGACAATTCAACGCAGGATCATCTTCTGATCGAATTCTGGCCTTCTTGGTAGACATTCTATTATTATAGCCCAACGAAGTCCAATTGTGAATCAAGAATATTGTTTGGCTAAAGCCAACGCTTTTTCCTTAGTGAGAGCTAGGGCCTCTTGTTTAGACAGTTTATCTGGTCGCATGCTGAATTCTACCTTGGCCGCTATTTTATGAGCCGCATCGTACTTCGTTTTCTTGTATTTCATCAGTATTCGCTCAACATACTCATGAATTAAAATAAACGGCCCCTCTTTGTTAGTATGTGGTCCTAGTTCTAACCATATCTCATCGTTGGGCACCCAGGAATATACATAGCCATGCCCACCCTCTATGAAATCGGTTTTACAGCGGTTCCTTACTTCTTCTCCATCTACCAGCCAAACATCGATGTTTTCATCTTTAATATGACCGTATTTACGAACATAAACTTTAACAGATGCTTTCTTATCAGTTCCCTCTGGATGTTTTTGAGAAAGACATTTTGAATCTCGATAATCTTTTTCTTTAATTACTCCTCGTTCATAAACCTTTTTTGCATTATCTCCATGTTCTGTATGCTTAACCTGATACAAAGCTGTAGCAATAAGTATTTTTTGTTCTTCTGGCTTAACATCATCTTCGATCCATATTTCATTCTTGGGGATCAAGGAAGGTATAAAACAATATGTAGAAGAACCCCCGAACTCCTCGGCTGCTGGAGATGAGTTCCTCACGGCTTCACCATTAACTAAAAAGACCTTATATTTACCATACTGGTCTAACAGCTTCTTTTGAAAATTCTTCTTGTTGACATGTTCTAAGAATGTAAGCATATCTTATTTAGGCAAAATCTTACAATTCATGCCTAAATATAGAAAGGGGGATTTATGAAAACATTTCACGAATGGCTAGAAGAAAAAGGGGTATTAGAAGAGTCAATATTCACTTGTCAGAAATGCAACAGCCAAATCAACATCAGCGGCGTAAGTGAACCAGAAAAGATACACTGCAAAAAATGCGGTGGTGAGATGTCTAAGGTTTCTGCAAAAGCTGCATAACTTCAATCAAACTCCACACTGGCCGGAAGTCCTCATACAGACATTCTCCGCACACGCACTCTCCCAACTTCAGCGTATGGAAATCGAGATACCAACAACAACTACGAATGTTTGGCCCCCAATGATTGCTCCATCTTCTCACCCGATCACCAAGATCCCAATATGTTGATCCAGACCACGAATAAAAATCAGGAGATCTCTCGGGCACTTCGCATAAGGACCAATTGGCTACAGTCCCTACAAAAAAATTACTAAAATCACACCTCATCCTTGAACTAACTTTTCTCCTATTTTGTTGCCATGTTATACATTTGAATGGGAGATATCTTTCTAGGAAACCACATAATACTTTGTTCTCGTAGTGCTGCTGCGCATATCTCCGAACAATACCACTTGTTGTTATTCTGAATATCCCCTGGAAAGAAGAAACACAATATCCCCTTCCAGTCATAAAGCTTTCCTACTTGTGTCTGACACCATGCTCGTATTACGGCTTCTTCTTGAACTGGCAAAACCGATAAGTGTACAATGTCCCAATTGGCAGGAGCGATATTGATTTGCTTAAACCTAACGCCTCCGTCTCGACCAGATGACGAAAAGCACATGCCATCACTGAATCTAATCTCTACATGGCTATAGCGGCCCCAAGTGGCCCAAGCTATCGCCTTGTCGGCATAATCGCCCTGAGAAGCAATATAAAACATTAGGTCCATATGTTATTTACCGCTGAATCATTTATTTATTACAAACACCGCTACGCCATTCCACCAATTTTCTTGATCTTGATTTCCGGTTGCGGGTAATTCCCATTGTTTGCTTATTGTCCAATTTAACTTCTTAAAAGCCGCTGCTGTGCCATTCTTAGTCGTTGCCCAATTCCAATCATCTACAACTATAATCACCGTACTGGATAACACGTTGGCAAAATGCGTTATCCCCTTCTCTTGTGCCGCTTCATCATGGTCTCCGTCATAAAAATAAATATCAAAAGGATTATTAGATTGATATGTGCGATAACCCTCGGCACCACATCCAGACCCTACAATAGTTGGTCCAGGCCCCTCTACTAGATCTACGGTGAAACAATCCTGATCAATAAACTTATATTTTCTGTGCTTCAAATGAATATTACAATATAATGATCTTCTTAATTTTACATCCAAGTCTAGTGTGCCATATGAAAAATCATCAATCCCGACAGGCAACCTATGCATTTCATTGTCATAAACCGCCGAAATGAAAGTAGATCCTTGCCAAACTCCAACCTCTAAATACCTATTATCAGGAATTGAACACAGATTATTCAAAAAATGTCGCATCTTTACACTAGAAAGACCACGCATCATTAAGATTTCCTCAGTCAGCTTCGACTGACCATTATTGGCCATGTGAATTGACCAATCGGTCAATCTAATAGCTATATCTGTATTCATATCCACCCTCCCTATATTAAGAGAGTTTGTCATATGAATAATCTAACAAGACCACCCGTTTTTCTAAATCAGCAATTTTACCGAACCGTTGTCGGCCTCTATCTGATTGTATAAGGATATAGTCCTTTAAGTCTACTTGTAACAACCAATGAGCCATTACTCTATGGTGCCCATCTTGTATTTCAATACTTCCATCTTCCAACTCAGCTAAAATCACTGATGGCAATGGATCACCCGCAACAATCGCTTCCATCATGGATGGAAGTTGGTCAGGATTACGCAGCTTTCGCTGGGTAACATAAATTATTTCTGTATTCATCGACAAAGATGAATACAGGAGGACCAGTTATATGTTTCATAGTACCCCCGGCAGGAATCGAACCTGCTATTGCCAATTTAGAAGATTGGTGCCTTATTCCAGTCGAGCCTCGGGGGCGTTTGTTTTTGCGATCATAACTATAAATACTGTTTTAGAGGCAAGCCTATGAAGGTAATTGCGCCAAGATATAGTAATTGTTTATTAATCTTGTTTTACTTGCTTCTAAGAGGCAAAATACATTTCATTGTTGGCGTAAATTCTGATAGTTCTTGGTGGCCTTGGCACTTCTTAACACTCAATAAAAAAGGTCACGCTCTCCATTTTAGTCACATTTTGAAACATGAATGGAATCACTTAGCCCCCTGGTGGTTCTTAGGCCGAATACAAGGCATAGCTAAATGCAAACAAAAAGAAATTATAGCACAACACCATAAAGAAATACGCTTCGTGACTAACAGAATATACCTGTCTCTAACAATCTGTTTTATATTCTGTGCCTTTGCTATCATTCCTTACCTTATAGTATTTGCTCTTTACCCCTATTGCTTTGTAATCTATTGGCCAATACATGCCATTGTTCGCAAATTACAACAGAGTCTTAAATAAAATTTCAAGCAGGATCGCTCGGTTCCGCCCCGAGACCGTTGGTTTTGGAGACCAAAATGCTGCTGTTACACCACGATCCTATAAGCAAGGACGGAGAGAATCGAACTCTCATTTCGGCTTACGCCAAACGGTTTTGGAGACCGCTGCATTCCAGTCTGCCACGCCCTTATAAAGCCCCGTTGCCTGGGCTTGAACCAATACCTTGGGCTCCAATTGCAAATGCGAGTGCCCACGTGCTACCACGGCTAGGATTTCATCCTGTTACTAATGATTGATGATTGTGTATCTAGTCTCAAGAACCTGTCCAGGCTCTTCCCCCGGCTCACAGTTTTTTACGCTTTTGCAATTGTTATTCTTGAGCATTCAAAACTTTTGTCTCACGTTTTCGCAATCTTACTCTCTTTCACCTTTACACCACAACGGGTTAATACATTTTTTGGTTCGCAATCGTACAATGAAAGCATTTCCTAAATCCTTCAGGCGGTAGCGTGAATTCACTTCTTACCGGCAAACCCAACTCAAGTCTGATATCTTCCAGTCGTACACAAAATATGTTCAACCAGTAGTAAACCTTTCCCTGTTGGACTATCGGACTATAAAAGAATTCAACTTCTTCGCCCTGATACTTCTTCCAATGTTCTTTGTGAACCGGCTCCTCTTTTTCTTGTCTTACAACCGTAATATGTGGATCATATCGAGTGGGCATTACGGGCAACCATTTCGGAATCAATGCCCTATAATACTCTGCGATACCTTTATCCACCTCCACAATTAATTTCCATCCTTCATCAGAATACCTTAGTTTTCCGATTGAAGGACATAACACTTCGTCCATAGGGTCGTTGACGAGACTCGAACTCGCATCTTCTCCTTATGAGAGCTATTTTGCCCACTGGAATTTTTAATCGTTCTACGTTGTTACTCAGCGCTTTTCACAACGCTTCCCGTCCAGATCAAACTACAACGACCATAAAGTTGATTGATCCTGCCTTACCATTATGGATGCTAGCATCGGCTAAGTGACTAACGATCTGTGCCATTTATGCCTTTCAGCACCCCATTCAAGGGCCACACCCATCCCATCCACACACCAACTGCCGCCAGTGCTGACTTTAGGGATTCAGGAGTCTCACCTGCCTTCTCGTTCAATCAACAGGGTGTACGAGCGGACCTGCCCCGCCTTACTCTTGCTTCACAGGCAAGACCCTCGACTACTTCGGGATCGTACACAGAGCGGTATGAGGGAGTCGAACCCTCACCTAAACGTTGGCAACGTTTCGTGCAGCTACCGCTACACCAATACCGCATACAGTGTGGCATCAAGGAATTGAACCTTGGACCTGCGCCTTATCAGAGCGCCGCTCTACTACTGAGCTAATACCACATTATTTCAGGGTGATTGAGGGTAATCGAAACCCCTCCTACAGATCCACAATCTGCCGTGCTAACCTTTACACCACAACCACCATAATTAACCTATTACTCCCCACAAAAAATCACACACTCTTTCCCACCAAGTTACTCGCCAAAATTGTCTGCCATGACAACTCACATTGTAATGACGCCATTGAGATTTCTCTCCCTGGCGATCTAAATTCCACATTTTACTTTCGGAGTGCAACCATCCTCTCGCCCACGCCTGTGCAAAATGACTTATCGGTTCATGTCTGGTTAAGGTTTTGAAATGCTTCATTTCTTATCAAACTGACTTTCGGCCCGCTTACCAACCAAAAACGCCTGATAAAGAGTTTCAATCATTTCGTCCTGATTTTCCTTCGGATTCAATCGTGTTCCACAATGCGAACAAAAGCGTGCGCTGCTAAAGCAAGACTTCTTGCACTCATCGCACATGATCCGCATTTCAAACACGTTCCAATCCTTGGATTCCAGGTACTTACCCATCTTTCTTGCAACTGTTTCTTTCTTAGTCATTTTCATTCTCCAAGTGGGACCACTGGGAATCGAACCCAGGTTGTCGGATTAAAAGTCCGATGTTCTGCCGACTGAACTATAATCCCAAAGTCGGGCTACCAGGAATCGAACCTGGATTCCGAAGTTATCAGCTTCGTTTCTTAAACCATTGGAACATAGCCCGCATGCAACGGAACCACACGCAAAACCTCACTGGCTAACGTCGCCTTGAGAAATAAAGCCGCTTGCACTTTGCTATCGGCCGAAATTTGCGTCTTCCGCTGCTTTCCATCTTTCTTTGACTTATAAGTCACCTCAAATCTTGTATAATTTCTCTTCATCATTCTCCTAGTAGGACCGAAGGGAATCGAACCCTTATTGCCCTTTCGAGCCCAGATTAAAAGTCTGGAGCATTCCAGTCTGCCACGATCCCATATTGGTGATCGTTGCACGTTTAAGCCTGTTAAAATCCATCTTCCATTTCCTTAATCATTTGTTCAAGAGCAACTTCTTGCTCTGTAATTTTTTGATATTCTTCCGGCGTCATATCTGCCGCACAGTTGTTGTTACACAACTTCACCAACTTTTCATGTGTCGGTGACTTCCATTTCTCGGCTAACATTTCCTCACCACCGCCGATCAAGTCAACCCATCCCATTCCCATCGCATTTTCAAATGCGTCTTCTGCGCCACATCGGGTGCAATATGCTCCCGGCCAACCACTCCAATTATGTGCCATGTTAGTTCTCCTTTGGTGTCTATTATACCGTAACTGATCCAACTTGTGAACACCAAACAAAAAACCCCGGTTCTTCGAACCGGGGTTTTTCCTAAAACTTATACCGGTTCGGGCTGTCCCGACCGGCGTATGCCTTGGTTCAGGACGTAGTGTGGCTAATATGACCGTGTTTCGGCCAGCATTTACCACTACGTCTTGTAATCAAAGCAAATAACATTTTCGTTTCCTTTACACCTTAGACGCACCAAGCGTCCAAAAGGTTCACTAAAAAATGGGCCGGTCATATAGACACGGCCAACCTCTCACCAAGAGAGGGGAGTCGTAAGTGGCAGACCCAGGTTCCGACCCTGGAAGCCTCGGCTTATGAGACCGAGAAGGCGACCACGCCTACCATCTGCTATAAGTGGTGGGGGCTGGGATCGAACCAGCGATCTTCAGGTTATTCTAGGGCTTGTCTGAGCCAAGAGCCTGACGAGATGCCTCTTCTCCACCCCACGTCATGTATTCTTATATATCTATTATACGCTGAAATTTTCGTTTGTCAAGTCGGAATTTTTCAGAAGCTCATCGGAATTTCTCTGCCATCCAATTTCAACGAAGAAATCAACGGTAATATATAATTTCAATGAAACAATCAGATTTGATCATCCTTAGCTCTACTCGGAACAAAACCATAGAGAATTTTGAAATTAAGATGCTTGATTCCTTTTGCAGGACGACTCCTCAAGAATGCAAAATGTTAGTCATAGAAAATAATTCCAATGCAGTGGATCATGCTCAATGGAAAGAATGTGTCGAATCAAAAGGCCAAACATTTATGTTTTTTGATGGAGAATTCAACATAAACAAAATGTACAATTTGGGGACCAAATTAACCACCAGTGAATATGTGATGTATGCTAATTCAGATATTGTATTTCACACGAACTGGTATCGTAATCTTTTGAATTGGTTTGATGTCACGCCCAATCTATTTGTCGTATCGCCTTTTTCTAAAGCCCTAGTTCCTGACGTAAATAGACATGGAGTATACAGAACCGATGTGATGCCCGTCAGATATATTCACGATACCGTTTACATACCTGGATGGTTTTATTGTTTGAAGCGATCAAGTCATTTCGTGTGGGATGAAAACTTCCGGGCACATTTTCAAGATGTGGATTTTGTTTATACGCTTGAAAGAATGAGAAAGAAAGACAATAGCATTAAAAGCGGAATAGCCTACAACAGCAGAGTTGATCACTTGTGTGGCGGCACGGCTCACAATGCATCTCAATACTATTACACCACACAAGGCGAATATGCTTGTTTCGCCAAGTGGGGAGTGGGCAAGAAGTGGAATTAGTTGTGCAGTACCACTTTTATATTCCTGCTTTCCAACTGCTTGATCAATTCTTTAACTGATTCATCAGACTCAGTTGACACAAATCTCTGGTGAAATTCGACGTGTAATTCGTCGATCCAATCGGCTATATTTCTTTCTAGCAAACTACGCAATACACGGAACTCAGATCCTTCAATATCCATTTTAATCAAAATATAATCATCTTGATTAAAATTAGCCGTAATGAATCTTCCTAAATCTATTTTTGGCACCATAAAGGTGGCAATCAAAACATCACTGATTGCGGTTGACTCGTTCTTAAATTTGCGCATAGCTTGACCGGCTTGCACTGCAAAGTCCTGATAAATAGAAGATCCGCCGTCATCATCTTTAGAAACATGAAACGCTGCGTTTCCATCTTCTATACCGATCACTGCATTCAACAAAGAAACCGTTACGCCTTTGAACGTAACTTTACCCGTACTACATACTAAAGGATTGGCTTCAAATCCATAAACCTCCCAAGTAGAATCAATTTTATTTTGATCTATCATCACACCCATACCGTGTCCACGATGAGTGCCACAATCTAAGAAAACTTTTTTATTCATTTGAAACACATTAAAAGGTTGCCTACTAAAATGAACGTGCCAATTATGGATATTACAGCGACGATGCCATATCCTATTTTAGCATCAGCACTTTGATGCCTACTTGAAGTCCACAATCCATAAGTAGCGATGGAGCCGCCGAAAATCATAATGAATACGGCGGCTACCAATCGCATTAAATCTATCGAGTTGTTTTCCATCAGTCAATTCTACTTATTTTGACGGCTCAACTTTTTTCTCTTCGAGTTTAATGTCAGCTTTAGGCTGTTCGGCTTTCAATTCCTTTTCCAGCTTTTCCAGCTTGTTCTCAACCTGCGGCTGATCTTTAATTTCCGGCTTGGGGAGTTCCGTCTTCGGTGCTGGATTCTTGGGTTGAGTTTCAGGATGCAGTGGAACATATCTCCAACCGGCAATTTGTCCTGGGCCGTGATAGATGTCGATCTCTTTGCCCCACTGCTTGTCAATTGGAACGACCGCTACTGACCAATTTTTGCCACTATGAACGGCTTTTTCCACATCAATCTTCGCCGGTTCAGTCTTATCAGATGTTGCGGCTGAAGCTGTTTTTGGTTGTGAAAGCCCAGAAATATCGGATTCCCACTTGCCAAGATACTTTCCAATCACCATGCCTAACACCAACGATCCTAAACATCCCCATGCTACATAACGCTTATTCATTGTACTACTCCTAACAGAAAAACTACTCTCTTGGGGAACACTCCCAAGAACATTGCCATAGTATAACATTTTCACAAGGCTTGTCAATCCCTTGGTCTGATGTATTCTTTAAGGGGGTCTTCCCAATTGACCCTTTCCCCTGCTTCGCTACGTTTTTGCGCATCCTTGAACCGCCAACTATTGACGAACTGATAACCATTCATGCACATCTCCGTATGGCCATCGTCGCCGTGGTTATACCATGCTTCGCAAAGCCATACATCAGGATGATGAGCCGTACCCTTGAATTGTCCTTCTGACAATTTGTGAAATTCTTCGTAGTTGCCAATATAAAACAACTCATTATCATCCTCCGGTGGCAAGGCAAGCATTTCAGCCGGTGCCTCCCACACTTCTGGGCCTATCAACTCTACCCCCGGCTTGTTGAACAAGAAAAGCTCGCACTCGTACACCCGACCAAAATCTGGAATACAGAATTCTGGTTTGCAAAGCACTCTCTCGGTAGGCAGCCAGAACCGACCGCATGGAAATTGTAAAAATTTAGCCCACTCTGGTTTGAGTTCCCGATAGAGTTTCATCAACCTAATGTCTGTATAAGTCATTCGTCATCATCCGCTAATGTTTTTTCTTCAAAGTGATTCAATTCCCGCATAGACCAAATAAACCCGCCGTCGCCGCTTCCAGAAAAGATTCTATGATCCCATGTACACCACCCTTGTCTCGGATTCCACTTGCTCATAGCAATCAAAGTTCCAGGTCGTGTTTCAGAATAAAGCATTCCCGTGCGCCAACTCCCTTCGGCAAAAGGCAAGAATCCAATTCGTCGGATGAGCTTCATCGCCTATACTTTCTCGACCAAGCAGCAGCACGCTCATCAGCAAACCCAAGTGAAAATACCCCTCTAGAGCCTACACTGCGGGCTCTATTAATGGCGTTTGCAGAATTCAATGATGCATTTCCCATATTACAAGAGAACCCGCTAACCGGCCTATGATCTCGATGGCTCTCACAAAATGGGAAAAATCCAATTTGACGTATGAGTTTCATTCGTAATCACTTAATTTGAATACATTGGATTCTTTAGGAATGTAATGTCGGCAATCATAGCTCAAAAACCAATACCAACGTTCGGGCTTCTCAGGTCGAACCGAATTACCCATGCCATCCGTAATCAAAAATACGGCTTCTGGATATTTGCAACCTTCGTTCAGCATCGTCTTTTGAATAAATGCTTCCAGAATACCGAATGATGTTCCACCACCGCCGTATATCTTACCCTTGGCAAGCTCCACTTCTTTCACCGCTGTATCGAAGCAGAACAGTCTTACATCGAACCGCTTTGGATCAAGACTACGAGCCGCTTTGAAAAATCGATCTTTGAGATTCCAGCACGATCCACTGGTATCTTGAAACAAAAATACCATAATCTTGCCTTCGGTTTCGTGCTCGATTTCCATCTCCGTGGGCAGCATAAGCTTCTTATCCAAAGTGACGAATCTTCGATTCACTCTAGCCCACTGTTCAATGTCCTTCATTTCCGGCCGGTCGTATTTTCTGGACCACTCTTTTATTACAGTCTCCCACTTCTTCTTCTTTTTAACCGGCTTCACATCAATGAAAGTCCAACCACCCGTGCCTACGCCCGCCTGTGACTCTTGCACTTCCGCTTCATAATGCTTTTCAATCGTGTCCTTGAGAGCATCTTTCTCTTCCTTGGACAACACCCCATCTAATTTACCGACTACCTCATCCCAATTAGATGTTCCCAATCCAGCATGATCATCCAACGTGCGAATCACCAACTTGAGTTTTTCTAAATTTTTGGGCATACGGTTGAAGTAATACTCAAACGATTTATCGTCAGGCATATCTTCGCCAACAAACACCGTATCGACCCAACAGCCCTTCTTGTTGAGATCGCCAAGAAGGGCTCGATCAAATCCAAATCCTCGCACCAAGGCATGATTCACAATAACATCTAGCAAATAATTTGCAACCTCATGATCCTGAGACCCCAAGGTTCTAATGCCATGATTCAAAATGATGTGCAAACATTCATGGCAGATTACAAATAGCCGTTGATACTCATTTAACGAATTCCAATACTTGGGATTGAACACGAATTCTACCCAATCGCCTTGAGAATCAAAACTAACCGCTGCCGTTTCAATCTCATTGGTGAAAACAGGACGACCCATTTTCCACAACTGATAAAAAACAGCATGGTATTCCTCTAGCTTCAAGCTCAAAGCCAGAAACTCATCGGCGCTAAGCGTCGGTGTTGGGATACTCACTACTTGCCCACTCCCATTACGGCCACAGCCGCTATGATTGAAACGATTACACACTCTACGATCAAAAGCGTCAATCCAGCATTAAACGACCGATGTTGACACATCATCACCACCGCAATAATTGCCGCTGGCAAGCAAGTCAATTACCCCTCCCACAAGGGGAGGGGCTTGGGATTTGTCAAACTAATGTTTTAACTAATCGCTTAGAAGAAGTTTGACGAATTGCTTCAATCCTTATTCTTCTCGGTGTATTGACGACACCACTATTGAGTTGAGTAATTAAACTCTTCCCTTTACCTTCTTTTAACATTATACCCAATGCTCCATTTACATCTGCATTAAGCACTATTCCTGTTGATGACTTAAATAATCCTCTTGGGTATCTTTTTCCCATATATTCATCATGATGACACATTACTTCACCAGCAAGATGATCGCATTTACTTGTGTATGCTTCTTCCCTTGCTTTGAAACTAATACCATTTAACATTAGTTTTGATTTTAGTTTTTGAACAAACTTAGCAAAAGGAAGATTTACGAAGTTTTGGTTGTTCTTATCGCCGTGATTAACACCATTTTGTGCCATCCATCCTTCGCCAATTACCACATTACCAACATCATTATTCAAACAATATTGAAGAATGAAATTAGAATAATTATTTAAGTAATCATTGATTTGTCGCCCTCGTCTTGCTCCAAGCCAACGAATACGCTTACTGCTTTTCTTTCCTTGCTTTTCAAGTATTGATTGTAATTCTGCTTTTGTTTTGTTATATAATCTGTTTAGTGATTTAAGTTCCCGACCATCCATAATGAATGAGCGTCCAGATTTTTCATCAAGACAAGTAGCAAAATTATTTACACCAATGTCAATACTTAGACAATTCTTTCCTTCACTTGCTTTCGGTTCTTCTACTTCATACACATATTCAATCTCAAAGTATTCAGCATCTAATTTGGGAATAATGCGTATTTCTTTAATTTTATGTTTTTTAATACATTCGGGTATTAGATATTTGAATTCTTTGAGTCTGTATTTGCTTTTGAGAGTTGGTGTAATCCTAACTTTGATTTCAGTTTTCCATAATCCTTTATTGTTTGGAAGAATGAATGGAAAATATCCATCCTTGTCCAAGTATCCAGGTATTTTAACTTCTCCTACATAATGACCCAATCTCTTACTTCGTAATAATCCAAAGAATGAAGCGTATGCTCTATCAACCATCATCATTGACTGCTGACTTGCTAATGTTGGCATTGATTTGTATGAATGATGGTTTTTAACTGAATGATATGCTGTTGCGTAAGTCAGGCGTTCTCCACACTTAAAAAAATGTTGTCGCATTGCGTAAAGAGTGCTGTTGTAAACATCCTTACTTTTACGGCACATTGACTTCAAGAAGTAATGTTCTTTTTGCGTTAGACCTTTGAGTTTGTTTTTCAATACAAGTAGCATACTAAATTATATAGTATGCTAAGTTTATTTTTTCATAACTTTTTCAAAATAATTTTCATTATGCGGGCTTACATCCCCCACCACAAGGGTTTGACCTAGTTCGCATTTTCGTTCGCTACGCTCACTCAACGCTCACAGGTCAAACATTCCTGCGGAATGTGGAGGTTTTCGCCCGCTTTCTATAAACCAATAGCGTGTCAATATACTCCACACGCACAGAAAGAACAAAATAATTGCAAATTCCACTTCATTATCTCCTATTTACGAGTCCAACTTTTACCACCAAGCCCTCTGTATGTAGAGGGAGCAGGCACAGGTGTGGCTACCGGCACTTTCGGCGGTCTGCCACGACCACGCTTGGTTGGCAAAGCAATAGCACTTCCATTAGACGTAGATACGCCTGTAGCCCTGGGACAAAGGATTTTGCCGCCATGACCCGCCGCACACAACTTGTTCAACAGATCGGGGAAAGCCCCACCGTACTTTTTATAAATTTCCGGCCAATGAATATTTTCATTCTTGGCAATTTGATCAATAGCGTGATTTGCCATTCCCACCATACCATTCAACCGAATTGAATTTTTCAACGTGGTTAAATGTGACTTCTTACAAATTAACGCCAATATCTTCAACACTTCTACGGCTTCTGCACTTGTCATGGTCGGCGGCAATCGACGAGCCATATCCTCCAAAACCTTCTTACGGTCGTAGGTCTGCTGTCTCTTGCCAAGCTGATTCTTCCAAAGATCGGTCGCAGCCCTAAACGGATTGCTCGGTGTATAAATTGCACCTGCGTGCGTATTAAACTTCGGCTTATCTGGCATGCTATGCCCGATCATCTCTCCACCACTGGTAATAAATCCTACATTTAGAGCATTCAAAGCATCGGGATGACTCGCCAATGCCTTCTTCAGCTTCTTGGTCAATGCTTTGTTTTGATCGGCTGTCAAAATTTCCGCCACTATTGCACGTAACGACTCATTCGTATCTACATGCTTCATTGTCCAATCAAACACTGCATCTTCGGCAACGATCAGCGAACTAATCTTTTCATCAGACATCAGCGGAAGAAAGTAATCCCTAAACACTTCCTCATTCACAATATAATTAACGGCCGCTGCATAGGTATTTTCAGTCGTTACAAATTTCCTAGCTTCGTCCTTGTTGTTGGTAGACATCAATTCCCGCAAACGATCCATCACAGGACCAGTCTTAATGATCGTTAGCAACTTCGATACATTGGCCTTAGGTGGCAACACATCTCGTACATCCCCTTGCTTGGTCAAAATATCCAGGGCATAATCCAATCGCCGGGGCGAACAAGCATCCTTCATTTCAACTGGCAATTCATTCCACCAAGAAATTGCCGCTCTGGATGTATCGGCACCATAGACCTTGGTAAAATAATCTAGATCCGGCTTATAAGGAATGTCCAATGAAACGTGGAATCGGTCCTTTTGCGCCGGGTCCAATCGTTCAACATCGTATTCATCTTCATCGTCTGGGTTGATCGCCGCCCACACGATACGCAAATTCTTAAATTTCTTGCCGTTAATGCTCTTGAACTGCATCAACTCCATTACAGCATTACGCACCTTCTTATGAGCACGATTGAACTCATCGAAAAATAACGCCTCGATCTGGTCCAACTGAAATTCCAATGGTCGCACCAAATCAATATAAGGCACACCCTCGGCAGTCACTTGCTCTTTAGGAATTCCAATAAAATCTACCCACGGGTCCATCGTAGCAGCAGAGAAATACTTCCACCGCAAATTGGCCTTATCAAATGCCTGGGTGATTATAGCTGTCTTACCGACACCGTGACGACCAACAAACAATACGTTATAACCGTGCTTGATCCAAAACTCTAACTTCGCTTGACTAATCATTATCGCCCCTTGTTATTCTGCTTCTGTTGGTTTGCCATCTGCCATTTCGTCTTTAACTAGCTGCTCGAATCTGCTTTGCAATAGTTGTTCTCCATGCAGTTTCAATTGACGCACTCGCTCTTTTGTAACCTTTATTTTGCTACCAATGGCTTCGAGCGTCATTTCTTTAACATAATAGTCAAACACTATTTGCTTGCAACGAGCATCCTTTTCAGTATCCTCAGGATGTGATTCAAAGAATCTCTCAATCAACCATGTGGGCATTGCATGATCATTACCACGATAATCAGGAATGTCTACCGTATCCCGACGATTCATTCGTTCCAATGATTCAGTCGGCAACCGTTCAGAACGCTTGCGACTACGACCAGAATGAATAATGGAATTTTTCATACACATAAATGCCCAAGTGCTGAATTCTCCCCACTTAGGGTTATATGTCCTAATGGCCTGTGCAAGACCAAGAAGGGCATCAGAAAACTCCTCTGTGTCCATAAGCTCTTGCCCACGCCGACGACGAGCAAATTTCTTCGTCACTTCGATTGCCAAGCCGAAATGATCCTCAGCCCGAATTTCCACTCGGGGAGTATCTTCTAACATTGGCAATACCTGGGCTACACACACATTAATGCTCCTGAATCCATCCTACAGATACATTATTGTAGTACAAACCCCGATCCATGTAAACAAAAAAAGCCCACCCGGCTCTGCCGGGTGGGCTTCGTGTATTAAAGGTAGAGTCACAACTAGGAACTTGCTACTCAGTCTCGGTTGCCCTTTGTTTTTGTTTTTTTCCCAAGCTATTGAACTTAATAATTTGAAGCTGGGATGAACATGTAACTTTCGGGGCCTATGAACTGAAGGCCGACATTAAAGTAATTGGTCAAATTGACCGGACTCTACCCCCCCCCATCCCTGTTGGCTAAGCCAACAGTTCAGGATCGACCGGAAAACCGGTCTTGTTACCTACTAGGACGCCCTTCAAATTGGCTTGGGCAATAGCGTTTTTGATGGCAGTTGTATAACTGCTGCTCGTCACCGCCCGCTTCATCGCCTCATTGATAGTAATCGTCCGTCGAGCATACTCTTGTTCTTTGCTTCGAGCCATCTCTCGTCTGGAATAACCGAATGGATCGTGCGTGTCGTTGGTCGCTTGTCGCCACATGTTTTCGACTCGGCTCGCTCCGTCCTTCAACTTGATAGCCAAGGCCAACGTCATTTGCTTGCCCATGATAATAACCGGCACTTGCTGGTTGTACCATTCCTGCAATGCTTGCAGGGTGCAAACTTTTTCATTCGCCTTCTCGTAGTTCTTCACCACTTCGTCTGGAGGCGATTTTTCTTCGCCCTCAAAAGCCGTCAAGCAATTGGTAAACTGTTGCTCTGCAACATGACGTTCGAGATTTGCCCGTGTCAGAGCATCTCTAAGTTGGTAACCATTTACTTCCATAACTTCACTCCTGTGTGTTTGGTAGCCATTAGGATTATACGGAGAAAATCCGAAAAGTCAATGGCCATGATGATCAAAAAAAATGCGGCCGACAAGGATATGGGGTAGTCTTTACGTCTTTACTTGATGTAGACCACTCCTGCATTCGGCCGCAATACTGCTGCGTGGTAGACCTTTGATGGACCTTGCATCTATCCCATTGGATACGCCATCAGAGGTGGCCACTCCCACCCTATGGTGGTTATATTTTGGCTCGACAAAGAGTGACAAGTCTTTGTTATTGATGTAGACCAGTCGGCATTCGAGCCATTTGTATTTACTGTTTTGGATTTTAATCTTACCAGACAAAAATCGTAAAGTCTATTGTACTGGGAACATTTAACCCAGTATCTCCGATTGATGGTGGGGATGTAAACCTTACAAGCATTCTGGTAAGATTGAAATCCAAAATAAAAAGTGTGGGTGCCGGGAATTTCACCCAGACCAACGATTTGAAAATGTAGTCCCATCCTGCATTCGATCTAAACATTCTTTTGCAAGAACATTTGGATTGACAAGGGACGGCGAGACGAACAGCCTTTCGGCATTCGCTGTGCTGATGTTACACTACACCCACATAAATTTTCAAAAAACAAAAAATAGAAACCTGACAAGAAAACGGCGTAGTCATTTTCATTAATAGTGATGTAGACCACTCCTGCATTCAGGTTTCTAAGTGTCGAGGCCAGGAGTCGCACCTGGACTGGTACTTCCAAAAAGTAAATGTAGTCCCATCCTGCATTCAATCTAAACATTCTTTTGCAAGAATATTTAGATAGACAAGGGGCGGCGAGACGAACAGCCACCTTGCGGTGGCAAACCGTGCTTCTAAACACTCCCTCGACAATAAAATTTCAAAGATCAAAAATCAAAATTAAAACCAGACAAGGGTTCGATAGTCGTCATTTTTCCGATGTAGACCATCTGGCATTCTGGTTTTAATTTTGAGTCCGACAAGGGTTCGATAGTCGTCACGTTTTTGATAATGTAGACCATCTGGCATTCGGACTCAAGAGTTGAAGATGGGATTTGCACCCATAACCTACTGGTTGGATGTAGTTCCAACTACATTTGGGTTTTAAGGCCCAACAAGGAACGCTGAAACGTTTTGCCGGTCGCTCTATCTAATTGAGCTACTTCAACTTATTGTGTAGACCCGCTTCTAATTCCTTTCGGAACTAGCCTACCCTATAGGCCGTCCACACACAGGTTGCCAAGTTATCCCCAGTTCTTGGCTGTAAATTGCTGGGGCAATGTACTCTTGATCGCCCGGCCCTGCGGCCGGGCGATCCCACACTTTATTTACTCGGCTGCCGATTCCTCGACAACTTCTTCTACAACCGGAGCCGCCGAAGCGTCGTCCAGGCTGACATTTTCAATCACCTTGACCCAGTGATCCGCATCGTCGCCGCCTTCCATGAATCCGGCAATAACCTGGAACACTTGATCACTGAAGCCACCCACCTGGAGGATGTCCTGGTGCTGCTTCACTTGGCTGCTTCCCCTCGGGGTGAGGTCGATACAAACCAACTTTGCCCGTGGATTACGCTTCTTGAACGTCTGCCACTCGGTCATCAAGCCAGTTGCATTACCATAGGCATAACTGTAACCGCTGTCAACCCAACTTTCGTTGTCGCTGATGAAGACTACAAGGTCGCCCTTTGCCTTCTTTGCATTCAGTTCTGCCAATGGCAAGCTGCAATTCGTTCCACCACCACCATAACGAGCCAACTTTTGCGCATTCGTCATGATGCTGTCCCTCGAATTCAAGTCGTGCTTGTAGGTTCGAGTGTCGAACGGAATTACATTTGCCTGCTCGTTAGTACGCAACATGGTCACAGCGAACAGGGCCGCTACGTCCACGCACGAAACCGCCGAAGATGCACCCATTCGGTATCCCGTTGCCGGGCTACTCATTGAGCCTGAAGTATCGACGCAGACATACATTTCGCCGGAAATCTTCGGCACATTTTGTACCGCAATTTCCATTGCGTCCTGCAACGCCAAACTAATCTGAGTCGGTACGCCAGTCGCCGCCTTGAAAGCCATCAGCAGTTGGTACGGGAATACCCGTGCCCGCTCAATTTGCTTCTTGTCACGGAGACGTTCAGCAATAATCTGAACCAATTCCGGGTCACTCAATACGTCGTGTCGCTGGAAGGTGTTCAAATTCATTCTCGTCATCTGCCACGGGGCAGTACGAGCAATTTGCTTCCACTCGGCTGGGCCGATGCCCAACGAGTCCAACATACGGAAATCAACCCTCGGCACAGTGCCTTCCTTGGTCCGCTTGTAATTTTCGTAATCCTGCACCAACTGCGGAAGCAGGCTATAATCATGTTCGTAGCAAACGCCTTGAGCGTTTACATATACTTCGCCATTCTTAGCCAAAGTTACGAGCTTACCGTTGCGAACTTCCGCACCCTTGAGGTATGCGAACATCGCAGCCTTAGCTTCACTGGACGGACGTGGCCGTGCCATACGAAGAATGTCACGCATGGTCGGATCGTTACCGATAGACGCCTTGAACAAAGCTTCGCCGTTCATACGGTCGAACCAATCACGGATTGCGTGCTTGATCGCCCACGAAGTCATATTGATCGGCTTACCGGTGATGGCACCACTACGGCCCATCTGAATAAAGTTTCGCAGCATCTTACCATTGTCGATTACTCGACGGAAGACCTTACGGAACAACTTCGGATCGATCTGCGACAATACAACCGTCAAGAACGCTGGCATGTCCTTCATGTATGCCTTGTCACGGCAATAGACCGCAGTCTTCGCCAGGAACAACGGATCGTCAATCAATGCTTGCGCAGCATCCTTGGCAATCTTTAGATTGTCTTCGGCAGATACGTAGTAAGTGCCGTTGAAGCAGTTAGTCGCTGCAATTTGAGCCAGCGCATGCTTCGAGGAAAATGAATACGCCTTGCCACCAGCCGCATTAACGGTATCCGCTACCGGTGCAATCGGGGTACGCTGAGACGCAAAAAGGTTCTTGTTAGCCATAATATAGCTCCTTTCATCACTTCGTTGTTATTTAAGGCTTCGTTGCCACGCTTGGACAAACGTGACATTTATTCCTTGGACTTAGGTATTATACGTAGCCTTTTTAGAAAGTCAACACCCTAAACATTATTTTTCCGAAACTCATTCCTGATGACGTAATTATACTCTGGCCTAAACCACTTGTAAACTACTCACTGAAATATTCCCTACAACGCTGCAAACTAGACCATGACCAACTATGCTGCCAAGCAATTTCCCAACATAGACCAATAGAAAAATCCTTGGACATCATCGTGCTATTCATCAAAAAAGACCGTCTGACTATTTTCATTCAGTCGGCTTCGGCGGCTGTGTATCGTTCCGATGAATTGCATCGAAAACTTCACGACGATGGACAGGAACTTCCTTGGGGGCCTCAATGGCAAGACGCACCTTATCACCCCTGATATCTACAACCGTAACCATAATGTCGTCATTGATAACAATACTTTCATTCATCTTTCTGCTCAATACCAACATGTCATTCTCCTCCTGATTAAGCTTGCCCATTTCCATACTTTTACCATAAATGCATGGTTTTGGCAAGCGTGATTTTCGTCTACTCTATGGGCACAAAAATAACTGGTGGGGATTTCCGTGTAGATTCTGGAGCGTCCCCTTTGATAGAATTCCACAAAGCTGCTTCCAAATCGGGGACCGCCCGTACAGACGAACATCCAGGGCAGTCACAAATCCAAGGAGTGCCAGCATTGTAGGCATCCATCATATGCATAGCCGCTACAAGATGCATTGCTGCATTCATTTCAATATCCATAATATGGGGTGTAGCAATTATTGAAAAATACGTTATACGCTCGATTGATAGCTGTTGCTTGAGCGTATCCTATCCAATCAGGATTTTGATTATAATAAGTAGGTCTACGACTCATACTCATTCGCTTTTGTCGGATCAAAATGTTTTGAAAATCATCAATCCTCTTCCTGATTGTTCGGATCTCTTTCAAAATTTCCTTCTTTTGATCTGGATCTTCTGTTTCCGCCAATTCAATCAACTTGTCTTGAATCTGATCTCTCAAAGCAAAAACCATGTCCACTGTTACCGAACCCTGTTCGGCATTAAATTGCGGTGTAGTTGCCGTAGTGCCTGTTGATGATCCATCAACATATCGCATATCCCCAACGCCACAACGACCAGTGGTACATTTGCCATTTGCACACTGAGAATTTTTAGGAGTCATCGGGGCATCTACATATTTCATATCATCGTCAACAGTTGCACCAAGCAAAACCAATGCTAGAAACATCGTATTCATTTTCGTCTTTCTGCATACTTGTTTGTCAACTCTATAATTTTTTCTTTTCGCCGTTTTCCGTTCAATTCTTCAAGCAACTCTTCGGGATACATAGAAAAATAATTACCCCACCATCTCTGCATTTTGGATTCAAAGATCCGCCATCCCTTTCCTGGTTCTGCTTTGGCTACGTATCTTCGCATTACAACATTTTCTTGAGGGCATCAACGTCGATAATCGGGATATTCAATTCCTTGGCCTTATCACTCTTAGCACCGGAGCCATCGCCTGCTACCAAGAAACTAATCTTCTTACTCACACTGCTATGGCATTTGCCACCAAGAGCTTCGATCTGCTCCTCCCAGTGTCGCTTGCCTTCATCAAATCCACCCGACACACAGAAATTCTTGCCAGTCAACTTGCCAACCTTGGGAGACTCCAATTCCACATGTTCCAACAGAGCATCCAATTCCTTGTGGTGATCACCCAAATAATCGTAGACAATATGTGCTGTTTTCGCACCAACACCCTCCACGGCTTCCAACTCGGCTTCGGTCGCACTACGAATTTTATCAAAATTTCCGAAATGGTCAACCAAAGCCTTGCCTGCCGACTTTCCAGCAGTCTCAATCCCAAGTGCCGCAAAGAACAGAGCGGCAGAGATCTTCTTCTTGTGTTTACAAGCCGCAGCAATCTTGTCGGCCAATTCACCATCATCTTCGATCTTTTCCGGGTGATCAATTCCATGAATTGTGCCCACGATCAATAAAGCCTGCCGCAAACTAAGATCGGAACGATTTACAATCTCAGATTGACTAAGATTATAAAAATCAGCACGATTCTTTACACCTACCGCAATCAACTGTTCCATCTTGGATTCGCCAATACCAAGCACGCCAAGAGTAGCAAAATAGTGACAGAATCCAGTGATCTGTTTGGCCGGGCAATAATCACTGTAACAAAACAATTCCCACATTTCTTCTCGACCACCACTCGCTGGAGTGTGTTCAAGTGTAGTGATACCACCACAACTTGGACACGTCTTTGGATATTCCGGCGTGCCCTTACATTGATCACTGACAACTCCAACCACCTTGGGAATAATATTTCCCGCCTTCAAAACTCTGATGGTTGTTCCAACATCAATTTTATTGCGGATCATATAACCCGCATTATGCAATGTTGCACGACCAACATCTGTATCTGCCAACCGTACCTTGTCTTTGAAAATAGCAACAGGCTTAATCACCCCAGTGCGGCCAGTATTCCACTCCACTGATTTGATAATCGGCTGCGCCTCTTCCTCGGCAAATTTCCAAGCAATTTTACCTTTGGGGTTTGCTGTGACTGCACTGCCATGCTTACCCAATTGTTCTTGAGCATCCAAATCGTTTACACAAATAACAATCCCATCAACCCGATAATCCAATTCAGAAACATGCTGTTCAAGCGTATCAAGCAGATAGAAGTTAAAAAGCGAAACACGAACGAATGGCACACCAAGCATTTGATTTACATACTTAGCCCGTTCAATCTCCGTTTTATACGAAGGCTGAGCAATACCTTCAATACCGTGGCCCATGAATGACAACCGATGATGTTCGGTCTTGGACGGATCAGTGATCTGTTTAATACCGCCCATCGCAGCAGCACGCTCATTAGCAAATTCTGGTTCGCCACATTTCTTCTTCCACGCCTGCACCTTCGGAAGATCGGCCCTTCTGATAATCAACTCGCCAGTAATACGACAAGTAATGGGCTCTTTTAATTGCTGAGGAATTGACTTAATGTATTTAACGTTCTCGGTCACGTCTTCCCCTTCAATGCCACGTCTCGGCCGCAGACCAGCCTTGACCAAAATCCCCTTCTCATAATACAAACCAATTGCCACACCGTCCCATTTGTAAGACATGCAGAAATACTCACGGGGATATGTAAAAACTTTGCCGTTATATTTGCGCTCGGCAACATCCACCTTCTTATCTTCTACTGGCTTAACCGTCACGGGATCAACCAAAACAATTTTCTTGGCAGACAAATCATAGACCGGACCCTTCTTGACGGCATCACTGGCCTCGGCTACACAGTCCTCCATCCATTTGAAAAGCATACCTTCCTTAACATCCAACTTTTCATGACTAGCCTTCTCAATAGAAGTCATGGGAGGATGATGCTTGACTTTCTTACCAACCGCATCGTCCTTACCGGCAGTAATATTGTCAAATACAGTAGAATTGGGCCGGTCGTCCTTCAACGCCTGCCGCATGAAATCATAGCGAGGATCAGGAACAGGATGGACACGATCAAGCTTGAATTCTGTGACCAACCAATCCGGCGTACTGACAGGCAACATACAATCCTGCCCATCGTTGTAAAGTGAATCCAGGCAACCAATTACGGATTCCAATTCATCCAACTGATCGTTCGTATATTTCGTCTGTTTTGACATAGTTTCTCCCTTTCTGATAACATTATACTATGATGATCGGCAGTTGTAAACAACCTATACGGGCGCATTCCCAATCGTAAGATGCAGATAATATTCAGGATGTCTTGAAAGACCCAATTCCATCCGAATGTCTAAGGCTCGTTCACATTGAACCGGTAACCAAAAATGTTTTCCGTTATCTTTTACTATTGGTTCATATGCAAATTCAATAGACTCACCATCATATTTTTTCCATAAATTCTTTTTATGATCTAGCGGCTCTTCATTTCGTATGACCGAAACATGCTCTGCCCACGCTGGTCGAAGCAATTGATCACAATTAAATGCCTGTAATTTATAAAGAGCACGATACAATTGACCAATACCGGGATCGGCATCTATTACCAACCACCAATTAACAGAACAGCCCTCACCTAAAAGCTGAGGGCTGTATCGAAAAATTCCAGATGACTTAATTATCGCCATGATGATAACCACGTTGACTCAATAAACCAAACCCTGTACGCTTAGCCATCATTGCTTTAATCTCAGCAAATGTAAATGGCCGATAATCCCCAAGCAACTTGAACGCATTATCTACTCCCACGTCCAACGACCAGCGACCGGGCATAATCTCATCTAGCCACTTTTCTGCATTTGAATGTGAGTGCCCATAAAGATTCCAGGCACCATGATGTCGCTTATCCCAAATGGCAAGAGCCTCATGATTCATTTGAATCTTTTGACCTTGCACAACAGCCGTCGTCTTGTCCCAACATTTGCTGAACAAAACTCGTATTAAATTCCTAGCTGTTGAATCTTGCAATGGATCATGATTTCCCCAAAGCATCATCACATTCTTGCAATTGATCCTACGGCGATAGAAGGAATAGACTTTGAAAACATCATCATCCGTATCCCTCCTGCTACACATGTACCAATCACCCAGGAACCACAAGCGATCTTCTGGTTTTACTTGAGCGTTGATTTTGTCGATAAAATAGTCATTCATCCTATCTGAGGATTCACGACTAATTCGCAAATTTTGAATGTCTCGGTCTACCCCAGACTCCATTACTTTTCGTTCTTCCGGCGACATGAACATAAGCCGATGGCTATGCTTCAGAATATTTCCATGTCTGAAATGCAAATCGCCAGTGAAATGATCTTCCATAATTACACCTATTGTACCCCAGCAAACCAGGGTTGTAAACTACGCCCCCCTAATGGCGTCTTCTAATACTGCCTTCTTTTGAATACCTACAAATCGTTTCGTCTCACTTCCATTTTTGAAAACTATAAATGTGGGGATTGCACTGATGTTATGTTTGGCGGCAAGCTCGCTGTTTTCATCAATGTTTATTTTCGCCACATCAAATTCCTGAGATAGTTCTGCCATGACCGGAGACATGGCGTGACAAGGGCCACACCAAGGTGCCCACCAGTCTATCAGTACCGTTTTATTTGCTGTTTCGGCCGCAAAATTACCTTCATTTAATGACAATATCATAAATTTCTCCTTTTCATAAAATTAGTAATGCACAACTAAATCCGCTAGCCAATAGCAATAATCTCTTAAATATGGTCCCATTTCACAAATCCAAACTTCATACAAAGTAACAAAGTTTTTAGAAATGAAAACCAAAGATTCTTGCAATGCCATAAATCGCTCATCTACATTGAATGTAACATCTGTTGTATGGTTAAATTGGTTTTGGTATCCCTGTTGCTTTATTGCATCATCGCAACAATAAAGCAACATATCCCAAGCAGCAAGATGTGCCTTTTTTACACTAGAGGCTATCTGATTACCACTTAAACTTGCCGCCCATTTCATTATAAACGATTCATATTCATCCCAATGAATAAACAAATCCTTAGATGTTGATTCAAACAAAGCCCGTCCACGATATCCATCGTGGACGGGCTTGACTGTCTTTATATGATACGTCCCAGGATGAACCGATGGCAATTCCCAACGAATACTTAAAATTCTCCATGTAAAATCGTAGTCGGTTTTGAAAAATATCGCCCCACGATCTACATGTCTGGCATATTGAACATTGATTCCATGCCTGTGAAAATACTCTTCACACAAATACATCAGTTGTCAGATCCCTTGACTTCTGAAGGATGCTTTAGATCTAAATCCGGCGTAGGCACTACAATTGCTGGAGCCGAAAGCGTCTTCGCTGGAATTCGTTCTTCCAAAGCCTGCATTCTCGCCTGCAATTGATCAATTACTTGCATCTTCTTATCTACCATCTGTATCTTACTGTCTAATTCTTTGATCGCTTTCAGCAATTCATTATTATCAGACTGAATAACCTTAACATCAGTGGTTTTAATAGAAGCCGGTGACGTAGGCGTAGGAGGAACAAACACAGGCGTATTTGCAGTTTTTGTTGTAACAATTGTTTGCCTTGTAACCGCTACCATTCCGGCTTGATATTCAGCCATCTCTGCTTTGGTACGATATTTAATCGAACCATCAGATTCTAAAGCACATTCATTAAACGCAAACCCTTTTCCATAATCTAAAATGATATGTGACACACGATTTTTATGGTCACGATAAATGGTGGGTCTCGGCAAAATGCCGTTAAGTACAGGGGTCTTAACCTTATAATCACTAGCAAACTGACATGCCACGTATTCTTTAGACGTAACACCTGCGCAACTTTTGTATTCTACAGTCACAGTTGGAGGTTGATTATCTGCAACATAATTCCAACCAGAATCGTCAACACAATAGTTACCATTACATTGCCCCACAAGGGCAAAAACAACCAATAATTGTCCTAACATTACAGTTCTCTCCCTTTGTAAAAGTTAAAACGGTCAGACAACGACAAGTCATCACTTCCTTTCCAGCGATGTGAAGCTTCATCCCATGCAACAGGGTACTCCGCTGGAAATGTTTCTAAAATGGTAAACAAGGCAGCCACGCTTTCTGCTCGCTCCACAGATCTATGAAACGCTAACGGGTGCATTGTCGGAAATAAAACACGTAATTTTTCTATGTTTTCTTGATCAATCATTATATTCGGGCGGCAGTTTTTTCTGATTTTCTGCCAGTTGCCGCATCTTCTTGCTAACAATGCGACCCGCTTCAAATCTATTGTACAGCCAACACACTAAAACGCTTCCCAAGATTCCCATCACCAATCCTGATCGTGCAAGGAACTCGCCTCGACCCAACAGGAATTGTATGAATCCTCCAACATAGAATCCCGCTATGCCAATCAAAATGGTTGGCAAACAACCTTGTGCTTCAGGCACCTTTATTACTGCCTTGGCAACTAATCCCACTATCATCGCACATGCTACAAAAAAAATCAACCACAACATTATTTTCTCCTTGCTTCTACAGGTTGGTAAGCCGGTACTATCTCTAAATAATGATCCGGCGTCTTATTGGTAATAACATCATTCGACAAATTAGTCATATATCGCTTGAACACAATATCGAAACTTGCATAATTTTCAAAACCCAAAACATCACGTAATGCCCCATCGGAACCTCCAGCCATCAACAATTTATGAAAATTTTTCTGGCCAAACTCCTTGCGAAGCATCAAACAAACAATGGCTGCCTCTGTATCAAATAACTCCTTGGTAGCAGCGTCATACTTTTCGAACTTCACTCGATCCATCGTAAAAATTGTTTTACTAAAAAACATCTTGTTGTCTTTAGCAATCCTGCTGGATAATGTAGAAAAACGGGCTCTTATTTGTGGCAAAGTCATGTTTAACACTGCCATTCCACGATATGCCCACAATCCAAATTTCACATTGTTCATTCGTTCAAAATCTGCCAAAGAAAATCGCAACAATGCTGCCGGTAACGACTCGGCAGCATTGCCATCTAACAGCAACCACACAACCCTATTCTTTTCTCTACCTGCTTGATCTAACTGTATTTCAATATGCGTATCATTTAATTGAAAGAGCTTCTGCATTAACTCTTTGTCAGGAACAACTTGAATACGACATTCTGTTTGATAAGAGTAATCAGGCAGCCCCCAACGACTAATGGACCACTGCTTGATTCTTGGAAGATCCCTTCGTAGAAATTCTCCTTGACGACGATCAAGGCTTAAAATCACAAAATTGTCTACCGTATATCGATTCCAAGTTTTCCCTGCGATTGCGGGATCAATAGAAGATTGTTGTGCTTCTAGCGGCATCGCCGCTAGAAGCACAACCACGAATACAAACTTTTTCAATAAATTTGCCATCAGCCAAACCTTACGCTGCTAAATCGCATAGCGAGGCAGTATTCTCCTCTTTCGTTATCTTATCAGAAGAACAGTCGATTTGAAACCCCAAATATTCGCCCTGTTTTTCAACCGTATCTGCAAGACAGAAACCACTATCATTTAACGGTCTGTCTAACGATATGGGTGTAAAATAGTGATCACGTGCCCCCCAACTTGCCTCTCGGAGGTAGTCGATAATGGCACCATTGATTTTAATGATTGCATAAGCCTTAAAGCTTTCTAGACAGCCATTAAATTTATTGGCTGCATCTACTAAGCCCAAATACGCCGCTGAAATCAATTCATCAGGCTGCACACTTCGGGGAACGCTTCTGCTCTTATGCAGAGCAATTCGTTCAGCTAATTTCATGTGTTCGTAAATCAGTTCGTCTCGTTCTTCAAGTAATGAAGTTCCCATAGTAAATCTCCTTTTGTAATAGTGATTATGGTAAACATTATTCGTATATTTCGTTAAGTACATATCGTCAGACTATCGTTAAAATAGTTATACTATTTACACATTCTAACACACATTTTAGACGTTGCCAATGCCGTTATCTTTCTGCATTAGGATCAATTAAACCAGATGTCGGTCGCATAGCCACTTGCCTCATAAGAGCCGACATACTATCTTTAAGAACCTCAACGTCAAGTTGTGTTTCTTTTGACAAATTTGCCTGTTTTACCAAGAAATTAGACATGGTGATGCAAAATGCCAAATTGATTAGCCCTACTATTAATATCACAATCTCAATAACCATATACCATCCTTTCTAATACGATGCTGGAAAAATTGAATTAAATTCTACGCTTTTACTTGTTGTGTTTATCTTCACCTCTGCAATGTTCAATCTCAGCATGGGATTTGCTCTCCAAGCGGAATTAAACAGTCCTATTTCATCATAAATGATACTATAATCTACCACTAACTCACCAGCATTCATAGTGGCAAATCCTGTCAAGGTATTTACGCTAAAAGCCACATCTGGTGTGACGCCCGCACAAACGGTGCCTTGCGGTGTAGCCAATATGATCTTAGAATGCTTGGATTCACCAGAAGTAACGCTTTTTTTCATAATTTGTATGGTTAATTTCCATATCTTCTGACCCAATAACGCTCCTTCTAATTCATTAGTGTTTTGAAATTGGAATGTCCAAGTCCAAGTTTCTCTACCTCCTGTAGAAGATAGCCCATCCATATGAACCGTACTCTGCCATTGATTGGTAGAGGTTGTGTACAACATGTTTATTGGTTCGGTAAAGTTTATAGAGTTCTTCAACGCAAACTGCCTAAATATGTTTGTGCTATCGAAATTATGATCCATAGCCAACCTCAAAGGCCAATTATAATTATTGCAGTCACTTACGCCTCGCACCGTTTCTGTATTAATACTAAGAGGTGGAATTGTGCTATCGTCCCAGGTATCAATATCGGTAATATACTTCCAATCCCATGTTGGCAATGTAAGCCATGAGATGTCTGTAGCCTCTACGTCTGTAGTAATAGACTGTACATCAAATGATTGCGATTCAACATATGGATTGTTGATCGCTTGAAATGCACGATCTGTTAATCGCAATGCCATTGAAGGAGCAGAAGGAACAAACTGCGCACATTCTGGAATGGATTCAAAATCCTGTTCTTCCAACTGCGTACAGCCAGACATTTTGCCACCCATATCTGACAGTCTTTCTGTCAAATTATATTTCCTAATAGATTTAATCGCCCAAGTACCTAATGCGGGCACATAAAATGGTGGTTGTGGAGATTGCAGTAATTCACATAAATGTGCCACACTTTTAGCTGGAATGACTTGCACATACTTTGCTCCGCAATTCAATGGCTGCCCTTGGATGGTTCCCTTACAACCACTGCACGACGGATCTCCGGTGTCCAATCCTGTAGCGCACGATGGTGGCGTACATATACCTTCGATACGATACCAAGATCGCTTTTCACTTTCGATCTCCCAATCTAAATCAACAGTTTGTTCTACCGAATAATCTGCCATCAGTGTTATTCCTCTAATCGCTCCAAAATAGCTGCTACCATAGGATGCCTAACGATAGAATCGCTACCAAATTTAACTACTGCTAAACCCTGCACGCTTTCTAGACGAGCAATAACATCAATCAATTCTACATCTCGCAAATCGCTTTGTTTAATGTCTCCATTAACGATCATCTTAGTGTTCTTGCCCATACGAGTCAAAAACAGCTTAATTTGCTTTTTAGAAGCATTTTGAGCCTCATCTAAAATACACACAGCATCGTTGAATGTTCTACCTCTCATATAAGCAAGAGGAGCAATTTCAATTACACGATTAATAATTTCACGCTGCGGTGTGCCTTCTCCTATCATTCTCCCCATACAATCTACCAATGGCATCAAGTATGGATTCACCTTTGCCTCCAAGTCTCCTGGCAAATAACCCAAACTCTCTCCCGCCTCTACTACAGGTCTAGTGAGAACAATTTTCTTCTTAGTCCGCTGCAATATCTCATAAATGGCAAATGCCATCGACAAGTGGGTTTTTGCTGTCCCAGCCGGTCCTGTCAAAAACAACACATCATGTTGTTGATAGGCCGCATACGCCAATTGTTGAGACGTATTCATAAATTCAATATGGAACTTATTGGGGGGTGGGGCAGTGGATGTAGAACTCTTAACTCGTTTGGTTTTATTCATAATGGTATTTATCCTCCTCAATATAAAAGAAACTAACTTCAGAAATGCTAAATAAAGCATGCGATTTACAGAGTGGCTAATATTGGAGAAATATATGACGGATGAATCGGCCTTTTGCGGATATTGCAAAAAGCCACTCGTAGCCAATGTTATTAGCATAAACCCCAATGAAAAATCACCAGGGCAATTAATGCAATGTAGTTGCAAAAAATCTAAAATATGGACCAATAGAATTCGTAATGTAGATAACCTTTTAAGATTTGCATCTGGACAAATGCCTAAATACACTAATGGCTTTTGCAATGATAAATGGTGTGCGTACTGCTTTACATGGCCCGCATCTATAGATTGTGTAAAGACTGGCATACCCAAGGCTGTTCTTAAACATCGACGAGATTTAGATCAATACGCATGTAGAAACTGCGACCAAAACAACTTACTGTACATGGATACGTCATTAGAGGGTAGTGAGTTAGACACTAAACCGATACTTGATTGGTATAAAAATCACCTAATAGAACTAAAACGAGTGCTTGGTCAAACCTGAGGTATAACATGGATTTCAAAAATTTCTTATTAACTGAAGGTTATGAACAAGACCTCAAGAAAACATTGGCAAAAATTCCTAAAAAACATAAGGCTCTCATCCGAGGTTATAAATTCAAATTCCAACCTGGGAATGAACTCAAAGGTGAACACGACAGTATTGGTCTAATCAATCGAAATACAAAAGTAGTAACCGTAGCAGCCCCGTGGAACTATGGTCGTGAATATACCGTTCTACATGAAATTGCACATCTAATTTGGGAAACCCTGAATGAAAAACAGCAAACAAGGTGGCGAGAAATTGTAAAGAAACATCCTAGTGAAGATAAGCCAAGACAATCGAACGAAGAATATTTTGCTATGGCATATGCCTCAGCCTATGCCCATAATCAAATTAAGAAGTTCTGTATACCTGCGTGGCACAAGTTTATTCAAGGCTTGTAATAGTATAAATACCCCAGCCAGCTTTCGTCCGCATCTGAGTTCCATTCTTTTAGATGCTTTTTACAAGTATATCTCATCAACCGACCCATCCAACTAGTGGTAAAATGCAATGCTTTAGCAATCTCTTCAGATGAGTTGGCACCAACTTGATATAATTGAGGCAACCAATCAATATCTTGCCCTCCAATAAAGGGTACATCATTATCCACAAAATCAGCAGCTACAATATTGAATGATTCGCTATAACTGACTTGCATGCCTATATCCATTGTCCTCACAAGATGTACAAAATCATGATGTGGCATCCAAGGATGTAGGATAAGTTCATGCTTATCTTGTCCTTCAAAAAACGCATCAACATTCTTAAATACCTGTTGTCCATTTTGTTCACATCGATTGCCATTCATGTGAAACATTAAATTCTTTCCAAGGCTATTGGCATATTTAACAGCAGCAATTGCTTGTATCAATTGATTTTTCATTGGTCTAATAGCCCCAAAACACCCTATATCAATTGAATTATCTCCATGTTTCTTCTGAGTGTAATATCGATGATAAACAGGTGGACAGTACACGTTTGGAAGATAAACCGTTCGAACACCCAAAGTATCAGCAAGATCCACTGTTATTTCTTCTGCGTTGGGAGCAATAATCAAATTGTTAAACACTTCTTGCAACTCTTTGTATTGTAACAACCACTTGAAAGCAATACCCTCGTTAGCAAGAAATGGAACTTTACTGTGAAGTCTAATAGCCCACTGTCTATTCTGATGCCTCTTGAGATTCATTAATTCATATATCTTAGCTGGCGTTACCCATATTGCCTCTATGAATACATGCGTAGGATCATACTCAGTCACAAGTTTATCAATACAATTACCATCAACAGCCCTAGCAACACTAGCAGTGATATGATTTTTGCGTAACGCATTAGCCATAAATTCTGCCGAATTCATTAGACCGTATGATGGATTATAACAATCGTAAAAATCATTACGTAGCTTGCATATAAATAATACCTTTAATTTAGGAGACATGATATCCTCGCATGTGTTGACGTGGAAGGCCCAACAAACTAACGAACCTTACCCTATATATTCATGTCTAAGAAATAACTATCCAAACTAGGAGTTCTATAGTACAATGAGTTGTAATATATCTGCCAAATTGCACTTCAGGAGATTCCTAATGGAAATGGAAACGACCCCAGATCAGAAGGACCGCATTCGAACCATCATACAAAAGCTTATGGCTGATGATAAAAATTGGTTCAATCAGCAAGAAATCGCAGTCGGAAACAAAGGTCCGTACTGGGTGCTGAACTATATGCAGGGCTCCCGCAATGAATATAATCAACTTGTCCGTGGTATGATTATTCGTAAGCCAAATGGACAAACTATTAATGATCCACTCGACCTGATTGTTAGCTTCCCATTTATGCGGTTCTACAATAAAGGCGAAAAAGAAGCTGCCCCTGTTGATTTTTCAAAAGCAGACATGCTAGAAAAACTAGATGGGTCAATGGTGGGAGTGTTTTTCCCAGATGGCGATCCCTCTAAGCCACAATACCATACTAGAAAAATGGTATCTGCCCATAAACCCGACATGGATATGATGATTGGCGGCTTTGAAACAGCCAAATCCGGCCCACAGCCATTCATGAAAATCATCGGAGAATACGTGAATAAACTACACTTCACTAAAGAAGATGTAGCTATGACCTATGTTTTTGAATTTATCCATGAAATTAGCAAGGTTCTAACCAGCTACTCGCCAGAAAAATATGGATTACACCTATTAGGTGCAAGAAACATACGCACTCACCGTGAATTAACAGAAGATCAATTAGATGTAATAGCTCGTAGAATAGGTGCCCCACGTCCACGTCGTTGGAATACTACTGGCGACGAGGCAGAAATCCGTCAAATGATGGATGAAATTGGCAAAGATACCGAAAACTTTGAAGGGGCTGTGTTCCGAGACCCGGAAGGCAACCGAGTGAAACTAAAACGTGATGATTATGTCAAGCTACACCATTTGCTTGACAAACTATCCTTCAAACATTTAATCCCCAAGGTCTTGGAAGGGGAATCCGAGGAAATCACTGCTTACTTCCCATCAGCCAAAAAAACCATTGAAACTTTCCAAAAAGCATTTGACGATTATATCGACAAAGCAGTAGTGGCTGTACGTAAATATCATGATCAGAAATTAGATCGTAAAACCCTAGCCATGAAGATATTTCATGGAACTGGGGAAGATCTAGACCAGTACATGCGATCCCTGGTGATGAAACATTACGAAAATGGTGATGAAGATTCCGTCCGACAAATAATCACAAGAGATCTTAAAACGGTTGCCCTCGGTCGAAATGGCGTTGGCGGCAGTCCACAAAGATTAATGGAAATTATTGGTATCCATGATGACGAATCGGACGAGAAACAAGACAAAGAGCCTTAATCTCCAGTCAATCGTTGTTCTAGAATTTTTTGAAGCTCAAGAAGAATATCTTTACAATCCTCTAATTCGGGTGGTTCCATGTTATAAATCATAACAATGGCATCTTCCAAACGCTCTCTAGCGTTTTCGGGATTGCGAATTACATCCTGCTCTTTTAGATAATCTTGAAAACTCTTCACAAAATATATAGTCCCTTTCGGCACAAATGTGCCGAAAGGGACTGTTTTATTATTACAAACGCTTTATACGCTTGCACTAACTGCTTGTGCTTGAATTCCTCTAAGAATCTTAGGAATAGTAACCATAGCTTGTTCTGTTAGTCTTTCGTAATCATTAATATCTAAGGCAAAGATCCGATAGTGATGACAAATAGGATTTCTCATCACCTGAGGCTTATACCCTGCTTGCTGTGCTTTAAGCGTCATCATAAAGGCATGCCCCACTTGTGGCAATTCTTCTAGCCACGGACCACAATCTCTCCAACAATCTTTAGTCATCATCATGCAATATTCTTCTACGAAATCTACTTTTTGCTGTTGCATGTAATAAGATTGCAAGCTAACCCCAACAAATCCCGTACCTTGTGCCTCAGACACATTCACCAACAAATCAATCCATGCTGGATTAGTAATGACTATATCATGATGCAAGAAAATAAAATACTTCGAATTCTTGTCTGCTGCTTCCATTCCTTTATTACAAGCGGCCGACCAAAATATATTCTTCTCACATCTTACAACCTTTACTTCCTTATCAATTTCATTTAAGAATTCTTGACTGTCTGGACCTGATCCGTTATCAACAACAATGATCTCATAATTGTTGTTGAAACTAGTAACAGCTATAGACTGAAGACAAATATTAAGATATTCTGGCCTATCCTTATGCACCACAATAATAGACACTTGTTCTTCACTTCCGTCATGAAGATTGATGGTTAACTCTGGCTTTTCCCCCTCCAGAGGATTGTGGGGAGTGATAATTTTCTCTGCCATATTTCTCCTTATTCTAAATCTAATGGTACTGGTACTGATACTATAATTTTGATTAAGCCCAGCCACTTAACCAATCCTTCTATATCGTTCTCTTCACTAAATTGAGGACAGCACGTAAGCACTTTGTTCAAAGCAGCAATAGGCGTGTCTGCCTCTACTATTTGTACTTCTGCAATCATAGTTTCCGTAGGAGTGTTGATTCCAAAATATGACATGTCATCTCCGAATCCAACGGAATACCCATGTGGCACTTCACGAATTCTATTTACGGATACTGCATATTTCATTCCACGATCTCCAACTCAAAAGCTCCAACTTCACAAAAACACTCTAAATCTCCTTGCGGAGTAGACACCTTAATAGGTCGTATCTTACCTTCCGGTGTTACGTATGTCGCCTTTAACTCCTTCAATAAAGCATCAGCTTGTGAAGCTTGAGAAAAAGCTTTTTCGGTTTTTATAGCAACATACTCACCAGCAATTTGACGAGCCACTGTAATGACGCAAAAAATCTTTTGATGGTGAATGCCCTCGTTTTTATCGTTTTCTGCCATAATTTACCTCTACTTTAAGATAGTTATTTACCAATATTATTTCGTGCGTTCGTACATCGAAATAGGTTTTGTCGAAATAACTGTCTTTTTCGCTGTCGCTATTTCTTCTACCGACCGTTTCTCGATATAAAAAATTACATAGACAATGCCATTTTCATCACAAAAAGTACGAGCATTGTCTTCCAGATTCATTTCGTGGTGTTTGAAGAAAGGATTGCTTGCTTCGGGTCCGTGATTCATGCAACCATTGACTGTTTTCCCTACAATTTTTCCAATAGCTGTTAGCATTTCTTGCGATCTGCTTGGATAACAATTTTGTAATTCCTGCCACGCATCAAGATTATCAGATGAAACTACAGAATGGCTTTGATTGTTTACTTTGGCAATATGATGTTTTGAAGCATTTTTGGGAATAAATGCTGTCATTTTTAGATCAGGGTTTGTGCCTTCCTTAACCCGAACACTACTTATACGTTCGGCTAATTTCCCTTTATATTCGTCATATTGAATATCTTGGGCGGCGAGTTGAAATTCTGCCTTACCAGCATATACTCTTATTTTATGTCCAACAATTTTTTTTATCCGTTTCCGTAATCACTGCGAATACTTTCATGGATTAATCCCTAGCATCTTTCCAAACTCAGTCAATGTGATCCACTCAAACGCATAAGATGGTTCTACCCACATCTGTGCAATCTTATCGCCATCATTAATGACTACAATTTCTTTGCCCACATTAGTTACTGTCACTTTAACTCTAGTGGTATTGTTAGGACCAATCATACTGGGACCATCTGTGATGATCAATCCTTTAGATGCCCAATCGGGTTGAGCTTTTACCAAAGCACGATAGCTAATGGGTAACTTGATACTAAATCCGCAATCTATTACTACGGTTGCTCTATGGCTTAATGCCAGTCTTTTACCGCCTGTGTGATCAGGTTCTAAATTAGCAATTAAATCCACCACTGATACATTTTTATCATTACTTACAGGGATGTATTTAGGATCATCCGCAACGATCTCTGTTGCTACCTTTTTTAACTGTGGCATCTCTAGATCTTTTAACGGAGATCTTGGCATTACACTTCGTATGGTCCCTTTTTTCTTTGGTTCATCAGATTTGTTCTTAGGCATAATATTTCCAATCGTTGCGGCCACTGGCCGTCAGCACCATAACATAGTATGATTGAAAATAAATTAGTCTTTAACACTTACTGTGTTTTGTGCCTCTGCGATATGCCTTGTGATGTCTGCTAAAAATCTTGGTAGGGCTACTGTGGGATAAGACGAAGCTCTTCGAATAACCTCCGATTCCAGCCTTGGATGCAAACCATATGCATGTATGGCAGCCACAATACTTTTCATAGATGGGGAGCGTGGTCCCAATCTACTCACGTCTCGACCGGGTACGTCTATCTTGAAATTAATTTGTTCTGGCATTTTATTCCTTTGTTACGTAAATACAAGTATACTAATATAGCCTCCCTATGATAACTTTTAAGCAATTCATACAACTTTCGGAAGATAATACCATTGGGTATCATAACGACGGTCCAGGCAGTGGACTAGCGTATGGTAGCGGTGCGTTGCTTGGCAGCGATTTTACAGGAAGCGAAACTGCTGGCAAATTCTTGGGAAATCCCCTTCATTTACCAAGTTTAGACATGACGATTCCTCAGGTAGTTCGCTCTGGAGTAGTGCGACTCTTAGAAAAAAACAAAAATCCCATTCACATCTTGCTATCAGACGGAACAAGACTTCATTTAACCTGGGATCAATATAAAAGAATAGAAGGTACTGAACCGGCTATAGGCAAACTAATGCATGTGACATTTCAAAGAAACGTCAATAACGGCCCAGATGAAACATCTCAAATCACACAATGTCGTTGTGATTAATGTCTCTGTGATTCCCACACCTGTTCCCAAGTACGAGGCTGTTGAGGCTGTTCACCCGATTTCTTGATATATGGTAAATATGCTGCTGGTGGTCTTCTGGGATCGACCCGATCTGGATCAAATCCTGGATTGTACGGTCCTGGAGCATAATCCCTTTGCAATCTTTGCATAACCTTGTCGGCAGCCTTGTCGGCCGCTTTGTTGATCATTAAGGCCCCCACTCCAAACAAGAGAAAAATAGCCACGCTAACCGCCACCAACAAAACAGTAATCTTCTTTCCATCTATATTCATGATTGGCACCCTTTTTACTACAATAGTTGATTGAAGTTTTTTCTTTTAGACCCATAACATGTTTTTTCTAAAGCCGCTAATTCTGACACCTTATTAGTATAATCGTGTCCACCATTATCTGGCATATCTAAGTCTACTACTACCAATAAGTTGCCACGATTGTTCTCTCCCAAAAAAGGGAGACCCTGTTTAACCAATCTTAGCTTAGATCCCGGTGCCGTTTTAGATGGAATCCTTAGTTTAATTTTTCCACCATCAAGCGTTGGAATATCTAATTCTGTTCCAAACACAAGCTCAGAGAATGTTAGAGGAATCGAACATAACAAATCTGTATTGCCTTGTCGTATAAAAAATTGATGAGGCTTTACGGTGACCATTACATAAAGATCTCCACGATCTCCATTTTCCTCATCTCCTTGACCCTCTAATCTTAAATGCATGCCATCTACCACTCCAGGCGGAATATGAACAGATAAGGTTTCTTTTCTATTGGTTTTCCATCCCGCACCATTACAATCCGTACATTGTTTTCCTGGAAACTTTCCGCCGCCACGACATGTTGGACATGTAACCTCAAATCGCAATGGATTAACACTTAAAACCTTTCTTCCCGTCCCGCCACAAGCGTCACATGTTTTCCAATCAACTGCCCCTTGACCCATGCACATAACACATTTAGAGTGTCGATCTACAGATATGTCTTTTTTACATCCAGTAAGCACTTCTTGTAAATCAATAGCCACATCTACTTTAATGTCTCGTCCTTGTTTACGACGTACATTGTGGCCAAACCCAAACATATGGGCCATCATATCGTCGTATGCATAACGACCAACAGATGGCCCATGTCCCCCAACCTTACCATGAAGATCATATTCAGACCTTTTGGCAGGATTGTTCAAAACTTCGAAAGCTTCATTTACCTTTTTGAACTGCTCTGTGGCGTCTTCACTAGGATTTACATCTGGATGGCATTCTCTGGCTCGCTTACGATATGCCTGTTGTATCTCTTCCAATGAAGCATCTTTTTTAACGCCTAAGGTCTCGTAATAATTCATAGCTTGTTACAATACAAAGCCTTTATAATGGCATTAAAGTTCTAGAGACGATTGTTCAAACAGAATAGCTTTCACAGCATGCAGTTCAACCAAACCTAATAATCGTTCGTTATCCCGTGGATAGTCTGGTACTGGCGTGTAATTTCCAGATAACAGTATTCGCTGCCCTACTTTAACCTGTCCCTCTTTACCTTCTCCGTATACATGTGGACCAATCTTCAACACATATGCCTGAGGAGCCCCCACATTGCTTTTACCCTCTACATGCAGCCTTGTGCCCAAAGCCTCCTGTGAAGAAAGCATTTCTACCAAAATCTGCGAACCTACCGGTTCGACGCCTGCTACCTTATTCATTATTATCTCCTTGTGATGATATAACGTCTATACAGAGATAATAGTGTGCTGTTTTATTTTTTACTTTTTCCAGGCTCTAAATGACACATCATCATACGACCTTCTAATCTTGGTTTCTGAGTTGCTATACCTACGTCTTGTAAAGCCTCTAAGGCTTTATTAATCACTTCCAAACCTAGATTTTGATGCGCCATTTCTGCACCTGTAAACTTTAATTTTAAGCATACTTTATGCCCGTCCTCTAAGAACCCACGCATTAATCTAACCTTAGTTTCTAGATCATGCTCAGCAATCTTAGGACTTAATCTCATCTCTTTAAGTTGAGACTGTTTAGTGTGTTGCTTCTTCTCCCGTACACTTTTTTCATACTTGAACTTTCCATAGTCCATAATCTTACAAACTGGTGGACGAGCGTGGGCCACCACTTCTACCAAATCTAACCCCGCATCTTTTGCTCTCTGCAAAGCGTCCTTGGTTAGCATAACTCCCAAATTATCATCTCCCTCTATCACTAAAATCGGAGACAGCTTAATCTGGTGATTTACCCTAGTAAAATCAGACTGGCCACTAGGTTTAGCATATTTATTTGCCATGTGCCTCTATCATTCTCCTCAAAACCGGTGAAATATCGTCCTTCGGAACGACTACGTTAATTACAAATAGTTTACTACTTTTACACGCCTTTGTAAATGCCTCTTCCAACTCCACTTCTGTCTCTACCTTTACTCCTTCACTGTGCGGAATCATCTGAACGATCTGCTCATAATTCCATTCTGCTGTTTGACAAAAATCCACACCGGTCTGCTTTTTAACAGCAGATCCATGATTATTTAAGACCACTACTATTGGGTTTAATCCCATAGCGGCAATTGTCCCCAACTCTACACAAGAAAATTGAAATGCTCCATCTCCCACAATCACTATAGGCCGAACTTCTGGCTTAGCTAATTGCACCCCCAAAGCTGCCGGAATAGCAAATCCCTTGCTGCCGTGGTATAACGGTGAAAGAAAGTGGTTGTGTCGGTGAGTCACTAAATTTATAGACCCGAATAAACTATCCCCCGCATCAGCTATGATTGCCATTTGCGGATCTAAAATGGAATTGATCTTGTCAAATAGTCTCTTCACAGTAATCTTAACATTGTCCTGTGGAAAATAATCTTCATGTTCATAAGACTTTGCCCAAGTAGAATCATACTTCTTATGAGAAACTTCAAGCTTAGAAAGTCCTTTGATTACATCACTAAATGCAATGTATTTATACCAATGATGATTCACTCTAGCGTTATTTACAGAAACCGATACTTCAGGGTGTGCTCCCTCAAATTCTACTGGCACCCTTCCCTCTGTGTCTGACATAGCATGTCCTAGAACCAGTACGCAATCAGAATCCTCTACCATCTTTCGCATGAATTCAGAACTACCCTTGCCAGCATATACTCCCAAAGAGAGCGGATGGGTTTCACTAATAACCGATTTGCTCAATGGAGTTGTAGCGATTGGAATGTTTGCCTTCATGGCAAATTTCAATAATTCATTACCCAACCCAAATCTAGAAATCTGCACACCCGCAATGATCACAGGCCGCTGTGACTTTTCTAACAAGCATTTTATTTCACCAAGTAATTCGACCAACGGCCCTTCTTTTGTTTTAGGAGCCTCTGGCGTTCCCTGTTTGTACACATCGTATGTGACTGGTTTCTTGAGCAAGTCCCGTGGAACTTCGATATAAACAGGCAATTTATAAAAATTCAATTTTTCAAATGCATAGTCAATCATGTATCCTACTTCTGATTGATTCAACACAACATGACTACAAGTAATTTCCTCGATACTTTTCCAAGCATCGAAATCTAAAGCGTCTTCTTTTTCTCCAGGTGCTCCACCAATTACTATCAATGGAGATCGTTCAGTGTATGCACACGCCACAGCATCGGCTAACTTCCATAGTCCAGTATTGAAGTCTATACAGACACAACCCGAACCAACCACTCTGGCATAAGCATCTGCTGCAAATCCCGCATGTAATTCGCTAGTAGTACAAATAAAATTTATGTCGTTAGCAGCCGCAATTGCTCTACATAAATCTACATTATATCTACCAACAACTCCAAACACATGTTTGATGCCAGCGCCTCTAATTCTCTCGATGAGGAAGTCGGTAACTGTTGCCATTTATCTTATCCCGCCGTTGGTGAATCGATTACTTTAATTAGGAATCCTTCGCCATCAACAGGGAACCGTCTTACCCACTCCGCTCCTAAAGTCACACATCCAAAATCAGCAGTGCTTGGAGTAAAACTGGGTATAACACTTATATCAGAGCCAAGGGCTGTTAATGCCTGAAGCGATACCTTCAACACCTTAAATTCTAACATAAAACAACCAGCTAAGCAAGTGTCACTTGGCATCCAATTGTACACTAAGAATGTGTTCATTAATTGATCGGCTGTAGTGGTGCCATCTACATTTAGAATGTCTTCTTTTTGAAATTCAATAGTGCCCGTAGAATTCCCTTCCCCCTTCAAGATTTTTAATGATGAACCTTTAGAATAACTACCAATTGGCGTACCGTGATATCCACGTTCCACCTGAATGAAATAATTGTTTTCATCAAACCCTATAACCCGCATATGTTCTGGCAAGCGGGCACGATCCATAACAATTACATCACCAGCAAGAATTTGATTAAAGCCAATGTTATCAGCTAAAGCAAAATAATTGTCATCTATAGAAGCAGTTAAAGCTTTTTTCAGTTTGCCTTTAGCCCACATGTTGACTTCAACCACAATATCTGGATCTGTCAAATCTAATGGTCCATCGCAATCCTCAACCGACACCTTAAAAGCAGGTACAGTGTCGTGTCGTTTAATAGTAAAATCTGGACAATTTGATCCGCATGGATCTAGACAATCAGAAGTTGTAATAGAACCACATGCTGCCCCGGTTTGTGCGCCATAAATAGTCATGTAATTATATATCTTACCTACAATGTATTCCCGCTTGCAACGTCATAAATTTGTAAACACATCTGATGTCGAGCCATCTGAATACACTCTCCACCATATACAATGCAACTTCCGGTCCTTGTGTTCCCCGTATGTTACTTCCACATGATGTGTAGGACATAACGATGCAATGTCTTGAACCCTATTCAATGTTCGATCAGCACATATATGATGCAATTCAATATATCTATCATAATTACATAGGCAACACCTTCCTTTTGCTGATCCGCACGCTATAGCTCGCTTCAAAGATAAATAAAAATTATTACTATTGCGAAAATCACTAAATAAAAGACAATCATTCCTAAACATTCTAAACTTGTTGGCCCTTAATCTAATTGCATTAGCACTTCTGTTCATTTTTTTTGCAATATCTTCCACCGATAGTGCTTCAGCGTATAACAACCTCAATTCATTATCATCCTCTTCTTTCCAAAAATGTTGCGTCTTACGTTTCGATGGCAAACCAATTTGTTTAATTCTGTGCCGCACCGATTTTAGCGACCTGCCCAAATTATCAGCCAATTTAGTTAAACTCATATCTCTATTATCTTCTAGCCATTTGATTTCGTCAACAGTCCATGATTTTGGATTAAATTTTCTCTTTGGATCAGATAATTCCAAGTTCTCAATACGATTATTTTTTTTATCACCATCTTTATGAGAAACTTCTTTGCCAGTATTTACAAAACCATATTGCGACAACCATATGGCTCGACATACGTAAAAATGTCGTTGTGCTTTATCGCCAATTTTAATGCCAAACAAAAGATTGCCGTTCAATTCCCATCCCCGAGCAATATGATTACCAATGGCGTCCTTTTTCCCAGAAAAAACCACTCCATTTTTAGCATCAACTATTATTTCTTTAGATCTGATTTTTAGTAAAACAACTTGATCATATTTTCCATTTTGAACCGATTCCATAAAATTACCTCCACTATTATATAGTTATGATAATTTTGTTTTTCCAGTAAAAATTATACTTGCTTGGAATTTGATCTAAACACACCCATATTTTCCAATTGTTTTATTCTATTTGACAACCAATCCAGATTTCCACTAAACGCCTCAACTATGACCCCACCCTTCTCAGCAATTTCATCTGCGTCCTCGAATATTTTTTTATCAAGCATCATAGATCCACCATCATAAACACGACCGCTAAAATACACTACTTTTGCGATTCCTGCTGCGACTATCTTCAGCATACATGCCGCACATGGTTTCCCAGTCACATAAATTATGGCTCCTGTCAATCTATTCCTATCCGAATGATCAATAGCATTTATTTCACTGTGAATAATATTCTTATATTTATAAGGTCGAGACCAATCCATTTCTACATCATCATATTGCGCAGGAGGTCCATTATACCCCGATCCTAATGGATAATTATCGCATGTCACTATTTGTGATCCATGTTGTGTATTAGGATCTTTAGAAAAAGAAGCATGAATGAACGCTAATCCCATATACTTCTCATCTCTTGTTGGCACCTGTCTAGGCGCTATTTCACTAGTATTTCCGCTAACTTGCATTTGTCTTCAACCTCTCTTGCTATTACTATTAAACGATTAGATTCCAACCACGATTTGGCCGATTTGTCTGGACTAGCTATTAAGTGTGGCAAATGGAATTGAACCAATTTGTCGTCATATTGCGTTCTAGAAATATCAAAAATATCCTTGCCCTTAAACCAAACTCCAAATCTCCTCATGCATCTTCGAAGCGCTATATCATTATAATGCTCTCCTGGCTGCGTTTGCTTCCTGTAATCCAGTCCAGAATCCAGATCATGCCTATTATAAACAAAAACGTCTAATTTTGCAACTAGCTCTTTTACCCGATTGATATCCTGGCGAAGGAATAGCCAATAAGCGTCCTCGTACAATTGCATTCCAAGCTCATATGCAAACAATTGTTTGCCAACCTTGAAAACCCAAAACCAATTACCTTTTCCGGCTTTTCTGTTTACCGAACGTAAAAAGTCTTCACGATCTCTGTCTATGCCAAATGGGTTTATAAAATTTAACATTAATCCACCGATTGTAAATATTCTATTCTATAGCAATCGGCTTTATATGCTGATTTGAAACGATTTAGATCCGCCAATTGATCTGTAGATAAATACCCCTTAATAACTACTTCTGGAAGTGGAATGTTGGCCGACCATCCCTCGGAGCTTTCCATATTTGCTTTACAAGTTATGGGGATAAAACCCAAACAAATATAATCTATACACCGTACTCCGAAGAAATCGCCAACCGTATCATAGATGTATCCACCTATTGGCATTCCTTTCCCAACTGCAATCCGAAAGACTTTATTGCGATCCACATGTTGTGCATCTATGGCCATTGCTATCACATAGGTGCGAGCAGATAAAACATGTACTTGAAGATGGTGTTTGATATCTGCTACGTCGGTATTTGGCGTCAAATCAATTACTCACTCTTCTTGTGTTTCTTTTTTCGATGTGTTTTATGCTTTTTGTGCTTCTTGGGCTTGTCATCACCAGCTAGTTTATCTACTTGCCAAAACACTGCCGTACTATGTGCATTAACCCCAGCGGCCGGAATTGGTGGCATTAACCCCAAAGCTGCATTCCATCGTAATCTAGTAAATGGACTAGATTCTTGTGTTTGTAACCAATCTCTAAAACCTAATAGACTCATATTAATATATATTACAATATATCAAATAAAAAACCCAACATGGACTTTGTAAAAAGTCTATGTTGGGTGCCAACTACAATCTAATCGCATTACCGAACTTTATACTTGCCAGACTTGATAATCGCCAAAGGTTGAAAATCACCTTGTAAGGCTGCCTCCTGGGCTGCCTCATGGGCTTTTTCAAGTCGCTGCAATTTTACTTTCAGCGTCCTAATCCATCGGTTACTGCAATAGTATCCAGTATGATCCGTAAAGTGTAAATAGCTTCGATAGGTAAGGTAATACTTGATAAATTGCCGCTGTAATATACCTCGGAAATACTTCCAGAGGTATTCTTGATCTTTTGGCAATTCTAAATCAAATATTCGACCCGAAATGAATTCCAGTTCTGGGTCCAATTCAGGTTCTACCGATGACATTCACGCCCTCACAAATCTCAAGATACATCAACATCAATCCCGGTGCAAACACTTTGGGAATATCCAAAGTCTTGCAATGATTCAAAATTGAAATTACGAATTTCACTTCACGGGGCACGGTCACCGCATCATCTGTTTCCCAAGTGACTTGGTGTTCTGCCCGCTGTAACGCAGCGTAGGCCGTCTTGGCACCATACTCTACATCAGTATTGAGTACCAATGTCATATAGTCTTCGGACTGTAGAAGCCGCTTGGGCACCGGCCCTCCACAATACATTGCCTTATCCTTAAAGAATACGCCAATGCATATGTGAACATAAGATTTTGCATCCCACATGCATTGCTTGTAATATTCCTCTTTCTTATGGCTTTCGCCAGTTTCCTCCGTTTCACAAAAGGCTTCAGAATCAAATTCTGAAACTTCAGGTTGAACTTCATCTTCCAAGTCGAAATCTTCCTGATACGACACGTCCTGCGCATTCAAAACACTAGGCATGTAAATCTCCTACGATTTAGTTGTGGCATCCTGCGATAAATTATTAAGCAAATTCATTACCAACGTCAATACATATATCAGACACACTATATGGGAGGACTTTTATGAAAAAATTCATCGCTCCGTTATTAATCGCTCTATTATTCCTTTCTGGTTGCAGTGGCAATCTTTCGCCACTTAGTCCAAATTCCAAGAAAAAAATTCAAAATCAAAATGGCAAAATCGAAGAACTAAAAGACAACCAAAACAGCGTAGCTGCTGAAATTGGAAAGTTGCGAAATGAAACCCAAGTTACTGCGGAAAAAATTAATAGTTTCCAGCAACAACAGGGCATGCTCAACAAAGAGAATTCAGGCATACAAATCCTCCAGGGCGATGGAGCCCTCATTGCCCTAATCGTTTTAACGACTCTTGGCATGGTATTGGTCTACTACTATCGAACGGAAGCATTAAAGGCTAAAAAGGTAAACGATATACTCGCTCACCAGATCGTCCAAGCCAATAATCTTGACCTGGAGGACCAAGTTTTTCTAGCAGGCATGCATAGTGACGTAGAACCTGATCTGTATCATCTGATGGTGCAAAAGCAAACCCAGTTGGGCGTAATACGACACCGTGGCCTAACAAGTCTCTAACTCTGAATTTTCAAATTATACGACTTCTAACGGTTGTGTCAAGGTGACCTCATGGAGAATCCTTGTCGTACCCTTGCTCAACGTGTCTCAGCAGGGGATATCCGCTACAATTGTCTCCAATTGGCGAACCTTGAGAGAACGGATCGGTCCCTGCTTTTCTGCATTCTTCTCTATACTTTTCCACCGTAACATCAATTTTGTCTTTCTTGGACCGGATTAATTTCTGACAATACCACTTCTTCCAATCCACCTCATCTTGTGCTAAATACCTGCACTGAGCAGATCCCCCAGAGTAACACAGACACACATCTTGCAACTGCTTGTTTGATAACATATCACATCCCCTTGCTAACAACAATCTCTTCGCCTATATCTGAAATCAAAATGCCTTTTGCGTGATCAATTTCATGCTGATAAACGACGGCCATATAGCCGTCAATGATTTTATCAATAGGTTCTAAATGTAACCTATCATCCGCCAATAATTCCTGTCCAACCACTCTGATTTTTTCGTGCCTTTCCACCTTAAAGTGTCGTAATTTACCCATCGAAGTTCTTAATGACAAACACCCTTCTACCGACTGCCGCTTCACATCATCTACTGGTTCGTACTCGCAATCGATCATGAAGTGTAAATCCGTAGGCATCCGACAAATTATGAAAAGTTTCCACGGAATACCAATTTGTACGGCAGCTAAACCAACGCCATCATTTTCACAGCATAGCTTAGACATTTCCACGCACAAATTATACAATTTTACAAGATTGTCTTTAGGCGGAGCGACAACCTCTTCTTTTTTTGAAATTTTATCCACTAAGACAATGGAATATTCTGACATGGATTTCATTGCTTCTCTGGGCAGGTAGATAAAGCTTTAGTAATGCCGTCAACCTTGTGCGACAACCATTCTTGAAGACCATCCGTATTACCCTTCAAGTTGCCGGGCACCCTCAAAATTACTGGAATGTCGTCCCCGTCATTAACTAATAAAGTCAGATGCTTAGTGATTAGTCTACGCAACAACTCTGAAACCGACCAGCCCATTTTCTTGGCGGCATTTTCCAGCATATCCTTCATCTCTGGCTCGACCGAAATGCTCATTACTTTATATTTTACATTTGACATATGATTCATCCTTACTCTTTGTTATAGGGTTTGCTGTACATCTCTTTCCGCTTTTTAATCCCGGCTTCTTTCTGCTTGCGACGACGCTTTTCACTATTGCTCTCATGGCGAGACTTAACCTTGTATTCCGTTAAAATACCGTAATCGTCTACCTTTCTTTTGAAAATACTCTTCAACACCTTGAAGCGATCATCCTCAGTTCGAAAATACTTTCCACCAAGATCTTTTTCATCTACTCTGGCACGCACTTTATGAGCCATTACATATTCTCCTAATCCCGTTCTATTTTTATGAATTTTGTGCCAATGCGTTGTACTTTTCTTTTTTTAACATCGGCATAAGGCATTATTTTATTAAATTCTACTGTGGACGGCAAGCGATCCCGATCTGTGTCCCTTACCAACGCACGGCACTTTGCTATTATATTATCAAATAAATTCACGTTCCACAAGTATTCATTTCCAGCTTTTATTATAGTAGCAAAATTGAAAATATATTCTCTAGGAAGCGATTTCTCACAACATAGTCCGTCCACTTCATATTCTTTCAAACCCACGTATCTAGCTCTTTCATCACAATAAACAAATGGAGATCTGGCCGCAATAGCTAATCGTGATATGCCAGAAAATACGTCTAATACGCAATCTACACTTCGCATTAAAGCTAATACTTTATTAATGTCTTTTTCAGCCACACAAAGACATCTGCCTAATACATCTTGCGAAATATCGTGAGTGGAAAAATTTTGATAAACTACAGGCATAAACCCTTCATTTAATAACCTATTAACCAATTCCATCCAAAATCTTCTATCTGTCGCTAACCATTCCACGTGTCCATGTATCCACTGCTGCACATTACGAGTTGGATGAAGCAGTATCTTTGGTTGGGTTTTAGATGTCAATTCTTGTAAAAATCCATGCCCCATTATAGACACTGAAGAAATAGATGGCAAGAACACCTTAACATGCTTAAATTTATCCCAAAACGCCTGTTGTATTCCTCTCTGATAAAACGATTCTAATGCCGTTGGTCCAACAACATCCTCAAAAAAATAATGCAACTGACGCACGTGAGATACAGCCTGCGAGGATTCATTTGCAAATTCAAACGCCTCACGATGTAATGCAAGTAATGATTCATCCTTGACCGACCAATATTCATCTACATTTGGAAACATAGATTCATATCCCGGCCAAGTACACAAAATAAAGTATTTGGAACCCTTCAACTGTTCTCTATATCTTCTTAAAAGCATAGAAGATAAAATGCAAAGAGAACGCACATCACCAAAAAACCACATCACACATACATCAGACATTGATATGGGCATACCATGAGTAGGCACTCTACTACGAACAAATCCAGATTTATCCGCAGCCCTCTTTAATATAGCATTTACATCAATATCACCGCTCATTATTTGCTCCAATTCTTATGGAGTTATCATTAATCATTGATTGAACTGCCATATCTGATTCTAACATACCAAGCACCTCAGCATAATCACCGTGCTGCATTTCTTCTATACATTTTTTAACCAAATTAATAGCAGTATCATTATCTTCATGCACGCTCTTAAAATGCGACAAACAAAGCTTTCTAGGACCAAAATCACATAGATTTCTTCTATACCCCTCTTGTCCATTACCATAAATCTGATCTGGACTTTCAAATAAAAGATAAGGTACGCCCAACATGCCCGCTAATCGTGTAGATGCCGTCCAAAACTGAACTGTAAAACTTAATCTAGAAACAATAGCCAAAGTTAACTCTAAATCCTTCGCCTCTTCCATTCTAGAAAAATCAATAACGCCTTCTACAGGACACGGTTGTGTTGTTTGTTTTTCTCCCAACCATACCGGACTATAACCCATTTCCTTCAGCAACCCAATCAACTTTACATAAAATTCTGGCTGTAAATTACGTCCATAACATTTTCTGCCTCTAGCGAAAATTCCAACTGAATTCGATTTCAAATAACTATCCGCCTTTTCTAGCTTCTCCCTAGAGGGCGCAGGTAATCGCACTACCATTTTTTTACTTTCTTGCACATTGTCAAAAAGTGACCTCATAACATCCTTGCTTTGACATGCTGGACATTCCGCTTTATCCGCCTCTGCCCACACGGAACGACATTTCTTACAAACATTGCCTACAGTATATTGTCCAAGCATTGCCGATTGCAACACGTGCCCATATACCTTAACTTTCTCCTCTACTTTTTTCAAATTACGAGAATCATGATGAAAGGCTCTGCAATACTCCCGCAACCATTGATGCTCCTCTTTTAACTCCCAAAATTCATCCGCTAAATGTCGATAGAAATATTCTCTTCCATACCAACCCATAACGATTATGTAATACCCCGGAAAATTTTGCGCAATTCTTGATATGCTGTACAATACCCCCAAGGTCTCACATCCGAACTCAGAGAAACACGAAATAATTAACGTGTTTTTAGGATTCGGCCTAGCACGATTGTTAAACTTGTGAATATTAAATTGCACATCTTCTATGCGCTCATGTTCCATGCGTGTCTGTGTGCCTGGATTAATAGGTTGTGGCTTAATTAGAGAACGTGGCTTAATTATCACTGTTGTTCCCCATTATATTTTATTTTCATCATTTTGGCATTGCCGCCACACTTTAAGCACCTAAATTCCCTTGGCCTACCACAATGCGAACATTTCCTCACCTCGGTAAGACCCTTGAGATCATCGGCTGTGCCGTCACTTGTTCTACCCCAGCGACAACGAGGGCAGCGAATTATAAACGTCTTTGGTAAATCCATACCATAATGTAGTAATCAACGAAAAAAGCCCACCCGGCTGTGCCGGGTGGGCTTTGTGTTTAATCTTCACCAAGATCGGAAAACGGTTTTTCCAGTAATAATCCCAAAAACTCTTTCATCCATTTATAGATTTTACCCTGACGAGGAATTCCGTACTTAGGCATAGCATCTTCTTTGATCCATTCCCAAACATTAGTTCCGAATTCTGTTGCTCTAGCATAAAAATCACAACACATCTCAGCCACATACAACCTGGGCATATTACTTGCACTTCCCCAAAATTCGGGGTGGTGTTTATTCGTTCTCTGATGATGAGATACGGCCAATGCTAAGGCTCCATTGCCATTAGTACGAGAGCCAACTAGATAATCCCATTCAATGCCAGACCATTTAGAATGATCGTGAGTTTGTCCTGCGGCAATAAGATGAATGCCCAAATCGATCTCACCTTTATCAATGAGTCGTCTACCAAGCAACTGACAGGCTTCTTGGACATTAGATATGTGGCGAAGGAGGGCGTCCACTTTTTCCTTAGCCCTAACACACTCTTCAAGACTGGGTTCGCCCCCGTCTCCCTCTAATTCGTTCAAGATTTTTCTCCTAATCCCAAGCCAATCGTTTGTCTCGCAACCATTGCGTTAAACTAATGGGGGAACAAGATTTATCATTGACACATAATACAAGTCGAATGTCAACTAGCCACACCCCGTCTTTCTTTTTTTCATAAAGCAACACTTGTGGCAATTTAGATTGGTTGATCAATACAACCACTGCATCGTGTGATTCCTTAGGAGTTTTGACGGCCAACTCCCCTCGAATACGACGACCATCCTTCAACATAATATCAAATTCGCTTCCTGCTCCTTCCAATACCCCAATTGTAACAGCATCATGTGTACTGACAAGAGGTGGCAGAACTCTAGCTTTATGGCAACCCGCCAAAAGAAGTAAACAAACAATAAATATACAAATTCTTTGCTTCATATCAATCGCCTTGTGGTAGCACCGTATTTGGGAAAGCACGACCCAGTGCATCACTCAACTCATCTATTTTACTACGCAAACTACTGATTGTAGACTCTACTTTTTTGTCGCCCTTACCTTCTCCGTCCAACGCTGCTATTTTGTCTTGCAGTCCATGCAATTTAATTTTCATCTCGGCCAATTCTTGAATTTGTTCTGGAGTGAATGTAACTCCCAACGGACCCGGTTCCATAGCCTGATCTTGCCCCACCGAAGCTGCCCGAATAGGGTTTGGTGATTGCGACATTGCTTTAGCGGTAGCCGCTGCTTGCTTTGCACTGTCTATTTTATTCTCATGCAATACAACATCTGGAGCGTCCCCAGCATTGCGAGACATATCATAGACTGTATTCCAATATTGAACATCGGCATCTTTAATGTCTTCGGTTGGGTGGGTATTGGCTGGACCGAAATAACTCACATCTGCCGTTTGGCATGGAGTTGTCCTTTGTTTAGGTGCATCATCAAATGTTCCATTTGACATTGCTTTTTCCCACTTATCACACCATGTATCAAACTGATCTTTCTGTGCTTCTATACTCATACTATTATCCTCTATTCTTGACTGGCCTTCTTTAATCTATTTAGTGACCAGCGACAAAATAATATCGGCCTATAATAGGTATAGCTCAGTCCACGGTTTTCTCAGAGACAACATCGTCTTCTTTGATTTTCTGTGTTTTTTCGATAAACATATCAAGATTTAAGATAGAAATCGAAGTCCAATGCGGATCGTCTTTGGGGAAATATTCAGGTTTAGTGTAATAATAAATATGCACTGTATAAGGATATGGTTTTTCAAGAATTTCCTCATCTGTCATACCAGCGAGCATATCTTTCAACATCATCTTTGGCACAGTATAAGCATCTCTTTCGCATGCATATAAAAGCTTTCGCATGACCTGTGTTGCAGCTTCCATTTTATTGGGCAGCTTTAACAAATGAATCATGTGCCGTTTTTCATTTCCGGTCACAAATTCTGCTGCGTTGGCATAACAAACCATGATCTCGCCCTTTTCGGGCTTGTATCTCCGCACATCCCTGAAATACTGGTCGAAATTTTTGTCATCAATTATTAGTTCTTCTGTTTCCATATTCTATCATAGTTTTATTTGATAATTTCTATCGTTGGTGACGGCCTTTCCATAATTGTCAATCGCACATCGTCTTTCTTTTCTTTAGGAATCACCTTATGTCGATATGCTTTGGGCGGGCTTTCAAAGGTGTAATTCTTAAATGGTGGCTTTGGCCGTTCCAATCTGACTTTTAATAAATGTCCCTTTCGTGAATCGGATTCCCAATACTGCAATTCAGATTCGAACCGCTTGTAATCCTCATCCCACATTGTCACCCCTTCTGTCTGCCATTCAGCATCCTCGACCTTGAAAACATAATAGGGATTTCCCGTCTTGGATTTCTTTTCAACAGGCCGTTCTATAACTCTAACCTCCACCACCGTAATGGCAATATCCTCTAAATCAACCCGGCGACGAAATTCTCCAAAGGTATATCCCTCATAATCTGGACTCTTTTCCAGCATATGTTCCCAACCAAATCCATAAAATTTATCTTCTGCCTCAATAGGATCTGCACGGAAGATCTTTGCCAATTCCTCATCAATCTTGCCAGGAGGTTCAAACCCCTCTAAAACAATAGGCTTATCCTCAGCCTGTTTTTCCCGAATGGAGATTACATTCTTCTTGTATTTGCCGACATACTTCTTCCACTGTTTGACATCAAATTTATCTAAACAATCCGCCATCCATTCATTTAATGCAATATTGCAACCATCATCATCTAACTCAACACATTTATCTAAATGGGCAGCCGCCTGTTCTCTTATTTCGGCAGATTGTTCTGCTGTGATAATGCCCTTCAAACCTCTAGCATCGACCGCCAAAAACACAAGATCATCAACTATTTCATTACGGCTTTTGACGTTACGCTTATCTCTGTCCACACGCTTCTTCATCTGCTCTTTGTAATATTCGGCAAATTCATAAAGTGTAACAGCACTCATACCAGTATCTTTGAAAACTCGCAATCCAATCAGCGGCTTGATTACAGCAGCGTCCGTACCAAATCTTGTCAAGAAATCTTCAAAACTGGCATATGGTTGGCCAGCAACGATCCGCTTGGCTACTTCTTCTCCAATTCCTTTGATATTGGCAAAACCAATATAAATTGAATCGCCTACAATAGAAAATTTAACCTTAGACTTATTCAAATCCACACGATTGACTGCAATGCCAAACTTTTCGGCTTCCAGTTTATATTCTTTAACCTTTTCTTCATCCTCTTCACAACTCAAAATAGCCGTAAAGAATTCCAAAGGATAATGAGCTTTTAACCAAAGAAGACGTGAACTGATATAGGTATAAGCCACCGCATGGCTCATGTTAAATCCATAATCTGCAAACGCTTCAATATAGTCCCAAAGCTTAACAACGTCCTCTAATGGCCATTCTAATCGCTTCTGTCCTTCTTCCAAGAATTTATTCTTGTACTTAATAAACTTATCAACCTTCTTCTTGCTAATAGCCTTACGTACAAGCTCACAATCCTTTAATGGAATATCACCTACGATATTCAAAATCTTCATAACCTGCTCTTGATAAACAAGAACGCCAAAGGTCTTGCCAAGTACCGGCTCCAACAACGGATGAATTTCGTAATGTTCCAATCCGTTCTTTCGGTCGCAGTAGTTCGTGGCCATACCCGAACCTAACGGCCCAGGACGATACAACGCAGTATAGGCCGCAAGATCATCGAAACTATACACGCCACCACGTTTTACCAATTCCCGCATTCCGGCCGAATCAAATTGGAATATGCATCGCAATTTACCCTGATTGGCTAAAGCCAATGCCTTGGGATCGTTAAGATATGAAATATCTGACCAACTTTCCCGGCCGGGCAACGCACAGATATTTTCAATACCATGCCGAAGCTTAATTTCTTCCGCAATTGACTTAGTGGTATTATCTGCTCGTTCAAGAATGATTCTAGCCGCTTGCGCAAGCTGTTCTAAGTTCGTTAGGCCAAGCACGTCATATTTAACCAATCCCACAGGCTGCAAGTCTTGTGCATGTAACCCTTCAGTCCAAGCTGATACTGGGTTGCCATCCGAATCTGTGCATAGAGGGACAAGATCGGCAATGGGGATTCTAGAAATAATCAATCCCCCGGCATGCTTGCCACGACTCCTAATACGATTCAACATCCGCTTGGCAGCCTTGGCAATATCGGGATGTATTTTACAATACTCTGCAAGATCCTTGTTTAACTCTAATGCCCGTTCCCAAGTCAGCGTCTTGCCTTCATCGTCTTTCAAACCCAACTTGGTCGTCACATTCAATACTTCATCACGATCTGCACTAAACACCTTAGCCATATCAATCAAAGAACTTTTGATTCCAAATGTATTATAACTTCCAATGTTACACACATTCTCTGGGCCAAATGTCTTAGGTGCCCACTCATCCTTGAGATACATCCGCACGTCCTTCTTAAAATCTACGTCAATATCAGGAAATTCGCCGTAAATGTAGACGGGCTGCTGACTCTCATCCCAGTCTTCACAAATACCCAACAGCAATGCGATCAACAAGTTATTTTCATTCCTGTCAATCTTCACTCCACGGTCATGCAAGTCCAGAAAATAATCGTGCTCATTGAAGTCGTCAACCGCCTTCAATTCCAACTTCATTCGCTTTTCATGTTCTTCACCATATCCGGCCAATTGTGCTATCGTAGTTTCGCACAATTGGATCAATCGTTCTTTTGAATCCATCATTCATCCTCTTCGGTATCTTCATCCTTCACAACAGCCTTAACCGCAGCCATCTCATCATCCTGCCAATTGCCGTAACGACGATTGATACAAAGGAATTCTTCCATGTCATGCGGCACAACACGCTTCTTCACAGCATCTTCACTAGCATCACCCTCTTCATCAGCATCATATTCTACACCAATATGACAAAGTTCGTGATCCACCAAAGCCATCTTTCCCTTCTGAGAAAGAGCCGTCCAAATAATCTCGGGCACAATAATTGCATAAAATTCTTCGCCCTCTGGATTATCCGATGCTTGAGCGGCATTGAACCCCGATACCTTGCGGCATAGGCCCCAAACTTCCTTACCGTTTCTTTTGGTCACTTTATCCGTAAACCAATAATCGACTCGAATCTTATAATCTGTAACTTCCGCATGAAACTTGGGAATCAACTCTTCCGCAACTTCTTGTACTGAATCTGCTTTCCAAAACTTAGCTTTTGCCATTGTTATACCTTTCTGTAAATGATTGTTTCCATACAAGACTATAGCAAAAAAGCCCCATCTCCGCAAGGCGGAGATGGGGCCAGGATTATGGCAATGGGCTTAGGTCACGTTACTGGTTGAAACCCCATTGCCTCTAGCAACTTGGACATGTATTCGGTTACAAACTTGCCGATGCCCAAGCTTTTAGTTTCACGGTTCCCCGCTACATTTAATGTCTGAATGTTTTGATCCTTAATCCAGGAAATCACCTCCTCAATAGGAATTGGATTTTTAACATCCACATCAATGATTGGTTTCCCGTATTCCCGCACTGCTTTCAACGTACATGTTTCCCCTGGAGACCGCCAATCTGAAGCAAATCGTATAGTACCATCAGAGTCTCTAGCGTTAGCCTTAGTCCTTAGTACATATGCTATATGGTCATTGACTTTTCCAGCAACCGGTTTGTGTTCTTTCAATCCGTACTCTTGCTCGTATTCCGGCTTAGGTCCATTCTCTGTAATCCACCCCAGCGGCATCCATCCACCGGTTTCGACACCATACTTCTTGGCTGCAATCAAACCAGCAATGTCCGATCCACTCTGCCCACCACTGACTACACGACTTAACATATCTCTTTCCTCAAAATTTCCTCGATGTGATTATACTCAAAAAACGGTATTCGCAGAAGCCTAATCTTATTATCTGCACAAAATTTTGACTTTATCTCATCATGATGTTTGACTTTCTGTAAATATCCCCTGCCACCAAAACATGCTATCGGCCTATAGTGTTGTTCTCCATCATACTCTATGCATAAATTCCGTTCACTAAGATAGAAGTCAAACGATAATTCTAATTTATTTATACAACCTTGGAACTTCTTTTCCGCCTCATACTGAAATCCATTAACTTGCAAAAACTTTTCTATCTTCAACTCGCCTTTAGATGCATCGCATTTAGGACAGCCTTGTTCGTGATATAAATGCGCACCTGCCAACTGCATAAACACATAATCGTGTTTCTTACATCTAATCTTTATTTTAACACGATTGCCTCTGTAATCTCCATAATACTCATACCGATCATCGTGTAATATTCTACATCTGTCCTCAAACACACTCACTAACATCGGAAGATTTTGCGGTAAACAACGATACTGACATTTTTTGCAACCGCATCCAGATAAGTGGCTACTAGCCCTTTGTTTGAATATGTCCCCGCATATATTACACTTTATACGAACCGGTGCGTGTACATTCTTGTACATTCCTACATATTCATATTTATCTCCATGCACCTTCTTGGCTGCTGCCACAAAATTTTCATGCCCTTGAGATTGGTTTTGTGACAATTTCTTGTATTGACATTTTTTACAACCATTGCCCTTCAAATGATTATGTGGTAAAATTTTCCATTTATGTCCACACTTATTACATTTTACTTTAACCTTTACCGTAGATTTCACATATACGATTTCGGAATAATCATATGTATTTCCATGCACCGTCTTAGCTCGCTCTATGAACTTCTGTGTATTTAATCGTTCCCACTTTGCCATACGCCTCCCAATAATTTCTGGTTATCAAACATATGTATGCTTGTAAGCCGGAAATTATTTCATCTCCAATAGTGATAATAGTAAGGGCTGTAATAAGGACTGTAATACGATTGAATAAACGGTGACTGTCGATCTGAAAATGGCGTAGGATAACTAGGAAGAGCAGGATATGGATATGGCAAAGAGCCTGGAGTCACTCGCACAGCCCGATTCCTCTCCATATCTTGATAAACCGACTCTATCCTCATTGCAGGCGTGGGGTGCAAAGGAGGCGGCGAAGCCCCCAATAAGGCACATAAAATAAATGCATACATACATATCTCCTAATTTTATTCATGATATCCAGTGTTTGTTTTGCATAGTCCATTTAATAATGCGATCTAAAGTTTCATCAAACGATATTGGTTGTCTCCAACCAAGACTTCTCAATTTACTTCCATCTAAAGCATAACGCCTATCATAACCTGGACGGGCAGATTCACTGGGTATTAATTTATATAAAAGTTCCTTTCCCATAATTTTAGCAACTGCCCGTGCCAATTCCAAATTATTCAATTCGGTATCGCCACAAATATTATAGCGATCTGGTCGTTTTGCTCCTTGACTATAACGAGCAGGATGCAGGTTGGACGCAATAAATTTAATGGCATCAGCTTTATTTCTAGCATCCAAATAAATTCTAGAGCCAATATACCAACCTTGGTTATTTTCAGCATGATTTCCACCGTGACCACTAAGATTAGTCAATGAAGGGCCATCGGTCTTATCGGCATACACAGGCATTTCTTTACCTGTAGCAACGTATTGAATAATCTTAGGCAAGAATTTTTCTGGATCTTGCCATTCCCCGATTATATTCATGCAATTTGTAATCACCACAGGCAGATCATAAGTACGCCAATAAGCAATCGCTAAAGCTTCTTGGGCTGCTTTAGATGCCGCATATGGATTAGATGGGGCAATTGGCGACCATTCAAGATGCCCTAGACTAGGAAGCGGTGGTGCTTCTCCATAAACCTCATCTGTACTAATATGAACAAATAGCTTTGGCTTTGCCTTTCTGGCAAACTCCAACATGTTAACCATCAATTCATAATTGTTTCTTAAACAATGTGTGGGATCAGTGGTAGATCGCTCTACAGCAGAATCAGAAGCCATGTTAATAATATAATCAATTGGCTTTTCTGTAAGAACCCCCCGATCATCAAGACTCCTTCCCATGATTTGATTCTCTAACGGCCAATCAATCGGAACCGTCAAATCATGCATATAGATTCTAACCCGCTTTGAATTTCCATATCTTTTGAAAACCTCATTACATCGACTAACGATTCCTTTGTGACGGAAAGAATCTAAACCAATAATTTCCCAATCTGTGTTTTCTAACCAGTATTGGAGACAGTGCGACCCAATAAAACCACCCACACCTGTTAAAAGAACTCTTTTCATTATTACTCCCACAAATGTATACTATATGGTTTTTTAATTAACGATTCAATTTTGTTAATCAAATCATGAACCGTTACAATTTCATGACAATCTTGTATCAGTAAATTTATTCTAAACTCATGTTGTAACAATAGCACTATTTCCATGCCGTCTACAATAGAGCAACATCCAAGGTCATCAACAACTCTAGACTCAGGAACTATATGTTGCTTCCCTAATACCTTTTCAAGAATTGCAATTATTTTTTGTTCAATCAATGATCGGCACCTTTCCAAAACCAATGCCCTTTTCTGGCTCCGCTTCTGAAGAATCTGGCGGATTCTCTACCATTGCTCGCAAAGTCTCTATAGCATCTCCATAAGAATCACCCTGAATACATACCGAAATAAACAACTCCTTTAGATGAGCAATGGACATCCCAGCCGTATCCTTAACCCAACAACTTAAATCATACTTGCTGGGATCGGTAGCACCAAAACTAAAGAGATGATCAAAAAATATCTTCCTAGACTTGGCTCTCGGATGTGGCATCATGAATCGTTTATCAAATCGACTAGGCCGATTAATGATTCTGTCACCAAGTTTTTCTGGATAATTAGTGGTCGCCAAGAAAACCACATTTTCAATTTTCTCTACGCCGTCCAATATATTCAATACTTCTGACTCGCAATATTTTTCAAGAATTGAGTCCAAATCCTCCATCAACACCACCAACCGAGTTGTTGGTTGAATGACACGAAAATGACGCATACATTCAACAAACGTAGATGGATGATTATCAAACTTAAAGACAACGCCACCACGCTTCATAACATCCACTACGACCAATTGGATTGTGCATGATTTACCAGATCCCGGTGGCCCCCACAGAATGATGCCTCTCTTATAGATCACCCGATTTAATCTGAACAGTTCCTCATTTTCCCAAAAATTCTGAATTTCACTAATTACCTTTTCAGAATTTGTTTCAGGGAAACGAATCAAGCCATCTGTCTTGGTCTCTAATTTTTCAAAATAATGTCCCTGAGTAGGAATGTATTTTGGTTCATAGACACCTGGAGGCAATTCCTTAACTGTTACGCCCGTAGGGAAAAATCTAACCCCATCACATGTGTTCCACTGGCACATCTTGCCATACTCTTTTTCTGGCCCTATTCCACAATCGCCCGCAAAAGATGGCGATTCTGATACGTATCCCTGCTTGGGTGGCCGAGTTGGCGTGCCAGTTAGAAGCTTGTTTAATTTTCTTTGTTCAGAAGCAGATGACATAAATTACACCCTGAAGTATCTTATGTCATGCAGTATAGCAGAAAAGAATTGTAAATAAAAGGCTAATTGGTCACAGGTTTGTATAACTGAGCACACTTTTCACAAGCATTGACTTCTTTGGCCGTTTCATGCCCAACACCACCATAATCGTCCATTTTATCACTACTGCGATTACTTCTAAAATTACCGCCATCTCGACGGTCATATCCCTGATTAGCCTTTCTTCTGGCAGGATATTCTTTGTTTCTAGTCTCAAGGATAACCTTTCGACACGCTGTTCCTTTTGGAACGATCTCTCCACATAGTTGGCATTTATACATGCTTTAATATAGTATTACTCTTGAGGATTCCTTTTTAACCATGCCGCAATAACACCATCGGGATCTTCCGGTGCTTTATAATCAAAAATATTATCACAACACATCTTTCGTAATTTATCAAAAAATTTCGGATCAGAAGGATTGGCTGCACGTGTTGGAATTACACCCATAATCTGCCGAAACAATTGATACATGTCACCTATTCGAGTGGTGTCTAACATGCCCTGTTGTGCAAGTTTTAATAGCCCAGATAATCGTAGCTTTTGAGCAGCACCAGCAGCCTCTAACATATTATGTTCGGCAAGATATTCTTCAAATAATTGCATGTATTATATACGATCAGCGCACGAAAAAACCCACCCGGCCGAAAGGCCGGGTGGGTTTATCACAATGCACAAGAAGTGCAAGTTACGACTGGCAACGGCAGCGATGAAGTCTACCGTGCTTCTTTTCTGCGCAACCACAATCGGCTGGCGCACAAGCCTGAGGTACAGGTGTTACCACCACCGCTGCACAAGCCTTGGGTGCATCGCAGCACTTGGGAGCCTCACAGCGAACCTTACAACGGCAACGAATCTTCACCTTGCAGCACTTGTCGCATTTAGCAGGCTCGCAAGCCTTGGGTGCAACTGGAGCACATGCCGGAACGCAGGCCGCTGGGGTACATGCCTTACAGCAAGTAGAGCAACGGCACTCACGGTTGTGCCTTGCCTTCTCGACAATGCACCCAACCTTATTTACTACTGCCTTCGGCACTGCCACGATTGCATGCAAAACCGGATGCTGCACGCACGGACAGGTTGCCCCAGTGCTAGCCGCACATGGAGCCGGGATGGGTTCGACTGCGAAAGACATGCTGGCTACACAAACCAACGCAATCGCACACACCGAGATGATCAAACTCTTCATAACACTTCCTCCTTTGAAGGGGGTTAAAAAATGGGCCTGCTCATGCAAGCCTAAACAAACAAAAAACGAGTGTTAGGTTGGGGGATTACGAATCTCTCAGCTTCGCACTCGTTTTTAATCTCAAGCAGTATGTTCAACAACCGCTTTACAAAAATCTATTACGTCTTCTCTATTCCAACCGTTCTTGGCAAACTGTACTATCATCGCCACAAATTCAATATTTCCTTTTTCGTAACCTTTAGAAGAATCAATTCTGTCTACACTTGCTCGATCAGGGGTCTTTGGCAATTGAAACTTTCGACTACCACAACTCATTTGCTTTAATTGCCAACCCGTATATGGGCATATCCCTTGTTGAGAATCCCATTGTAACTGCAAGTCTTCTAATGTTACCGTGCATTGTTTGTGCCGTCGTCTCATATTTCTCAGGTGCCATCTGAACGGTGACAACTCATCAAACCGATTATCGGGTATTAAATTTTCAGGATGATATCGCCTGTCCTTTGGGAGATTATCCAGCGTTCCTTTTCCAGTGCATTCAAGAGAACAAAATACTCGTCTGTTAAGTTTCTTGTTCCTATTAACCTCCCCTGCATTCCTCTCAAACTTATTTCCACAAATCTCACATTGTAATTCAATTTTCATAAACGCCTCCATACCGTATAGTAGTATGGAGGCGTCCAGAAATTTTAGTGGAGGCGGGCGTAATCGAAACGCCGTCCAGAGGTACTCTTGCTCCGACCTCTACGTGTGTAGTTTGTTGTATTTATCTCATCGCATTGAACTACAGCTAACAAAAGCTCAAATTGACCAGCGACTTTTTTCTTGTTTTGATTCTTGTCGCCCGTACCAAAACATACCGACTATTACGGCGAGACTTCGGACTTCATCGGTTGGAATTCCTTGTCTCGGCTGCCCAATCTCTTAGGCCGCAACTGCAAAAGTGTTTGCAATTAGGTTTTGGTCTGCTTTTAACGTGGCCTGCTGACCAACCACGACACGCCATCTGAGTTCGACTTACCCTGTCGAAACCTTGTCGCCCCCTCAAGTTGTCAAAGAACTTCAACATTGTAGTACAGGCCGTAACCCTTGTAAACCCCAGCCAAGTTAAGATGGGCAATTTACGACCGGATTGCGGCTAAACACTACTGAGGTATTATACGCTCCACTAACCCAAATATCAACCCCTTTTCCAGAAGTTGTTTTGGAGAACGCACTTGCGCACACTAAAATAGGATTGTGAAGAAGAAACAACTATTCAAAAAACTAGACGGAAAATGTTATTTTTGCCCTGAAACAGAAGCTCTTGATGCCCATCGAATTCTACCTGGGGCCGAAGGTGGCAAATACAAAAGGCACAATGTCTTAACGGTTTGCCCCACGCATCATCGTAAATTACACATGGGGAAGATCGAGGTTCTTGGACGACATTATTCCACCGCTGGGGTGTATGTTTTGCACTACTTAGAGGATGGCGAAGATAAGTGGGGCTAATTCATTGAGATGGCACCTTTAGAACATGCCTCTACACATGCACCACAATCTGTACAATGATCGGCATTGAACACCACAAGCAATTCTCGTTTCAATGCTCCCGTTGGACAAGCCTCAACACATCCCTTGCAACATTTTCCGCCGCCACAAGAACATGAAGTGCATGCCCCATTCTTCCAACAGCATTTATCATAATCGATTGTTATCATCCTTATCCTCTTCCTGGTAAAAGCACATAATCTTTAGCATAGCGTCCTTGTGGATTATTTCTGTCTACCACGGGTATCTTTCTGGCTAATTGACCGGTTAAAACAAAAGTACAATCCTCTTCTTTCAAGAAACGATAGATTTGTTTCAAAGAAGTCCAATAACCCATTTGTCCTCCACCTCTCGAACAAACTCCAATTAATTCCCCGTTTTCTGCAAACAAACCTCCTCCTGATCTACCTCCCCGTGGGGCATTGTTTTGAGTAAGAATCTCGGTCACCCCTCCATTCATCTGTTCATGCACGCACGCTACCAAATAATGTGCGGTATCGCTCTTGTTATCACAACCAGTGCTATGATACCAAGTGCCAGAGGTATATTGAAAATCTAATGGTGCAATGGGTGCGCACACTACACCCTTCCAATCCGGCTTAAATCTAATTAAACTACAATCATATATCGAAGAACTGTCATCTCCCCACACGTGACACATCACCTCTCCCACGTATCGCTTGCCAGATTCTAATTTATATTGCCCTTTATAAAATACCTCTACATAAACTTGCTGTGGATTTTTGCGATAATATTCAATACTCCCCCGACCTCTGGAGAACAAATGCCCGCAAGATATAACATATGCATAATTGTTCTGACTATCGTAATATACAATTGTGCCTGATCCGCTACGTACATTTGATACAAGCACAGTAGGGATTAACCACTTAGCTACAGACGGCCCTCGTTCCTCCCATCCTGCACCCGCTGATTGCCTATAACCATAAGGCAATTCTATTACAGGTTTTACTTCTTGAGCAATTGTTAAAGAAGAAAAGGAAAATAGCAGAGCTATACCAATAATAAGCGATTTTAGAAATGTTTGCATTTATGCCTCTGATCGTAGAGGGATCTTAAATATCTAGGGATTGCGGATACATAAATGCAGACAGATTCCATAAATACTGTGGAGATTAATATGATCAAACGTAATATGTCAGATAAAATTATCGGTGGTGTTTGCTCTGGATTGGCAAAAGAAATAGGCGTTGATTCAACGTGGGTCAGATTGGCTTTTCTTTTTGCTTTTTTATGGGCGGGCGTTGGACCGCTAGTTTATCTTATAATGTGGTTATTAATGCCCCCTGATACCGAAACGAGGATATAACATATGAAAAAGTTCCCTAAATTCTATGAATACCTAGACCAGAAAGGAAAGCTGGTAGAGAAGCCGAAAGAAGAGGATGTGCCGGATTACCACGGAGCGACTGACGCCTCTCCTCCTAATCCTGTAACTAAGGGCAAAAAATGGGATGCTGAATATGCAGCACCTCTTAAAGATAGCCAAAAACCTTACAAAGCTCCTGGCAAAGACATGACTGCGCAGCAGAGTATGGGTAAAGATAATGAAGGTGGATTGCTTTCTCAAGGTGATAAACGATTGGTATACAATCCAAGTCTGAAAGGCGGTACATCTAAAAACATCAATGGCGGAAAAGAAGTACATGGTTGGGACAAGAAAACCAAAACCGAACAATTCATTGACAAGACCAAGAACATGTCTTTTCAAGAATTTACAGCTTACATAAAAAAACTAAATCGTTTAGATGAAGACGTAAGCGACATTCCAATGGTTACTGCCTATGCTCCTGGAAATTTTCATCCGCATCCAGTAGAAGCCATACAGTATATTGTAGCATTAGCTGCCAAGAATGATCGTATACTAGAGCAACTCATTCATGTCATGAAAAAAGAAGGTGTGCTTGATAAGCTTATTAAAACCGTAATGGAACACCCTGAAGCCGCTGACGCACTAACTGGATTGTTAGGCGATGAACAGCATGGTCCAAGATTAAGCCGTTCTTTAGCTAGATCTATGCACAAGCAACATGCTGATTTCCTTGATAAACAAAAGGGCATGTATGAATCAGTAGCTCCACCATTTGGCGATGATGATGAAGATGAAAATTCACCAGAAGATGGTGAAGGAGAAGCTGGAGAATTAGATGATCAGCCCGGCGAAGGCGAAGAAGACGGCGGCGACGAAGGCCAAGAAGGTGATGAAAACCAAGAGGGCCAGCCAGATGATCAAGGTGGCGAAGAAGATCAAGAGGGCCAGCCAGATGATCAAGGTGGCGAAGAAGACCAAGAGGGCCAACCAGATGATCAGCAACAACCTCCTCCGCAAGAAAAGCCAAGAAAACTAAAGAAGAAATTTGCACATCATAACATGTTAGATGCTCTATCTAACTTTGAACATATGAGAGATGCAATGAGAGCATACTAATAACGGAGAACAAAAACGCCCGGCCATTGGCCGGGCGTTTTTTATTTACTGTGTCTTCAATCTGTCATACATGTGTTCGGCATAGCCCACATCGGACAGTTTACGACTACTAAAGTCTCCTGTGTATTTTCTGGGCACAGCATGCAACAAATATCTCTGGATTAAATCTGGAATAAATAGAGGTTCCGCTTGTCCTTCTGGCATTTCGTGTTCGGCCTGTACAAAATAGCAACGACCATTTTCATCACGAAATAAATCTATCTCCCACATATAATCAGTCCCATCTCTAGTGACATATAGAAAATGGCGGTCCTTAATCAAATGTTCGGTGGAAGTATCCCATAAATCCTTAAAATCTCTTTCTGGGATTTCTGCCTCTACTTCCACCGTTCGATCATTAAGCTTTTGTTTAAGCGTCAACGAGAAATGTTCAACGGCATGATAAACCCCACGGATGCGCACGCTTAAACTGGTATCTCCGTAAAGGTATGCTTGTTTAATAGGATCTGGTTCAGCCAGCAGTCGTTCCAACTCTGTGATCTGAACCTTTTTATCTTTTAGATCTTGCGCAAAACTAAGATCTAGAACGAATTTTAACTCATTTTCTGTTGGCATAATGTTCTTATTGTTCTTCCCAAGGGGCAATACTGTTATCAACTATTTGTGCGGCTGGTTCAAACTCTGGCTCTTTAGGTTTTGGAGGATCATAATTTCCACTAAATCTTAGTCGAATTGATTTACCACCACGGGCAGGACTCATAAACCGTGAAAACAACAAATCATGCAGGATTGGATTCACATCAGTAATTCCCAAAAGGTAATTGGTTAGTGCGCCCACTCCTGAACCACGACCAGGACCAACAGCTTCGGTCCCATCTGTACCGTACTTTTCGGCACAATATCTCCGAGCTTCATCAGTCATCATCTTTTCGATCAAGAAGTAGCTGGCAAATTCTTTACTACAAATCAGACCTAGCTCTTCACGGATACGGTCCAAATACAATTGATTTGTGGGCAAACCACGCTTTTTGAATCCTTCCATCACATACTGCCGCAATTTATCATTAGCACAATCAATCACTGGCAATTTCAAGGAACGATCCAATTGTACGCCTTTTGCTTTTTCACAAATTCGTACTGTATTTCGTTTAGCCTCTTTGAACAGTTCGTAATCAATGACATCGCTATACTTCTCTTCCCACTTTTTATTGATCTCGTCCTCTGTTTTCATAAAGAGGTTCTGATCCTGCAACTCGAAAAGCTCTCCTGCTCGGCCCTCTGAAATCTGTTCCTGAATTTCCGCCAAAGTTTTGCCGGTCTGGATCATGAGCATGACCCGTTGCATAAAGCTATCTTCTTCTTTACAGTAATGGCAATCGTTTGTAAGAACGAGAGGAATGCCAAACTTCTTATGGGCTTCGACAAGAAATGCATTATAGGGCTTTTGTTTATCAAAGTCCAGCAGCATCATCTCCAAGTAAAAATGCTCGCCAAACATTTCATGGTACTTGCGTACCACGTCCATTGCTTCGTCTTTTTCCTTGGTGTCAAAAGTATATCCAATTTCACAGTTGTAGCAACCACTGCAAAAAGTGATTCCTTCCTTATACTTCGTGAGTTGTTCGTAATTTACTCTAGGTTTATAATAAAATCCATGTAGCCATCCCCAAGAAGTAAGCTGCACCAAATTCTTGTACCCGACCTCATTATGAGCTATAGCAAGAAGGTGGCACGACTTTCGGAAGCGTTTTTTATCATCTTCGCCCATACCTTTAATGAACTCACCAGTCGATTGACCGATAGGTACATCTGGTTGCTGGGAATTGAGATATAATTCACATCCAAACAATGGAAATAGCCCATTATCTTCACAAGCTTGAATTTGGCGTGGGATGGCTCCCATCATGCCATGATCAGTTATGCAAAGATATTGCTGATTAGCGGCCTTAGAATACTCTGCATACTCTTCGACCATAGCATATCCATCAAGGACACTGAAATCAGTATGTCTATGAAGGTGCTCAAACCCCGTAATTTCATGCTGCATTATTTCACCTTATGATACTGGCTTGTCTTTCTTAGCCTTCTTGCCAAGATTTGCCTGCCAATCATCATAAAGTTTTTTGGCTTCTGCGTCTAGGGCAGCTACCTCTTGCTGAAATTTTGTATAAATTTCCTTGATCTCAGCAGCCTTCGCCTTTTTGATATCATGGATCTTTCTAATCTCATCAGCAAACCCTGCAAACTCATCAGTCAACAATAGTTCGATTTCGCCTAACATTTTCTTTCTCCTATATGTTCGCTTTGTGTTTCCGACAAATCCGTATCTTGTCTAGATTTTCAAAGCCTTTTTCACCTAATATACCATCGGCAAACCCGTAGTAAATTGCTTCATCAGGAGGTAGATACCAGTCACTTTTATCTCGAATTTTTCTATCCAAGAATCTGGAAATCTGCCCTTCCTTCCACTTTCGTTCTTTGAAGTATGGACCGATTATAGCTCGTCTGGCGAAAATTTGCAACATGCGTTTGCAAAGGCGTTCGTTGACATCAATCATTTGTTTAGCGGCAATTGAATTAGCATCAAAACTGATAGACCCATGATGGATCATGAAATCAGTATCCGGCATCAGAACCCGATTGTCAGCGGCTTGAAGTACCACTCCACTCATTGAAGATGCAACAGTGTGAATCAACATCGTGACAGTAGATCTAGCAAACCGAATAGAATTAAAAATAGCCATACCATCATTCCATTCACCACCGATGGTATGGCTATGCACTAAAATATTTGTATCTCGTTGACTATCAAGAACATGCATGTTCTTGACAAACCCTGAAGCCATTCTAAATTCAACTCCTGGCTCTGTTCCAACATCATCCATTGGAGCCGCACCATGCAAATACAATTCTCTGGAGTGGTAATTGATACCATAAGTGTGAATATCACTAATCAACTGTTCCAATTCTGACTTCTTACGCAATGAAGGGGCCATGTTGATCTCCGTCGTAAATGATTACTGTGTAAATAGTTAGAGATTGACACCTCTGTTTAATTTGCACAATCACGACTCAAAAACACAACTCGTTACCCAGTCAAGACTTGGCGACAATTAATAATTACTCTGGACCATACCCATCTTCGTATTTTTTACGAGGAATTACGTCAATGTCATCCTCATCCGGCCCATGACAATGGAATACTATTTCCTCCCCATCAGCCTTTTGAGTAGCCAAACATACGTCTCTACCCCACAAAACATACAACGATTGCAGAGTAGCTGTAGTGTATGATGGATACAACATGCGGCCGTCGAACTCATGTTGTAAGAACAAATATCCCTTGCCCTTATGATTCGGATCGGTCAATCTGATGTTGGGCAATCCACCATTAGTATACATCTTTAACAACTTCTGCTTAATCCGTTTTGGATCTCTGTCTTCGATACGATACTCACCATTAGGATATCTTTTCCAATCAAAGAATTCGTATTTATTACAAAATTCCGGCGTAAAGAACTCGCCCAGTGCAAGCATGTCACTATAGTAACGTCTTACATCCAAAACCTTTTGGTGACCCAAACCCAACTTCTGATCCCAGTCCTCACGCTGCTTAATATCTTCACAAGCTTCCCATTCCGGCCCAAACTGACCTTTGTCCCATCGCTCTTCAATATCCAAGAACAAACAAAAGCCTAACTTGTAAGGATTGAGTGAATACTTGCCACCCAACACCCCCATCTTATGCTTGCAATATTCTATAATTCCACAATCTCCAGTCTTTTGTCCCAGACCTACCAATCCCCTTTTGGCAATGATGTTATAATCTACAAAACTAGCCCAACCCTCATTCAACATATGGGTCATTCGCTGAGGAGCAAAATATACCGCCTCAGCATACAACATAGAAATAATATCAGCTTGCCACGGCTTAAAAGGAGCGTTGTCTCGTAAGAACCCCATAACGTCTTTCGTAGGATCACGAAAGACATCCATCTCTTCGGCCACTTCTTCCTCTCGCACTATTTGATTTTGTCTCTCCTTCCACTCCTTCGGATTTAGATAAGCATCCATGTACTCATGATCATCCTTTACAGGCAACCTATTGGGCTGATGATAGGTTCTAGTGTCTCTCACTATTGGATCTTTGATCTTTCTAATATCCCATGCCTTCGTAGGATCAATCAACGTTTCTATTCTTAATACATGATCAATAAACTCTGTGACTTTTTCTTTGCCCCAACGAGCAATATAGCGACGAATCCTAGTTCCATGATTAGCCAATTGGTTCATCATATTTTCGCTAGTCGGACTAAAAAATACATTGCTCTTAAAGAAATCATTATGCCCAATAGCGTGACTGATAACCGTCACGTCATCTACTAGCGTATTAGAATCCAAGCAATAAATATAACAAGGATTAGTATTGATAACCATTTCGTATATTCTATGCTTTCCATGTTCGTATCCCTTCTGTAATTCTCCATATTCCATTCCCCATTTCCAGTGCGGAAATCTTACAGGAAATCCTCCATAAGACGCTACTTCACTAATTTCATCATATGTCAACTTTTGAACAACAATAGGATAAAAATCTAAATTAAAATCATGACACTCTTGAATAATCTTTGGTATTAATACTGATAAATCCTCTGGTAGCTTTAACCCAGGAACCGTATTATCTCCAATCAAAAGAGGCGTACCTCGCATGAACTTATTCGTCGCCATTATCTTTTAGCTCCTGTCTTGCTTTTCTTTTTAGTGTTTTCTGCCACGCCTAGCAAATCTACAATCGCTCGCTTAATCTGCTTGTTTCTTTCTTCTTCCCCTAATTGAGGTGTATACCAACCCCAACCACCACTATCAGGATCTTTACGATCTGGCTCGGCAATGCCAGTAGTTCTCACATTGGGCAAATGCCCAATGTTTTCATCTACATAATGTTGTAGACTTCCATCATATGAATATGACAACACCTGCGTAATGCCAACGAAATTTGCAATTTCTGGCGGGAACTGTTTCTTGATTATATCACAAAACTTAGCATTATCTCCATCGTAGTTTTCTCCATCTGTAAAGTAAAATACATATACATTCCACTTTTCTGGAGGAAATCTATTTTCTAATTGTTTAGCAATTAGCTGTAATGCCGAAGAACAAGTTGTTCCGCCTCCATACCGATGACGATAGAATTTATTCTGATCCACTTCAGAAGCGATAGTGTCATGCCAAACATACATTTCTTCCACACGCTTATAAAATTTTCTAAGCCAAATGTCAATCCACCATGCCATATCACTTACAATGTCACATTTATATTGGTCCATACTTCCCGAGCCGTCTCTAGCAAAGAACACCACTGCATTAGAAGCTGGTATCTTTATTTCACGATACTGACGGTATCTACGATCACTGTTGATCGGCGTGATCAATCTAATAGGATCTGCGAACCCTGGAATCTTGTGAAGATTCATAATCTCTCCACTGGCACACATTCGTTTAAGAGCCTGCAACATAGTCCGTCTATTATGTCGTAATGATTCCGGTCCCTGCATAGAAATGTCATTGTACTTAATCTTAATCTCTTCATAGGTTTGATTAGGCTTCGGTTTAAGATCGGGAAGTTTAAGTTCTTCTTGCAAGAACTTGAGAACTTCTTCCAAATCCACATCAATATCAATTCCATCACCTTCTTCCTGCCCCGCTCCTCTGCCCTGTCCTTTATCAGGATCTTTACCAACAACGTCACCCTTCTTTCCAGGACCACGACCAATACCCTGCCCTTCCTTGCCAAATACGAAATGTGGTATGTTTATTCGAGGGATGGTGATTCTAACTTTGTCGCCCTTACCCCTAGTTCTAAATATCGATCCATCTTCAATGAACTTTTTTAACGCCTTACGCCGTCTACCAGCGTAAATGTCCATGAAATCTTGATAATCTTCTTCGACCCTTCGAGGCATGTTGTTTCTCCTTTTGTATATTTTATTATAGCTGCAATGTTCAGATTTACCAAACCCATTAATGAAAAAGGCTCGCCGGTACTTGTACCGGCGAGCCACAACCCAACCCATCCCAACAACAACTATCTATTACTTATTATCTGCAATATCGCCTCGGGCAAATATTGACCCTACGTAATCAAGAATATCCGTAGCACTTTGATCATTATAACCTTTATGCTTGATTAAGCGTTGTTTAATTGCATCGATCTTCTCTTGGATATCAGGATCAACTACGGCCGCACCACTAACGTGCAAAGCAGACAATTTAATATGATCTTTGGTATCTTCGAATAACTTGGCTTCCAAAGCCCGCTTTAACTCAGGATTTGAATCCCACTGGAACGTCTTCCCCTTGGTGGCCAAACTACCAATAAAGGCTGCCAAACTTCTACGGAAATCGTCCACACCCGTTTCTGGAATGTCAATCTTTTCTTCAATTGACCGCATAAGGCGTTCATCCGGCTGTTGATCCTTTTCGGTATATGGATTACGAACCTTAGCCTTATTGATATAAGCCATCATGTTGTCAATATAATTCGAACACAGCCTAATAACTGCACCTTCGTCGCCCACCAAAGCCTCCTGAACTTCTTTCTTGAGGATTTCGTCCAATTCCTTCATGGCAAGATCAATGCAAGTAGAATACTTGCTAATCTCATCCTTGTTAGTAATCAAACTGCTTTGGTCCAAACCCTCACGTAGTTCATTAAGAACCATGAAAGGATTGATATAATCCTGGTGTGAACTGAGGCAATTCGATATCTTGTCCTGCACGTATCGGCAGCTTACTCCACCGAACATGCCTTCCATTGGATATTTATCCCTCAATTCCTTAACTGAATCTTCAGTTTTTCCGGGCAGACTCTTTCCGTCATATAGCTTAGCCTTGTCTACCAATGTTAATTCACCATCCTTATCATCTTGCAATCTGGTAAGAATAGCCCACAACCCGGCAATTTCCAATGTGTGTGGGGCCACATGCTGACGGACCTTTCCATTTCCGTAATAATGCTCCAGCACCTTCTTTTCATCGCCCCACCGCAATAAATACGGCACATCGATTTTAACGGTACGATCACGAAGAGCTTCCATCGACTGGTTGTTCTTTAATTTTTCGTATTCTGGATTATTCGTGTGACCAATAAGCATCGTGTCTACACTAATCTGCGAGAACTTCTTCGGCTTTATCTGCTGTTCCTGACTTGCACCCAACAGATCATACAAGAACTCCTGAGCTAATTTGAGCATTTCAATAAACTCAACAAGACCACGATTTCCAACACAAAACTCGCCATCGAAATTGAACGCTCTTGGATCACTATCCGAACCAAAGTGCGGCAACTGTGCAAAGTTAATATCGCCTGTCAATTCCGTACTGTCTTGATTCTTTTCATCTTTAGGTTGGAATGTAGCGATTCCCATTCTATCTGCTTCAGAATAAACTTTACGAACAACACGAATGTGCTTGTTCACTACAGTTAACCAATCGCCATTATTGATCAACATTAATTCTTCCATGAACTTCTTGCTACGAGGATCTAAGTCTCCATCGCACTTTAGAGTATAAAGACTAATGCGATCCTTCTCTGGGGTCTGTTCTTGAAGAACATCATTCAACTCAGCAACAATCTTTTGTCGCACACTTCCTGCGATTAATTTAATCGGGTCTTCATGCATGGGGGAAAGATTTTCACTGTGAGTAAAAATGCCAGTTTGTCCAGTAGGCAAATCTACCCACTTGAATGTATACCACGATCCCTCTGGAGTGCGAGAGTATCTTTCTAATCCCTTCTTTAACAAACGACAAATGGTAGATTTAGCTGATCCTACAGGGCCGTGCAGCAATAATACCCGCTTTTCCGTGCCATATCCACCCGCTGCACCTCTCATGAATTTCACAAGATTTTCCAATGTATCCTCAAGTCCAAAAATAGGAACTTCGAGATCATCAAAAAATGAATAATGCGTATAAGTCTTTCTGTACCGCTTAAATTTATTGCAACCCTTTGACATAATCATGTCGTAAGCTCGCTGATAAGCGGTGCGAATAAGCCGAGGATTTTGATACACTCGGTCTAAATATTCAGCAAATGACATTTCCTCATGAAGTGTTTGAAACTCTTCTTTATTGAAACATGCTGACAGTTTCTTTAGTCTATCAGGTCCAACTGCATTTTCCATATCATTAATCCTCAATGGGTTTATGGGTTTAAGTTAAGTATATCCAATCAAAACTTAGTATCCAAATGAAATTATTCAACGGCTCCAAAATGTTTTCCAGAACTAATATCATCAATCGGATTGTATGGTTGAGTCCCCATCTTAGAAGCTCTTTCGGCCATTTCACGTTCCTTCATGGCTTGAGGAAGTTTATTATTATATTGCCAATCATGAGAATCATGTGGCACTAGAACTGCGGTTAAACTCATTAACTTCTGTTTTTTGTCTGAACCGCACTTAGGGCAAATAACGCCTGGATATGCACCCGTTTCATCAAACTTTGTCAATTCAACAAATTCGGTATTGCACTCTTCACATTGAAAATCATATAAGGCCATATTAACTACTCGTCATCTTCCTGAGCATCATCTTTTGGATGCATTAGCTGACTTAAAGTAGTATATGCCTGAGAAATCATTTGTAATTTTTTCTTTAATTGCATGGCACTCCATGCAGGAGAGTCTTTTGCTACCTCTATGGCCATGTTCATCAGATTTTGATCTAACGATTCAGACATTAAATCTGTCTGCATCATTGCCACAAAAGCGGGATCTACACTGCCTTCCATTTCTTCGTCATCTTGACCGTAGAAGTTCGGCTCTTCACGTTCTTCATCTCCGCCGTAATTAAATCTTCTAGCCATTGCTCCCCCTTAAAATGTGAATAACTGACCCGCCTTTTCCCAAAGTTCTAAAACTTTCATTTCGTTCAGTGTTGGATCAACATTTCCAAACCTCCCTATCGCATTGTGAAAAGGATGTTCTACTCTATTTATCCACTCAGATAAGATAAACCCGCCACATCTATGCTCATAAGTGACCAATGTTGCCGGTTCATTCGACTGCACATCTACCGGTCCAGGAATATCTGGGTGATATGTCCTTAACGCCATCGTCTGTGGTGAAATTATTTTTACCAAATCCACTTTCTTGGAATCAAACACTTTAGTGTTTGAAAACACAGCATTAGGATCTTTACTAGAATATGTAATAATGTCTACCCCACACGGATGTGCCCACTTAAACATATCCCATTCCGCATGCATGCGATTGTATGCTAAAACTAATTTGGCATCAGGTAAATTTTTATGAAAAGAATACCAACACGCAAATGCTGACCAATTATCCGAAGTGTGCGGATAACAATTAATAATTATTCCTAATCCATCTCCGGTTTCATTAATTTCCACTATCTACCTCTTCTCCCGTTTCCACATCAATAATAACAAAATCCCCAGCTATTGGTCCGTAAATCTCTGCACATTTTTTACAAGCTCTTAACATATCCGCTGCCTCTTCTATCGTTGGCGCACACCATAGGCCATAATGAGGATGAATCAATCTTTTATTGATGCGTTTGTTAAAAAGCGTATACACAATCACTTACCCTGTGGTTTCTGCGTAGGAGACTTTTTGCCCTGCTGTAGTTTAGTAGGGTTGTCAGCAAAACCAGATGGATTGTATTTCCCAGGTATGGGATTAGAAAGAGGACTAGGCGGTGGATTGTACACTGGTTTTATACCAGGAGAATATGGACTAGCTGTTATAGGATGTGGATTTTTCTCTGCTGATGACATGGGACCAGCGGGCGGATTAGGAAGACCCTTCACACCAGGAGTCATTGTGCTTGGCGGTGGTGGATTAGGTGATGCTGCTTTCTTTTGAGGATTAACATGCCCTACAGGATTCATTCCAGCCATTCCCGAAGCCTGCGGACCACCTTGCGACCCACCAAGCTTTACTTCGGTTGCATAAAAGAATTCCCTAAACGTCACTGATCTTCTCCTAAATCCGATCTAAGTTTCTGACTGGCTGTAGCTATCTGTGCAACTACCTTAGGATCAGCATTGGGAGCAATTTTACCTGCTGCCGCATCTACTGCTTTTTCCATATCCACCTTAGGAGTTTTGTTATTCTTGTTTTGAATAGCCTTTTTGCCAGCCGCCACCACCTGCTGATTTAAGAGTTTAGCAGCGTCTTCTTCTAACCATGTTTTGAATGTTAATGTTCCCATGAAAATATATAGCTATATAAACGAAAAAAGCCCACCCGGCGTGCCGGGTGGGCTTTTGAAACAGTCTTCATTTTCGATGTCTTACTCTATAATCCCAAATCAGTGTCCAAATGGTTATGATTAACGACAAAGACACTATTATTACAAAGCTCCACATGCGTCAATCCTTAAAATTAACGGCTGCATCGATACCTTTTTCTTCCACATACCGCTTAATTCCTGAAGATGCAAAATACTGATCTCCATAAATTTTGAAATCTGCCTGTAGCGGCTGTCCAGACTGCACATTCTCTTGCAGTACCTTTTCCATCATACCGTTTCTGCTGGAAATGTAGTCTAACCGACTAATAATTCCTGCTTCTAACGACTGGGGCTCCTTGATACTTCCCCATGCAACAGTCCCGTGATGAGCAGCTATGCAATGCATTAATTCAATTACAAATTCTGGTTCCACTTGAATCTTACCTTCTTCAGCTATCGTTTGAACCAAGAACATTCCATAAGGAATGTGACCAATAATCTTCTCGGTAATCAATTGATGCGTAGTACCGATTGCATTGAATGAATATGTTTTCACCTTCCCAATATCATGCAAAATAGCTGCGGCGTACAAAACATCTTTATTGATGAAACCATATCTTGAAAAAGATACATCAACATATGCCCTACAAAGAGCTAACACCTCTGCTGAATGCACTAACAATCCACCATTGTAAGCATGATGAATTAATACGGCTGCTGGACTCATTTTAAGCTTTTCTAAATCCAATTTGCCCAAACAAGCCATAACAAAACGATGATGCTCTGAGTTTTCCCAAAAAGAACTATCCTTCAACAAGGCAAAAGCTTCTCGCATTTCATCGTCTGAAGCCTTATAAACCTTAAAAATTGCACTATCTTCTTTTGGAACTGATTCTTTAGTAATATTATGCCAAGCATCAATAACGATATTCTGGTACTCCGCCATCTGATCCTTGAAAGCATCTAACTGGATTATGTCTCCAACGTGAGGATAATTAGGATTGGTTTGTACGTCATTGGGCACTCCCCACATAAAGGATTTGACAACCCCAACCTTTGTTCGTAGCATCACTTGCCAATATAGCTTGTTTTGCTTTGTCGTGCGTAATTCTTGGTCGATCACAACCGCTCTAAGCGGATTCGGTAAACTCATTATGTATTTTCCTGTATTTTGGTTCAAATGTTAAATAATCGTAATGCGGAAAATTAAGGTGACAATCACCAAACAACCTCAGTGAATGATAGTCAAAATTCTTTGCTGCGTCAATAGGATTATCAAAAGACCCCAAGTATAACTCCTTGCCATCAATTGCGATCCGTGCCTGCCATGTGTTCCCACGTTTTCTTACACCCTTATACATGGCTTTTGTTGGCTTCAATCTCATGGCTGCTTTTTGTTTTTCAATAGCTAAATCACTTTGCTTATGGCCCATCTTGGCTAACGACAATTTTGCCTTAGAATCTTCTGTCATATGTTTTCCAACATTTCCCAACCCTATCTTTCTTTTTATCTCATCTGTATGTTTCATACCCATGTGTGATGCACTCATTTGTTGTTTTGTTTGATTAGTAACCATTCGTTTACATTGCGATTCACTTAATTTAGCTCTAGATTCCGCAGACCACACCCTTCTGCTGTTAGCCGCTCCTATTTTCCTTTTGGTTTCTTCCTTATGTTTTCTACCTCTTGGACTTCCACCAGATGTTGGTTGTATATTATAACACCACCCCCACACACAATCTATCCAATACTGTTCTTTACCATCCAAATTATTTTCATTACCCACCTCTTCCAATATATAAAATTCAAAATTACATCCTCCATACTTATTCCAAGCATTCTGCAAATGATTGTTATAATGTTTATTCGATTTAAGTAATGATTTATGTTCACAAAATCTGCGATGTATTCCTTTTCTCAAACACGCCTGCCCGACATATATTTTACCGTCAATCTTGTTTTTTATCCCGTATATACCTTGAATCTTGTTCATGTGTTATCTTCTCGATATCTAAAAGACTATATCGTCTATGACCACCAAGCGTTCTAATTGGGCATAACTTTCCAGCAGCATCCCAATTTCTCAATGTCTTTGTTGTTACACCCAACAACTCTGCTGCTCGCTTAATGGTTATTAATCTTTGCATATCTTATATATCGTCTTCATTACAAGTTTTTCTAAGTTTTTCTATTTTTTGTGTTGTGGAATCGCAAATAATGGTGCCAATAATCTGCACGGGCACAATGTCATGTCCAGCTATATCCTCAACCTTCCAGTCTCCACCCTTGACAAGCAGATCAGGCATAATTTCTTTAATCAAATTATAAGGTGTATCTTCATTAAAAGAAACCACAAAATCTACACTCTCTAAACCAGCCACCACATCCATTCTGTCTTCTAATGTCATAACCGGTCTATCATGCCCCTTTAATCGCCTTACGCTTTCATCGCCATTAATTGCCACAATCAACCTGTCTCCAAGCTGTTTAGCTTTATCTAAATATCTTACGTGCCCTTTAGTTAAACCACAATCAAAACATCCATTTGTAAAAACTAACTTGTAATCCCGTTCCTTGGGTGGCATACACAACTTAGCCCGCACAGGGTCCACATGCCGCATCAATTCATAAGGTGTCACCGGCTTATTATGCATATTCTGCACATAAACAGCCCCAGCCTCGAATGCCACTTGAGCTACGTCCACCACATCCATCCCATGTGCTAAACCCATAGCTAAGAAAGCCATAAAACAATCACCGGCTCCAATCACGCTATTGGCAACAACGCTTTTTCTTGGCCGATATTCAAAATATCTGCCTGCCACCTTGCCTACGACTCCATTGCCTCCTTGGGTAATGACTACTGCCATACATTTTGCACTATCTTGAATTAAATCACACTGTCTCTCCCAGTCCTTAATCCCTGTCATTAATTCGGCTTCTTTAGAATTTGGCTTAAAAACAGTACACCCTTCCCACTCCCCTATGTTCAAATTTTTAGAATCTACAATGGTAATGATATCTTCATCACGCATGCTTTTCAACCATCTCTGTTTGCCCCAAGGATATCCATTAAATACACCCTTTTGATAATCTGAAAAAATAACCACTTCTGGTTTGGGGGCCGCACTAAATTTTTCTTCCAACGCTTCTTGAGATGCAACAATACTTGACATGCCATAATCTGATTCTTCCACATCCCAACGACACAAAGGAAATTCTCCCTGATAATAACGCTTCTTGATGGGTACGTGCCCATCAGGAATCGTATGACAATTTGCCGTACCAATCCTAGATTCCATCAAAACCCATCTGGCATAACTATCAATCATAGCAAACAATTGCACATCTATATCGAAATGTCTAAATTGACACGCAACATTACCAACGCCGCCTGGAACTGCCACCTTGCATACATCACTAGCCGATTTCATTATGGGTACTGGAAATTCTGGGGATACTCGATTGGCATCCACCTCATAATATTGATCAATTAGCATATCACCCACTAAGGCAATTTTTGGCTTGCGTTCTTTTGATCTTCTTAGAAATTCATGTATAGCTTCCATGTAAATATTAGAGTGATAAAAAAGAAAACCTGCTCGGCCATCGGCCGAGCAGGTTTAGGGGGACACACGACACTTTACAATAGTATCATTTTGTGAATTCTACCACATCAAATTCCTGTCGTTGTTCTAACACTGATTTCTTCCATTCTGGGCCTAATTCTGGGAAAAAGATATCCCCCTCATAATCACCATGTACCTCTGTAGCATATATTTTATCCACCACGCCATCCTTGAGTGCAGTTTCATAAATCTGCCTTCCTCCCACAATAAATGTTTCACTACTATTGGGACAATACCAAGTGGCAAATTTAATTGCTGATTTCAAATCTGGATGAAAATAGACAAATTGCGACAAATCATCCTCTATGAACAATTCCAAACTTTTCTTGGTTTGGCTAACAATAACGTTAAGTCTTCCTTTCAAAGGACGCTTTGGCAGACTATCCCAAGTTTTTCTACCTAAAATTACAGGATGCCCAAGCGTCCTAGCTTTGAATAGCTTTAGATCCTCTGGGATATGCCAGGGAAGAGCATTGTTAGAACCAATTAGACGATTTTTGTCAAATGCTACAATTATTGAAATCATGCCATTAGTATAGCACGTTATTGAAATAATGCAAGTTGCCCTGGAGCCGGGCCTCTTCTACGTCTTGGTCGCAAAGGCTGTAATCGACCGATATCTCTAAATCCTGGCGGTATGGTTATTCCGGGCCTGGGAGCATCGCTTGGATCACCCATTACTTTGTTCAGAGTTTCTTTGGCGTTTGATGTATCCAAAAGAGCCCTATACTCTGGATATCGCAAAGGCATTTTCTCCACCAACTTCTTAATTTTTACAGCATAATCCTGTAGTGTACCCATTGGAATTGGATCTATACTATGACTGTAAATATTCATCATCTCTAACGATTCACCAAGATTGATGACAATCACTCTGTATTTATTATCCGAAGCAACACCAACTATTAAACCAATTGTATTTCCAGAGCTACCTCGATATATTCTCATGATCTTACCGACATTAGCTCGTCTCTCCATAGCCTCTTTTCGCAGTCTAACTTTATCCGTTCGAATTGACTGCAACTGTTCCTCCGTATGTTTCTTTTGTACTGCGGATCTTGTGTTAATAAATTCCTGCTTGTCTTTTGGCAATGTTTTGATATATTCTTTACGCATAAACAGACCTTCGTCAACCTGCACAAACTTATCCTCTAAAAATTTATCAAAAAATCGCTTGTATATTAAAGCCATTGAATGTTCGTATGGAGAAAAATAGATTGCATTTGGATCTACTTTATTAAAAAACAACTTGATGCCATAAAGCATCTTGCCGTACACATCAGTTGCATTTGCATTATGCGTCAAACTCCATCCCTGGGGACCATACAGCGATATGTCCCAAGAATTTACTGTAAGCTCGCCACTTCTTGTGTTGGTTTCTGGATCTCGCTGAACTATTGTGTGATCTAAATCAGACATAGCCAAACTGTATTCATTTGAGTGCCCGTCATTGTCAGTGGAAAAAAATTTACACCTAAAACTTCCGGCCCCACCAACTAACTTGACATCTGGATAATTCTTGGCCGTTAACTCTAAAATCTCATTAAACTGCCTCTTTTCTATCCATTCTTGAAAGCACTTCATTTAACCTCTCCCCTACAAACCGTAACGGCTGCAACATAAGCTGGTCTATTTTTACACATTGGATACTTGGGACAATCTGGGTACACTAACGCCATCGACTTTCCTGTTAATATCCCTTTCCGCTTACAAGGCATACCCGTAAATGTCGTCTTCTTTTTGGGTATGGGTAATGGAACAAACGGTGGTGGAGTAGGCTCTCCACCTATATCCACAGGCATATCGCCCCACTCAGCAATGTCCGTTCCATCTACCCATTCGTTTAATGCTATATTTGTCCAAGCCATGAAGTTATATACTAATCCATCAAACAAAAACGCCCGGCCGAAGCCGGGCGTTTTTTACCCTCTTAGAGAAGATAATCCTCTAACTTCTCACCCTCATTCCCTTTCCACGTGCTTGGATCATCCGTTTGTTCTCCTGATCTCAGCATAATACACCCGCAATTTTTGAATGCATCTACTGAAATATAGGCCAAAAGCTTAGCATATGGTTTGCCATCCGATCCTTCGTCTATTTTCAACCATATTTGTACTCCCTCCTTCTTGAAGGCCACAAAAGATTTGCTTCTTTCGTTGTTGTAGGCGGGAGTTACCCACTCATTGAATATTTCTTGATCTTCCTTGTCCACCACTGTACATTTGCTTCCATTCTTAGTTTCTATGACCTTGGTAGCTACACCCCAATCTTCTAGGGCCTTCTTGTATTGTTTAATAACATCCTTGGTTCTAGGAAGAAGCAATCTATCCTGGCTTACCGGCATGCAAATAGTATATTTTGATTTTCCATGTGCATCCCGACCTTCAACAATCTTATATGGCGGTACAACCGTACCCACCTTTTCCGAGATAAACTTAACTCCCTCAAAAATAACATCACTACCATACTTGCTATATCTTACCTTGCATTGAAACACACCAAAGTCAATTCCATCATGAATATCTCCTGGTGTCCCACATAGATCGGGCAAATCCTCCCCAAATCTATTCATTAAATAACGTCTAATAAAATCTGCTTGTTTGTTACCAGCGGACAACCTCTGTTGAAACGATTTGCATTTTAGATCCATAAATTTTCCAAATAAATTGTGAACGACGATACTATATAATAGCAGGCAATGAAAGGAAGTGCAAGATGATTACAATTAAAGGTGAATTACCCCGCCCCTAAAGAGGGCGGGGCTTCCGTTCCAACTAACAGCCCATCTTTGACGGGTCTTATGTCAGGACAAACGGCTAATCCTCGATTCCAGCGAGGAGTTATACCTTCATTGTGAATATTGGTGGCAGCATTTTCATCCCTATCGTGATTAGTCCAACAATTCCAACAAGTCCATTCTCTATCTTCAAGAGTCAAGTCCTTGTTTTGCCAACCACATACAGAGCATAATTGCGAAGATGGAAACCATTTATCCACCTGTCGCAACTCACGACCATACCATTCACATTTGTATTTTAGTTTTTGAATGAACGAAGAAAATGAGGCATCATTTTGTTTCCTATGATACGCTCGTTCTCTCCATCGTTCAATTTTCCTAATTTCAGGATCAGCGTTCTTGAGCATATCCTTGACCGACAATGTTTCTAAAACAATGACTTGGTTTTCGTTCACTATTTTAGTGCTAACTTTGTGCTGGAAGTCCTCACGAATGTTCCTGATGCGTTGCTCTAACTGGTTTAGTTTGAGATACGCTTCTGTCCTACCTTTGCTTTCTTTTTCAGTTCTATTCTTTGCTTTCTTCAAAAACTTCAACCGATTGGAATATTTGGTTCTCGGCAATGGGTTTTTGTATTTTGTTCCATCGCTACCAACAATAGCACTAACATTTAAGTCAATACCGATGGTTTTATTTGTTGGTTTTAGTTTAGGAATGTCTCGGCTAGTCGTAATGCTGATGAAATATTGTCCCGCTTTGTTCTTACTTACCGTAGCAAACTCAATCTCGCCTTCTAATGGTCGGTGAAGCAGAATACGGATGCCTTCCTTGAACTTTGGAAAACTTACTTTGTTGCCTTCCACTTTGATGTTTTGTTGGACACGGAATGATTGTTTGCCGTGTTTCTTCTTGAAACGAGGAAATCCCTTTTTGCCTTTCTTTTGTTTTTTGATGTTGTTGAAGAAATTATCGTATGCGTTTTGTAAGCATCGGGCAGAGTATTGTAATGGTTGGCTTGATGGTTCTTTGAGCCAAGGTAGTTCTTTCTTCATTTCGGGAAGCGAAGTGGCATTGTCATAATAGTTGAGCGTCTTACCTTCACTTTGATAGGCGGTCATACGTCCAGCAAGCCAATGATTATACAGAAACCTTACACAACCGAAATGCTTATTTAGTAGCACTTCCTGTTCAGATGTTGGTTCTAATCTGTATTTGTAAGAAACTAAACTCACTTGTCTCCTGATTGTTTGATATAATCACGAATGAAATCACGCAATGCTTCCGACATTGTTTTGTAGTTCTTGACGCACGCCAACTGAAACTTGTGCATCAGTGTAGGTTGTATCAAGATGGTTAGGTGCTTCGTGGCTTTTTCTTTGTCTATGTTTTCCATACCAATATACATAGTGTTCTTGGTATCAATTTTTGAAAGAAATCCGACAATTTTTCCAAAATAATTTTTCCAAGCCGTTTCAACTGATTTTCAGCCCATTTTGATGGGAGGACATTGACCAAACTAAATCAGCGTCAATCAGTGGTGATTTTGACTAATTTCCATTATGACGCCTTACATCCCGCTACCCTAAAGAGGTTTGCCCTGTTCATTCGGTCGTTCGCCTACGGCTCACTTTCTCACTCACAGAGCAAACAATCCTTTGGATTGTAGGGGTTTTACGGCGTCCGAGATAAAACTACAACGAGCATTTTGTAAATATGGTGAGTCAGCATTTATGTTTGAAATAATAGAGCACACATCCGAAAACACATTGTTGGAAAGAGAACAATATTATTTGGACACTTACTGCGATCTTTATAATATTGGCAAACAAGCTACGGGTGGAGACAATCTAACATCTCACCCCAACAGAGAAGACATAATCCGCAAAATGAGCGAAGGCTCTAAAAAAGCCAAATCCGAATGGACTGAAGAAAAATGGATTAAATACAAGATGAACATTACTGGCAGCAAAAACCCAAATTATGGCAATCGCTGGGACTCCAGCCAACGTGCCAAAATGAGTGCCCGCCGAAAAGGAAGCAAGACAGACATTGAAACCAAAAATAAAATAAGTGCCGCTTCAAAAAAGATGTGGCAGAATGATGAATACAGACACAAAGAGGCAGAGAGAAGAAAAGGCAGTGGAAATTCATTCTACGGAAAACACCACACCATAACCTCAAAAGAAAAAATAAGCAGCGTCCAAAAAGATAGATTTTCCAAAATGACGCCAGCAGAAAAGAAAAAAGCAATTCCTAACATTAAAAAAATAAGCATCGACGGCGTTGTTTTCAACAGTGCCGTCGATGCTGCCAAATCACTTAACATATTAAGATCTACGATCTGGTATAGGTTACACTCAAAGAACCCAAAATTTGCCCACTATCAATATATCGACTAAACAGCAATATCTGCCTTAATCGATGGATGGCACTGATAATTTTCCAGCACCGTATCCTCATACGTCCAGTCAAATATACTGGTAAAATTATCAGTTCTCACAGTCGGTAGCGGATACGGCTCTCTTTGAATCTGTGTCTTTGCGGCATCTATGTGATTTTCATATAGATGCCAATTACTTAGATAGCCAGTCAAAATTCCCTCTTTGTACCCAGTCTCTTTACACAACAAGTGCAAATACAAAGCATACGAACAAATATTATATGGGAATCCCAAAAAACTGTCTATAGACCGCATGAAGAAACACAAATTCAATTTATCTCCAAGCACAAATACATGATGGAGGATATGACACGGAGGGAGGGCCATCTCTCCTGTTTGGCATGGATTCCAAGCCGATACCACCAATTGTCGATTACTCGGATTGGTTTTCAGTTGATCCACCACAAATTTTAACTGATCAACCCCTTGTGAGTTAAAATTCCTCCACTGATACCCATATACAAAACCTAAATCGGGTTCTTCTAGTTGAAATTTCTTCTTCTCTTCGCCAGATAACCCGGCAGGTATCTTCGATGGGTTGCACCATTCATTCCATATGTTACACCCTCGCTCTTGCAACCATCGCTTGTCAGTCAAACCTTTGATAAAAAACTCCAGTTCTACCTTTATGGACTTCCAAGCCATCTTCTTAGTTGTCAACAGAGGAAATCCTTCAGACATATCGTGTCTAATCATAGCGTGTGGGTAAGTATAAGCACTCACACCGGTTCGGTTGGGCACCAACTGCCCATGATCCAAAATCAATTTCAAACCATCAAGATATTGTTTCATTCTATTCACCTTTCATTACTTTCGATATGCTCGTTGAGCACTCATTATTTGTCTACCCTGCTCTTCGGCAGAAAACGGATGTTTGTAATCACGATTGCGGTTTCTATCCAAAGAAAGTCTTTCAATATTTCTTTGACGATCTGCTTCTCGCTGTTCGTCAGAAACAACCTTTTTTGGTTTACGTTCTACCGTCTTGCTAACCTTGTGTTTAGCCAGAGATTTTGCTGATTTCGTCATTATTTTCCTTTCATATGAGGGACATCGAATCTACGCTTGAATATCTTTTTACATGTGTCACATTGATATGACATCTGATCGTAATAACCATCTTTGCCTTGGCAAAGCTCTTGCATTTGAAAACTTAATTTACCACCACACGTGCATTCTGTCAAGGCGTGTGAATGAACCATACATACATGCTCTAATATTTTTTGAAAATTTACATTATCATCCATTCTGTTGTTTACTCTTTTCGAATGTTCCAGGAAACGGATAAGGCATTACTGCAATAATGTGCGCCAAATCGCAACCCATTTCTTGACAATTATGTTTATGCTCTTCTCCAGTTCTTGTAATAGGCGGAGTTCCCAATATTACAATCTCACGACCATTGGTATAAGCTTCGATGGGATGCCAACCATCAGGCGGATTGCGTTCCATATTAAACTCTCCATCACTCTTCTTGTTGAGCACATTGTTCGGCAAGCATAGGCATTAACTTCTTGAGAGCTTGCGTTTCATCTGAGTTGAAAGTGAAACAAGATTCATGTCCATCTAAATACACCCTATAGTGCTCATATTTGCGGCTATAATCTGGCGGGGACAATTCCGCTAAAATTATACGATTAATATCCAAGGTCAAATTTTCCGTCAACTGCACATAATGTGGATTGTAATGCATTTTGATTTTCCCCTATGGTATTATACTTGAGATAGTAATCTAACAAAAATTGACCACAACTAGCTCCTACGTCTAATCCCGGTGGTACGTAATATTCACAATCAATTGCTTCGTCCCATAAAATATCCATAAATCTTTGGACACGACTATTTTCAGTGGTGTGATGATTGATGGTCTTGCGTTCATTATATTGCAGCAACTTCACTGGGATACCCCTGCCCTGCAATGCATCTACAAGTGCATAAGCATTATCGTCACTGTCATTCACACCATCAATCATCGCATAATGTGCTTCAACCGAATTGCCGGTCAAGTTAGCGTAGAACTCCAATGCAGCAATGGCCGTGCGATATGGCAACGCCGCTGGCATCCATTCTTTACGAATGTCATCATCCGTAAAGTGCAAAGACAAATGCATCTTGAGATCGAACTTATGCGTTTGTACCATTTTGATTAAATGGAAAAAATTTGTCCAAGTGTGACTTGGAAGAAGCGTGGCAATGGCAAATCTAATTAGAGAATACTCCTCCCTGAGCTTATGCATACTCCCAAGCACATGCCAAGTGTTGCACATGGGTTCACCACAGCCCATGTAAGATATGAGAAGCATCCGTTTATTCTGCCCTAATTCGAGCAGCGCATGTGATGCCGAAACCACATCTATCATTTCTGTGGCTTCTAAATTTCTAGCCCGGATCTTGCCAATCGCATCTGTGGTATGACAAAATTCACAACCCAATGGGCACGCAGTCTGGCACGACACGCAAATTATATCTTTGCCGTCGTCCTTATTGATGTAGGCTGCCTCGGTAATGAGGCCATCCTTGAGTTGAAAAATGAATTTTACTGTCTTATCTACTTTTGAACTGATTTTATCAATCAGACGCATTAACCCATTCCTTCAACTTTCGCAACTTTCCCGTTTTCAACACGCACATTCACACGATCCGTATCGTATTCACACGTGCCCACGAAAGCTTGCTGGTCCTGTTTAGTGATTCGGAGTCTGACCCCAACCTCTTCACAAAGCGTTCTTGCTTCTTTAACGGGCATTCCAATTAGCTTATTAATGTTTATCATATAACCTCTTTTCATGATCTAGCGTTATATATGCCTAAATTTGGAAATCAGCCGGGGATGTTTTAACCTGTTTGAGCAACTTAATAAGCTCCGTCATAGCCTTGGCTATTGTCTTAGCCTTCTCTTGATTTCTAGCCCCATAGACTTTAATGTCATAACCAGAAAGAGCTTGATCATCTATTTCTGTGCGGCAATAACTAGGAATGACTGTAAATTCAACACCTACGTTCTGCACCGTCTGTAAAAGATCTATGGGAATGGTCACATCCAAATTTTCCATTAAAATCATATCTCACCTTTTGCAAACTTCTCAAGATAGTCCAACCCCTCTTGATAGGTGGGGAAGATTACGTCAGCCATGTCTAAAATAAAAGCATGTTGATGAATGTTGCCCTCTTCCATGATAACAATCGTGTGTTTGCCCATATGATGTGCCCAAGCCATCTCAGCAACACTGCCTATGGATACCAATTTAGCACCCACAAGATACACAAACAGAATGTCGCAGGATTGAGTCATCCAGCGATCACGCTCTACAATAGCGTGATTTGTAGAAAGAGGGTTGTTATACCCATGTGCCTTAAACTCAATCTCATTACGAAGATAGCCCTTCCCACACATGGGGAATAAGACTTCATAGCCCATTCCCTTGAGAATGTCCACGGTCTCCCTGTAATAGGTCGTTACTTCATCAAAACTACATCCAGAAATAGGTCGAGCGCAATATACTCGCATGATTGGTTCCTTATCGAGAAAACGTACATAGAACTTCAATTCCACCAGCATAGCGAAATTGTAAAATAATGTCAATAGAAACGAAAACGCCCGGCCGTCGCCGGGCGTTTTCCTCATTTATTCAGCCAATCCTAGCTGCACATATTTGGTAAATTCATCAGTGTGCCATGATCGATTGTTTACGTCGTCTTTTCATTTTCGACATTAAATCATTTTTTCTATAAAATCATAAATATCGACCGCCCACTCATTGGCTCTACCGTACCACCGACTATTACGTCGAGTGAACCTTACATAAAAAATTATTTTGACCATCTATCGGTCACTTACATCTTATCACGTCTATATAGAAGTGACAAGGGGTAAAATTATGAATATATTGTTCATCAGTCCTACTGGATTTTCTTCTCCAGGATTGTTCGAATGGATGCATTTTGAAGCATTTGGACATCACGTTGTCACAGATCCTAATCATGCAGACGTAGTGTTTTTTGATAGCCACAGTGGATTTGCGCCATATGATTGGAATATTCTCAATGTTGTGCTAACAAGAAAGATTCCCGTAGTCTACTTTGATGCCTTCGATTATTGGGGCTGCAAAGACATGCAATCTTCATGGATTGGTTTCAATAACTGGAAGTCACTAGCGGAAAAAATAGCACAACATCAAGAATGGGCTGTATTCCTTGGTCGCACATTAAATGCCGGTACTTTGAAATTGTACTTCATGCGTAAAATGCAAGCCAGCCAACAATATCCTGATTTTGTGCATCCTCTCGAATATTGTCAATTTCAAGACCACATGTTTCAACCTATTACAAAAGAGCAGCTATTCTCTAGATCCAATGATATTTGTTTCATAGGAGCATCTAGTCCTTGGCGTGCCAATCTTGTATGCAGTTTACTCCAAGACAAAAGATTAAAAGTAGACTGTTTTTGGCCATTCGTAAGAATCTCGCATGATGAATGGCTCAATCGCCATCGCCAAGCCAAAATGTTTATCGAAGCAGATGGTGGAGGATTTGGTAGTGAACGACCATACCAACTCATCACTATCGCTCCCATGTTGCGACAACGCAATGACGAAAAGATGGCCTACCCCTGGACTGGAAATGTTAATTGTGTTGAAGTAGGTGACGTTTGGGGAGAAGTCACTACATCGGAAATTGAAAACATCATATCGATTATCAGTGATTCAGATCGCCTTTACGAAATTTACATGAATGGCATCCAACACATGAATGCTAATTATTCAAAAACAGCCCGCACCACGTACATCTTAAATACAATGAAAGCCAATACGATATTGTAGAATCATCTATATCTTCCTAATTGCTCCCACAAATAAAGGCAAATCCACACCTACAGCGTGCCAAGTATTATTGCCATTTTCCCCACCTATAGAACTCACAAATGCACGAATTTCACTAGCTGGCACCGCCACCTCCTGCCACTCACCGGTTGCTAATAATTCATTGTACACTTGTTGAGGTCCAACATACTGATTTCTAAAATCATGAAAAGCAATGATACCACCTACCGCCATTCTATTTCTAATTAATTCACATTCTGCTTTTACTAATTCATATTGATGTTGGTCGCTATCTAAAAAAGCATATGCTATGTTATCTTGTATTAAAGGGATGGCGTGCAATGAATAATCTCCCATAAGATGCGGACTTACATTTCCGTTACTTGCCTGCAAAACTCTATTACATACTTTGTCGCAGAAATCCACATCGTTCACATAAGCCCACGGCATATTTTCCGGCGATTCTTGGCACGCATGTTTCCACGCCTCTCGATTACTCAAATCGTAACAAGGATCAATTAAATGATGAGTTCTTCGCCCATTAAAACCACAACTTGCCGCAATAGAAGACTTGCCAGCATGACTTCCGGTTTCAAATGTTGAGCCTTGCGGAGCCTGTGAGGCAATGTTATAAATTGCTACCATTTCACAAACAGAAATAGCTCCTGGCGTGGCTTTGAATAATTCAATAATGTCTATTTTTGGTAAATTCATCATGTTCCTTTTACGTCTGCTGGGTAGTGTATTCCTCCAGCTAATTTTACAAAATTCAATATTGCCTCGTATGGCAATACATTCAAATGGCCCAACACTCCGACCCTATATGTGTCCCAACAGAAAATCATATATTTTTCTATTTCTATTGGAGGATAAAATACATTAGATCCACAAGTAATTCCCAATACATGTTCCATCCATGATAATCTTCGCCTTTTGTCGCCATACTTAGACCACATATAATCTGGATTTACTAAACATTTTTCAATTTCCGTAAAATCTAAAGTTGAATGATGGCATGCAAAAAATCTAGTAGAGGCCCACATGTGATCAAATTGCGGATCATTGACAGCATGAGGACTCCACGCACTAGGATACGATACAAATTTATAATTGTCTAATAAAGAAATAAGCCATTGAATATGCTGTGGACCGCTGGTAAATGCAGCACAGTCAGCATCAAAATGAAAAATATAATCACCTCTCGCCATCATAAACGCATGAAGATAATTAATATCATTGAATTTATCGAAAATTCCTCCGTGATAATATTTTGTATGCTTTCTCAACACTACTACATCTGCCACCTCTCGTAATGTTGCCAAAACATCTGGTGGCACGTTATTGTGCTCATCCACAAAAACAATTACTTCTATATCGAACCCATCTAAAAAAATTTTCTTGTTCTTAACTCCATCTGTTAAGAAATCTACAGATCGACACCCTTCATTCATTTTTGTAAATGCGGTCTCTTGTTGCTCAAATCCACTTCTGGTATCGCAGTTTATAATACATGATATCTTCATATACTATTTCCTTTTCAGAACCACTCTTTCAAAATTATATACATTCGCCATAACTCCACTAGACGACGTAATGATATAATCATGCTCAACAATAAATTTTTCTATATCTGCTAAACTATCTCCTTCTTTCTCCAAATGCAATGGATGCAATTCCAAAAAAATAATGGGATGGTTTTGTTCAATTACACTCGCAAGACCTTGAAGAACTTTTAGTTCGTGCCCTTCAACGTCTATCTTTATAACATCTGGCATAAAACTCTCTCGACCGCACAGAGAATCACCAGTTGTTTTTTGCACCACAATCGCTCTGGTATCAGCCGTGTTCAAAGCCTGTTTCACAACAGCATGATCCCACTCAAAACCCATGTCTAAAGTACCAAAAGCATTTGATAAAGCTACATTCTCTGCACGAATCTTCAAATGACAATTAGCTTGTATATTAATAGCTAATTTCGGATGTGCCTCTGGTGAGGGCTCAACAGCTACAGCTTGTTTGTTCTGTCCACTAGCTGCAAACGCAAGCGAAAACACCCCATGATACGCCCCAACATCTAATAAAGCATGTCGATCTCTTGTCATAGACAAGAACCCGTCCATCTCTTCAACCATTGGTGGTGAACGGAAGCAAAAAAATTCAAATGGAAATCTTGATTCTGCACATATCTTGAACTTTATTCCGTCTCTTAAATAAAATTCATCTAAGGCCACGTTTTTATTCAAAGCTTCGTGCGATAATCTATATCTTTCCAACACTTCATCCATTATCATGGGTTTGCCTCTCTCCAAAGTCTAATAAACACCGGCATCACTTGTCCCGTCTTACCACCGCCGTTAGCATGCACGACCATAGGTTCCGTTCCTGTTATTTTGTTCTTAATGCCGGTATTGCTTACCTCGTAATTTTCGAGCAACTCATCGTGCAAGGTTTGTGCTATTTCACACCTAACGTCTAATTTCATTGGCACCGGCTGCTGTGTGAACGCCTCCAAAAAATTATCTTGATCATTGGAATGGAACATTGACCCATCTGGTTTTCTATAATCGTCCGGTTGTAATTCAAGTCTCAAGTGTTTCAACAACGCTATAATCGCCTCCGTCTCTCCTATAAAAAATCCAGAATTCAAATGTTTGAAAGGAGTGCCAACGTCTGGATACCTATCCGCCAGATCCGTTCTGGGGAATAAATTTCTTTCTGCATTAAAAACAATAGATGTATTAAATGGTAGATATCTATTCAGAAGTTCTTCTGGATTTCTAGTGATCACCACGTCCCAACAATCCGAAAACACCATGTATTTATCTTTTACATTTCCGGCTAATAAGTATTCCAAAAGAAGCTTGGGTTTAGAGATCAATCCATTAAATCCTCCATGTTCCCCCAATACAATTGGATTGTTTCCATACTTCTTACACGACTTAAAAAAATCATCATAGCAATAATATGGCTCTACCGGCTTTCTATTAGACACAGTAATTATTTTTATCATTATAATACACTCCTAATGGATGGAATAAAATATTCGTCCACATATCTTCTTGGGCGATACTTATCTGCTGTTTCTTGAGACCTTAAATATATTTCATATAAATCACTTCTTCGTGTTGCCTCTAGTAAATCGTCATGCATGCAATCCCTACGAATGACTATACAGTTTACTCCGTGCTCAAAAGGATAAGACCACGCCAATTTATCATCTGTTAAAGCCATAATAGCCCCCACATTGGCTTCACTATGCCTAAAGCATTTCATACCACATCCCGGCAAACTCACACTAATTTTAGATCTACTTTGTGCCCTGATAATTTCACCGTAATGCACACGTGAGAAATGGGGTGTGAATATGCTAACCCACACCTTTCTTTCAGATGCGTTGTGATGGAAATATGTGTCTAGATGATCCCATTGTGAAATAATCCCGTAATTCTTTTTGGTAAAAATTTCACCATGCAATCTCGGACGAAGCGGATTTGACTCTCCCCAATTGTAAAACACATCTATTGACCTAGCATCGAATTCGTCCCTATTCTGAATTGGCTGAGCGTCCATATGGCAAAGATACTCTATTGGCTTCAATCGATTATTTGCATCTTTGGATAATAACTCTCTCTTAAAATACATAATGGGAGGACGGTTTCTAATAAATTCGTCAAACAGCATCCATTGATCAAAATTACTTTCCCACCTCTTTCGGAACTCACTTGTATTTTTGCCAAAAACATGCGTATCCACTGGCTGCCAATCCCAACAGTATTCGACAAAATCCACCAATACCCAAGGTTTGTTAATCCCTCTCAACGCCTCATTAAATCTATAATCATGAAAATAAGACACTCCCACAATTACAATATCGGCTTCATTTATATTAGAAACCACATTAAGATGACTGTATAGATGTGAAATTACTACCGACTCCATCCTATTATAGGAATCTGCATTTAGAATGAATACCCTCATTACTCTGTACCTTTCAACGTTTGTAAAAGCTAAATGTGAAATGTTGTGTGGCGTTCTATGTGCGTACTTTGGGAATATCGTTGGCTGTCTATGATTTGCGTTTATCTTTCCGTTTCTCTTTCCGTTCATGCGGCCACTCCCGTCTCACTGGTTCACCAAACACGGGTCTGGCAAACACGGCTACGCAATTCGTGCCTGTTCCCTCTTCCCTTAATTTAAGCCACTCTTGAAATGTAGTGTGTTTCATTTTTATTTCCTTACATCATTCCACCCAATGCACCCGGAGGCCCTGCCGCAGCACCACCCATTGGGCCACCACCGGGCAATCCTCCTCCACCAGCACCCGACAAACCCTGGGTGACCATTTGGTTGAATTGTTGAATAGGTATCGTGTATACCCTTGTATCTGATTTATCGTCTGGAATTTTGGCGTACTGATCTCCGAACTTCTTGTACACTTTCCTGGTCTTGATTGCCGGATCATTGTTTAGCTGGACCTTTACGGCTGTAATCTTGTTATCACCATCCCGCATAATATCTACCACTGTATAACCACTCAAATTATACGTGTTTCCGCCCAAAGTGAAATTGCTTAAAACTTGCGGACTTTTCTTCAATAGGTCTGGATCAATACCCAATTCGTCCTGTATTTGAGAGAAATAGTCCGCAGGTTTTGGGGCCTGCAATTCCATGAAATTCTTAAACGACAGATTGTTCATCATGAAATATATATCACTGAAAGCTAGATAATAACATGGATACATTGTCATTCAAACTCTTCATGAAAGAGGCTGTAGAAAAGGACCGCATCAAAGATATGATCGAAGGTAACAACTTCGTTCTTTTCTTTCGTAAAGCAGGAGAGATTTACGGTGCTCCAGAAGAAAGCCGATTAGTCTTCGCTAGGATGAAGAATCCTGATAATGACCTACCATCCGGCTGGGTAAAAGAAGCCAATTTTGTAGCCGTCAACTTCGACAAGGCACTCAAAGGAGAAAAGGTTCGCAACATCTTCACCCATAAAGATTTGAAATCCATCGAAATACTCGATAAAGATGAAGCTTGCAAGGCCCTCTGCGCAAAGGCCGACAAACTTCCCGATGACAAGAAACAGATCAAAAAAGATCTCAAAGAACCAAAAGATTCCGATGAGTCGCCCGCCAAAGCAGCCAATATGGACAAGCTAGGAGAAAGATGAGCCTCCCATTCGAGCCAGAAAAAAACAAACGCAAATACCAGTGTTTTGTTTGTGGCGTTCAATTCGATGATTTTTTCGAATACAAAACCCACATTCCCGAAAAACACGAAGAGGGCCGGGAATATGTTCTTTGCCCACTAGACAGGTGTAAAGCCCCAGTGCGAGATGTTAAACTGCATTTTAAGGTAGCCCACCCTAAAGAATCATTGCCCAAAGGCTGTATGATGAAAGCCATGATTTGGAAGGATTTCTCCTCAAAAGGTAAAGGTAAAACCAAGAAGCCCAACTACAGAGAAGGAGATTACGCTTCAGTTAAAATGAACATGATGTTCCATTATCGATCCGGCTACGAAGAACAGGTGTATAATTGTCTGGACATTCTAACAGAAGTCCACGCCTTTGCCGCCGAGCCGTTCAAAATCCCCTATATATTCAATGGAGAGACACATCACTATACGCCAGACATATTAGTCTCATTTACTAATGGCAATAAAGAAGTCTGGGAGATTAAACCAGCCAACCAAACTAATCTTCCAGTCAATAAGGCTAAATGGGCCGCAGCAGAAGTGGCTTGTAAACTACGTGGATGGAACTTCAAAGTTATTACCGAGCAAGAAATACAAAAGCTCAAAAAACAAGTAAATGAACAACATGTAGAGATGTGATAGTCTGGCCAATCTTACAACATAGGCACTCCTTTACGACGAATAATTACCAAGTCGTCATGCCTTGATTTTACATTTCGTAAATCGTATAAATCACAATTCGCAAAGGAGCTTTTAAGCAACAAAGCTTCATCAATAGAAGCAACATCTTCTATGATAATTTTACCGTTTGATTTTAATAATTTATGGTAATGATTCAATGTAAATTTTTGGGTTTCAAAAGAATGAGGCCCATCATCTATGATAATATCAAATTTACCAAATTGTTCCACAGTCGCTATCTGGTAAGCGTCCCCTATTACAATGGAATAGTTACTACCCACTTGCGGAATCAATAAATCACTAGCATTAGAATCTATTCCTGTAATTCTTCCATTTGGAAAAAACTTAGACCAAAGTAGAACACTATGCCCTTTACCGACTCCAATTTCTAACAAATCGATTTTATCGTATTGGGATAAAATCTTATCATAAACCATAGAAATGTAACAGTGACGGGTTTCTTTATCGGTTGTTGGGAAAAGACTTGTGTTTTCTAAATAGAACTGTAATAATCTCATCGCTCCACCATAACGTAATAGCAACATCCTGCTACAATAAGTATGATGTCGTTTGTCAGTAATATATCGCAATGTAAACGAAAACGCCCGGCCATAGGCCGGGCGTTTTCTTGCATTAACGCATGCAATGCTTGCGATGATGTTTGTGGTGATGTCTATGGTGTCCGTGATGCTTGTGGCCTTTATGGGCCTTGCCTTGACAACCATGATGGCGATGATGCTTTCCAGCCTTCTTCACTACATCCTTCTTGGCTACGTCCTTCTTGGCTACGTCCTTCTTGGCTACGTCCTTCTTGGCTACGTCCTTCTTGGCTACGTCCTTGTGACCATCCTTATGCTTTGCCACAACGGGCTTAGATTTGGGATCGGCCTTGGTGGGTTGATGCGGAGCACCAAATCCAACAACAGACATACATGCAAACAAAATCAATGCTAATACGTATTTCATACGTTTCTCCTAAAAAAGGTTGATATTAGTATTAAACCCCGGATATGTAATAAAGTTTCGAAAATTATGTGTCTCTACTAACATTTCCCTTACATTGACACCCGCTACCGCACTTTTGGACCACTTTATTAACTTCTTCAGTCTCCGCCGCTCGATCATGAAGGTGACGAATAGCCTTTTCCGACTCCTTACGACGTTCTCCGAAACGTCGCATTAACGTTTCGGATCTTTCCATATCGAACTTCTGATACACATCAATGTCGCCATTAACATCAATAGCATCAGTTTCATATGGTCCAGCCACACGGCGTTCGTATTCTGCTTTAACCGCCGTAAGCACACCGAGAGTCCTATTGATGGCATAATATCTCCAACCGCCTTCTGGTTTCATTACCCTATTAGTAATTGTGGTTAGCACATAATTTAGCACACCCTCAATTTCGTCTTCAGAAAAACTCTCTAAATCATTAACAATTTCTCTGATAGAATCTTTAAGTTGTTTGCGGTATTTTTTCTTTATATAAGGCATGATTTCTCCTATCGACTTATTACTTGGTACATTGGTTCAACATACACTGGTTTTGGCGTATCTTTAACGGTAAAGTCATTGTTGTTCAATGCCTTTTGTGCTTCTATCCACTCTTTTTGAGCCACATCCAATCGGTCATAACTCCCACAACTTTCTGTTCCATCCTGTATATTCACATATACATGATACTTCCCATCCTTGTGAATGATTGCGTCTCCGCTAGCACATCCCAAAAATGATTTCCCTTCATTCACATATAAAGGCACAATCGGAGCTACTTTGCTTTTTAGCTCCTTGGTGGCAAAATTGACAAATGCCAATATGCCAGATTCTTGTTCTACAGTAAATCCATCGCCCTCTTCAGACAAAAATTTGTACATCAATTTTTTAAGTTCGTTCATTTAATCACCTTTCGTTACCCTAATTGAATCACTATCCAAATGCTGAGTAGAAGTTTCTAAAAGTATAGAATCTTCCTCAGCAAACATCTGATGTCGCATTCCTGGCGGAACATGGAATGTCGTCTCTGGCACCAAAATAATTGTTGCAGCTTGGGTAATATCATCCACATTACCGTAAGTCAATCGCAACCTTCCCGACTGTAAGAAAAACGTCTCATCTTTTCTTACATGATAATGCCAAGAACATTGCTTGTGCTTATTGAATTTTAGTATTTTACCACAGTATAAATGGTTGTTTGTCATCCATGTTTCTGATCCCCATCCTTTGGGAACATATGTCATTCCTCTCGACAGACTATCTTCATCTGTAATTAGCACATCACTTTCTGGCAACTCGGTACTTGCATCCTCATTTACAACCGACGCAGGCAAATTATCTAATTCCTTCGGCAACAACCCGATCCGTATCATCTCCTGTGTTTCCAAAAGGCAGGCAGAGTTCCACATAATTGCACTCAAATGATCTTCATCTTTCATTCCGGCCATAAATTTGAATGCATGTCGCATCATGGAATCTAAGTATCGACGCAATGGAATGCCTTTACGCCAATTGTCATCTCCATACTTTTGGCTGCCGTTTTCAAAATGCTGTGCTAAACGAGTAATAGCATAGTATGGCAGCAAATCAAAGCGACCTTTCCCCTCCTGGGTATCTCGAACAGCACCGGTGCCAAATTCCTGTCGCTTACCAGAGTCTACAACTTTATTAAATTGTTGCATAAGTCTCACCTACATAAAAATGTATATTCGGAATGGATAATCGTTAATTGTATGCTATGATAGAAGAAAGGTCAAGACTAACATGAAACAACCAATTTGTAAAAATTGTAAACTATTCGACGCCAAGCAAAAACGCTGCGCAGTCATTGTCATCTACGAAGGCGAAAAGTACAACTTACCAGTTGAAGCCAATGATTCATGTTTTTACGAAAATGAATTCCTAGCGTTGAATGAAGAAAACCAAATTGAAACCTTCAAACCAAACATCCAAGAAGTGAAGTTCTGGGTTGAAGATCCGATAACCGGCGAAAAGACGGATAAACCGGGCAAAGTTCGCATTGAATATCCCGTTGGATTCTTTGGAGACGAAAAACAGATTATTGATCTACCATAGAGGTCATTTTTGCATAAGCTACCATCTCCTCGATAGTTTCCTGTTTCATTTTCAGTAAACCCTTCAAATAACCAACATCACTAGCTCCTACCTCGTCCAAACTCTTGATGCCAGCCTTAAAGAGCTTCTCTGCCCGCACTTTACCAATATTGGGAATCGTACATAGATCTACTAATTCTTCACGTACTCCATAAGTCATGCGAAGTCCTAATCGTTTTAACCAATCTTGTTCTCCCCACTTACAAGCCATACCATCCAACGCTTTCAATACCGCATTCGCTCTAGGAAAATCAAACTGTAGATTTCTAGCCAGCCCCGACACTGCACCAGGGTCCATCCCACGCAACAAAGTAAAGTAAGCATACGCCCCTTTTACAGAGGGCTCCTTTGGAGAATTGGCTCCGAACATTTCACTGATTTTAGCAGCAAAGGTTGCCATATCATCACGCTCAGCCCTGCTCACAATTCCCTGTCGCAGGGTATCTACATTTCCCAACGCAACCGACACAATGATGTCATTATTTTGATAACCGTTCTTGAATAAAATATCAAAATTTCTCTTGAGATCCGCAACATCAAATGGCGAATAATAAAACATGCTGGATATAACACCAGTCATTGTTGCTTTGTATACATCATCTTCCTTGAAAATGGCTCCACACTTGATAAGCAATTCTAGCGTCTTTTCCACAATTTGATCATCCAAGTCCTGTGCTTGAAAATGAGCAAAACTTTTCTCGTACCATGCATACACATCTTCCTTGGTCTTGATATTATTGTGATGAATCTCACTCACTAAATGAAACGCCAGCGTCTTATAATGCGGCTCTTCTTCAGTGCCAACATAATCCAAAAGTTTGGATACTATATTTTCTGGCTTACTCAATCGCACTTTATGACGTTTTTCTTCTGACCGAGGAAGCAGCACATAAACATCGCCCCGTGGATCAAGACCAACTCGTCCTGCTCTACCCGCCATCTGTTGAATATTATAACTTTCCACTTCATCTAATCCACGATGTACACCCGTAATAATCACCCTGCGAGCGGGCATATTTAATCCCCACGCTAAGGTACTAGTGGCAATAACGATTCTAAAATCGGGATCGGTTCTGAATGATTTTTCCAAAGCATGTCTTTTGTCTTTCTCTAAATCAGCATTGTGAAAATCACAATTGATACCTAGCTTCTTTAGCGATGACTTCATTAACTCCCCAGTTCGCTTAGTATGAACAAATACTAAAAATTTATCATTGGGATGATCTTCTAAAATAGACAAAGCAGCATTAACTTTACTCTCTTCCTTTTCATCATAACGACCAACATCATAATAGCTTTCGTAATGAATTGCCAAAGGACATGGACGATATTGAGAAGCAAGCAAGTAAGTATCTTTGCCTGTTAAATCATAACTGACCCACTTGGCAATCTCATCTACATTCGGCATAGTGGCCGACAACAATACAATACGAGCATTGGGTGCGAGTTGGGAAAATTTCATCAATCCCACTTCTAAATGGTCACCACGTCCGGGGACTGTAAGCAAATGGCTTTCATCAACCACTAAAGTACCCACTTCTTTTAACCATTCATTATGTTCGGCCTTGAAATTGCGACAGCGGGAATTAAGCATTTCACTGGTCATCAAGATAAGATTGGACTCTGCCAATTCTTTCTTGCGAGAAGCTGTCAATTGATAGTCGCCAGTACAGATGCTCAACTTTAGATCTGAGAAATGATGTTTCTTCTCACCTTCGGCTGTAGTCCAATCATCAATCTTTTCTTTTGCTAGGGCTTTAAGAGGAGCCAGATACATAGCTTTACCGCCACGAACCCTTGCTTCATGAGCCATTAACATCTCTGCACAAACGGTTTTTCCAGCACTTGTAGCAGCCGCAATTACAAGATTGGCATCCTTATCATGAATTTCCACCACTCGGCTTTGTACCGGATTAAAAGTGGCAAATGGGAACTTTGCATACTTTGGAAAATCTTTGCACGCAATACAGTTGTTTTGATCATCAATTTTAATGACAGGTGGCATAAAACGCTCTCCCATAAAGCGAAACAGCGTGCGGAAATATAAATAATGATCCACACGCTGCTTCAATAATGTTGACAGTTACGCTACTTCGGCTTCGGTATCCATACCGGCTCTATGACCGTATTCCTCTTTTACATATCGGCCGACCTCATCAAACATTTCAAACCATTCGGCGGCACCAGACGCTCCTGAAAGGAGCTTATCTACACTTTGATCACGCTGTATCAAGAGCGTGATTGCGGCTACATCGCCGCTTAAATTCTGTTTGAATCTCGACCCCAAGAAATACAAATCCTCATCGGAAAGCTTTCTCACATACTCACTTAAAATTACATTACTCTTTTTCATTGTAATACCTCACATTATGCATGGACTTCTTGATATTAAAACACTCGAACATACCATGATTACGAATTGGACTCATTTCCTCGATATGCGCAAACTAATGGCGTTTGCCAAGAATGCAGTGGTTGAACACCACTATATCGAAGCCACTTGTACAATTCAACAACTCACCATCTCCCGATTTGAATTCAAATCCGTAGGATTCATCCTTTGGATAGAAGTCAATATACAGAATATGGACAAAAAGGTCAAGGCGACTATTGAAGCTTTCTTATCCGATAGTGAATTAGTTTACATTACCAGCACTACGGACTAAACAACGGCCAATCGGCTCCTTTCTTCTTCGTCATGATCCACAAAAATTATGTTGTCATGATCTGGATACCTTAGCGATAAATTATAAGTGTCTATAAATGCTGTACGGTCATCTTGACAGGTGTTAACCCAGCAATATCCTGGATCTTTAACCTTTTGACCATCCTTGCCTTCTTTTGTTATTCCTACCTGAAGTGTAATCCCATCCGGTAATTGTACCTCAATTTGGCCGTCCTTCAAGAGCGAAGTGATGATGAGATGTTGAAGTTTATCTTTTTTAGTCATGATAGGTATCCTCCAAAAAATACTACCATATCTACTCGTAATAAGCCCTAGATTGCCAAGGTCTAAAATATTAAAGCAATCATTTCCCCACAAAATTCTATTAAATTAGATTGACTTGATCCGGTTGCATGTGGCTATATTTGAATCCCTCATAATCACACATTTCCACCTTGCCATCATAAGGAGAGTTAATCGGCCGACCCCTCGTATCTAAACAAACCGTCCAACAATAGATTTTACGATTCATGCCAGGAAGTTCCACTAAAGATAGATTATGCCCACCTAAAAACTTCTTCGCAATCTTTGTTACTAAAGAAAATGGCAAAAAAGGAATAGTTTTACCAAATATCTGTACGGTTTCTAAGAAATGTGTTTTATAATCTGCACGACTGAAATACAACACCACATCATACCCATCCACTACAGTTTCTACTATTTTTAATAAATGGATATCGTCCTCTAAACGTGGGTCATTAAGAGGATAATTATAAGGAACTAATGCATCCCCAACGTTTTTTATCTGCTCAATGATGTCATCTAAAGTTTTGTGTTGCATAGAGTTATTCCCCACCATATATATTCACGCAAATGGCTAAAATTCGTATTCACTACCATATACTGCATTGGCGTGATCGATGGGGTTAAGATATTCCTGTAATTTGTTGCAATCCAAATGCAATTGAGAAATAATTTCCTCCACTTGTCTTATCGCTAATCGTCTCGCTATATGCGACCAAATTCCATTACCATCTGTCATTATTAAGTTTTTCCATATTCTAGCTATAAACCAATTTCTAACCTGCTTCATACCTTGTGATAGTTTACACTCTTCAAGAAACTCCAGCAATCCCAGTACGTCTTTTGGCTCCAACCATAACAAAGAAGACCAACGATCACCCTCAGCATATGGCCTAAGAATTGGCTTGTTTTTCACCACCTCTACAAAATGCAATAATAATCTAATCCAATTTTTTAACAAATATGAATCCACACATCCATCATTGCCCACAATGCGAAATTCTACAGTTTCTCGATTCCTCTTCTGTACCTTCTGATATGTGTTTATGGTGTAATATTTGTGTTCGCTCAACTTCTCTATAAGCTTGTCAGGCACGATTAAATCATTGTGTTGAAACTCCTGACACGCTCCTATGCATTGACAAAACCTGTTAACCTTTCTATGAGCTTGAACCGAATCCATAAACACCGCTTCACATTTAATCCAGTACGATAATATAGATGCCAATTGATAATCATCACAATCCCTTACCTCTACATGTACATGTGCTGCACATCTGCCATCCGCTTTTATGTTCGAGTCTTCATTTAATACATCTACCGCTTTACAGATTTGAGACAAAGCATGACAGCCACGACTTACCGGCGAACAAATTTCTATACCACAACTAGCGTCTGGCTTCAAAACCCAACAATTATTGTTATCCGTATGGCCCCATTTTCGCACCTCAACTTTTTCTCTAAAAATTTCTGAAAGCAATGCTGCTATATAATGTATCCCTTCAGGAAGCTCTCCTCTGTCCAGAGGAGCAGCCCTAAAATCTCTGTCATCGAATGCATTTAACTCTATTTCTACGCCGAAACGTCGATGTGAATTAAATGTTATGAGATTCAGCGAGTCCATATATGTTATCCTATCAATAAAAAACCCAAAAAACAAACCAATTCAATCGCAGTGTATTGACTTGGACGTTTTTACATACTATAAAAGTATTAGGAGAATTGTTATGCCCACATACAAACCACATAAATGCTTAATGGTAAAAACTAAAGACAATCGTAGTTTTTTCACCCACAGCAAGTATTATCCACAACTTACTGAATTTTCTAAGACTTTCGGAGCAGAAATCTCAGTTGTGAAAATCAAAGAAGGTGAAGTCCTAGACCTAATTCAACTGGCTCCCGCCATTTGTAATTCGGACTATACCGCCAAACCAGAATTTGAAATTCTAGAAACAAAGATACCCATCAAGAAACGATGCCGTTCTAAACTTCTAAAGAACTCACAAAAGATCCGAAATTATATCGAATCCCAGTTCCGTAATGGAACCACCGTTTCTCTAAAGATCCTAATGAATCGCTACAAAAGATTGCGAATCACCTCGGCCTGCCTTTGTAACCACATAAAAGTAGTCCGAGAAAAACTAGAAAAAGAAGGTATGAAAATCATAAAGGTGGGTGGCGGAAAATATCAGATGAACACACAATAATCTTCTATGTTTTAATACAACTAATTCTTTTCGTTATTTTCTGAATAAGCTGTTCACAAAAGATCATATAGTTTTTATTGAGATTGTCTATCCATGACTGGCGATCCCCTTCGTACTTACCAATAGGATTATTGGCATTTTTTATCTGCAATTGACCCGTACCTAAGTTCGCTATACATAAATCTTTCCAATCCATAAACTCGATTGGCACCACCTCGACCTGTTGAATGTCAACTGTCGTTTCTTTATGCTGATAATACACAAATACATATAATAAGTATTTGTTTGCATCTGCATAAAGCTTAGTAAGCCTGCCAATCGAGATTAAGTTTGGCATAGAAAACGCCGCCCCTATATGCTTAGATTTGACATCCACAAAAAATTTCATGCCATCTTTAGCTACCAACACATCCTCAATGGAACGTTTAGATTTGGCCTTTTTTGCGGTGTAATCAAAAGACTCAATATTGTCAATAACATACTGCGTCATCATCCCTTCAATGGAATCTGCTACTGACCTCTGCATGGCAAATTGATCTACCTTAAATCGTGTGCCGATCAATTGGCTGCAAATCGTATGTAATAATCCTTTTGTATTTTGCATAATGAAAAAGCCCACCCGGCAAAGCCGGGTGGGCTCGATTCGTTCATTCGTCCTCATCACCCTTTCCAAGAGCTTCCAAATCCACATCCATGTCTTCATTGGTAATCTCTTTTTCCTCAGTGGTATCACTGACGGACAAGTTAAGAGCAGCACCGTAAATTTCAAGATAATCACGAACTTGTTGTTCGGAGTCAGCATCAATGACAGCAGGGCACTTTAGAATTGCATCTGCTGGCACATCATTGCGAGCTTCTGTGCTTTGGAATTTAATTTCCTCGCCACCAGCCCACGGCTCCAAAATCTTGTAATAACCCTTGCCACTCTTTTCGATACGACCAGCCGCCAATAGTGCGCCAAGCAATCCGCCCAATGGCGAAATTCCATGCTTGAAATATAGCTGCACTTCGTTGACAGCTACGAATGGAGTGAAGCTACGATTCTTTTTGTTTTGGAACGTTAAATTAACGCCCAAAGGCATTTCAGAATTTTTCTTCTTCTTTTTCTTGCCATCGTCTTCCTTGTCCTTATCCTTATCGGACTTCCCGTAAATAAGGGCATGAGCCGATGTACGAATACGACAACTGGCATAGAATGGCAATGCATTTCCGCCACCGGCCGTAACTTCCGGCGATCCATACAATACGCCAATGGCTTGACGAGTTTGATTAATCACAAACAACGTTGCATTGTTTTCACTCAAAAACGGATTAATCTTTCGTAGAAAATCACCACAAGCCTTAGCACGCTCGCCCGGCTGCGTGTTTCCACCCACGATCCGCTTAAATTCCTCTTTAGAGAATTTCTCAGGTAAATTTGTTTCTCTAAATTCACGTTCGGTCGGCGTTACACCAATAGAGTCCCATACAAACAAAATGGGAATATCTTTACCTTTGTATTGACGGATCTTTTTAGTGGCAGCAACAATCTTTCGCTCCACCTCTTGTATACTAATGGGTTCATAAGTCACCAATTTCTTGGTATTGACATGACCCGCCGATTCCGCAAACATCGGATTGGCTGCACGCTCGCAGTCCAAAAGAATGGCAATGCCGCCCATACGCTGCACACTGCCTAAAACGGTATACCCCAGCAAAGATTTCGCTGAAGCCGGTGGCCCATAAACTTCAATAATCTTCCCACCGGGAAGACCACCAGTTATAAACTTGCCACTCGAAGCGAAGTTGAGACCTAAATTTCCGGTATCTAAATGATAGTCACTTTTACTGGCTTCACTTAGCGTCTCCCCACCGGTACTACTTGCCAACTCTGAAAAGAATTCATCCTCTTTGTTTTTCTTGGCCATATTAAATTGTCCTTATGGTTTCATATGATTACTTTCTTTTATTGATTTATGAAATGACCCTCCACGGCCGAACGGCCGTGGAGGGTCGTAAAATTGAACCTAGATGTTATTCGAGTTCAATATTCTTAATCTGATTCATAAAGTCATCTTCATCCAACGACTTACTGGGTTCAGATTCAACGACCGGAGCTTTGGCAGTAGTTGTAGACGCACCTGCACCAACAATACTGTCAATGTCGGCTTCGTCCGAAACTACCGTAGCCTTAGAACCACTGGAATGATTCCCGCCAGCCTGATATTGAGTGGGATCAAAATCACCCGTCTCGTCTTTTTCAATACCAAGATGGACCTTCAACTGGTGATCAAGAGCCTCATACTCAAGAATACCACGCTCACGAATTGCAACAAGATCATGCAAATTCGTCAGCCATTCCTTAACCTGATCCGGCTCACCCAAAGGCGACTGGGCCAGGAATTTGGAATCGTTGTAAGTCGGGAAGGAATCCTTACCGGACTGCTTCATGACCTTAATCAACTTAAAGTCACGACCGGTCTTAGGATCGGTCACATCACCCAACGATGCGATGTCCATAGTCTTATCGCCCAAAATAAATTTGAGGATAATACCATGAAGGGTCTTTCCAACCGCCCAAATCTTCGGACCAACATTCGTTTCGACTTCTTGAGTCTTACTGTTGACCTGTTGGCGAACAATTACGTTGTAGTAATAGCGATCAATAGGCTTAATCGCTCTCGCCTTGTTTTGGGTCTGGGTGGCAACGTCGGGGGACTGTCTTTCCGACTCTTTCCACAGCCAATTGTAATATCGGCAAACCGGACAATCGCCCTGCCACTTCTTATCGACCAAGACCTTGAGACAGTGGTAGTATCGGTTATTCAGTCTGTGGACACGGGAAGGTGCATAGAACGGGTTCTTGGGCCGTCCAAACATCTCTTTAGCAGCGGGTGGAAGCAACCGCATTGCAAAATGGCAATTCCCATCGGGAATCAGGACGTAATTGTCCAAATAGCTGTTACCTTGCGTATTCAGCCGTTGATTTTCTTCCATCAATTCATTCAAGTCTAAACTCATAAATCGTTCTCCTAGTAAATAAAGTTACAATCGTGATGTAGGATTAATCGGCAACAGACCGAAAATTCCAAAATTATTCTTCACTTTCAAAAACTCTATCATATTCCGCAATGATATCTTCCGCAATTTTTACCATCTTAATCCTGGTATAGTCCTGTCCATAATCGCTATTTGTACGACTTACATAAGAAGCCATTAATTGAGCAATCAGAAATTCCCGGATGGTCATTTCTACTGCTGGTACATTCGCACGTGTTATTCGTTCTTCCATATAAATCTTGCATACATGCCTTACATTCTTAGAGCTTATCCGAATTGTAAAATAATTGCAAGGGCTGTTTTCAGAAAAACAAAAGGCCGTCAAGAAATCTTCTTGACGGCCTTCGTTTCAACTGGAGGTATCGCTACTAAAGGGGATTATCGTGTGCCTCCTCAACCTCACCTTCTTCTGGTTCGGTCCCCGGTTGTCGAATTTCCGGGTGCTTCTCTACCCACTTCTTTGTTTTAATTTCAAGAGCATCCATTTTCTCTTTCAATGTCATATGTCCATCAGCTTCAAGCTCAGCGTTAGTCTGCTCTCTTGCAGCCTGTTCCTTGAGATATTCTTCTTCAAGAGCTTCTAGTATCTTCAAATTATTTTCTAGTTGTTCCAAAGCACTTTCCTCCTTATGCTGATCAAATTCGATCTGTTTTTCAGTACGTACAAAAGGTGGAATTCGCTGCCTTGTGTTTCGCTCAGCCTTTGCTATTTCCCGATCCTTTTTACTTTGTTCTCGTATTTTGGTACGCTTCCTCAATACGGATTCCTTGGATTTAGCTTCTCTTTGCTTCTTTTTCTTTTCTTCCAGTTTTTTACTAGCCATTGAATGTTACCTTTTCAATTCTTGTGTCACCTTGTCTAACTGGCATCCATACAGATTCCCAATCTTCCGGCAATCGCTCGGTCATCTTACTGAGTTTATCTTTCATACGATCTATCATAGACTCAGCATCACCAAGAGACAGTTGACCAACATTTATATAAAAAATCAAGATGCCTTTGAGTTTTGTATTCTCTTCATAATAACCATTATGTCGTCGATTGCCAATAGAAGAAACATAGCCCTCCATACAACTTTTCAAAAAATCATCCCATTTATCATTTGCTTGATCAGCACCTTCTGCTAACTGTGGATGACCTAACTCTGCTGAATTTGCATCTTCCTCCTGGATTCTGGCTAACTCAGCCAACTCTTCTTCCTCAGTTCTCTTCTTTAATGTGTAGGTTTCCGGCCCTTTCATTGGTGGAATTGGTCGATCCCAATATCCTTGATACCCCACTTCTTTAGTCTGCGTCTCTACTTCTGGAGCTTTGTCACAATACGAACAATTACATCCCTTAGGATGAATTTCTTCTTCTGTATGGCAACGGCCATCGGTAATCTCCGCTGTTCTATGGAGATTGGGCAATCCCTTTGTACAGCCCTTCCACTTCTCAACAAGTTCTTTACTGACTACTACGTCATTGACCTTGTTAGAAAATTCTATTACTGCTTTAGCTTGGTCTCTTTTCTTAAACGACCTTTTTTTAGGCTCCTGCATTTTTGGATCTAATTTTCCCATATCTTCTTCATCATAACTGTTCATATGTCTCCTTATCCTCTTAAATTTACCATTTTTGAATCTGCGACCATCATGGCCTCTTGCATAGGCTGCTCCACCACGCCATCCCACATGAGTTTAGGAGCCCCCACATCATGCCGAGCATCCATAAACTCGGCGTCTAAATTAGGAGCAGGCACAAAATGCTTGTCGCTAATTGCTTGTTTTTCACCATTATCATTTACTGTTGTGTAAAGCATTCCGGCTGCGAAATTTGGGGCTGGTCTTTCTTGATAGATGGGGTATTTCTTCTTAGGAGTAAACGCAAGATTGCGTTTTTTAGCCTCTGCCAGAAGCCAAGGTTCTGGATCGTAGACCTCCTCCCGCAAAGGTCTTCCGACTCCTGGCAAAAACTGTTTTGGAGGATGTTTTTCCGGGACTGTGTTACCTCCTCCTTTTAATGCTGCGGCCAACCCTGGATTGGCTTGCAACAATGCAGCCAACACACTCTGCGGATCTTGTGGCTGGGGTTGCTCCTCAGGTACGTCCTGTACTTGAAGATTAGCTCCATCATCAAAACTAAATTTCTTATGTTTGATCAAGATGCCGTCGTCTGTTTCCTTGTAGCTCAACTTCTTCTTGGTAAACTCATAGATCTCTACATCTACCACCAAGATGTTTCGACGAGCTAATTGAGCCATGATTTTACCAGCCGCCACTTCTAATGGCGTATCATCATAAGGAGAGCCAATTTTAACCGTCTTGGTTTCAATCTTACTCTCATCATATTTACCCTTTTCAAGTTCAGGGTGATATTTGAATATTATCTCGTATCCCATTAGATTAACCCCCAACTTCTAAAGTCACCAAATTCTCCATCGTATTCAAAACTATGATAGTCGTGTTTGGCCATCATGCCCTTACACAAATTATCTCTAGCGTCCACGAATTTTTTAGTAAATCTCAACATACGCATGAAGTTCTTCAATTCCTTTTTCTGTAAAGAAATTCCCATATGTTCCATAATTTCATCATCAGTGATTTTAGGAAGGACAGGATCAATCATTGCAGACCGTTTATCATCATCGGCAAACATCATCTTATGACGATGGTGGAAAAGCTGTTTAAGCATACCATCAATAACATCTTCACCATAAAACCCTATAGTTATGCCCCGACTGGATCGATCTACAACCTCTTTACAATAACGATCCTCTGGGTCTAGGTGTTGATCACCCATCTCAGCTTCCCATATCTTTTCAAAAGCTTCCTTCGCTTCCTTTTCTTCATAGGCATCTGCCTTCTTTTCCCAATAACTAGCCATTATTACCCTCCAATTCTTCCTGACTAGAAGAGTAATCCTCCAACTCAATTTTTCCATAAAACATTTGATCGGGCATTGCCTTACCATATCGAGTCATAATACGATAATCCCAATGACTATCTGTAGCTCCACCGGGATTAAAAAATACGGGCGTATATGGACAATAGAAATACCCAGATGTATATGCGTCACCTTTGAACCCTATTAGAATTCTATCATCTGGCCACATGGGGTTGTCATACACATCCCATTTATTTGCTAATTTTCCAGCATATGTTGGCAATGGCCTGACACTCTCGGTAACTTCCGGCTTTTTCTTCTCTACTAATGAATAGGCAATATCTGTAGAAGTGACTATCCAATTCGGGGAGAACCCACATCTATTATTAACTCTAGCTGCGGCTATGCGAATATAATCTTCCAGATGCTCCCTAGAGCGATAGGTATGCTCAAACTTACTTCCGGCATTGGCCCACAAATCACCCGTTATTTCCCTGTTCATTTCCCACATTAACTCATTGGCACATAGGGCGACTAATTTTGCCTCATTATCAAGAGTGAATAGTTCTCCGCCCTGTAATGGCGGTATGGGAACCGCAGTTGATCGAGTCTTAGCTCTCACTGCACTAGCTTTAAGATTCCCATATTTATCTCTGTAATAGAATGAGTGCTCTGGTGCCATCATAGTCTGCACAGACACTAACTTAAATCCCAAGAATGTCTTTGGATTATACATCCTTCTGACTAACGGGATACTGATTCGTCTAAATTGAGGATAATAACCAGTTATATTCTTATCCTCTGGATTATCCCTCGCCTCTACCTCTAGTTCATTGTCTATTCTTTGATTCTCAAGAACTAATGCCATTTGTTCTTGTTCAAATTCATTTTCTATACCGGCCAATAAGCCAGTTGTTTTCCAGTTTTTTACAATCTCCTTCTTTCGATTGAGAAACTTTTGTAATTCATCCATATGTCCTTCCTATTTTTCTATAAGTCCCACCCCATATCGGCTTTTAACTTTTACAGGCTCACACTTATGAACCTTGCAAAAATCATAAAAAATTTCACGGGCGGGCTGGTGCTTATCAATATAGTCCATAACCACCAATCCACCTAAACTTATATGAGGCCAAATTAAATCTAAAAGCAAACGATGTTCTTCATAAGACACTTCTTCATTAATGACGGCCAAGTCCCATGTATTTGCCCGAAGTAATCCCAAGAAAGAATCATCTGTCACATTACCCACGTATACATGAATCTTTTTATGAAAATGATCCATGACATTCTTAGTTCCTAAGCGTGGGGAATAAAACTCTTCGTCCTTGTGTTGGAAGGCTAGAAAATTATCTACTGTATGGCAACCTCTGAAAAAACAGCTAGAAAATAGACCCAACCGAAAACCAAAATCCAGCATAGTCTTTGGCTGTATATGTTTGCCTAAATAGTAATAGAACGGAATATAGCGATGATCTACATACGGCGCAGATTTGCGAGAATCTTCATCAATTACTCTGCATGTTGAAAGTAACGTAGATGCGCTAATGGTCTGACGGTCAAGCTCTTTGTCGAGCGTGGCCCCTAATGTTTTTACGTCCAATTTACTAACCCTTCTAAAATAAAAGTCTCGCCCCTAACGCCCATTTGTTGACGGAAGAGGACTTGAGGCGAGAGTATTCAACCAGTTTCCTGGGTAATACACACCTGTTTATAGTCCAGTGTTATCTATGCAAGATTATTAATTTTTTCGCATTCTGGCTTGAGAGGACGCCATGTACAACGATTTTCCCAGGCACTTCCTTGAGATGCTGTTAATCGCATGGTTATAGTTGTTTCATTTGTACGATGATAAGTGCGACCGTCTGAACCGATTCTTTCCCGAGGGATTGGCTTTCCATCGCCTGCATAAAAAAATTCAATGATCGGTGGCACGCTGGTATCAATACAGTCCTCGTATTCACGGCCATCTTTGCCTTTGCACATTAGGTGTTTACAACCATCTTTATCTACGTATGCTTTAGTTTCTTGCATTTACCCACTCCTTAATCTGACATGCCAAATCTGCCAGGGAGTACACCACTTTAAGGCCCGGACGCTCTAAAGATAATTGAATTTCAACGTCCAGTCGCCGGGGATAATTGGCGTCCACGCCAACAAATATTGGCTTTGGCTCTACGTCAATTTTCAAAGAATCATTAGCAAACGGCTTAATGGCCGGTTTGTGCGGAGTAGACCATCTTCCAAGTTCAAAAAGTGTAATTGGTTGAATAGTATCTTTAGTAAACCAAAAACTTATAGCATCCGCCAATTTCAAGTGTTTCCACTCCCATCCAATTTGATCCACTGCTGCACTGGGATCGTTAATTGGAAAATCGGCACGACGAGGATTAAACAATATCAAATTGATAACGTCTTCTAACTTAGATCGCATTTCTGCTTGCCAATCTTCACATCCATTAATACCTCCAGCTAAAAATAACCACTTTTCATGAGGGCTCTTACTCAACCGGGTATCTAACGCTTCTACATATTGCATGTCATTCTCCAATTTTTATATAAAAAAAGAGGTATCTATAAAAACAATTTATAGCACCTCTTTGCAGGTATTCGGGATTTTATCCCTATCGGATTTCCGCTCAAGTTGTGACACTAAGTATCATTCAACTTCCATGCAAGCGTCTTTCCTATTGCAAGGGGCTAATGGCTCATCCGCATGGGCAGTACCATTTTAGCCTAATCTTACAATTTGAAGATTGAACCTTACCTGCTACTGTATTTACTCCTTTAATTTCAAAAATTACGAAAGATCTGCCGCCTTCACAATTTGATCTATAGCTTCGCCCATTTCCATGTCCGCAGCCTGCTTAATTCTGAAATTGGTTTTATCCATTTCCTTACGAAGCATATAGCCAAAATTAATAGCGGACTCATGGGCTTTGTCCATAGCTCGAATAAACTGCTTGAGTTTGCCAACTGTTCGCTTAGCCTTAATGCTGGCATTTTTTGCATTCTCAACCTCCGTGTCTGTTTTCGACTTAGACTCTGCTAGTTTCTCCGTACAGCCGCTCTCTTTGTGAAAAGCAAACTTCTTGGAATACTCCTGGTCGTACTTCGTCTCAAACCATTGCAAATAACTTTCGGCATCTGCAAGCTTTTGACCATAATAGTTATACCAACTAGCCGCTTCCATTAAGAACTTGTTCAAAGTAGCATCATCAAATTTCAAATGGTCTGGATTTAGAACAACCTTATCTTTCCCGACCGCTACAGAATCTTCTAATAGTTCAGACATAAATTACCTCCACTGATTTTAATTATAACACTTATTCAACTGGTTTCACAATATTATCCACCTCTGACGAGTAATCGCTAGCGGCCAATGATGCCAACGGATTCTTCGAACCTTTTTTCTTTTCGCCATAAGCCTTAGACCGTGCATACATTTGTTTGGCTTCCAATTCCTGTCGAGTCTTGTCAGCACTCGTCACTTCCTTCTTCTGTTCGGCCGCTCTTCTCCGTTGCTCATACACAGCTTTACTAATTTCAGTAATTGCCAATGTTTCTTGATTAATCTCAACATACACCATAAATCGACTCTTGCCATGTCGATGTTTAATTACCCACACTCGACCAATACCAGCATCCTTTTCAATCTGCATCTGATTAATAGACCAAAAAGCGTCCAACGGCTTTTGCTGACCATAAGCATCACCAAGGTTTTCATCATCAATAACTTCGCCCAACTTAATGACTTCCTTGGCGGTTTTGTTAGGTTGCATGGCAACCATCATACAAATACTTTCTTCTACTGCAAATCTTCTCAAATCACGAACAATACGATATCTGGAATCCCACGTGGGTATATTGGGGTAATCTTTCATTTCACCAATATAATCCACAATTACCAAATCCGGTTTGAACCCTCTTAAAACAATTTGCGAGAAATATGCTCTGAAATCACTTACGCCCATCTCTCCTGGCGGAAACTGCTTAATGATCAATCGCATCTTATCGTCATAATCTTCTACATACTCCCGCAACGATTGAATAACAACATCCTTCTTCCCCAACAAATTATTGATGGAAACCCCAAACTCCTTCCCTGGATCGGCCAACTGGGCGTCAAATCGCTCTGCTACTGCATCCTGGTCAATTTCCAATGAAACATAAAGCACTTTCTTGCCTTTGTTCATATTGGCTACCGCAGCACGTACTAAAGCAAGCGATTTGCCAGCACCAGATAGCCCAATCCACGAAGCCATCTCCCCACGCTTTAGACCACCACACATCAAAGCGGTATCTATCGTGTGTAACCCACAAGTAAAGAATTCCCCCTTCTCCAACTCTTCAGCCATACGAGCGTATCGTTCTTCAGCCGAAGCAAAATAGTCCAACCCCATTCCAAAGTCACGATCCAAAGTCATAGCATCTCGTAACGTGCTATACACAAAATCCCAAGTGGATTCCTCTTCAGGGGCAGAATTGAGCTTTTCCCGACAACGATAAAATGCTGTTTTAACAGCTTGCTTTTTAGCAAAATTTGTAATCTTGTCGGTAAGATAATCCCTAGAATCGAGACCAGGATGAAAATGATCATATACAACATTCAACTCCGAACGATAATGATATTTCACTTCGGCCTTCTTATTAGCTATCTCCTCTTCCATTTCCTGCGCAATATGAATTTTTTGAGGCAGGATCTTATATTTTGAAAAATGTTTGAACAAAATTCGTGCTATCAGTTGGTGAACCTCATTTGTAAAATAATACGGTTGCACCATATCACAGCTTTGGATGAGGAAGTGACGATCCTTCAGCAACATTGCCAAAATCTCTCGCTGTAACTCCTCATCCCACTTAAATTGATCACTTGTGCCCGCATCCGGGTCTTCAAACTTACTCAGTTGTTCTCGCTCTTCCGCTGTCATTTCTTGTGTCATACTCTTTTCCTCCATTGGACTCTCCATACCTACTCATATGAATTTAATTTTTTTGCATCTTGCTCGATATTAACCAAAAGCGCCATATTAGTCAAGATGTAAATGAAAAGATCTCCCGGCGTTACAAACGCCGGGAGATCTTCAGAGAAAACAGAACTAGATAGATTCTAGTTTATGTTAGCTAAGTAATCAAATTCTGATAATGAGACCTGTCCTGTAGTAATCGACTTACTTCTGGTAATTTTCTTACCCAAAGCTTTCGTATTATTCCACGTAATAGCCTTGCAATAGGTCTTAAACTTCGTATCCATTTGCAATGGAGCTTGCTTGGATGGTCTGTGTCGGCTAGGAACAATTGCCTTTAATAACTTGGATAATAACTGTTCTTGATATGGACCAAACTTCTGTTTATTAGCCCCATGTCGTGTTTTATTTTTCCATAAATCACAAAGGCCGTCCACCATATATTTTAAGAATTTGTCAGAAACATACTTTCTGCACAACCTAAGACAAGATTCAACATAGACCTGTCTCTTGTAATACGATCCTGCCGTTAACAAAGATATGCGTATATCCTGAGCAAAATCTTCTTGGCTGTTGATATGGTTGTTTCTAGAATTCTTTTTAATCAACTGCCAACTTTGATACTGACATAGAGAGCCGAATTGTTTATCTAATGTTAGATATTCTTCTTCCGTAATCGGAAATGACGCAAAGATACTTTCCATAATCCTCCTAAATTGAGTTTAATGTGCCAAGAGCTTCGCCACGACTGCCGGAAACTTTCAATTTCAAGCCGGAATATAAAGATTCATTTGCTTCTAAAGTTTGAATGGCCATTTCTGCAACTTTGGTGTTACTCTTATGAGTTACTATACCATATCCGTCGTGAACATGAAAAACTATTTCCGCATGACCTTGAAGTGTGTCGTGTAATCTAATGAGTTTGTGCAAACAAATAATTGAGGCTGGAGCCTGCACCACAAAATTTCTGATCTTATATTGTTGCTCATTAAATCTTCGTCGTCGTCCAAAATAATCCGTTGCAAAGTTGTTTGCATCAAATGTATCTTGTTGTTCTTGAATCCAAGACATGGCTACAGGGAAATTATTGTATATTCCCCGTACCAACCGTTCCCCGGCTGATTCGCTTATCCCTAATCTTTCGGCTACTGATTTTGATCCTTGACCGTATATGACCGGTAAGAACACAGCCTTGCACACCGCACGCTTCTTGGCGTCGTCGCATTGTATAGTAGTGATCTTGTCTAAAATATTTTTATAAACATCCCCCTCAGAATATAAAATCTCACGTAAAGCCGGATCTTTAGAAAGCCATTGAAGCACCGAAACTTCCATATGTTTATAATCAAACAACAGAAAAACCTTGTCGTAGCCAACCGGCCGCAGGTGGGATTTAGCTACCTCATCCAAACTATGTGGATTGAAAGAGTGGCTAAACGCCTTCAAACACTTCATACGACCATTAACTTGACCCTCAAGCTCATAGCATGGATAGACAGGATATCTTGCTTCAGTATCATTAAATCCAAGAGTTTCAATCTCTGGAACCACTCTTGTGAGTAGAGGAATGTAAATTTCTTGATATATCTTACCTATTCTGTCCCACATGGCTGATTTAGTAATCGTGCTAAATCGAGCGGCTGCCTCCTTGTAACTTTTTGGACATTCTGTTTGTTCCCCTGAAAATGCTTCAATAATCTTCAAATCGATCAAGGGTCCATTTGTCTCCCAATTAGTATTGGTCCTAAATCGTACATAACTTAAAAACCCTTTGATGTTCCAAGCAAGTGTAACAATCCTTTTTTGATAAATTTCAGCTTTCAATCCTGCGATCAGTTCAATGCATTCTTTTTTGTCTTCTGGTAATGGGAATTCAAACTTCAATCCCTTTACCATCAAAATCAACTTTCCAGGTCGTCTAGGATCAGTAAAGTCCAAAATGTCTGGTTCTGTGGTAATGAAGATATTTTGTCCAACTACCTTGTCCAAAGCTTCTATTACTTCCGTACTAATCATTCTGACATTCCAATCGTACTGTAATTGCGCACCGGTTTCCCTTAACTCTGGGGATATACTTATGAATTAAGTCTTATTCCAGGTCTATAATGCAAGCCGCATATATCTTATACTCACTTTTTACTTTCGCATCCCATCGTTTGGGGACCACGACGTAACCGTTTCACGAAGGATAGATTTTTATAAAGGAACATACCTTACCTTCACCGTTGCGTGGAAACTACTGATTGCAGGCTCCCCTGGGAACCAGTAGAAGTGATTTCGACTATTGCCAGGATTCCCCTCTGGTGAGGAATCCCTGATGACTGTGCTTTTGGTAAGTAGATCGCATTAAGCATCACTCCTGCAATCCAGCCCGTTGACTTTCGTTTGCTCCACACGGAGACTGGTAAGTTGTTTTTCGTGTAATTCGTTCTGCGCAATTTTAGTGCCAATTGACATCCAAATCAATAGATATTTCCAAAGATTTCCATTTCTGCTATGATAGCGTTGTTAAGAACGAATTTCTTTCAAGGAAAATTTTCATGTGGGATCTCGAAGACATCCTTCATTATAGCATGAATGAAGATGAAGCGAAAAGCTACAAAATTTCCTTGCTATGGATGGAGTTGGCTCATCATGAATTTCCAGATTATGAGCATACCAAGTTAAGAAAAAAGGGCGACCCTCGTAAGTCTATTTTATTCAAATATTGCTATAAATTAGTGCAAGAAACAAGAGGAATTATAGCAGATCATGAATATAGACTGTATATTCTGGCACAACTTCAAATTCTTAAATATCTTGCTGTCACTAAAGAGCATGCGTTGATCGATCCTATTATTCTCATTGGAGATAAGGCGTGGAAACGATGGCAAGTATGGAGATCCAAGTACGCTAAGAGGAAGCGTGAAACGGTCACTCTGGTAGAGCCAGTAACGGTTACCGCTCCTAACACTACAGTTGTTAAAGACTTGCGACACACAAAAGATCATTTTATAAAAAAATTCGGCGGCTGTCCAAATTTTTCGCAGGTTGAGCAAGCTCTCAAAGATCATACAATGGTTCGCTGGGTTACTATGGATCGTGTGTCCCCATATTATATTCTATTGTCGCCTTGGGTAGCAAGATGTATGGACGGTCGAACATTTGTAGAAGTTTTTATGTTCGATTTGGTTGTTTATGAAAATTCAATCACTCAACCGGTGCGTGAATTCTTTAAGCAAGAATTTGCTTATGAGTATGTTTAACGGCAGCAGCACTTTCCACAGCATTTTGTAGTTTTGCTTTTATCAACAATGTGGCTGTTGTCTTTCTTTGGCTTCTTGAATTGCTGAACGTATTTTTTGACATTAGAATCACTCATCTTCTGCCTCTCTTCCTTCTTGGAGGCGGAAGATCTTCCATCCCTGGTAATCCTGGAACACGTGCCATAATTTTCTTTTCTCGTTCCACTCGATCTCTTTCCTCTGCGCCTTTTCTACCACCAGTCTCTAATCTTCTTCTGTTTACATAACGAACGAAATCTGGATCTATCTCACGTTCTCCACTATCTTTACCAAAGTAATGTACGTTTCCTGGCTTGTCGGCTAATCCAATGCTCTTTTCCAATGGCTCTCTTGTTCCGTCTGGCTTTACAAGAGTTGCAAAAGGAATTGAAGAAGCCGCATATCCTCCAGGCTCTCCATGTTTGTACATTCCCACATGCTGCTTGAACATGGTATCGGGGTCTAACTGTAGATGCGTTGCGCTTCCAGCTTCACCCCTACCTGTCATCAATGGTATTAAAATTTTTCTAGCGTCCTCGTTATCTCCAGTATCCATTCTACCTGCTGGAAGAATTTTAGGGATTTGTATGGTTGATAATTTTTTGTATAAAGGATCGCTCATATCGGCGGCGGCACCCATCGGTGTATACGCTCCTCTGCCATGCTCTGATATGTATCGATAGAAGTTTTCTACGAAATCAACCCATACATTCCATAATTGTTCAGTGCCTACGCCTCTTCCTTTTAGCTTCTCAAGCGTGCTAACATAAGCATCAACACCCCGAGGAACTTCTGGTTTTTCTAATTGAGCTTTAGTTACTTGCCATTTCTTATTTGCTTTTTCTTTTTCTAAAGTGTCTGTAGAAAACCCTAATTCACCGGCCATGTCTGGGAAAACCGTGCTGTATATGTCAATGTTATGTGTATCAATGCAACCGGCACGACCGAATAGAAGTTGCGCAATAAATCCAGCCTTAACAGGTTGTACTCCAGTGAATTTACAAAGTCTAGCTATAATGTCTCTGTCTGTGCCACGTGCGGCCAAAGCCATTAACTCTTGGAATAGGTTTTCTTTATTACTCCAAATTTCAGCAATGGTTCTTAGTTTCCATCCACTAATAGTGTGTCCAAGAGAATGATATTTATCATCATATACCCGTACCAAATCTTTTAACTGTGCTTCTGTTACATCATGTGGATGTACATGTTTTAATAACAACATCAACACGTAGAAGTTATCCCAGTGTTTAGGAAACGGAGTATTAGCAGACAATGGAGAAAACATCATTGTTTGAGCAAAGTTTTCTGGACTGCTATGTGCAAATTTTTGAATTTTCTTAATGTGTTTAGCGTAGCTGCTTAATGGCGTTATTTCACAAGAGTCTTTATCGTCATCGTCATCAAATGGTGCCATACCCTTAGCCGCATCTGGATCAAATTTTGGAACTTCAATCCTACCGTTTGCTTTTCTCTCATCTGGAGGAGGTAGAGATTTTAATTCTGGAGATAGATTCATCAACATACGCTGCCAATCTTGTTTCTTTACTTTTTTTGCTTCGTTCAAATGACACATTCCAAGCACAAGATCGGCCAATAAATAACCGTCACACCCTTCTTCAGTTATAATCCAGTTCTTAAATTCCATAATGTATCTATTGCTTTTCCCTAGTTAAATTACTAACTTTTACAGATACGCTATCTCTTTTAGGCTCAAAGATAATGCTTGTTCCGGCCGAGCTACCGCCAGAAACTTTGTAGGTTAATTTAACATATGTCGAATTACTTGTGACGCTTACACTTGCTTCATCTTTTGGTGAAATGCTTAATCCACGTATGTTAAAATCACGTCTTAGACTTGGTGACCAATCTGCCCCGCCTGACGCACTGCTGGCATAATGTCTGACTGCTAGAGCCACGGGATGGCTTTCACCTTTCTTACCAGCTATTAGCCAACTAAGAATTTCTGTAAATTTACGTGGATTGTTTGTTAATTTATCTTCTGCCACTTTGGCTAACATCGGTATAATGGCTTGTCGATAATCTGTAGCTGCGGTTGCATCATTAGAATCGGCCATAATTGCAGAGAGTTCATCTGTAAACTTTCGAACGTTTGCTCCGCCCAATAATTTATAAGCTTTAGCAGATTGCAAGTCGGCCATTACCACACGGCCTTCGCTTGTTAACTTAATGTTCCATCCTAATTCACCTTGTTCTCCATCAATTGCACCACTGCACATTAATACGAGATCAGATGGTGTCTGTCGTCCTCCGGTTGAACTCCAATCACCTTCTCCGCCTGTAAACAACATGTGATCTGGAGTGCATTTTAATAATTGCTTACTTCTTACAAAGATTCTATCCGCTATGTCTTTTGCATGACTTTGAATCATTAAAAATATCTGATCGGCCTGCTTTTCAGATCCAAGATTTTCCTTGATCTGCGTCATGAACTTATCTCTGTTTTCATCTATTTGAGTTCCATTATTGGCCTGTCCCATTTCCTCATCATCTCTGTTTTTAACACCATGTTGATGTTCTAGACACAAATAGATTTCTATCTCAAATAAGAAACCCATTAAACGGGCTATTTTCCTTACCTTGCTCTTAATGATTCGTTCAAACGCATTCCATTGAGATTGTTTCCAATCTGGCGCACCGACTTGTTTTAAGGCTTTACTGGCACCGCTCCATTTAGAAGTTCCTAATCCGGCATATGGTAATAGTTTTTGAACCTGCTCATCTTCAGAAATCATTGAGCCATCATGCTTAGTATGTGCAGCCAATGCCATTTGCGGTTTTTGCTGTGTAATATCTTGCGGCCTTTGCATTGATATGGACTGTACGATAAACGATTGATAGTCTGTAGGGAAGTGAAAGTTTATTCTTCCTTGTTCTACACGCATATTTGCAAAAATATATCGTTGTATCTTTCCAAAGAAATCTTCTGGATTAAAGTCTTCTTCTTGATCGATCCATTCTTTGAATGTAATTCTTTGGAACATGTTGAGTGGACGATATGGATCTTGTACTAATTTTTCAATTTCTCGTTTGGTATCTGGTTCCAAAATCTTTTTCCAAGCATCGCCACGGGCATGGCGTGTGTATCCCTTAAAGACATCTCTCAGGGCTTTGGCTATATCAACTACTGCTTGTTTTTTACTACTATCTTGCCTTGGCATATTTAGAACCAATGTAACGTTGTGGCGATTGCTTCAGACATTTCTTCTTTAGTCTGTGTTGGACAGAAATATACATCTATTTCTGATGGACGGATTACCCAGTTCCTTCCTTCTCTTTGATTGGCAACATCGTAGTTCATAACCCTTAACAATCCCTTTTTAGTATCAAACACAATATGTGTTTGATTTTCTTTCACTACCCATCCGTCTCTTGATAGTTGACCGTGACCTCTAAGGGTAAACCTAATGACATAATCATTTTCATCTATCTTTCTTACGCCTTCATATACAAATATATCTTTTGCCGTCCGTCGCAGCTTTCCAGCCATGTTAGCTACAAGACTTTCGATTTCTGGATAATCCCGTTTCGCTGAATCGGTTGGCTGTTCATCAATGACTTTTATTTCATCAAACAGTTCTTGAACAATTGTTTCTTCTTTGTCACCTATTCCAGATTGATCTACTTGATATATTTTTTTAGTAATCCACTGGGGATTGCCTTCTAGGTCTAATGTCTGACGATCAATGAAAAAATTAAGTCCTGTGCCAACTCTTAGCCTAATGGCACCCTGGTCATCTCCCCATTGTGCTTCATTTACGAAATTAGCCGTACCCTGCCTTGTGGGTAGGTGATACTCCGCTAACGTATTAATAATGCTTTCAACATTCAGTTGATGTATTGGCCATTCAGAGTTTTTGTCCTTTTTTTGTGGACGTACATCTCTATCAAATCCGAACACATCTCGGAATTCACGGAACAACCAGTCTTGAAATTTTAAGTATGCCATATCTCTTGTATTTAGGCATCAGATCGTTTATAATTGCAGACAACAATTAACCAGGAGACCCCATGATAAAAACACTCCCATTCAGACATGTCATTTGTGCGAGTCAATTCACAAGGGAGATTATTGACGACATTTTGTTACGGGCTAAAACTTTTCAAAATAATTCAAGTTCTGGGTTTTTATCAAAACGGCAAAAAGGCATGGTTATGGCCACATATTTTGCCGAACCATCCACCCGCACTAGGCTGTCTTTTGAATCAGCTATGCAGCGGTTAGGAGGTAAAATCATCTCTATCGAGAACGGATCTCTTTCTTCTTCCGAAGTAAAAGGGGAGCTTCTTGAGGATACCGTAAAAACCATTTCACAGTATGCTGATGTAATTGTTATTCGCCATCCACGTGATGGTGCTGCCCAAATTGCATCTGAATCATCCGATGTTCCAATTATTAATGCTGGCGATGGCGATGGAGAACATCCAACGCAAGCTCTTTTGGACTTGTACACAATTCAACGAGAACGTGGTACAATAGATGGGGCCAACATTATATTTTTTGGCGACACCACTAAAGCACGCACCGTAAAATCGCTTACAGCCATGCTGAAGAATTTTAAGGACGTGATTGTGGATATTATCGATCCATATGCTGGTACAATTAATAATTGGGAGCATTTGCTTAATGAAAAATTGCCAGCGGCCGACGTAGTGTACATTACAAGATTACAACGAGAGCGATGGACACCAGGGTTCGTAAATTTACAAAAAGTGTGTTTTGGTCAAGAACAATTGAATCTTATGAAACAAAACGCTATGGTTTTACATCCTTTGCCAAGAACCAATGAATTAGATCACAGAATTGATTCTGATCCAAGAGCAGCCTATTGGAAGCAGGTAAAGAATGGCATGTTTTTGCGAATGGCTCTTATTAGTATGATGCAATTTGATACACCTAGCGATATATAATGACATCGAAGGAGTATCATGAAACATTTTATAATTTGGTTAGAAGATAGACAAGCAAATGAAATTCGGGACGCCGTAATATCGAAGTTGCGATCCGACATGGGAATCGATGACGATGATGAAATTACTCAAATGAAAACGGCTGATTTGAGTAGTGATGCTCAAGAAGAAATCTTGAAGATCGGATCGGTGATGGATAAGATAGATCCAACACAAGCCGATGCTATTAAAGACTTTATGAGTAAATCAGACACAACAGTAGGCACTTTAATTGATAGGATAAACAGTTCTAAACCAAATGCTCCAATGGCCGAACCTCCCGATAGTAATCCGGCCATTCAACCTCAACAATCACAGAACTTAGGTCAGGGAATATAGAAATTGATAACTCAAACACTATAATACTTATATGGTTTTATAGGAGGGTTATCGTGGCTATAAAAGTAATAATAAAAATTACCAAGGATTGGCTGGAGAGCGAGTACATTACTAAAGACAGAAGTATGCAAGATATCGCATTGGAAGTAGGTTGTGCTTATTCTTCTATTAATAGATATGTCAAATTATTTGGCATACATCCAAAAACTAATGGACAGCATAAAAAGGTAGCTGTACAGGGTATTCCATTTGGCAATTGGACGCCAATTAAAGAAGTTGCTCCTGCAAAATCCGGCCATACCAAATGGTTATGTGAATGCAAATGCGGTCAGCAATTAGAAATAGAACACAACGCATTGGCAAGTGGTAAAAGGATACAATGTATAGCGTGCGGTGGCAAAGCAAGACGTGTTAAGGATAGATTGTCAAATGTCTTTTGGAAGCAAATCAGAAGTGGCGCAGCCAATAGGGGATGGGAGTTCGACATAATACCAAAGCAGGCTTATGATTTATTGTTAAAGCAAGAATTCAAATGTGCCTTAACAGGAATTTCTATATGCATTGCAGATACCGTGACTGAACACAATCATGGGAAAACCACTGCGTCATTAGACCGCATTCAATCTAATGTAGGTTACTGTGTTGAAAACATACAGTGGGTACACAAGCACGTAAATCGGATTAAATATACATGGTCTAATGATGAATTCATTGGCTTTTGTACTTTGATAGCGGATTATCATCCGTCGCATCATGATATTGCAGAGGAAACAAATGTAATCAAAACCGCAAATTGGAATTTGATTAGGATGACAGCAAGGCAAAGAGGGTGGGAATATGACTTAGACATGGATTGGGCATGGCAGTTATATTTATCACAAGGCAAAAGATGTGCCCTTTCAGGATTGGAATTATCATTTCCTAAAAGTGTATACTCCTATCAAAAGACAAGAGATGGCAACGCTTCGCTGGATAGAATAGATAGTTCTAAGGGATACGTAAAAGGAAATGTGCAATGGGTCACAAGATTGATCAATAAAATGAAATCATGTTTCTCAGATGATGAGTTCAAGAGGATTTGTACATTAGTTATGGATTATAATCATGATAAAAAAATTTAGTCAGTGGGTAGAAAACAAACAACAAGAAAAGATATTCATTATACTTCGTGGGCCTCCGGGGTCTGGAAAATCAACGAAGATCAATGCATTGCTTGCTCAATACGGAGGAGATTACGATCATGTATTTTCGACCGATAATTATTTTATCCCTGTATCACAACAAAAGAAGCGACGTGGTGAGCAGATTTCTACTAGTGATGAATATCAAGAGTATCGATCAAACTGGAAGGCAGAGAAATTAGGTGCTGCTCACGCACATAATTTTCAAGAGTTTCAATATGCCGTAGATCTTGGTGTTACGCCATTAGTATTAGATAATACCTGTATTGTTTCCAGAGATTTTCGTCACTACGTCGAGTATGCTGATAAAGCAGGTTATACGGTTAAAATTGAAGAACCTGATTCTCCTTGGTGGAATGAATATCGCCCATATTTAGCTGATAAAAAGCTTGATCCAAAAAAGCTAGAAGAATTTGCTAAAATACTCGCCAAACGTAACACGCATGGCGTTCCGTTGGACACTATTCAGAAAATGATCACACGTTGGCAGGATAAGATTGATGTGGATGAACTTTTAGGAAAAAAGCCTAAACAATAAAACTACATCGCCAATCAATAGTGCTATCATTATTAAGAACCAAGGTATAGCAACCACCAATGGTTTGTATCCAGCTTTTGGACTGTCCCACATCATTGCCAACATTGGTGTTACCGACACCATGATGAATAATACGGATGTGATCATTAATATAATCCCTAATACCCCAAAGATAGTCATCATTTAATTATCCTCCAAAATTCACACACCAATAAACTGTACCATCAGCAGCAACGGCAATTCCAAATCCAACATGAGTGAAATTTCTATTCAATATATTTGCTCGGTGACCACTAGAATTTATCCAACTTCGTAGAACCTCGGCTTCGGTACGTTGGCCACAGGCAATATTTTCACCACCCGTTCTCCACGTTCTCATTATTTTGTTTAGAGATTGATGGGTTAGGTTTCTGTTGGCAACCATCCAATTCGCATGAGCTTGGGCTATTGCGTCTAAGTTCCGGTCCCCGACCAGTTTTTGTATTCTTTGCTGTTCTCTTGGGGTATTGTGGGCAATCAGGATCGTGGCCTCTACATCCTGAGCGAGAGCGTGGGTGACCTGTGCCACCAATATGGCAATTGCAAGTATTATGGTTTTCATCAAAAGTCGATCTCATCCTTTACTATGACTTCATGCCCTTCCTGCGTGAGTATCTTAACACGTTTCTTGGAGTGCTCAAGCAGATAATCGTTGATCTTAAATATAAAGTCATAATAATGAAGAATTTCTTTGTCGTCGGCTGTTCTTAATCCTCTACCCATCCTTTGAATGATCTGGTGATCGGCCTGCCCACCTGCCGCATTCAATAAATTATGACAGTAGACGTTAATGCCAGCGTTAAATATGCCATGTGTAGCAATTGCGATCAGATTCTTTTTAGACTTTTGTAATTCGCCAATAATATATTTGCGGGTTTGTAGATTATCTTTTCCTTGCACCCACAACGATCCAGGTATCATGTTGGCCAATGTGTCACCGTGAGCTAATCGCTCTACGAGGATTAATGTACGTCCTTTTAGTCCTTTCACCAATCGTGTTACCAATTGATGAAACTCAAAGTTTTCAGCTATACCGTGTGTAACGGCATCTATGTAGATGTCATATGGTAGCTGCGGAGTATTGATTGGATAGAAGATACACTGAGACGCCGAGAGGATGTTTCTATCCTGTAGTTTCTTGGTGGTTAATACACCTGTGTCACCGGCCGACTTTGCTTTTACAATTGGGCCAAAGTATCCTTTGACTGCATACTTTTGTGTCTTGTGTGTACCGCCAAATTTGAAGGGGGTAGCACTTACGGCGATTCTAACCGAACATGACTTCATTTTTCCATAAAATTTTCTCGGCACTTTGCTCATCATATCATGGATTTCATCCACAATAACACATCGAATACTTGGCAAAAGCTTTTCAATTTTGTGTAATGACTGAACCGTAGCACATGTAAACATGTTCGGTTCTTTGTATTTGTCATACAATCTACCAACGTTCTTAAATCCCCACTTCATCATTTCATCATAATTTTGCTCGACAAGGCTCTTCTTGTTGGCTAGAATGAGTGTGGGGGTGTTTTCTGGAAGGCACTTTAGGATGCCTATCATAATGTTGGTCTTGCCAGCCGATGTTGGAGCCTGAATTACTCCACGCTTGTTTTGAATGGCATGATTTATTAACTCTACTTGATAGTCATATAAAGTTACTTTCTTCTGCCCTTTTGGAGTCCATTGGTCAAAAAAGTGTTCATCAACAGACTCGAATCGAAACTTTAGAGGATCACGATTATCCTCAATGGTGTACTCAACCTTCCAAAGATTGAGAGCCATTTCGATTTCTGGAAGGAGTCCGGTCAAGAATTTGCCGGAATCTTTTTTGAAGAAGTCAATATAACCATCCCACAACTTTTGCTTGTAGAGGCGACTGTGAAAGTATCCACGTTCACGAAATCGCAAAGCCCGCCAAAGTTGCAGGAGAAGATTTTCATTTCCAGTTAATAATTGACCAAAGCAATTATCAACCCGTATATGCGCAAGTTTATCACCCATGTTATAACACCAACCTTATATCGGCATTATAACTTATTTTTAGCTAGAAGTCCACATCATTTGACGGGTTTGGGGTGTTCTTCTGGGTTATCTTTTTCAAAAGTATAGGTCATTAATGGGGTGACTAGACTTAATCGGTTTTGTTCAAACTTGTTTAGCAAAAATTCGGCTAAAGCATGTATGTAGACAAAGATTTCCTGGTTCGTTTTGGGAAATCGTGGATAGTTGATAGAAGCTATTTCGAAGCCATCTTCCACATAATCCCTAACCACATAGGTGGTATTTGTAACTGTTACCGACACTAGCTCGGCTGCATCCAATATGCGTTCTACTTCATGTCTCTTTTGGAATTCGCCAATGGCCGCTATCACGTCATGATCAAAGAATTTGCTGCCATTGTAGCCACGGACGGAACCAATGTATATCTTTGCCCAATAAGTTTGTACCGTGAATTCTTTCATATATTTTCTCCTAACAGATATAATAACAAGTAACAGTTTCTTAGTCAAGACCGCTAAATAAAGTATGAATTTCAAAGAATGGTTAGCATTGGATTACTTGGTCGAAGCTTTCGGACAAGAAGAAATAGACTCCCACAAGGTCTTAGATGGGAAGTGGGAGCCCCCACTCAACCAAATTGCTAATGAGCATAATTTCTATTTTAACTCTGAACCCGACCCTCAAAAAGAATGTAATGGTCGTCAATGCTATAAATTACATGTTAGTTGCAATTATCATGGCGGAGAAGGAGATGTGGCAAACATTAGTTTCAGACATGCTTACTCTGGTTATGGTGATAGATTTAAGTACGGTGCCTCTACGGAAGAAAAGGTTTTGCAAGAAAAGATTGGTAAGGATGTAGTCAATTACCCCTACCCTAAAGAGGTTCAATAGTGGTTTTCATTCGCTTACGCTCACTCGCTCCACTATTGAACTTTCCTTCGGAAAGTAGGGGCTTGGATTGATTAAAAATGTTTTCAACCAACCTCTTACAAGAGAAAGAATGGATTTTATCCAACCTAATTCTTGAAGGCGTATTGACAACGCCTCTACTGAGTTGAGTCCGAAGACCCTTCCCGCTACCTGATTTCAGCATAATTCCCAATGCACCGTGCATATCAGCATTGATAATAATACCTGTACTTGACTTGAACAAACCACGCTTTATTCTTCGTCCTAAATACTCTTCGTGATGACACATTGGTTCATTTGCTAAATGGTCGCACTTTGAAGTATATGCTTCGTTGATGGATTTATATTCAATTCCATATAACTCACACTTACTTCGCAATTTCCAAGCAAACTTACCAAACGGAAGCATTACAAAGTTTTGGTTGTTTTTGTCTCCAATGTGACTTCCATCTTGAGCGTGCCAACCTTCACCAATTACCACTTTGCCAATTTGATGTTTAATACAAGTTTGAACAATCAAATTGACATATTGATTGAGATGTTCGTTCAATCTACGATTTCTTTTATCCTCCATTGTTCGCATACGCTTACTTGATTTTTGTCCTTGTGTTTCCAGTATTGATTGTAGTCTTGCTCTCTCCTTATTATACCATTGATTTATGGATTTCATTCTACGCCCGTCTAAGATAAACGAGTGTCCAGTTTTACTGTCAAGGCAAGTGGCGAAATTACTTACGCCAGGATCAATACTCAATACACGACTTTTTTCAAGTTTTGGATGTTCTTGTTCAACTTCATACACAAACTCAATCTCAAAATGCTCTGCTTTACTCTTTGGAAGAATGCGAACCTCTTTTATCCGATTGCCTTTGACATTCGGAGGGATTTGATACACAAACTTCTTGAACTTATACTTACTTCGTAAATCTTTTGGCACTGCTACACTAAAATGTTCAACACAATTTCGCTGTGGAAATATACAGAGGAAATGTCCATCTTTGGGAAGAAAATGAGGTTTTTTGACTGGCTTGTTGTAATTGCCATGTTGTTTCTTTTTCAAAAGTCCAAAGAAAGAACGAAAACAGCGTTCTACTATTTTCATTGTTTGTTGAGAGGCATCAGTTCCAAGTGCCTTATATTCAGGTCTTACTTTCATTACATGGTACGCACTGTTGTAGGTCAAAAATTCTCCGCATTGACCAAAGTGATTGTTAGTTTCCCACAATGTAGAATTGAAAAGATTTTTGCTACGGCGACACATATCACGCCAAAACCTAAATTGGCTTCTATCCAACTTCATCTTATTCTTTTGGACTTTGAACATCTCATACTTATATAGTATGATTGCTCATAATTTTTTTATGAATTCTAAATTATTTTGAAATTATTTTTATTATGGCGGCTTACATCCCACTACCCTAAAGAGGTTCGCTCTGTTCGTTCGGTCGTTCGCCTACGGCTAACTTACTCACTCACAGAACAAACATTCCTTTGGAATGTAGGGGTTTCACGCCGCCCCCAGATGAATTTCTAGGCAGCAAACCGCCCGGCCTTGGCCGGGCGGTTTGTCTTAAATCGATTGAGACTCTTTGCCCCATGCTTCCATTGGCAAATCCTTCAATTCATAATTAGATGCAATGGTTGTTCGGATTTCTCCGCACTTACTGCATACTCGTTCGCACACGTAGGTTTTTTTGAAAAACCACGGTGAATGAACAATTTTATCTTCTGGAATCTCTTTCTTGGAAAACGATCCTGGTTTGCATGGACTATTAGCTGCCAATTGTTCATAAGCAGAGCTAATTGATGCCGCTTTCTTTTCTTCCCAACTGTGACGACATTCGCTTTTAGGTTCTGGCGGGAATACCGGCTTAGGGGGAGGCGGTGGAGGAGTAAATTCAATGTCTTCTATGGTTTTGTCAATACTACCACAGGATCGGCATTGGAGAATGGTAACCATTTTCTGCCGTTGATCATTTTTCAGAATCTCATCTTTAATCACTTCCCATTGATGTGAGCAAGCGGTCGCTGCCAATCCTGGCGGCAATGTGGTGGTGCCTTCGAAAGGTTTAACTGGTTCTGGACAATATTTTGTAGTCTTTTTGAAGGCACTAATGCCGTCTGCAAGCTTATTTGCTATCATTAGGAGCACAAAAATAATAATCGTACCCACAATTCCTATTGTGATTTCCATTCCGCTCAACATGGTTCTCTCCTGTTAGAATTGTCTCTAAAGCCAGTTTGTTATTATACCCTCAAAAGTCTTTCACGTAAAGACTAGATAAAAGAGTAGAAAAATGAGGGGTGTAATGCAATTCAAAGATTGGTTTCAAGAACAACTTTATCTAGAAATCTTCGAACCGGAAGAAATTGATGCTTTTGAGCCGGAAGATGGCCGATGGGATCAATCTCCCGAAGAGGACTCGTCTTCGCACACCTTCAGATTTAACGTAAAATCCGATCCAGATAAGAATTGTGGCTATTCTGATCAGTCAACTCCATGTTATCACGTTTCCATAAGCAGGGATGGATATATTGATTTTGGTCATTCAAGAACGGGAACGGCCGATAGGTTTGGGCAACGAAGTGGGGAAAGGCGTAAATAGTAAAAATACGAAGTGGCACGCTGTCACAACGGCCAGTGCAATCGCATAATGCAAGAAAGAAATTCTCAAACAAAAGACTAAATAACATAGATTTATAAGAAGGAGTATCATGGCTGCAATACCGTTAGACACCCCAGAAGTCGTACCAGCAGTACCAGAAAAGACATATGATCTTTTGTGGTTATCACAAGTTGTTATCATGGCAAATGATCCTAATCGAACCGTTCGAGTGCAAGGCAAAATAGACAAAGGAAGAATCCTAGAAGATGGAAAAACTTGGGAACTAAAACCCGGTGGTTCTACCGATGTCGTTATTAACGATTTCTTTGCCGAAGCAGAAAAAGATCCTGAACTTGCTACAATCATGGGCATGATCCTATCGCAATTCAAAACTAGATCTGGCCTGTAATTAATAAGTCACATCAAGAATTCTATCTAAGCTCAATGTCGGCATCCGCCGACATTGAGCTTTTTCAATAGTTGTTTGAAAATAACATCTTGCGATGTTAAATAACTAATGTAATTATCAACAACTTTCATATATAATCATAGTTAAGCAACTATACTGCCCTAGTATTTGGAGCAAAAAATGGCACATTGTTTTATAGATTATAATAGCGGACAAATTAAACGAATCGATCCAGCCATTACAGATTTTAGTTTACCGGTAGCAAATATAGACATGAGTTTGAGGTGTTTATCTGACTGTAAAGCGGATAAACACTGTGTTGGCGGTGTTCGTGCTGTGGCTACCGTAGGTACAACTGCAAATACCTGTGATTTAGACAATAGTTGTTGTGGTGGATGTTGTTTCCTGACAGCGGCTTGTGGTGTAACTACCGTCAATGGTGCAAGCGGCATGATTACTTTAGCTGCTATATCTGGTCAAGGATTGGCTTGTCAGGCTATTAATTGCAACTATTTTTGCAATGTTCTTGCTGGCGGAACCACAGGTCAAATTCAATATAATTGTAACAATGGATTTTGTGGAGCAGCAGGACTTTGTTTTAATGCTTCTAACAATAGTGTGGCTATGGGGGCTTCGTCGGCTAGTGGTAATTGTTCTCATGCCGAAGGGTCAAGTTGTACTTATGGCTGTTTTTCGCATGCCGAAGGGTTGGATTCTTGTGCGGTTGGTCATTATTCTCACGCTGAAGGCGGGTGTGGCAAAGCAATAAACATGGTTTCTCATGTTGAAGGTTTTTGTAATTGGGCCTGCGGCAGCGGCACTCCAGGTATTCATGTCGAAGGATTTTGTACACGTGCTGATTGTATAGGAGCCCATGCTGAAGGATTTTGTACTGTCGCTTGTGGCATAGGAGCCCACTCTGAAGGATCTGCTTGTGGAGTGACATATAATTGGGCCGATGGTTGTGGCGCTCATGTCGAAGGATTTTGTACATGTGCTTATTGTACAGGAGCCCACGCAGAAGGATTTTACGCCTGTGTTTGTGCTTGTGCAGCCCACGCAGAAGGATTTTGTACATGTGCTTGTTGTGCAGGATCTCACGCTGAAAACTGGTGTAGCAAGGCACTTGGAATCGCATCTCATGCTGAAGGAACTACTTGTGCTACTAATCTTGGTGCTCATGCTGAAGGTGGAGTGAATTTAGCAAGCCAAATCATCTTTTCATGTGCTTGTTTTGAAGCGTCACATGTTGAAGGATTTTGTAATTGTGCATGTAATTGTGCAACCCACATTGAAGGGGTTGCTAATTGTGCAATAGGTTTAGCAGCACACATGGAAGGCATGGGGTGTACCAGTTCATGTGTGCAAATTGCACATGGAGACTATTCTCATGTCGAAGGATATACCAATCGAAACATTTTTGGTTTGGCAGGGCACACAGAAGGATGTTGTCAGTGTATATGTAATGATGCTGTTTGTTTTAGTCATGTTGAAGGATTTCAAAACTTGTTATCGAGTTGTAGTTCTAACACTAGATGTTGTAGCTGTTGCTCTGTTGGTACAAAAACGGGTACTGGTTATTGGTGGGATTTCGGTGCAAACTGGGGGGTTATAAAACTTGCTAATCCTTCAACCATTACTGGATGTTTATCGTGTAATTGCGGAGGGACATATTGTACAGCACAAACTCTTGCATTTCATCCTAATGGATTTTGCGTTTGTGCTTCTGGCACAAATAACACCTGCATTATAGGCTCAACTACTTCAAGTACATTGGTGCCGGTTTATTTTCACCAATGCTCATCCACATTTTCCAGTGGTGGTGGTTGTGTATTTTTACCAATTGCATGCACTGATGGGTGTAACGTAAGACTTACTATTAATTTTCAAATGCCAAGTCAAGCTCATGCCGTCCACGTAGAAGGATGTTGGCAGGGTAATTATGGTGCTGGTAATCCCGCTGATAAAAATATGAATGCTCTACACATGGAAGGATGTTGTCAACATATAAACATGGGCTGTGCTGGTCATCCAATGATGGCTACACATATGGAAGGATTTTGTAATGGTACTTGTGCATCTATTGGTTTTCACATAGAAGGTACTTGTCATTGTGTGGGTACGTGTGGTCACTTTTCTCACCTAGAAGGGGCTGGCCCTGGCTACACTCCAATTAATTGTCTACAATATGCTCATGTAGAAGGATATAAAAACTGTAGTCTAGGCGGCACCGCTGTATACACTTGCGGACTACACCTTGAAGGGTTTTGCTCGGCTATTTGTGCTAACAATGCTACTTGTATTGTTTGTGGAGCCCACACAGAAGGAGGACTGTCTTGTGTTGGTGGTATTGCCGCCCATGCAGAAGGATATGGTAGTAAGGCTCTTGGATTTGCTTCTCATGCGGAAGGATGTTGTACCTCTGCTTGTAATAATTACTCACATTCAGAAGGAAAGTCAACAATTGCCGGAAACGCTACCGCTAGCATAAATGTTCAACATGCAGAAGGATCTCTAACTGCTGCGTGTGGATTTGCTTCACATGCAGAAGGAAATCTAACTACTGCGTTTGGAATGGCTTCACATGCAGAAGGAGCTTCTACCGTTTCTGGAAGTGGCGATTTCCAAGGACCAGCTTCACACGCTGAAGGGCTTTGTACCACTACTTGTACTTTGTGGTACGCTCATGCAGAAGGATGTTGCTCATGTATTTGTAGTCTTGGTCACGCTGGACACGCTGAAGGGTGTTGTACGCAGGTTTGTTCTTGTGCAGGACATGCTGAAGGGGCTTGGTCAAAATCATTGAATACTGCTGCTCATGCAGAAGGTAAAGGAACTTTTGCATGCCAAGATTCATCGCACGCAGAAGGGTTCTGTTCTTGTGCTAAGTGTCAAAGCTCGCACGCAGAAGGGTGCTGTTCTTTGGCAGATGCTTGTCATTCACATGCTGAAGGAAGATTAACTTTTACTTGTAGTCCAAGTAGTCACACTGAAGGAGTTTGCTCATTTATTTTAGCAAATTCTTGCGGTGGACACGTTGAAGGATTTTGCACTGGTTTAACTACCACTGGAGCAAAAGCTGGACACGCTGAAGGATGCTGTTCTCTCGCTAGGACGGCAGGACAACATGCTGCCGCCAATTGCGGGTTTTCCACTCTGGGCGATGCTCAATATAGTCGATATGTATTTAAGGCACAAACTATTAATGCGGCTCCTGTAACTCTTGCAACAGATAGTGTTACTGGATATGGGATGATAATGCCTGGATCTAAAGCAACAATTATGTTTACCATAAGAGTGGCTGCTCATCATTGTACTGGCAACACTGCCGCTGGTTGGTATTTTAGAGGAACACTGGTCAATACCGATGGAACACTTAGATTCATCAACAACTCAGACGTAGCAGTAAATTCATGGAATAATTTGGGTGTAGGAAGTACCGTAACATTAAGCACATCGTCTTTTAATCCTGTTATGTTTAATATTGCAGCAACAGGAGTTGAGGCCAATACTATAAATTGGGTGGCTGTAATGGAAACTTCAGAAGTTAGTGTGGCATAAAAAATAATTGGAGTAATATAAAATGTCAATATATTGTTTTTGTGATTATTGTTCCGGGCAGGTAAAATGCATATCCCCTGAACCAACGAATCAGACTACACCTTCTTGGGCTATAGACGTGAGCTTAAAGAATCTATCTGATCAAAAGCAAAATAGTAGTGATTTATGCTTATTTGCCACTACTGGTAAAACTAGCGATCTGACCAATGGAGCAGGATTTTTAACTAGTGTTACTGGCGTAAGTTGTATTTTTAATGGAAGTTATTTATGTGGAGATGTTACTTTGGCCACAATAGCAGTTAGTGGAAAAAGTAGTGACTTAGTGAATACTCCTGTTACATTCTTCACCCCTAGCAGTATTATTGAAGGAGTATCTGGGAATGGCAAAGTTCAATATAATAATACTATTGGAACAGCAAAAGCTATTGCAGGATCATCAATAAAATTTTCTGGGGATGATTCAAGAAATGTTACAGAATCCTGCGGTACAGTAGATATAAATGGATTTTGTAATCACACAGAAGGATTTGGATATGCAGACGGACGTTGGAATCACGCAGAAGGATCTGGATACACCGGCACAGAAGCGAATCCAGGTTGTTCAAATCATGCAGAAGGATTTTGCACTTGCGTTGCACATTGCGCAAATCATGTTGAAGGATTTTGTACCTGTATCGGTTATAATGTTGCAGCAGATGGTTACGGTGCTCACGCTGAAGGATTTTGTACTTGTGCTTGCGCTAATTACGGTGCTCATGCCGAAGGATTTTGCACTTGTGCCATTGGTCGAGGTGCCCATGCAGAGGGAGCAGCAATAGGATATGGCACCGCTGCTGTTTATAGATACCCAACTGCTGCATCCGCTGGATCGCATGCTGAAGGTGTCGGCACTTGTGCTGCTGGCATTGGATCGCATGCTGAAGGTGTAGCATCTCCCAATACAGATCTTGCCAATCCAGTCATTAGCGGTGGATGTGCGTGCGGTGTCGGATCGCATGTTGAAGGCGTTGGCTCCTGTGCGATGGGAGATGCTTCGCATGCCGAAGGATGTTGTACACGTGCTGATGGAGTTGCCTCTCACTCCGAAGGGTTCTGTACATGTGCTTCTGGTATTGGAGCACATGCCGAAGGAACGTTTAGATGTGTGACAGGAACTTGCTCTACAGCTATAGTATTTAATAATGCTGCTGGTGATGGTTCCCATGCCGAAGGCATGGGAACCTGTGCTACAGGATTTGCATCACATGCTGAAGGTATAGCGGTTTCTAATGGCGATCTTGCCAATCCAGTTCTTTATCCTGTTTGTGCTGGTGGTTGTGGTTCTCATGCCGAAGGTGGAGGAACCTGTGCTCTGTCAACCGCAGATCATGCTGAAGGATATCGCACATGTGTTTGTGGGTGTATGTCACATGCTGAAGGATTTTGCAACGTAATTTACGATAGCCAAGTCAATGGGTATCGGCCTTGTGCTTCACATGTAGAAGGATTTTGCAATATAGTCATACATTGTGTTTCTCATGCTGAAGGTTGTTGTAATATTGTAGGAAGTCAGATATCGCATGCTGAAGGCATTTGTAATCGCATCTCTGGATTTTGTGATAGTGAGGGTGTAGCCAATCACATTGAAGGTTGTTGTAATTATATAGGATTTTGTAACTGTGCTACACATGTTGAAGGATTTTGTAATGCTGCTGGATCTTGTGGTAGATTTAATCACATAGAAGGATTTTGTGGCAAAATAGCAGACACCATTGGATTCTGCGGCGTCCACATAGAAGGCATGGGTGGACTGGGATTTTGTAATGCAGTACACGTGGAAGGCATGTGTTTTTGCTCTAATACAAGTGTTTTTGCTGAACTTTCTTGTACTTTAGTAGCTACAAGCGGAACGGTTAGTGGATTTTGCATGGCACGTTATGCTCCAGTTGTTACATTATCTCCATTCTGTAACCCTACACATTACGGTGCAATGATTGGATGTGTGATGTGCGGTGCTTCTAATCCACCTACCACAGTTGTCCAATGCTTTGTTGTTGATTCTGTTGGAACGTTGTGTATTGTATGTAATTGTGGAACTCCTTCCACTTGTATTTGTCAAGCTTGTGTGCCTACAGCTATTAATTTAACCACTGGAGCGTGGGGAAATATTCCCATGTGTGGATCAACTGGTAATGTGGCATTAAAATATTCTTATTATTGTGTACCAACCTTTATTTATAATAGAGCAAGTGATTGTGCTGCCCACGCTGAAGGCGTGGGCACATGCGCAATGGGTTACGCATCACATGCTGAAGGCATGGCTGCTCCTTTACAATCACATACTTACGATTCTGCGATGTGTTGTGAGGTTCTTAGTGTTCCAAATCCTGTTTGTGCTAGTTGTCGTGGTTCTCATGCCGAAGGAGGAGGAACTTGTGCTTTGGCTGTAGGTTCACACGCTGAAGGATACAGAACATATACCGATCAATGCGGGTCTCACGTAGAGGGCTATAGAAATATTATTCAATCTTCTATTGGTTGTGGCTCACATGCTGAGGGATTTTGCAATGTGTTAGGTGAGGGAGGAGCTAGTAATCTTGTCGCTGGTCACGTTGAAGGCATGTATAACGTTTATTGTTGTGCATGTTATTCTCACGTAGAAGGTTGTTGTAATGTTTTATGCACAGGCGCTAATTATACACACATGGAAGGTTATGGAAATAGAGCTACACCAATAGCTATAGCTTCCCACGTTCAAGGCTTTTGTAATTGTATTGATGCTGCTTTTTCCCACGCTGAAGGTTGTTATACTTATGCCGGTGGAGCCGCCTCTCATGCAGAAGGCACCTGCACCCGTGCGGGTGCAGGTGCTTCCCATGCCGAAGGGTGTGGATCATGTGCTTGCGGGATTGCTTCCCACGCCGAAGGATGTTGTACACGTGCTGATGGGGTCGCCTCTCACGCTGAAGGGTTTTGTACATGTGCTGGTGGTGATGCCTCTCACGCTGAAGGCTATTATACTTATGCTAGTTGTATAGGGTCTCACGCAGAGGGTATTAAAACGTGCGCATACGCACTAGCATCGCATGCAGAAGGATGTCTTTCTTGTGCTTGTAAATTAGGTCAACACGCATCAGCGAGTGGTGTAATTGGCACAGAAACCCCTGGTAAGGTTGGAAGTGCGCAATATAGCAGATTCCATTTGATGGCAAAAACGACTTTGAGTGAAACAGTTGAATTAACGATTGGCAATCAAGGTGGCGTCATTACTTTACCGCCGAGTACAACATGGATGTATACTGTAAAAATAGTAGCTAGTAAAGCTGGGTCTGTTAGTGGAGGAGCTTGGTTTATACAAGGAGTTATAAATAAATATCTAACTCTAGATTCAGTTGCATTAATAGCACCTACCGTTACAGAGTATGAATGGAACACTATGGGAGGTGGATCTATAGCTATAGATGCGGCTTATGATGGTTCTATTAGTTGGTTAAGAATTCAAGCAACCGGTACAGGAGCCGCTACTCGTTGGAGTGCGATTGTAGAATGTGCAGAAGTTATTATTAAAGCATAAATTGGAGTATGTAAAATGTCAACACATTGTTTTGTTAGTTGCTATAATGGCCAAGTGCAATTGCTAAATTGTACAGGGGACTTATCCCCCGATAGTCCAGCATTAAATGTGGATAATAGTTTGCGAAATTTAGCTGTACAAAAGCAAAATTATAGTGAATTATCAGCCGCAGCAAAAAGTGGAAAATCGTGTGATGTAGTTAATGACTGTGGCTTCTTAACATGCGTCACTGGAGTACAATCGGTAAACACTTGTCACGGAGCCATTACTTTACACACAGTTGCAACCAGTGCAAGAACTTGCGACATGGTTAATGACGCTGGTTACATCACTTGTTTTAGTTGTACTCCCGCAGGTATGGCAGATCAAATACAATACAATTGTGGCGGTGTTCTTTGCGGTTCAGAGGGATATAAATACATACTGGCCGACTGCACTGTGGTGGAAAGTGGCGGAATAGTAATTGGCGGCGCTAAATGCTCACACGTTGATGGTGCATGTTATACTGTAGTTTGCTGTAGTTGTTCGCACGGCGAAGGATTTTGCAATAGAGTTCGTGGCTGTGTTGGTCACGTAGAAGGATGTAACAACAGTACGTGTGAGTCTTTTTCACATTCCGAAGGATGTGGAAATATGTCAACATGTAGTTCGAATTATTCTCATGCTGAGGGTCATACCAATACTCTTTGTTGTAGTTGCTTTGGTCACGTAGAAGGGTATGGCAATTGTGCAAGAGGTACATTTATTCACGCTGAAGGATTTTGCGGCTGTTTTGGTGCAGGCAACGTTACCAGTAGTGCTGGTCACATGGAGGGCGTAACTCCAATAGGTTCAACAACGAGTTCATTTCATGCTGAAGGTTTTTGTACACAATCTAGCGGCACAATAAGTCATGCTGAAGGCATGTATACCAAAGCTTTATCGATTGCCGCTCATGCTGAAGGTTTTTGCGCATGCGCTTGCAGTGGTGCATATCTTGGCGCTCATGCTGAAGGCTTCTGCACATATGCTACTAATAGCAACACTCATGCCGAAGGTTTTATCCGATATAGCGCAACGGCCACTCCAAACGTAATCTACAATTGCGCATGTGATCTAAGCAGTCATGTGGAAGGTGCTGGAAATTGTGCTCTTGCGGCAGCGGCTCATGTTGAAGGAGCAGCATACGGGTCTGGAGCCACACATATCATTAATTGTGCGGTTTGTTTTGCCGCCCACGTTGAAGGCGTTGGAAATTGTGGCTGTGGTGGTCAGTTTAGTCATATTGAAGGAGGATGTCATTATATTTGTTGCACTGGGTCATCCTATGGCTGTGCCACTCACATGGAAGGATTTTGTAACGTCGTGTACTCGAACCAGACTCAAATAGCTCATCACATAGAAGGGTATGGGAATATTGGGTTCTGCGGCAGCAGTTACATGCACATAGAAGGATTGTGTAATATGGGCTATGCTTCACCGGGAAGTAAACCTCTTCATGTAGAAGGATGCCAAACATTTGCTTGCGGTGGTCAGATACATGTAGAGGGTGTATGTACCTGTGCAAGCGGTGGTGGTAACAACATACACATGGAAGGATGCAGAAATAGAGCGGTATCTGATAATGCACATGTTGAAGGATTTTGTAATTTTATACCGTGTACTGGCACGCAAGGGCACATAGAAGGGTTTTGCAATTTGATTACCACCGTAACGAACACACAGCACGTGGAAGGATTTTGTAATTTTGTATGTGCTGGCATCGCAGATCATGTTCATGGCGCTTATAATAAGGTTATAGCTTGTAATTCATCTTGTAATATGGGTAATCACACTCAAGGACTTTGCAGTGTTTTATGTACCTCCTGTGCTGTGGGTTCTCACGTTGAAGGATTTTGCAATTATATCGCTTACTCACCAGTGTATATTTGCGGTAATCATATGGAAGGATTTTGCAATTATCAAGTGTGTGGAGATGCTTCACACATGGAAGGATCGTGCAATAGAGCATGTTGCTACGGCGCTCATATTGAAGGTATATGCAATTGTATAAGTGCGCAGTGTATACATGCAGAAGGTGGCTGTCATTGCATTGGCATAGGAGCTACTCCTAGTAATATGCATATTGAAGGATTTGGTGCGTGTTTGGGAAATTCATCTCAATGTAATTCTCATCTAGAAGGATATAAACCATTCGCTACATGCATTGGTTCTTGTACCAATTACGACATGCACATCGAAGGATGTTGTAATATTGGTGCTGGTGATGCGGTTCATGCCCAAGGATTTTGTACATGTGCATGCTGTTGTATGGCTCATACCGAAGGGTGTTGTACCTGTGTTGGATTTTGTTATGGTCATGCCGAAGGGTGTTGTACAGGTGTTGGTGGAAACGCTGGTGGCCATGCCCAAGGATTTTGTACCAAAGCTTGTGGTCTTGCTTCGCACGCAGAGGGATTTTGCTCTTCAAATTCGGTTACTGCTCCTTATTCTCATGCAGAAGGATTTTGTACCGCAACATGTTGTTGTGCATCTCATGCCGAAGGATTTTGTACATCTGCTTGTGGTCAGGCCGCTCATGCAGAAGGATATGCTTCTAGTGCTAATTTAACCGCTCAACACACTACATCTAGTGGAATATTCGCAGTTGGATCATGTCAGCCCGATAATAAACACTTTAGATATTATAGCCAAGTATGCACTGTAAATGCTTCGACATTGCCCATTGCAAACTTCGCATTAAGTGGAACCACTGCATACAATATGCACATATCAGCTTACAATAAATCTTGCGATCTTGGTGCTGGATTTTATGTATGGGGCCTAGCCAATCCATCAGGTGGTATATGTTGCTGTTGTTGTGGTTATAATGAAGTTGGTCCCGGTGCAGTAAATGCTGTTACTGGTATTACAGTGGGATTCTCCACTAACTGCATAGTTGCTTGCGCAACAGGATGTGCGGCTCAAAATATATTATGGCACATGGTTGTTACGGCAGTAGACATATCAACTTTTTAACATGTGTAGCATAAATAGGATATGTGCTTAAATTAAAGGAGAAAAATATGGCTGCTATAGAACTCAATACCCCAGAAATAACACCAGCTACACCAGAAAAAGTATATAATCTTTTGTGGCTGTCGCAACTTAATATTATGGCCGATAATCCTAATCAAAAAGTTGCAGTAAGTGCCAGACTTGATAAAGGAAGAATTCTTGAAGATGGCGTAACATGGGAGCTAAAAAAAGATGGTAGTTCTTATGTAAATATAGATGATTTCTTTGCCGAAGCAGAAGCTAATCCTGCCTTGCTTCAAATCATGGGAGGCATACTTACAGAACTTAAAACAAGAGCCGCACTGTAATTAATAATATAGATCTCAATGTCGGCGTAAGCCGACATTGAGATCATTTGGTATCAGCACCTAAAAGCCTTTCTAAAATGTTTGTAAAAAAATATAAATTTCACTCTAATAATCTTACAAACACCACTTTTAGGACTTGGAGATAGATAATGTGGGATAAAATCCAATGTGTAATTCAAACTTATAATCAGCCTGCCACCAAAGAACTACAACAATGGATCGCTTGGACCAAAGTTGATTGGCGATACAGTGAAGGCGGATATGAAATTGATGTGGCCAAGAATCGTTCGGTTATGAAGTTCCTTGCCGAAGACGTTCCCAGAGGAAAGGAATATTTATTAATGATTGCCAATGATATGGTTCCGATGCCAACGACTTTCAATATTTTGACAGAACCAGGAGATTTGATTTATTGTCAATCAATGGGAAATGAAGGTCGATTAGACCATCATGGCGACAAGAATTTTTCTGCCGCCTGTTGGAGAGGACATGCTAAGGTTTTACAATCATTTGGCCCACCGTGGTTCCGTATGGGCCATACTGGGGATCGCACTTCTCAAACATATTGTGATTGTGGATATTTCAAAGATCGAGCACAAGAACAAGGATACGATGGTCGGCAAGTGGGAATTATTGGACATGAACAGAGATGTATTCTTACCCCTCATGGAGAAGATATACAAAAATGGAGCATGATTTGGCCTAGTGGTTGGCCATTAGGGGATGTATTTGCATCCACACAACCAAAAACAACCGCTGCTCAGTCCCTTGCGACTCCTGTAACCCCTTGCCCATGTCCGTGTCCGAAACCGGCTGTTACAGCAGCAACTCCAGTTGTCGCTCAACCACAAGCGATTTCTGCGATGCCTGCATGCTAATTTAATTGAAAAACCCAATGTCGGCCTACGCCGACATTGGGTTTTTTAGTAGCCGAAGCGGGACTTGCACCCGCACGGAGGTTACCCTCCACAAGATTTTAATTCATAGCGATGACTGTCGCTTGTCTTGTGTGTCTGCTAATTTCACCATTCGGCCATCAACTATTTAGCAACTTCCCCATTCTATCTATAGCGTTTTGTCTTCGCAAATGAGTTTTGGCATATTCTTGACCAGCTTTACCTATCATTTCTGCCTTTTCGGGATTCTCCACAGTCCAATTAACTGCTTGCAACATCCCTTCCGCCGTTTCGGCGGAAGGGATGTAGTGTACCCAAGGCTGAAAACTGCCATCGAACCAGAACCATTGTTCATATTTACGATCTGTAGCAATTATTGGCCTTCCTGTAGCTAGCAACAGCGGAAGCCGTCCACTATGCCCATTTGCCGTCAAATCAATTAGAATTCTATATTTACAATGCTCTACGAGGGTAATATAATCGCTGGTGTGCTGGTAAAGGTTGGTTTTATCCCGTCGATTCCATTCCATCATGCGAATATCCATAAGATCTGGATATTGAGCCGCCAAATCATTGGCTACCACTCTAGTTGGGTGGGTATTGGCACCGATCCAAAATGCCCGTGAATTGACTGGCAACACCTCTCCTGCCCGCACCAATTCTTGAAAGGTTGTTTCATAGTCCAAAATTCCTACTTCGGGCCATGCATCAAACACAAAGTTGGGCATGCATTTATCTAATAGGTCTTTTGAAGTAATGGAAAACGAAAAGTCGGCAGCATGATTAAAAATGTCACCAGTATCAATGTGAATCATTTTTTCTGGTCTAGACTGGTCACTTTTTACACATTGATCCCAAGCTGCCTTGAGCAAACGTATTAAAGATGGGTGTCTAGTTTCATGACATCCATAGTCATTAAATTCTATTTTGGCATGATCATAGATCATGTCTAATTTTTCTTTACCGTAGTGTATACGGTTAGTCGTCTCTCGGGTCGGCAACGTCAATTTTGTAATCAGCTTCTTCATCAAATTTCTCGAACATTTCATCTACGGATGTATATCGGTTGGGTTCCACTTCTTTTTCATAGGATGTCTCTTTTTCAATGTCTTCCTTGGCTTCTTCCCAAGGAATCGTTTTCTCAACACCAGATTTTACATCTTCAACTCGTTGTTTCAAATCTTCGCACATTTCCTGTGCTTGTTCTGGTCCACCATAGAAAGATACTTCCCAATAAACAGTATCAAGAATTTCCAATAAAGTGAAATGCTGTTTGCCGATTGAAATTTTATTCTCAAAATGTTCGTACACGTCTAAAGTATCATCAGCTACAATTGAAAGATCAGCCAATTCACACATCGGGGTGAAACCAATGCCGTAGTGTTGGGTTTCTGGCGAAGGCACGGGATTACCATCTTTATCCTTGACGCCATACTTTACCCACTCTGCCTTTTCTTCTTCGCTCAATGGCCCGTAACCATGAATATCGCAACCCATACCGATGTCACGATCTTCTTTGTATACATGTACTTCACCACGTCTTGTCAATTTCAAAAAATACAAAGTGGTAGGAGTTGCAGGCAACTTAGCAGCAGCATGGAATTCATCAATGGAACGGCACCAAGAGTATTGAGCAATCAGGCATTTGAGTGCTTCATTTGAATCTACAAAATTGAACAAATCTCGCAGACTGAAATTTTCCGCAATCGAACAAGGGCTCATCAAATATTGTAGGGGATCAAGTTTCTCTCCTATTGCATTGAAAACCCCATCTTTTTTCAAATAAATTTCTTCGACATCATCAGGATGACGACCGAATAGACTTTCCAACATTTCAAGAAGCGTGAAACAATAAGTACCTTGCAAGACTACTTTGCCATCATCGTATATCTTGAATTCCTCATCCAGTTTTAGAGGTACATCCCAATCAGCGTGAGGGATGGTAAAACTATTGTTGGATACAATGGTCAACATTCCATCCAAGCCGACTAATCCTTCACGACTAATGATGAGTGGGCCATTGGTTGTAGATTCAGGCTCTTCCTTTTGACGTTGATAGTCAAACAGCGGCAGCATCGCCAGGGCCAACAGTTCGAGTTCTTCAGTATTTTTAATAAAATCCATCAAATCTCTTAGGGTAAAACCCTCTTCGATTTGAATTCGATCTCGCAAAGAAGTGAAGACGTTATTGACCGGGCCGATGTCATAGAAAAAATCATCGGCATCTTCCGGTGTGTTGGCTGTAAAAACGATTTCACCGCTTTCACGGTTTACAATGACACATTTGCCATCTTTTTTACGACGTTTGTGTTCACCGCAACGATCACCATTCCATTCGCACTTAATCAAACCCTGTTTCGTTAGTGTCAAGCCAGCATCCATATCGTTCTCCAATGCAAATGTACAAAAAAAATTGCCCCGTACCCACGCTTCTGTTCTATGTAGTCATTTCTCTATTGGCCGCTACCCGTCCTCGTCGAGCCGTTCATCCTCTCAGACTGTTTGCGTTACAACCTCGGAAGTGCAAGCGACTTACGTCTCCTTCCTTAAACGGTGTTGGCGTGAGGTTCCTCACATCCCAGTTACCTGGGGTAGTGCGACTACTCGGGCAATTTCCTTATTATAGCGTAGATTGCTTGGTTTGTAAACCATAGCTTGGAAGTAACGACTTGATCGTTTGCGCAACTGCTGATCTATCCACAACATAGAGGCTGGGAATAATATTGAGAGCCATGCATACCAATGTTCTTGTCTTCCCACCAGTGAATTACCCCGCCGCTAAAGACGGCGGGGCTTCCAGTCCAGACAGCAGCCCACTCAAAGCAGGTCTTACGCCATGACAACTGGCTATCTCCGTAATTCCTACGGTTCTATTTTCTAAATTTATTCCTTGTCTCAATATGTTGGTCGCAGCGTTCCTATCTCGGTCAAGTTTTGTCTCACAACGAGGACAAATCCATTCTCGGTCAGCAAGTGTTAGTTCATCGTTGATGTAGCCGCAATGATTACAAGTTTTACTGGATGGAAACCATCGGCTCACTTGTATCAACTGACGACCATACCACTTTGCTTTGTAGGTTATCTGCCGAACCAACTCATACAAAGAACAATCCCAAATACTTTTAGACAACCTACGATTTTTCATCATACCAGAAATGCACAAATCCTCCAACACGATAGTTTGGTTTTCACTAACGATTTGATGGCTGACCTTGTGTAGATGGTCTTGACGAATGTTGTGGATGTAATTGTCTAACTTTGCGAGGCGTAATCGTGCTTTCTGTCTCCCTTTGCTATCTTTTTCAGTTCTGGATAGTGCTTTGGCTAATACTCGCCTACGCTTCTCCAAACTGCGATAAGGACGAATATTTGGATAGGTTTTCCCATCCGAACAAGTCGCAAGTGCTTTCACGCCTAAATCAATCCCAACCGCCTTTTCCACAACAGGCAGTTTAGGAATATGTCGCTGAACACCAATACAGGCAAAATACTGACCCGCTTTATTTTTGCTGATAGTAGCGTTTCGGATTTCGCCTTCAATGGGTCGGTGTAATGTAATTTCAATACCCTCTCGGAACTTCACAATATGGAGTTTGTTGATACGAACCTCAACATGTTGAGGAACACGGAAGGATTGCTTGTGATTTCTTTTCTTAAATCTCGGAAATTTAGCCAAGTTCTTATAGAACCTGTTGAAACCAGAGTCCAGATGTTTGAGGGCGTGCTGTAATGATTGACTATTCACTTCATTCAACCAGTCCAATTCATCCTTGACTTTTGTTAGTTCTTTGGCATCATCGTTGTAGTTCAAAGACTTCTTTTCCAAGTCCTTTTCTTTGGCTTCAAGATAGAACTTTACACGGCGGTCAAGGAAACGATTATACACAAAGCGGACGCAGCCGAAGTGCTTGGAGAGTTTAATTTCCTGCTCTTTTGTTGGGTAAATCCTGAACTTGTATGTATAATCCGTGTGTTGTTCCATTGCTTCCTATACTGATTTCTGATATAGTATAGTATGCAACTCGGAGAAAATTTTTCATGGCAAAAAAGAAAAAATTTAAGAAATACAAAAGTTCGTCTCACGCCAAGTTTCTTCTGAAAGCCCATGTCATTTTCGTGACCAAATATCGGAAGAAAATTCTGGTGAATGCTATCAACGATGCGATGAAGCAGATACTTTTTGATATTGCTAATGAGTCGGACTTCACGATTGAAACAATGGAGAGTGAGAATGGCGACCATATTCACATGCTCATTGATTATCCGCCACAAATCTCTATTAGCAGTATTGTCAATCGGCTGAAAAGTATGTCCACCAATCGTATCTGGCAAGGTGGTTGGGCTACATTCTTGAAGCAAAGGTTTTGGGCAGAACATACTTTTTGGTCGGATGGTTATTTTGCTGCCTCCACTGGTGATGTAAGCACAGAGGCAATTCAGCGATATATTGAAGAACAAGGATAGCCAGTTTTAATGGCTCTTATGCTGTTTTAGATGGGAAGAGATTGACCACAATTTAATCAGTTTCAATTTGTGGTAGTTTTGACTAATTTCCATTATGACGCCTTACATCCTCTACCCTAAAGAGGTTTGCCCTGTTCATTCGGTCGCTCGCTAACGCTCGCTTCCTCACTCACAGAGCAAACTTTCCTTTGGAAAGTAGAGGTTTTACGGCGTCCCAGATAAAGTCATTTCCCGCAAGCATCTTTTGGGCAAGATCTTTCATATCTCTTGTCTGACCTTCATTTGTGGTTTCATTGGATATTTTATAAATAAACACCAATGAAAAAGCCCACCGGCCAAAGGCCGGTGGGCTTGTGATTTTCTAGAAGCCAGTTTTCATTTCCCCGTTATTGTGCAGGCGGGACAACCCTCCTGGCTTCTCTCCCCATTGTTTACATTTGTCTAAGACAAAAAATCGAGGACATTTATGTTTCGGGCATGTATAGCCTGCACGGGTCTCATAAATATCTATGTTTAATACCCTAAAATCCAAAGTAAAACCACCAACGGCGGGGTGGAGCTACGTAATATGGATCTGGCGTATAGTACGGTGCCGGTGCGTAGTATGGTGCTGGTGTGTAATAAGGTGCTGGTACATTGTTGTAGTAATAATTGTACGGCACATATACCGGTGGATACACATAGCGTTGTCGATAATAATCATGGTGTTCATATGGCTTATTATGGTTATATGCACCATTATTCTGCGACGGATTTTGTGGACGGTTGTGGGGCTGTTCGGCCACAGCGTTCACAGTCCATGCAAACAATACAAAAACAGCTAAGATCATTAAAACTTTCTTCATAATTTGTTTCCTCCTTCTATTATATTTATGCTT